ATTAGGTACAGCTTTTAATACAAGTAATTATGCATCTAATATTTCTAATATCATAATACAAAACAATTCAAATTTTACATTAGGTACAGCTTTTAATACAAGTAATTATGCATCTAATATTTCTAATATCATAATTGCTAATAATTCTAATTTTACATTAGGTACAGCTTTTAATACAAGTAATTATGCTTCCAATATTTCTAATATACTAACTATACGAGATGCATCAAATTTAACAAACACAAGTAATTATGCATCTAATATTTCTAATATCATAATTGGAAATAATTCTAATTTTACACTAGGTACAGCTTTTAATACAAGTAATTATGCATCTAATATTTCTAATGTCATAATACAAAACAATTCAAATTTTACATTAGGTACAGCTTTTAATACAAGTAATTATGCATCTAATATTTCTAATATCATAATACAAAACAATTCAAATTTTACATTAGGTACAGCTTTTAATACAAGTAATTATGCATCTAATATTTCTAATGTCATAATACAAAACAATTCAAATTTTACATTAGGTACAGCTTTTAATACAAGTAATTATGCATCTAATATTTCCAATATCATAATACAAAACAATTCAAACTTTACATTTGGTACAGCTTTTAATACAAGTAATTATGCTTCCAATATTTCCAATATCATAATACAAAACAATTCAAATTTTACATTAGGAACAGCTTTTAATACATGTAATTATGCATCTAATATTTCTAATATACTAACTATGCGAGATGCATCAAATTTAACAAACACAAGTAATTATGCTTCTAATATTTCTAATATCATAATTGCAAATAATTCTAATTTTACATTAGGTACAGCTTTTAATACAAGTAATTATGCATCTAATATTTCTAATGTTATTATTCAAAATATTGATAGTAATTTTTTAAAATTATCTGGTGGAACAATGAGTGGTTCTTTAAATATAATAGGTAATTCAACTAAATTATCATTTGGTTCAATTGGTGGTGATGTTTTAATAGATTTATTTGGAAATTCGTATGGTTTTGGAGTTAATTTGCTAGCTTTAAGATATAATGCAGGTGGTAGTGGTAGTCATAAGTTTTATACAGGAACTACAAATACTGCAACAATTGATAGCATTGGTAATCTAAGTATATCAAGTAATATAGATTGTGGTGGAGGTTTAGCTTTAACTGGATCAACTGGTTTTTATGGTGGAGCTGATAATTCAAATTTAGTAAATACTTATATTAATTTTAAACCTTATGGAGCTAATGTTGGTAATGATTTTTGTTATTTAAGACAAATAGGAACACCTGATGCAATTAAATTATCATTAGATTTTCATGATGATTTTAATGATGCTAGATTTTGTATAAGAAGAATTATATCCTGGACACCAACAGAAGACGTTTTAGAAGTTTTTACTGTTGATAATGGTAATGTTTCATGTACTGGCAATATTAATGCATTATCTGGAACTATAACAGGATCATCATTTTCAGGAAGTGGTTCATCAATAACAAATATTAATTATAACAATATAACAACAAATAAATTATCATTTCAATCACCATTATCATCAAATGCATCAACAAATGTAATATCAATAGATTTAAGTGAAACTTTAAGAAATACAAGTAATTATGCTTCTAATATTTCTAATGTCATAATACAAAACAATTCAAATTTTACATTAGGTACAGCTTTTAATACAAGTAATTATGCTTCTAATATTTCTAATGTCATAATTGCAAATAATTCAAACTTTACATTTGGTACGGCAGCTAATACAAGTAATTATGCTTCTAATATTTCTAATGTCATAATTGCAAATAATTCAAACTTTACATTTGGTACGGCAGCTAATACAAGTAATTATGCTTCTAATATTTCTAATGTCATAATACAAAACAATTCTAATTTTACATTAGGAACAGCTTTTAATACAAGTAATTATGCTTCTAATATTTCTAATGTCATAATACAAAACAATTCTAATTTTACATTAGGAACAGCTTTTAATACAAGTAATTATGCTTCTAATATTTCTAATGTCATAATACAAAACAATTCAAATTTTACATTAGGAACAGCTTTTAATACAAGTAATTATGCTTCTAATATTTCTAATATACTAACTATGCGAGATGCATCAAATTTAATAAATACAAGTAATTATGCTTCTAATATTTCCAATATCATAATTAGAAACAATTCTAATTTTACATTAGGTACAGCTTTTAATACAAGTAATTATGCTTCCAATATTTCTAATGTCATAATACAAAACAATTCAAATTTTACATTAGGAACAGCTTTTAATACAAGTAATTATGCTTCTAATATTTCTAATGTCATAATTGCAAACAATTCAAATTTTACATTAGGTACAGCTTTCAATACAAGTAATTATGCTTCTAATATTTCTAATGTCATAATTGCAAACAATTCAAATTTTACATTAGGAACAGCTTTTAATACAAGTAATTATGCTTCTAATATTTCCAATATTATAATTAGAAACAATTCAAATTTTACATTAGGTACAGCTTTTAATACAAGTAATTATGCTTCTAATATTTTTAATATTTTAACTGCAAATATAAATAATAAACAAGATACATATACACCAGAAAGAGAATATCCACCAAAATCATATGATGATTTTACACCAGAAGGAGAATCATCTGGTGAAATATTTAATATAATGCCATTACTATATATTAAAGAAACTATAATATTAAATTCTAATAATATTTCATATGGAAGTGGAACTTATGATATTTATTATTCATCATCAATAACTGGTAGTAGGATGAAACGTTTATTTAATAAAAATTATACTGATGGAACTTTACCGCATTGGGGTTCTAGTCAATTTAACGGATTTACAGGATATTATAATTATCCAACGGTAGCTAATTATATCGTAAATAATTATTTTGGCGATTGGGTAGTGATTAAATTACCATATCCTATTATTCTTACAAAATTTATATTTTATATCAATATAGCAATTCCAGGAAGAAGTCCATCTTTATGGTATTGTCATGTTTCTAATGATGGTAGTAATTGGTTTGAATTACAACAAGCATCAAATAATGATCCTTTAAATGCTTTAAACATTGATGATTATTATAACAATTATTATGAAAAAATACTAAATACAACTTCTATGATAGCGTACAAATATATTGCTTTTACTTTTAATAAAGTTATAGGTTCAGGAAGTTCAACTTTTAATATTTTAAGTTTTCCAGAAATACGATTATTTGGAAAAGAAGTTAAATTTGAATTAGACTGGAATTCAACAATAATAAATAAACCAGATTTAACTGTTTATGCAACAAATAATAATATTTCAAATCTTTTATTTAATACAATAGATGGAACTGAAAAAACATATCCTCCTAAAGCTTATACATCATCAAGTACATCGCAAGAAATAATAACTTATTTAACTCAATATCCAATTTATAAAGAAATAATAACATTAAATACAATTGATATAACATATGGTTCAGGAGCATATGAAATATATAGTTCTAAAATTGATGATACAACTGTTAGTTTTGATGGATCAGGAAATACTTTAAATGATGTATTAAATGATAATAATTATAGTTATATTTCTTTCATTAATAATGGAACTTTAACATTAAATAGTAATTTGATTTGTGATATTTTAGTTGTAGGAGGTGGTGGAAGTGGTGGTAGAACATTAGGTGGAGGTGGTGGTGGTGGTGCTGTTGTATATATAACTAATGCTAATATCAATTCTGGAACTTATAATATAGTTGTTGGTGCTGGTGGACCTCAAAATACAAACACAAATCTAGGAAATAAAGGTTCTAATTCTTCATTTGCTGGAATTATTGCTGAGGGTGGAGGCGCAAGTGCTTCATATACTAATCCATCTGCAGGAAATGGAGGTTCAGGTGGTTCTGGTGGAGGTGCTGGTGCTGATGAAAATGCAGGCAATGGTGAAATAGTATATCCAATTGGTGGTTCTGTTGGTACTGAAAGTTCATTAGGAGGATTTACTGGTAATATTTATGGAAATAGAGGAGGTGATGGTTTAACAAGATTAATTAATAATAATTTAGGTGGATTTTTAGGTGGTGGTGGTGGTGGTGGTGCTAGTGAAGTTGGATTAAATGGTAATCCTAATAATAATGGAACAGGTGGTAGAGGTGGAAATGGTATTCAAATTAATATAACAGGGACAAATCTTTACTGGGGAGCAGGTGGAGGTGGCGCTCAGTATAATTCAAGTGATGGAGGTGTTACTTCAAGAGGTGGGAATGGTGGTTTAGGAGGAGGAGGTGGTGGTGGTTCTGCTCAAGCATATATAGGAAGTGGTGGAACTGGTGGTTTAAATAATGCTACTGCAGCTACGGCAGCGGTAGGAGGTTCAGGTGGTGCAAATACTGGAAGTGGTGGTGGTGGCGGAGGATGGGTAAATTCTATAGGTGGTGCAGGTGGTTCAGGAATAGTTATAATAAGATTTTTAAAACAATCTAATGCAACAAAAAAAGAATTATTCAATTATATAACAGATGAAACAGGTTCTCAATATCAGAATTTTAAATATGATAGTTCAACAGGAAATTATATAACTTCTGCAAATAATAATTATATTATAAATGGTTACTTTGGTGAATTTTTAGTTATAAAATTACCAATAGCAATTATATTAACAAGATTTCAAATATATTCTAGAATTGGATTTAAAGAGAGATCACCATCATTATGGAAGTTTTATGGTTCATCTGATAATAGTATTTGGGAAGAAATAACAGAAGCATCAAATACAAATACAAATGCAGCATTAATTTTAAGTAATTATTCTTTAAATTATTATGAAAAGACAGTTATAAATCAAACAAAAGAATATCAATATTTTGGTATTGTTGTTAATAAAATAATAGGCGGATCAAGTACAGCAAATACTTTAAATTTTACTGAATTTAAATTATTTGGAAGGGAAAAATTTCAAATAACACCTATTTATTTACCATCAACTATATTACCAAATATACAAAAAAAGAATGGATTTCAAATAACATGTTCGACACCTATAACATTAAATGGAACAAATTATTATAAATATGATATTGATTTAACTCTTTATACTAAAAATTTATCATTATCAAATGGTAGTTCATATCGTATTTTTAATATTAATTGCTTTATAGCAAATGGTTATTTTAATTTATTATCAAATAATTTACCAAGAGTTTTTAATTATAATGTATATATGTCAAATCAACAAAATGCAGACAATGGACCAATAGGAATAAATATATGTGCAACAGGAACACCAGAAAATTTTAATTTGGATAAAATACCACCAAATTATTTATTCTTATTAAGAACAGATAATTATAATTTCATATCAGTTGTATCAATACAATCAGGTGTAAGTGTAAATTGTATTATCATGGATAATTTAAATTAAAGATTTGATATATTAATATTAAATGAAGATGGATAATAATTTTATATTAATGATATTGATGAAAAAATTTAATAATATGGATGTTATTAAACATATATATGATTTATATTTAATTGATAAATATTTTGATAAAAATATAGATATTAAAAGTATTCAATTATTTAAAAATAGATTTATTAATGATAAAGAAAAGATTGATAAAATTGTTAAAATAATTAAACCAAACTATTTTAATATTATTAATATTAAGAAATTATTATTAACTGATGAAATAACAATTAAATGTTTAGAGAAAATGCCAATAATAATAAAATATTTAAATTATAATTATAAAAATAATAAAGAATTAATATTATCAATTTGTAAAAAAGATAAAACATTAATTAAATATGCATCAAATGAATTAAAATCTGATATAGATTTCATAGATAAAATGATAGATATATATCCAGCATCTATCTATTATGCAAAAAAAGAATTGAAAGATAATTATGAATTAGCATTAAAAGCAGTTAATAAAGATGGTGATGTTATTGAATATTTATCAGAACGTTTAAGAAATAATAATGAAATAATTATTATTGCAAAAAAAAATAATTTCAATTATTTTAATCTAAATCATTAATATCTGATTTATCTCCTTCTGGTGGTGAAGTTGTAAATGGTGGTGGTCCCATTCCTGATGTCATACCTTCTGGCATTACTCCACCTGGTCCCATTGGTGGAACAGCTCCATAAAGTTTAGTAATTAGAGGTTTAATTTTATCTTCATATTCTTTTTGTTTATTCTTATAATCTTCAATTGTAAGTTTTGGATTTTCTTCAAACCATTTTAGACCTTCTTCAACAATTGGATCAACCTCTGCTTTAATTTCATCAAAAGTTTCAGGAGCTCCTTCTGCCTTAGTTGCTAAACTTTGCTTAGTATTATAAAGATAATTTTCAAGTTCATTCTTAGCTTCAATTAATTGTTTATTTTTTTCATCTTCATCTTTATATTTTTCAGCAGCTTTAACCATTTCTTCAATTTGTTCTTTGGATAACCTTCCTTTATCATTAGTAATTTTGATATTATTAGTTTTTCCTGTACTTTCTTCTTTTGCAGAAACTTCAAGAATACCATTAACATCAATTGAAAGATCAATAACAATTTTAGGTTGTCCGCGAGGCATTGGAGGAATACCACTTAGATTAAATGATCCAAGAAGATTATTATCTTTTACAAAACCTCTCTCACCTTCATAAATTTTAATATCAACACCTGGTTGATTATCAGCATATGTTGAAAATGTTTGTGATTTCTTAGTTGGGATAGTTGTATTTCTTTCAATAATCTTAGTCATTACACCACCAGATGTTTCAATTCCGAGTGAAAGTGGGGCAACATCTAGAAGAAGAAGATCATTTGTTCGCGAACTTCCCTGACCAGTTAGAATAGCACATTGAATTGCAGCACCAATTGCAACCGCTTCATCAGGATTTAGAGATTTATTAAGTTGTTTTCCATTAAAATAATTACTTAGAAGTTCTTGGATTTTAGGAATACGAGTTGTTCCACCAACTAGAACAATTTCATCAACATCATTTTTGGAGATCTTAGCATCTTGAAGAACTCTATTAAGAGGTTCAATAGATTTATTGAAAAAACCTTCGGCTAGTTGTTCAAATTTAGCACGACTAATAGTTGTTGTATAATCAATACCATCAATTAGAGAGTCAATTTCAATTGGTACAGTTGTAGTTGTTGAAAGATTTTTCTTTGCTTTTTCAGCAGCAATATTAAGACGTTTGAGAGCTTTGGGATTTTCTTTAACATCTTTATTAAATTTCTTTTTAATATCAGCACAAAGATAATCAACAATAATATTATCAATATCAGAACCACCCAAATGAGTATCACCAGCAGTTGCCTTAACTTCAAAAATACCACCATCAATACTTAGAATTGAAAGATCATGAGTGCCACCACCTTCATCAAAAATAAGAATGGTTTTTTCTTTATTATTTTCAGCAATTTTATCAAGACCATAAGCAATTGCTGCTGCTGTTGGCTCATTAATAATTCTTAGACATTCCATTCCACTAATAGTACAGGCATCTTTTGTAGCCTGTCTTTGACTATCATTAAAATAAGCAGGTACAGTTACAACTGCTTTTTTAACTGGATGTCCAAGATAAGCTTCTGCTGTTTCTTTTAGTCGTGTAAGAACCATGGCAGAAATTTCCTCTGCATAAAGTTTTTTCTTTTCATTTTTATAATCTAGTACAATAACTGGTTTATTATTTGGATCTGATTCGATATCAAATGCCCAAAGCTTTTTATCAGCCTGAACATAACTATCATCATATTTACGTCCAATTAGACGTTTGATATCATGAAGAGTAGTTTTTGGATACATTGTTGAAACATTTTTTGATGCATCACCTACTAATTTCTCATCATCCGTAAATGTTACATATGATGGAATAATACGTGATCCTGTTTGATGATCGGGTAGAACTTCAACTCTATCACCAATCCAAACTGCAACACAACTAGTGGTTGTTCCAAGATCAATGCCAATACCTACATTATCTTCTTTTGACATCTTTGAATTAACTATTTTATAATAATAATAATCACTTAAATCTTTAAATCTTTTTCATAAAATAAACACATTGATTATTTAATTCTTTAATTTCATCATTTAAATGTGAAATAGTATTATGAATATTATCTAAGTATTTAATTATTTCTTCCTGTATTTCAATTGATGGTATTGAAATTTCAAATGAGTTTAATGTTTTAATATTAATATCTTTATAATTATAAAATAAAAAATAGCCTAAATATTTATGTAATATTAAATCAGATTTAGGTTTTATTGATAATCCATAATTATTCAAAAAGATCTTTTCATTAATTAATGCAACTTCATATTTTGTTATTATAATATTAAATCCATCTCTATTATAATTATCCGATTTTACATTTTGATTTTTATTTCCATAAATTTTATATTTATTTCCATTCTTATTTATATTCTTATTTCCATATTGAATTATAGCAATTTCATCAATAGTTTTATAAACAATTGTATCATTTAATAATATCTTATTTTCTTGAATATAATCAATATAATTAAATGAATAATTATTATTTTTAATTTTATTTATAGGAACTGATAATAATAATTGTTTAGAATTATTAAATGCATTATAATCATAAAAATTAATATTTTGTGTTTGGTGAATATTTGTTATTTTATTCTTAGTAAAAATAAAATTTTCATTTCTTGTTTTAATAAAATATAAAATGCATAATTTTATATTTATATTACAAATTCCGAGAGGTAAATAAATAATATCTTTTAAATTACATGTTTTTAATAAAAATTCTCTAATATAAATAAAATCTTTATTTTCTTTATTATATAATTCAATATCATAAGGTAATAATATCATACATTTATCATCAATTTTAATATAATCCTTAATAATATTTATAATATCTGGCTTCATTTCTTCTGAATATGATGATAAAATATCAGTTATATTAGTATCTTCTAGATCTTTGCTATTATTAATAAATAACATTTAATTATTAGAAATCATATATATAGATATATCTTTAAATGATTGAGATATTTTCATATTGGATATTTATATGGTTTATATTATATTATATAGGATTGATTAAATATAATCCAATATTTTTATTAATATTAGCATATATATATGCATTATTTGAATTTATTTATTTAATTATACATAAAACTTCAAAATATAATTTAATTAAATTTTTTTTAATAAACACTCTAATAAAATTATTACCAATATTATTAATAATAAAATTTCCATTAAGATTTAAACTAGATGATATTTATGTTAGTATTTATTTAATATTAATCTATTTAATTTTAATGAGTATAATGAATAAAAATCCATATGACTATTATAAAATGATGATTAAAACATATATTAATGATGATGATAAATATAAAACATATATTAGTAAATTGTATGATTTTATTTATAAGATTATAATTAGATATTGATGAATAATAATATTAGTGTATTTGAAAAAATGTCTGATTCAGATTTTTTTAGTAATAAATTAAATCATATTTATTTTAATAAAGATGTTAATGATGAATCAGTAAATGAATTAATTAATAATATAAAAGAAGCTCATAAAGATATTACAACTAGTTCAGGTGCTATTTTAAAACCAAAACCAATATTAATACATATATCTTCTTATGGTGGTTCCGTTACAGCAGGTATGAGATTATTAAGTGTATTTGCAACAAGTTCAATACCAATTGCAACTATAATAGATAATTATAGTTGTTCAGCAGCAACATTTTTATCTATTAATAGTCATTATAGATTAATAAATAATTATGGTTTTTGTTTGATACATGGATATTCAGTAACATTTAATGGAAAGAAAAAAGAAAGTGATTATAAGAATTTATTAAAACAATATGATTTATTTTTTGCAAAAATAATAGAAATGTATAAAAATAGAACTAAGTTTGAAGATGCAGAATTAAAAGAATTATTGCAACATGATTTATTATTAGATGCTAATTTTTGTTTAAAAAAAGGTATAGTTGATAGAATTATAACTATACAAAAAAAACCAAAACAATTAAATAAAAATATTGATATTCATGAAATAGTTAAATTTAATAATAATACAATTTATATATCATGCAATAATTCAATAAAAGAATTAGATAAAATATTATTTGAGGATAATTTAGCACCTATTATTTTAAAAGCAAAACAAGAAATATGTAAGAAAGATAAAAATAATAAACCAGATACTGATGATACATTATTAACAACTTTTTTTGAAACTTTAAATTTTATACCAAGAATATTAAATCTTAAATCACCAATTTATGCTATTATAGATGGTCCAATAAGTATTGATGATTTATTACCAATGTTATATTGTGATTATATATTTATGTTTGATTATGCATATATAATAGGTAATATCTTAAATTTTTATGATAAATCAAGTTTATTATTGAGTGATAATATTAAAAATACTGAATTATTATTTAATATTATTGATACTATATTAAAACAAAATACAAAAATGACACAAGAAAATATTGATGATATTAAAAATAAATTTACAATAATAAATTCAAAGGATTGTAAAAAATTAGGTTTATGTAATGTTATTATTAACTATCAATAGTGCTAATTTCACTTATTTCACTTATTTCACTAATTTCACTTAAATCACTAATATCACTTAAATCACTCATAATACTAATATGATCATCGCTATTTATTTTAGTATTATTGAAACATTTCATAACATTTTTATGAATATCAATTAAATCAATTTGATATTTGTTATAGATATCATCAGTAAAAGATAATAACATCATTTTATTATAATATGTATCGCTATTTTTTTTAAGAGATATAATAGTATTTTTAAAATAAGTAGGGAAAATCATATACAAAATTAAATAATAATTTAGGACAATATTATTACCAAATGATAATATTGTAAAATATATTGATCTATTCATAATATTTAAAAATAGATATTAAATTTTTATATAAAAAATTGATTTAATTTAAATTTAAATAAATATATATAAAAATAACTAATATGGAATTTACAGATCTTCAATTATTCATTAAAAATAATTCAAAGATTATATCATTAAATATTGAATATACCGATGATGGTAATATTTATAATTATATTATAAATAGTCAAGGTATAAATCATAGTTTAAAATTAATAGAAACTAGTGATATGATTATATTAGATTACAATGATAATAAATTTACCGATGAAAATGAGATACAATTAGAATTATTTGAATTATTAAATTATAAAAATATAGAATATATTGATTGTTATATTCTAAAAAAAAGAAATACATCTGAATTTGAAATAATAGATTTATATGATGATTATTATGATAATAATGATGATATATTAATATGCAATAGGTCATTTATGAAAAATGACAAATTAATAAAAATAAAAATAGTTTATCAAAACGAAGATTATACAATGTATTATAATTTAGAAGTAATTCATGGATTTGATAATATAATAGAAAAAATAGATTTAATATTATAAATATTAATTCTATTCTAATTATTCTATTAATAATAAATTTAAATCCGATTTTTGTATTTCAGTTTTATGAAGATTTAAGATATTTGTAATATATTTATAAGCTTCATCAATTTGATCAAATGAAATACCACCTGTAATTAGAACACTTCCACTTTCAAAAATAGCAATTGTAATTTTTTTACAATTATTTTCACCATGTCCTGTTCCTTTTCCAAAACAATGTTTATCGCAGATACAAATGCCATCTAATTTTTCTTTATTAGAATTCCAGAAATATTCTAATTTAACTCCATGATATCTACCTGGTTCAAAACTACATTTATTATTATAAGTTTCACTAATAAGAATTTTATGTAAAATTTTGCGTCTAATTAAAAATTTAGTTTCTAATGTATTATTTAGATATGATTTAAAATCAGTATTTATCATTCTTATAACAAATTTATTAAATCCAATAATATCAATATTATTATCAACAATAATTTCTGGAATAATTTCATAAATCTTTTTAATTTGATTTATAATCAATTCAATAATATCTTTAACAATTGTTTGATCTTTAATTCCAGTAATTTGAATATTACCATTCTTAAAGATTTTTAAATTTGGATAATAAGTATCATTAATTTTATAAATTGTTGTAACCTGATTATCAAATAAGTTTTTTTTGACACTATCTTTTTTAGGTGTTCTTTTTTTCTTAGGATAAATACCACGCGTATTTGCTCTATCAGTAATTTTAGGATAATATATCCATATAAATTTATCATTCAATTCAAAATTTTCATATAAAATATCTAAGTTTAAATAAACACCTAAGTCTGCATTACATGTTATGGTACTAACTTTATAATCAGTAAAATAAATGTTATCTTCCATTATCAAATATATAATTGATTTAAACATTTAAATCATTTTTTTATATATATTTTCAAAGCAAAAATAAATTAAGTTTTCTTTTTTTTATGTTCTGACATTTTAGCTAAATAAGAAGTATTTAATATTTCAGAACTACTATTAATAGATATCATTGGTGGAATATTTAAAACATATGTTTTATCAGATTTTATATGAGCTTCTCTAAATTCATCAATTGATAAATTACCACCAAACATTTTTAATAAATATTTTGATGGTGCAGGTCTAATAGTATTTGTAAATCCATAACGTTTCCCCAACATCTGTATCCAACTATTAATTTCCCAAACTTTATCACTACTTCCATGAACTGAGAAATTATAGGCATTTGCACATTGTAATGAACAAAAAGAACCAAAAACAAAATAACTATCATTAACAGTGTCATAATTATATGGCATACTATAAACAACATTATCAATAGAATGACAACACCAAAAACAATGAGAATTATTATTATTATTATTTGAATAAGATGTTTGATATTCAGTATTTGTATCATAAGAAATATTTTCAGCATCATTCATAAAATATGAATTGGATTCATATGGTGTTGGAACTAATATTTTACTATCTTGACTATCATTATTATTAATAATTGAATTAATTTTTGATTGTGGTATTGGCAATTGAATAATTATATCATCACTATCATTATCATTTGTTTTTATCATTGAATCAATTATATTTTTTTTTGTAGTTTTTTTAATAGTTGATGTATCCTGGATTATTTTTTTACGAGGCATATTAATTATAATTACAAATTATTCTTAAATAAAATAAGTCTTTAAATAATCTAAAAATATAACAAAATCATTTTTCATTTTAACATCAACTGTTTCTATAATTTTTTTATCATTTTTATTATCATTTTTATTAGGATTATAACAATTATTAGACATAGTTTTAATTTCAATTTGTAAATCTTTTATTGTATTAATTAAATAATAAATAAATATTATAACTATAATAATAATAATAAATAATATAATATCCATTCTTCTATATAAAAATAATTTAAAAAAAATAATTAATTTTGATATTTTAATCCAATATCTCCTGATATAATTCCTAATATATTATATTGAACTATATATACAGTTATAACTATATCATTGTTATCTTCATTAATTTTATAAATTTTATTTTTTTTTTTGAAATATAATTCATCAATTAAAGATGGTGCATATGCATTTAATTTTAATGCTAATTTTGTTCCAATACCTGCTCCATTAAAACAACCTGACGGAAACCATTTTTCAGGAAATATAGAAAATGAATAACTATATATTCCTTGTCTTGGTATTATACTATGATGCTGATAAGGTTGAATATTATTATAAAAATAAGCATCTTTTTCTTCAACTCTTGGTGTACCACTAGCTTTATCCCATATAATTGTCGCAGATTTCATAATACTATTTTCATTATTTGATGGTATTGAATATGAATAATTACAAATATTATTAAATTTATTAATACTATCTGCTCTATTTAGAGTCCATATAATCTCTTTAACTAATAATTGTGTATCAACTTTAATTAATTGTATTGAATCATATCCGCTAGATGTAAATTTATCAGCAGGTATAATTTTTACTGTTTCAATTAAAAATTCCATATTTGCTTTATCAATAATAGTTTGTCTTTCGTAACAATCTAAAACTATATAAGTAGCTTCAATTTGTGCATTAAATATATCTTCACCTCGTTTTATAAAATTTGCAAATGAAATTTTTTTATTATATAATTCATTATAATATCTTGGACTAATATTCATATTAAAAATATCAGAATAAACTGTATATAAATTTTCAATATCTTCAAATTCAATTTTTACTTTTAATTTATGTTTTCTACAAAATTTTAATATTGGTAATGATAAACTTGGATTTTTTGTAAACCAAAAAGGTAATGGTATACTTATATAGCGCCCTTTTATAGATGGTTCTGCTGAACTTGTTGAAGATGCATAATCATATTCACTTACTATATTATTTCTAATTCTGATTGTTGTTTCTTTTTTGCGCGGATTTAATAGATCTGGTATATTACCTGTCATATTATTAAATCCATCTTTTACAGGCATTGATAATTCATTCCAAACTATTATCCATTCGCCTGTAATAGTATCAATTGTATTATCATCAATAAGAATTTCAGCCTTTTTTATAATTAATGAACCAAAATTTTCAACCCATTTAAATTTTAATTTATCATCAGAATATATATCTGGTACTTTAAAAACAAAATATAAATTTGATAATAAATCAACATTTGGATCGTCTGTTAATAGTGCAGTAACTCCTCCACCATTATGCATTAATGATATTGATACAGGTGATGAGTTATCAAAATCCAGTTTAATATTTTCTATTGCAAAATTTGTATGTTTTTTATATGCATAACTAAAAAAACTTATACGAGGATTATAAAATAAAGGTATATTCATTTGTCCTTCTATGGTTAATTGTAAAAGACCGCCACCCATTATTATTATAATATAATTTTCTTTTTTTATATAGGATTTACCGTATAATTTTTACTATTAAAACCCTTAGTATAACTATTTGAAATTCTTTTTTTGAATGAAGCATCATATTTATTAAATCCATTTTCATATAATCTTTTTATTTCAGTGTTTGTTAATGCATAATTATAATAAGTTAGATCTGACATTTGTAATGGTGATATTGTTGTTATACGATCAGTTAAAGTATGTTCTGTAATAGTACCATTAATATCTGATGGATTAATATGTAATTTACTTAAATTACTTTTCATAACTCTTGATTTAAAATTATTTATTTCATCTTCTTCAATAGAATTTGTATTTGATAATTTATCAGCTTTTAATTCGCCGTTAAAATAAACTTTGCAATTTGATTTATTACCATTAAATATATTATCTTTCTTAGATTGTTCTTGAAATACAACTGTAACCATATTAAATTTATCTCTATATGCATTTACATCTATATCTTTGATACCAAATTTATTATGATTTCTTTTATCATAACTATTAGCATCAGTACAATCAATGGTTTCATTACTTACTGAATTATAAGTATCTGGATGATTAATATTATTATATTCAACAATAATATCAGTAGCATCATTTTTAATTTTAATTAATGGATTTTTTACTAAAATTGGATAATCATATAAAGTACTTGAATTATCACAATCATATTTATTATTTGTATTATATATTAAAGGTTGCGATTCACCTTTATAAAATAATACTATATATTGGCTTGCTGCTGTTGCTGGTGTCCCAGAAACAACAGGAGTATTAGCTAAGGTTGTTAATTTTCCATGTTGTGTGCTATTAATATCAGTAATAATTGTTTTATTAGTTTGATGTGGTGAGAAAAAAATCCAGAAATTATATGAATATTCTGATCCACCATTTTGATTAATAGATGGATTAATATCTAAATATGAAAAATCAGTTTTATCGTAAGTTTCAATAGCAATATTTTTAACTACTGTATAATCTACAATTCCTGTAAAAATTTTAGTTATTTTTTTATTACTGTTAGACATAGCAATACTAGAAACAAATTCGCGATTATATACAGAATAACTTATAAATGCCATAATTGCAATTAAAAATATAGATAATATAATTTGAATTATTGTATTTAGCATATCTAATTTAAATATATATTATAATTTATATACAGGACTGCGAACACCGTATGAACCTAATCCTAATTTAGCAAAAAAACCTGTTATAGGACCATCATTATAAATAGAATAAATATCTTGTTGATTTAATTCATAATTATAAGATGTAAATGATGATAATAAACCATAAAATCCAGGTCCAATACCTTTTGAATAATCTCTTGAATTTCCAACATATAAATAACCAGTCATATTTAAATTAAGATTATTAAGTTTTGTCTTATAATCATCATTTTTATAACAAATAGTTTCAGTGGTGTTACAATTACCAGGTTCTCTATCATCATATTTATTTTCATATCCTACTAATTTAAAAGTTTCATTATGAGATACTGTTTTAACTAATTCTCCATCAACATACGCATATAAAGTTGTTTTAAAAGTATTTGAATTACATACAACAGCTACATGAACCCATCGTTGCATGGGAATATAATCAATTGATATTCCAGTTTGTAAAAATTGATGTAATTGTAATGGTGATGTAATTTGATTAAATTTTTTATTATACTCTTGATCATCTAACTTAGTAAATCTAATAAACATAGTATTATTATTTTTATCTAAAAATATGTAAGGGGAACAATTTTCAATATTATAATTAACTTCACCATCACTACTTACAGCAGCAACTGTTTGATATTGTCCTTTATATTTATTCATATCATTGATATATACCCAGAATGAGAAGCTTTTTCTGCTACCATTTGCATTTTTAGCTAATTCAGCTGTAAATTTTGATAATTTGGTACCTATAACAGGAACTTTTGTATCACTAACAGTATTTTTAATTTTTGCAAATAATTGTGAACCAATGTATGTATATAAAATATATGCAATTATTATTGTAAAAATAATAACAATTAATAATCCAATAAATAAAGTATTATTATTGAAAGAAGTTTCATAGAAACTACGAATACTATTAGATGTACTATTAAAACTACTACTTATAATGCTATCTTTTTTAAAGACATCAAATAAAGAATTACTTGGCGTTTCGGATGAAGTAGTGCTATTCATTTTTTTTATTTAACTATCTATTATTAATAAATAAATTTTCTATTAATAATACTTAAATGATAATTACCATTAAAATGATTATTAGGTATTACTAATTTATAAATTTTTTTATTATTTTTTTTTTGTAATGATAAATAACTTAATAATTTTGTAAAATTTGTTAAAGAATGATTTTTATTATTTTTATGTTTAAATAAAAATAATGTATGAATAACGCTAATAAAATAATCAATTGCTATTTCATTATTTTTATTCATAATAATATCAAAAAAACAAAAATTAGCTATGAAAGTTTTATAAAAAGTATTTTTAAATAATTTTATACCATTTCTATTATTTAATTCACTAATTAAATTTTCATGGAATTTAAGTGGAATTAACCATTGATCTTTATAAATAATTTTTTTAAAATCATCGCGATTAAAATTATTAGCATATAATTCTGAAATATCTAATATTTTATCGTTATTGTTATAATAAGTATTTGTGATAATTTGAATGCAGGTTTTAATATTATAATTACATTGAATAGCAATATTTATTGCATCAATATAATTAATATTTGGGTTATATGATAATAATATATTATATATTTCATTATTATCTAATGACGGTAATTCGTATAAAATACATTGTTTTTTAATTTCGCCTAATTTTATATTATTAGACACAATACAAATAATAGGAATATGTTTATGATTAGTTGACAAAAAATTTAAAAGATGAATATTCATAGTGCTATCAAATGATAATAAAGTTTCAAATTCATCAATAATAATAATTTTATTTTGCATATTATTTGTTAACTGTTGAATTAGAGATGATACAAATGCTTTAAATAATAAGTCAGTTAATTGTTTAGAAGATGAACAATTATAACTATTAATATTAATAATAAATAGATCAAGATCAGTACATAATTTATTAATTCTATATGTTTTACCAATACCCGAATTACCAGTGATAAATAAACAAGAATTAAATGATAATTTATTGCGAGGTGTTAAAATCCAATTTTTAATATAATCCATTTATTAAATTAATTAAGTAATATTAATTTTATAACAAGAATTATAAAATAAGATAATAATGCAATAATTGGATAAATAATATCCAATGTTAATAATGATTTAGAATTATATGTTTTTATATTACCGTGTAAATCAAACATAGTAGATGGTTTTATAATAAAAATTAATAATATTATTAAAATATATAATAATATTGTTAATAATAACATTAGATATACTCTATAAATTAAATATAATTTATATTATAGATGTTATACAAAATATTAATTATAATATTAATATTATTAATATTTTATTATGTAATTAATATTAATATTGAGACATTTGCGACAAAACAATATACAAATACAAATTTATATTCATGGGAGAGAAATAATATTATGTCTTCTTTACCTTATGATATTATAGTAAAAAATAATACATATTATGATTATGGTAATGATGAATTAGATGAAAAATTTATTAATATTTTTAATATAGATACTGACAAAATTATAAAAACAATTGATGGGATGGAATGGGGTAAATGGATATTAGCATCTACAAGCAAAAATAAGAAAATATTAGATAATTATTTTAATAAATTTATGATATATTTTAATACAATAATAACAAATGAATATTTTGATCTTCCAAATGATGATAATAAATATCATATTAAACAACAAGTTTTAAAACGATATAAGGCTTCAAATAATGAGGATACATTATTATTGGATATTGAGTTATTAATTTACAGGATTAATAAGCCATTAGCGCGACATATAAAAATATTAGTAATAAGTAATGGTATATATAATAATGTAATAATGGCAAAAGTCATAGGAGTAATTAATGAATTTAATTTAGAAAATAAATATGAAACATTATGTGATGATAATTATAAAGAATTTGAACCTGAATTTAAATATAAATATGATATGAATAGTTTTATTTATGATACAAATGAAAAATTAGCACATTCTGAAATAGAATATAATTTATATAATAAATTACTTAAAGAATTATAATATATATTTATTATTATGAATTATTTTGAATATACAGTTGAAGTTGAAGTAACGGAAGATATTGAAAAAAAAACAAAAAATTTATTTGAAATGATTAAAACGGGTAGAAGTCCTTTTAATTTATATAAATTAAGCGATGAAACATTGGAAGGTGATGAAAATAAAAAAATCAGAACTTTTACATTAACTTCATTTACAAATATTAATCATATTATTTTAAATTATTTCAGTGGAAATTCTGCTAAGTTTTATTGTTTTTATAAATCTCCTGTATTAATGTAAAAATAATGTTTATTTTTTCTTAGCATTGAGTTGGTTAAATTTAATCCATTCTGTGTTAATAGTTTCTAATTCCCTAATAATTTCATAAGAATTATCAATTAGAAATTGTTTGAATTTCTCTACATCTGTTTGATCATCCAGAGTTAATCTAACAATCATTAATTGTTTTAGTGGATGAGGACAAATATAACCGACATATGAGCAATTTATCCCTTTATGTTTATTAGATTGTCTGATATATTTATTATGAATTAAAGATTGGATAACATTACCTAAACTATCATCTTCATTTTCAATATGAAAATTAACAGAGAATGGGTTATTAGGGATTGGTTCAATCATTATTTCATTAGCTTCAATATTAGTAATTAATAATTTTAGTTTGTTGATAAGAATAGTAATAGCAGTTGAGAATAAATATAAATATGATAAACTATTTACTGACTCAATTTCAAATTTTAATAAAGTAGGATCACCATAAATATTTTTAACATAAGAGCGGTGTTTATCTAGAATATTATCTTTTTTATCTGCTTCTTTTTTATCTTCAATAAAATAGAAATTTGATAATGATACTGGTGAAAATGATGCATTTGTTTTAGCAGTTCTTTTAATAGCTCTTGCTATTAGATGTAATTCTTCCCCAGCTCTTAGTCTTGTAATTAAGATATTACTTTTTGTGATAGGATTAGGTGGAAATAATTTTTTTAATTCAGTAATAGTTAATTCTTTATCTTTATAAGTGCCAGTAAAATTAGCAGTTGTAATATTAATAGTATTTGAAGTATCATTTATAATATTTAATTCAAATTTATAATCATCATCTTTATAAATATCTGTAATATCTTCGGATACATTAATTGGAATTAATCCAATTCTATGTTTCATAAATTCATTATGAAGAGGACCAGTATTAGTAATAATATCAATAGAAGGTTCATCTTCACCATAAAATCCAACAACAGGAATTTCAGTTAAAATAATACGTCTAATACTATTAGCAATAGAAAGATCAATATTATTTATATCAAAAGAATGTTTTTCAGATTTAGATTCATAATTATAATTTTTAAACATTACTTATTTAAAATAAATGATATTAATTTTATGTCAATTTTTATTATATTAATTTATCATTAATTTAATAAATGATATTATTTTATAGTGATACTTGTCAACATTGCGCTGTTTTATTAGATACTATAAAACGACATGATACAAAAAAAACAATTAAATTAGTAGTTATAGATACTATTGTTAATAAAATTAGTCATAAGATAACTGCTGTACCTGCATTAATGTTTATGCCATCAAAAGAACTTATATATGGTAAAGCAGTTTTTGATTATTTATTATTACCAAATAGAGGTTATTTATTTTCAAATAATAATACGAGAGATAAACAGGAAACATCTTCAATAACATCACCTGTACCTTTAAATAAACAGGAGGCACCCAATGAACCGATGGCTTTTACATTAGGATCTATATCATCTGATAATTTCAGTGATATTTCCGATGATAATATAAATTCTATGAATATAAATGAAGATAAAATTTATAAATGGGGAATAATTAATGAAACATCTGATAATACTACTAATATTAATAATACTAATAGTAAATTTGAAAGTGAGAAGAGTTCTAAACAATTACCTTCGCTTGATGAATTACAAAAATTAAGAGAAAATATATTTAAGGATATTTAATTAAATTAAAACATATAATGAATACGTTAAGCTCTACTTATATTTTTAATCAGTATTATATAGATCTTTTAAAGAAGCTAAAAAATATATCTAAGAAACATAAAACAAAGAGTGAAACTGCTAAAAAAGTATTAAAGACTATAAAGGATAATTATCAAACATATAATAAATCATCTGATGAATATATAAATTATTTTAAGGAACAATGTAATGTTGATTTTTGGACTTCTTATATAGCTCTGGATAAAGATAATTGTGATGAATGGTTTGCAGATGAAACAAAGACATCAGTTGAAATATATAAAAATATTACTATAAAAGATGTAATCAAACTACTTAGAAATAATTTCATATCACATCATTATCTAAGTGTTCTTTACATTTATACGAATGAATTAAGTGAAGAACAGATAACTTTAATTTTAACAGTTCTTCAATCAGTTTCAGAAGAACCAGAAACTGATATTAATGTTGAAAATGCTGATATAAAGAAAGTTCTATTACGTCTGAATGAATTAAAGGCTGATAATATTAAATCAAATCCTGGTATTGATGGAATGGATAGTCTAAAAGATACTACTATTGGAAAAATAGCAAAAGAAATAATAAATGACATTGATCTATCAAAGATTAAACAATCAATAACATCTGAGGGAGATATATTTAAGGCTATTGCTAATCCAGATAGTGGTTTTGGTGAATTATTTACAAATGTAAGTCAAAAGATGTCCAGTAAGATTTCAAGTGGTGAATTATCACAAGAAGCAATAATGAAAGATGCTATGAAATTTGCATCACTTCTACCTGGATTATTTGGAGGAAATTCCGATGATAATGGGTCAGGATCTGGTGGTGGATTTGATATGTCATCAATGATGAATATGATGAGTATGATGAAAAATATGAATGGCGGCGGGGGCGGTGGTGGTAAAACTCGTTCGGGAGTTAATAATCAGGCTTTAAGAAATTTAATGAAGAAACAGCAACTTAAACAAAAACTAAATAATAATTAATTTATTTTTCTTTTCAACTTATTTTATAGATAATGATGATAAATTTTTTACCTTTGATAAATATGACTTTTAAGGAAAAATTATTAGCTATTGTTAATTTAATAATATTTCTAAGTTTAATATTTTCATTAATTTTTAGAAATACAATATTTATCTTATTGGGTATAATCTTATTAATAATTATATTTTATATTTATTTATTTGATGAACAAATTAAAATAGATACAAATGAAACATTAAGTAATCGTAATTTAGGTTTTTATGATAATAAAATTTGCGTTAAACCATCTCATGATAATCCATTTATGAACCCATCAATAATAGATTATACAAATAATAATAATAATATAAAAGCCTGTCCATTTAATAAAGAAGAAATAAATAATAATATAAATACATATTTTAAGGAAAATGTTTTCAAAGATATAAATGATATTTATGAACGTAATTTTTCTGAAAGACAATTTTATACAGTTCCTGCTACAACTATTCCAAATGATAGACAATCATATGAAAAATGGTTATATTATCGGGATAAAACATGTAAAGAAAATAATGGTATTCAGTGTTATAATAATATAATATAAGTTTATAATTAGATATAATGGCAACATATTTTGATAAACAAAATAGTATATGTTCTGATTCATGTTGGGAGGAATCAAAAAATTATGGTAATAAAAAAATAAATGATTATCAGACTTATTCAACTCAATTCATTGATTGTATTGATCCAAATGTACGGTTGCCTGAATTTATGTATGATCATGTTAATTTAAGAGGTCGTCCAGGTTATGGATTATCAGATCCATGTTTAATAGATAATTATAGTAGTTTAATAAATAATAAAGAAAGTTTAACGAGAGATAGATGTAAATTGCAATTATTTAGACGTTTATTTGATGCGTGTCCAACAATGAAAGGTTCATTGGGAGATATAAATAAAGAATTGGATATATTATCAGGATCTGATTCCAGTTTTTATGCTAGTGGTGGTGAAAATAAATCATTTTCATGTAAAAAAAGAATAATGGAAAGACAAATAAAACAACCTATACCATTAGTTGATTGTTTAAAAGATATACAAAATCCAGAACATATAGTTCCAATATGGACAAATGGCGGTGAAGATACACGTTCATATATAAATAGATTAAATTTTAATAAAAACCAATAATATAATATTATAATATTATATTAGAATAAGTAAAATGAGTTTTAATAGAACTAAATATGATAATTGTTCCTATAAAGTTGATTTAAAATCAAGTGTTGATACTTTGGGATATATATTATCCCCTGATAGATATGAGAATGGAAATAAATGTATGCATCAATTAGGATTAGTAGGTGGAACATCTGTTTCACATATTAAAGGAAATATGATAGATTTAGAAAGTGAATTACGTGGTCAAACACGAATAATTTCAAAATGTCCTGATAATTTATATACTCCAAGTAATAATGGAATAATAACAAATGATAAGACAGCACCAATAGATCAACAAATGAAACATTTACCATCATGCCAATCAATAATGTATCGTTCTGTGCCACTGCCACCACCATTAAAAATAAATAATTGTTAATAATAGAAATAATGAATATTCCAAATGATACAAGATTAAAATATGATTCTGGAAGTTATCAGGAAGAATTAAGTCGTTCTATTTTTCCAGGTATATATCAATTAAATTCTCCTTATAATGATTGTAATGATTGTGGAGTAGTAATGCCTGATGATCCTTTCATAAGATTTCAAGGTTATGGACAACATACATGTACTATGAAAAAAGCAGTTGATGATTCAAATGAATTATCAGGATTAAATTATAAAAATTCTAAATGTAATAAAGATGCTTATTCTCCCAATAGTTATGTATCTACTGGATGTAAAACAAAATATAATGGAGATACGCGAAAATGTGCTATTCCAACAGAATCATGTCGTTTATCAAATCCACCATGCACATTAAAGGAAACTGGAATTAATCGTTATGATCCATTGTTTTGGAATCCACAGGAAACAGCGCTAGAAAAATTTGACAGAATAGGCATTAATTATCGTATGGTAGCAAAAGATAATCATGTTCCATTAGTTGAAACTCCACAGGATCAAAATGTATTTTATCCATTAAGAAATAATGATGTTGTGGATAGTGGAGATTTAAATCACTGGCAAAATTTAAATAAAAATAATAAAAATTATTCACCTGGATATCCATTTGGAGAACCTAATTATATATTATCATGTAAACAATCTATTAATAGCTATTAAAAAATTTAAATAATTCAATAGACATATCTTCTTTATTTTTGAGAATAATATTATTATATATATATTTATAAATAATATTATCAATTCTTCTATAATGATTAAAATTTAGTTCTGTATTATTAAATTTATTATTTCTATTTTGTCTGATATCAATATCAATTTCTGTATAATTATAAGTAATTGGCTTAGATTTAAGAATGATTTTATATTTATATTTGAAAATATCAAATGATATAAAATAATTATATTTATCTTTTAATAAATATTTAATATTATTTTTATCATTAAGTTGTAAAAGAATACTTTTATTTTCATTATAAAATTTTATATCACAAAAATTAGCATCATAATAATTATATTTATTATAATAATAAAATCCATAATTAAGAATTGAATTTAAACTAAAAATTTTACCTGCAATAGTAGAATAATGATTATTAATATGTAATGTGAAAGATGATAAATTTGATAATGATGATATTAAAAGAATGAATAATAAATTAAAATACTTCATTATTTAATATTATTATTAAATATCTTTAAATAATAATAGAAATGTCAAACAAAGACAATGATGATATAATTTATTTAGATGAAGAAATTCCAGAAATAGATTATTTTGAATTAGTTAGTATTGATGAAATAATTAAGAATAATCCTAATTTCATAGCTTTTTCAAAAGACGAAATTTATAATGAATTATTTAATTTTGTTAAAACAAAACCTAAAACTGAATGTTTTTTAAAATTATTTTATGAAGTTGTTAATAAAAAAACAAATGTTAATAATTTTATAGTTATTGCTGATGCAAATCGTGGAAATTTTGAAGATTTAAATATTGAAGAATTTATATCAGATCTCAAAAAATATGATAAAATTAATGATGCTAATCTTGCTTTAACCTCTAAAAATAAACTATGGTTTCCTTTAAATTATGATGCTGATAATAATAGACTTCGTTTTAAGGCTGAGCAAAAGACTGTAATAGAATTATCAGAAGATAATAATTTTATTGTATTTAAGGACGATGAAACAAATATACCAATAATAGGTGTATATTTTTATAGTCCAGTTTGTATATTAGATGATTATTTAAATGACAAAATAATGTCTCATTTATATAGTCCGATTAAATATGATAGTATAAATGCAACATCAGAAAATAAAGATTTTGAAGATTTAATAAAATCATATAAAATTCAAATACCAGTTGATAAAATAGATAAAGATAATTATAATTATTCTAGTATAAATAATTTATTAAAAAAATATAATTATAATTTGGATAATATATCACAATATGATTTTAAAATAATTAAAGATCATTTAAATAATTTAAATAAAAATAAAAGTATAGAAAAAATAAGTTATAATTCAATTCAAATAAAAGCTATTGAATTAATTAATCCTAGATTTACTTTTTTTAATATTCTTAAAGAACTTAAAATATTAGTTGATATTACAATAAAATCAGCTAATATTATTAATAAACAATTAAAAACATTTGAAAAAGAACGTTCAGTTGTTAAAAAATTAGATATTACACGCGATTTATATTCAATTATAACAAATATTAATGATAAAAATTATGACGAAGTTATAAATAATTTAAGGGATTTAAGGAAAAATTTAATATTGGAAGATGCGATATTAAAATTAGAAGATTATAGTAAATTAAATAAAAAAAATATTATAAATCAGTTAGATGAATTGGAGATTAGATTTGAATTATTAAAATATTCATTTGTAGATATTTATAAATTAAATTTTTCATGCGCGGATGATGAACATGAAATTCATATTGGTGCTGATGAAGCTAATTATGAAGGAATACCAATTAAAATTGGTCAATCAAATGAAAAAGAAGATAATTATGAATATGATGATGAAAAAGAAGAGATTGACTTAGATGAAACACAATTTAATAAATATTATAATAATCAATTTTATATTATTGAGGCTGGTTTTATAGAATTATTAAAAATGACATTGCCTTTCTTATTTAGAATGCAAAAAATAAGTGCTTTACCAATAAATTATGATATGATAGTTTCATATTTATTTAATAATTATAGAACAATAGAACCAAAAATAACAATAATATATAAATATTTTCCAAATATTGAAGATGATGAATTAAATGCTTATTTAAAAAAACCAATTAAATATATATTGATAAATGCCAAAGATAAAATGATAAATGCAATGAATGAATATTTTAATAATTTTAAAAATGTTATTTATAATATTATTGCTTTATGGTCTATTACAATTCAAAAAGATATAATTCATGAAACTTTATTTTTTAATCAAGATAAGTTATTTCCAGAATGTGAACATTTATGGGATGAATATGGTGCACCATATGATATGGAATCAAAAAAAGGAGTTATAATTTATTTGAGTTGTATATTTAGAGAAGTTTATGGTGATTTATATAAAGATGAATATGCAAATTTAGTTCCATTAGATGATGATTATAAAAAAATAATAATTGAGATTATCAATGATAAATATGCAAAAGAATTATTAACAATGACAAAGATTAAAGCTAAGAAAGTTAAAGTTAATATTGGAAGAAAATATTATGATACTTTATATGATCTATTAAAAAGAAAAGAATATAAAGGTGATACTTTTTTACATGCTTATATAGATGCATTAATTTATATGCCATCAATTAAATTTGTTAAAATTCATAAATATTTGCAAGGTTGTTGTTTAGAGAAAATTGATGAAAATTTTACTGCTGATTTATATTTTAAAACTGATCGTCAAGATTTAAAGAAAGCAAAAGAAAAATTGACTGGAAAACGTGTATTTAATATGCCTCGCTATAAAAGATTTTTTATTAAAAAAACTAATAAATTAATTTCATCAGATGATTTAGTTGGAATTCAAAATCCAATTAAATATAATATTATATCAGCTGATCTCCAAGAATGGTTAACCGATTTAAAGGATTTAAAGAAACCCACAATTTTTAGTGAAGAATTAATATCAAAATTATTGTTATCAGTATTTAAAACAACAGAAAATTATAAAGAACAATATATTAATTATTTTAATAATAAAGAATTAAAACAATTATTTCATAATTATAAATTTGATAATTATAAACAAATTTCTTCTATTATTGCTAAAATTTTATATAAATATCTTAAAAATGATGCATTAACTTTTATTACAACTATTAATAATACTGTTGATGAACTTAATAAATTAAATTCTATTATCACAGAAGATAATATTAGAGAAATTGATAGTATTAGACGTATTGCTGTAATTCGTTTAATGTCTTTACCATCATCAATTGAAAGTGTTGTAAATAAAAAGTTTATACCATCAATTGATATTGATAAAGAAACACATCAGGAATTATTAAAAGAAATTGTTATATCAGTAATAAATAATATTAAAAATTGTCATATGTTAGATATAACTGAACAAATTGATTTTATAAATCAAATTCGCGAGAAAAATAAATTTGATATCTTAGCAAGAATGAATAAGAAAACACGCGAAGATAAAGAAATAGAAAAAGAATTAAAAAAATATGGTTTAAAATATAATGAAGAGATCTTAGATAATGAAGTTGAACCTGAAATTAATAAAGAGAAAGGCGAAGACTATGAAGAAAATCTGGGTGAAGATGAATATAAAGTTGATATAGAAGATGGAGATAGTGATGATGAATATATGATTGGTTCAAATAATGGTTTTATATATGCTGATTAACTTAATAAATAAATATGCATTATTGATATAGAGAAATGAGAAACAATGATACACCATCAATGGATAATATTTATAATTCCAAATTTTATAGTGAAACAAAAGCTTATGAACAAAATTTAAGTGATGATTTTTATAAAAAAGCTCAAATGCCTTTTCAAACTGGAGTTATACCTCATTATTTTACTGGTGATGATATGAATGTTAATGTCATTAAAAGTTTATCTGGAAATGATATTAATATTAATGATTTTAAACATGGAAATATGCAACCCTTCATTAAAAAAGGCATTACTCAAAATGTTGAGCAATTTGGGTTAAGTAAAAATATGGGTTATAGTTCGGATACTAAGAATACTAGAAAAACAGAAGTAGCTAAAACAGATTTTTTTCCATCCATGCCTGATTTTAATAATAATATTGATACATCTAAGTTTTTAATATCAAGAACTAATTTATCTCAACTTCAAAATAATATATCACCTATTCAAAGTGTCTTAGTTGGTCCTGGTTTAAATAAAGGTTATACGAGTGAAGGAACAGGAGGTTTTCAACAAGCAGACACTGTTAATTTTATTAAACCAAAAACAAAAGATGAATTAAGACCATTATCAAATCAAAAATCATCACTTTATACATTACCAATGAAACCAAAAAATAATGTAGAGCAACGTGGTGTTGTTATGCCTATGGAGAAAAATAGAGCTGATCGGTCATTTAGTAGAACAGAAGATAATTGGTTTAAAGGTCAATCTGTAATTAAAAAAGAAGTAGATAGACCTATTGAAAATTTAACAGATACATCAACAAGAACAAATAGTCATGTTAATTATTATGGTCCATTAAAAAATCAAGAAGATTTTATAAATAAGAATGATGATTATGGAAAAAATAATATAATTATTTATGATAATGAAAGAAATTTAACTCAAATTGAAACTCCTGTTGCTAATTTTTCAAGTGTTATTAAAGCAATGGTTTCACCTATTACTGATGCTATAAAAATAACAATGAAGGAATATTTGGTTGATAATCCTCGTCAAAATGGTAATGCTGCACCACAATCACCTGAAAAATCAACTTTATATGATCCTATTACTCATACTATGAAAACTACAATCAAAGAAACAACTATTCATGAAGGAAATAATGGAAATTTAAGTGGAATGGATGAGACTTATTCTGCTTTATATGATACAGTAAAAACAACAACAAAAGAGACAACTATTCACGAAGATAATGGTGGAAATTTAAGTGGAATGGACGAGACTTATTCTGCTTTATATGATACAGCAAAAACAACAACAAAAGAGACAACTATTCATGAAGATAATGGTGGAAATTTAAGTGGAATGGACGAGACTTATTCTGCTTTATATGATACAGCAAAAACAACAACAAAAGAGACAACTATTCATGAAGATAATGGCGGAAATTTAAGTGGAATGGATGAGACTTATTCGGCTTTATATGATATGACAAAAACAACGACAAAAGAGACAACTATTCATGAAGGTAATGGAGGATTTATGGAAGGAAAACAATTAGGATATGTTAAAAATAATAGCAGAGCTAGAACAACATTAAAAGAGACATTGCCATGTGGTGGAACAGTAAGAAATATAAATAAAACATCATATTATAGTACATATGTATATGATCCATCAATAGTTGCAAAAACTACTGTTAAAGAGACAACAATTGGATTAGGTGGATCAGGATATGGATTTTTAGGAGGATTATTAAATGGTTTATTTGGTGGATATTTAATTAAAGATGAAAAAGCTAAGAATACTCAAAGACAAAATTCATTAACTGATAATTATGGTATTGCTGGTAGTAAAACTATATTTACACCAACGGATAGAGAGGCTGATTATAATGCTGAGATTGATGGAACTCGTGAAATATTAATGATGAAAGCGGGAAGAACACCAAATGCAGGAGGTAAATTTGTCGGAGTGCCAAAAGAAGATATTAATATGGTTGTTAATAAACGTCAAATAGATTTAGAAGAAAGTGAAAGAATTGGTAATATGGGTTTAGCATATGATGGCTTACCATCACCAATAGAAAATGAGAATTTAACAAAACAGAAATTTACAACTAATGCATATAATAATAGATTAGATAGTAGAATATTATCATCATTAGTAGATAATGATAATATAATAAAAATAAATCCAATAAGAAATGATTGTGATAGTTCTTATTAAAATGTTTTCTTAACTTTAATTTGCATCTTATTTTTATTTTTACTAAACACACTAGGATCATATGGTTCTTCATCATCTTCATCCTCATAAACAAGAGTATTTGCTTTTCTTTCTTTTTCTAATGCGCATAAATTCCACAATTCAGGCGTACACATTTTAAAATCAGCTTCTTTTGCTTTATACCATTTAACCTGATCTTCTAATTTATTACTTTGAATTTTATTATCTATAACAACACATTCATAATTTTCAGTACAACTATCCATCACAGCACAAAAAGTTGAGAAGTCATTAAAAACACCAGCATAATGATTATAAATTTTTTCTCTTTCTTTAATAATATTATTTTTAAAAATAAAAACATAATCAATATTAGCTCTTAAAACAGGTGGCAATCCCATGCAATATTGCATAGTAATTAAGAAAAATATTTTATAATGACGTCCATTCATAAATATACTTCTAATATTTTTATCAGTAGGCCATGTTTTATCATATAAACAATCATCTAAAATTAAAAAAGCTCTATTATCTATATCAGAAGAATTATATCTTTTTATTTGAATTGCTTTTTGTTTATTTATAGATATCTGTCTATCTAAGAATTTTTTAATAATAACTGGTTCATATTCTTCATAAATCAACATATTAGGAATAAATGTTTCAAAAAAATTATTTGCTGTTTCTGTTGGACTAATAACAACACCAACAGGCAAATCTTTATGATAACTTAATATATCTTTCATACAATATGATTTACCTGTATTTCTTTTACCAATCAAAACAACAACAGAATCACTTTTTATTGTTGATGGATCAAATTTTTTCAATTCAAGTTTCATATTTATTTATTTAATTATTTTTATATTTATATGTCCTAATGCGTATATTTATATATAATAAACATTCTATATTTAAATTAGAGTTTATATGGAATATTATATAATTTCATTAATAATATCATTAATAGTATTTATAATTGTATATTTATATGATTATAAAAAACCATTAAATAATGATGAAAATAATATTATTGAAAATGAAGACAGATCTTTATTTACTAAGAATAATTTTTTATTATTTGGTATTATTTACATTGTTATAACAATTATTAGTTTTTATACATTCACTTCTTCTATTTCATTATCAACATTATGTCCTGCATTTATTTTAAGTTTATTTAAAGCACCAAAACAACCACCCACTTTAATTAATGGCGATGAAATTGATCCTAAAATTTTAAGTAAAATAACTGATAATATAGACATTGGATTTAACCCTCCTAATATGGATAATAATAATGATAATAATGATAATACTAATGATAATGATAGTGATAATGATAGTGATAATGATAATGATAATGATAATGATAATGTATAAATAAATAAGTAAAACTTAATAAAAATGAATAATTATATTTTACTTAAAAAAATAAAATGAGTTTTAAGTTTGACGAAAAAGACTTTGAGAAAGAGTTTTCCTTAAATATAAAAATGAAGATGATATATCATTAATTTTATATATGTTTGCGGAAGAGTATTTATCAAAGAAATCATTGTCTCACAATAAAAACGTTGTTAAATATTATTATGGAACAACTGAAAATGCCATTAAGGTTTTTGAAAAATCATGGAAACTTGATTATTATAAAGATTGTCTATCAAAGGGTGCAAAAACTGCTTATATAGAACTTAGTGCTATAACATTATACAAAGTTTTCTATGCTCGGATTATTGATAGTTGATTTTAACGGTTGAGAATATAAAGAAAAAATTAATTTTTTTTCTTTATATTGATTATAAAAATAAAACATAAAAATAAGAATGGATAATAAAACTATATTATCAATAAAATTTAAAGATAAAGAAATTTTAAATACTGGCGATATTACTTTAACAAAAATACGATTAATAATAATAAATGAATTTGCATTTAATATTATAATATATATATGGTATATATTATATAAATTTGAGATAGTTACAGGAGCAAATCCATTTTTTGTATTAATATTATCATTTATACAGAATATTATATTATTTACATATTTATTAATTCATGGAATATCTTATTCTGATATGATAAAATATGCAATTGTTTTATTAATATTTAAAATATTTCCTATATATTCAATGAGAAATGATATGAATATTAGTTTTTTCGATGTTTATGTATCTATTTATTTATATCTTATATATATATTTTTATTATTAGTTATATTTAATATATTTTTAAAGAAAAATTTTAATATTATAAATATGTTTAAAAAGGATATTACAAATGAAAAGTATAATAAAAATATTTCAAGTAATGCATATGATACAATATATAATGATATGATTTTACGGATAATTAAATAATAATTTATTTAATGATAAAATTATTTGACTAATCAAATAAATAATATCATTTATTATTATTTTAATATCATTATTAATTTTTGTTTCATTTATGAACGATTCAAAAAATAGATTTTCTACTTCTTTATTATAAGTTAAAAATAATTGCCTAGAAATATGTGGTTTAATATCGTTATTCAAATTTAATAATTTATTACATATGATTAAATTATGTAATTCATAAACATCTTCACAAATATTATTTAATTCTTTAATAATATTTTCTATTTTCATTTATTATCCTATAATTGAATAAATAATTTTATATATTCTTTTAAAGTATTTCTGCAATTTAAGCATTTTGTTATTTTTGTATTGTGATATTTCATACTTTGCATAACACATTCATTACAACATGTATGACCACATGGAATTGCACACATATTAATTTCATTTTCAAAACAAATAGGACAAATATTTTTATTTGACTTTTCAAAAGGAATAATTTCTTTTGTAGTATTTATAAATAGATTTCTATATGCGAGTAATTTTATTTCTTGTTTTTCAATATCATCATTTAATTTATTTTTATTAATAATATAATATTCATTTACCCATTTATCTGCATAATTTTTAAATAATTCAATATATTTGATAATATGATCATTCATTTCACTAGTATCTATCATATCAGGTGTTTCTCTGCATAATTGCAACATTACATTCTGATGTTTTAAATAAATATTACATTTATAATTAATAATATCTTCTTTTTGTTTATCTAAATTTATACTAACAGTTTTATTTTCATTTAAACTTTTATTGAGATTTCTATAATCTTTTAAAAGTTTCTTTGCATCTATTGAATTATTATTATTATCATCATCATAAATACTTAAATTTAATTCATCATCTAAAATATTATAATCAGTATTTATATTTTGATCGTATGCTTCATTAATAGAACTATAATTCATTTTATAATAAATGAAAAATAAATAAAAAAATGATAATTTAACTTAATTATTTTAAATTATAATGTCTTTAACTATCTCATCAAAGCAAACATTAAAATTAAATTTAATTAATATCTATAATTCAAATGATACTTATGATTTAATTTCTTTATATAGAAAATTAAGAATTTATAATGATAAGATCCGTTTATATACAAAGGATGATAATATATATGAAAATTATATTGCAGAATTATATAATATTTTAGATGAATATATGTATGGAGATGGCGAATATAGTAATGATGCAAAAAATAAATGTTGCAATGCTCTTCGTAAAGTTATCAAAAATATAAAATGAGTTTTAATATAAGTAAATATAAATAAAAATGAAATTATTTTTTTTATTTTAAAAATATATAATGAACGATTATATATCTAATCATTACATTGATATTAGTCAAATATATATACCAAAATATATATATATGGATGAACTATATGATTATGATGAAATATTATTAAACATTTCACGAAAAAAAGAACAAGAATTAGGAAAAAGAAAAAGAAGTATAGGAGAAGAAGAAAATGAAGAATAACTTCTTTCATATATATCTGAAAAAATATTTTTTTGGATTTATAATTCTCTTATTATGTTAATATTATAATTGTTTAAATATATTACTAAAATAATATAAAAAATGATAATATCTTTTAGTAATAATATTTACACCATCAAATGGAACATAGTAATGATGAAGATCAATGTATAAAAGTATATCAAAAAATAGAAGATAGTAATTTTAATACAAATGATGAACTTATTAAGGCAATTAGAGAACTTAATGTGAATTTTGAAGAAAATGGATGTATAAGGCTATTTTATCATGGATTGCGTTCATTCAAAAATGATATTAAGCCAAAAATTTCATACGAGTTGTATGATAGATTTGATGTAGAATATAGATGTGTTTATTATGAACATTTATATGGAGATGGCGAATATTCTGAAAATGTTGTTAAAGATTGCATGGATGTATTAGATGAAATTATTGACGCACTCATTTTAGAAGATTAAAAAAGATAATTTATATGACAAAATTAAGTTTTTGTCATTTATATCAATCATCTAAATCAGTATCATTGGAACTATCATAATTATCATTAATAATACTTAATAATTTATCAAATAATTTATCAAATAAAACAATTGATGCTAATTCAGCATAATCTATTTTAGATCCAATAAATTCAAATTTAGAATTATAATAAAGTTTAAATAATTCTATTGCATTTTCAATAGAATTATTTGAATAATGATTAATAATATAAATATTCTGGTCAATAGTATTATTATCTGTATAAATTTCAATAAACTCTTCAAGAAATAAATAAAAATATATTATACTATAATTTTTATTATATTCTTTAACAAAATTATTGATAAATTTTAATTCATCAAAAATTATTTCTGACATTATTAAATATAAAAAAGATATTTAAAGAAACTTTTAAATTATCCTTAAATCATTAATAGTAGATGATAGAAATGAATATAATGATGCATATGCTAAATCTTTATAGAATAGTTCTTTATTATTATAATCATTAAAATTTATATTTCTTATATTTTGATTAAATAATTTAATAGCATCATAAACGTCGCCTGCATAATGAATGATTATCTCCTGATTTTCACCAATAGTATTATTTGAAGATACTATTATATTTATTTCAGTTTCTAATATTTTTTCATAATTTTCATTATTTGTTTTGTATTCATATAATAATAAATTAATCAATTCATCTTCATCAAATGAAGAAACCATAATAATATTAATAATGGTAATTATAATGATCATTTTTTATAAAAAATGATTTTTAAAAATAAATAAAATAATTAGATAAAAATGGTTTATTTGTTTGATGAAAATGAATTTATTAAATCAATTGTTAATAGTAATGATTATGAGAAAGCATTATATGATAAATATTCAAATGAAATTGTATTTGGATCTAAAAAAGAAAAAGAGATTTATTCTAACTATGAAAAAACTTTCATAATAGATATAGATTTATATGAACGTTTTATGATTCAAATGTCTTTTAATGAAGATATTATCTTTATCAATCATATTCCATCATTATTTGATATATTACAATGTAAAGTAGATATTGAAAGGGAAAATACATATTTAAGTGATGCAGATACAGATATTGATAATTAAAAAATAAATATGTTTTAATATTTAAGTAAATAGTTAAAAAATGATAAGTAAATAGATAATATTTTATTATGACATATTCAACGATGGCATCACCCACTTTTGACGAAGCGGCATTTATCTCTACTATATTGAGAATTTGCCGTGAGGACTATTCGCTCAATACCACCACGATTTTTACGGAAAATTACATAAATGAAATTGGATTTAATACTGAAAAGGAAAAATCAATTTTGCAAAAACTTCGCGATAACGCAGGACCTGACTCACTCATTTACGACGAATCATTATATTCATATTTACTAAACAAATTTGAATATGATTTAGATGATTGTTATGATAGTGAAGAAGATACTGATATAGAAGAGTGAATGTTTATTTTCCATAAGGGCAAAAATTATTAGTTTTTGTTCTTTTTTAAATTTATTTAATTCTGATTTTTAAATTTGTATTAATAATTAAGAATTTATAGAAAAAATGAAACTAATATTTAATAAAAATAATTATGGCATATACAATGATGACATCAACAACTTTTGACGAAGCAAAATATATTTCGGCAGCTATTGGAAAGATTTATTATGACTATTCATCGCGGATTGACAGAATAATTCTTGACCACTATATGCTAGAAATTGGGCATGATTTGGAGAAAGAAGCGGCTCTTCTAGATAGTTATCGCAAAGAAGGAAAGGCAACTCATGGAACGTTATATGACATTCTATATTTCAAAGTTAATACAGCAATTGACGGCGAAGAAATGGAAAGTTATTATCGGATGGATCACCCATCTTGCATGAACTAAATATTGAGACGTATAAGGGCAAAAATGAAAATTTTTGTTCTTTAACAAAAAGAAGCAATTAAAGATGAAATTGATAATAGTTATATTTCTGTTAAAGTACAAAAACTTATGTTATTGCATATTAAAATCTTAAATTTATTCCGACGTAGTACTCCATATACACCCCATAAAACTACACTGATATCAATTTTATAGATACCATTTAAGTGTGCAATATGTAATAAGTGCTATCTAAATGAGCATTTCATCGTTTACATTTAAGACTGTAAAAATTACTATACATGATATTTTCATTTTTTTTTTAAAATGAAAAAAATTAATACAAAATATCTAGATATAAAAGATAAATTTTTTCTTTATATAATGTATTAAGGAATTTATTATATAAAATTAAACTTAATTTTAATTCAACATAATCATCTTTATATCTTTCTTTTGCATCTTCAATTTCTTCTTTTGTGCAATAATTTTCTAAAATTAATTTACAATTATGAGCCTTAGTCATTTTAGTAAAAAAAATATCAAAAAATAAACTATAATTTTTATGATTATAAGAAATATCATTATTAATATAAAAATTAACAATTTCTTTTATAAACTTATCTTCGTCAAAATTAATTATCATTAATTAATAAAAACAAAAATATATATTTTTGCTTTTATATAATGTTCAATCTTTAAATGATTGTTTCATGATTGTTCATCATCTGTTTCTGCTTCGCTTTCATATTCATCAACTAGAACTTTCTCAACCAATAGATATAATTCATCATATAGCGATGATAGATCAGTTTCAGAGAGACTTCCAGAAGTTTGAGGAACATCAATGACTTCATCAAAAAATTGATCAAATATAAGTGTGATATCATATTCATCAGAGCTTCTGTATTTAGCGATACAATCAGCAACAAATTTTTTTTTATTGATAGATGTCATATTAAACGGCATAATTATATAATGAATATAAACTAATCATTTTTATTTATAAATATAAAAAAATAAGACAAAAATAAAATAATAATTAATCATCAAAAGTATCATCATAATAATTAATTTCTTCATCAGTATAATAAACCTCTGTTTCTGCATCACTTAATTCAATTTTATTTTGATTATCAATTGCATCAAGAAATTTAGAGAATAATTTAGGAACTAATAAAGTTTTTACATAATCATTATTATAAACTTTTTTAGAGTTTTTAATTTGTTTTTTTGTATAATAGATTTCAATAATATTATCAATTGAATGAATATTATTTCTAATTAAAATATCAATATGTTTTTCAAATAAAGTTGTACAATAACCAACATAATCAATTATATAATTACTTCCATCATATTCATACATAATACTATTAATAAAATTAGTTTCATTATAAGCAATAGCTGATGCTGTCATTATAAATTAAATAATATAATGAATTCAATCATTTTTTTTATATTTAAGGATATTTAAAAATTATCTTTAAATAAATGATAATTATGTCTAAAAGTTTAGTATTATCTGAACTTATAAAAGATAAAGAAGAAATTGAAAATAATATTTATAATAATATTTGGAATATTGATTTTTATTATAAAAAGTTAAATGAGTTATCTTTACTTAATGATTATTATAATGATTATATTAATTTACAATCAAGACATGAAAAATTATTAATAAAAAATTATGATAAACTTAATATCATAAATGCCAAATTAAATAATTATCATAAAATAAATGATTTTTAAATATCTTTTTTTGATATATTATATTATAATATGTCTTCAAATATAATATTATTAGAACTTATAAAAGAAAAAGAGAAGATTGAAGATTTAATTAAAATTAATAATATAAATATTGATATTTATAAAAATAGGAAACAAGTTGCAAATAATTTATTAGAATTAAATGAATATGCAATGCAAATAAATAAAATAGAAAAATTATCAAATAAATACGAAATAGATTTACTTAAAATAAAAGAGAATATTGAAGATAAATTATTTGTAGATAAACAAAAAACTACATATATAAATTTAGAAAGATTAGAATTAAAAGTTAAAAATTTAGAGTCAGCTTATTTAATATCAATAATTTTATTATTATCATATTATTATTATAAAAAATGAATTAAACAAAAAAAGATTATATGATATTATATTTTATTTATTCAATTTAAGGATAATATATAAATCTCTTTAAATCATTTTTTTTATAATAATAGTTATTATAATAACTATATAATAATATTATATGTGTTAGTATTATTAGAAAATGTGCCAATAAATGAAATGATGTTATTTTTGTTATTTTAGCTATGAAATAACATATTATAGCTAAATGAATTATAATTAACACATATATATTTTTAATTTTATAAATATATGATAAATCTATTAAATATCCAAATACCATTACTGATCTATCAATAAATTGTGCTATTATTGATGATGTTCCATGGTTCCAAACACTAACTAATGGACCAATAATATAAGTTATGAATATTATAAATGGTGGTTGATATATAAATATTGCAAATGAATGAATAATTAACATTAAATATGACGTTAAAAATAAATCTTTATTTGCCATTTTTTTAATTTATATATAAATATTATATATCATTTTTTATAATAATTTAGAGTATATTATATATTAGAAATGCTATAATTAAATATAAAGAATATATAATAGTTGCATCATCATTATAAGAATTTTTATTAATTTCTATTTCTATATTTATTTTTTGAATTTCTTCATTTATGTTTATAATTGAATGTTTAATTTTTGAATTTCTTCATTTAGTTCTTCCATTTTTTTATATAAATATTATATAACTATTTTTCATTATATGTCTTATTCTATTAAAATTAATTTTGAGGCATTCAAATTTATTCCATATGAATATAAAGAACAATGTTATAAATCAATGTTAAATGACATTTACTATTTTTATTATAGTAAAAAGCCTAATAAAAATGAAAAGATTATTTGCATTGATGGAAATAAATTCAATTTATCACGTGATAATATTTTATTAATGGATAATGATAATGATAATGATAATGATAAAGATAATGATAATGATAATGATAATGATAATTAAGATGAATAAATACTTGTAATATTACTTTGAATAAATGGTATTCCTAATAATATTTGTTCCATTAAATTAATATCATATTCAATTTTGCCATTAATATTGATAACTGGTGCATAAATATGCGTATATATAATATTATTAGTTTCCAGTAAATGACCATAATTTATTAATTTATTATTTCCAATAATAGCAGCAATATTTGAAAAACTTGATACTTTTACACCTTGAAATATTTTTTTGCATTTGGATAAACAAAAAAGATCCAGAACTGCTTCATAATTAATAATATTATCTGGATTATCATAATTAAGTTTAATAATATTTATTTTTTTATTATTTTCATTAGCATAAAAATTAATAATATTTATTATATATTCTTTCCAATTATTATCTTCACTAACAATCAAAAAACTTGGTTGATCTTCTGTCTCAATTATATTTTTTACATCTTGTAATAAACTATTAATAATAAAAGAGAATTCAGATGTTAAAGATATATGTCTATAATCAGTATTCGTAGCATATGGTTCTGATATTTTATCAGTTTTTCTTAAATGAATACCGTAAGTATTTTTAAGATCAGTAGGAATTTTATCTAAAATTATTTTAGAAGGTTTTATTATTTCTTTTGCATTATTTCCCCATTCTGATATAATTTGTTCAAAAGTTATAGATGGTATAATTTTTTTAAGAAATTTATATACATTATATGGACATCCAGAAGAAGCAGAATAAGGAAAAAATATTTTTTTTTCAAAATTATCAGGTTTAGTATAATTATTTTTAATTATAATATTATCATTTTCAGGAAAATCAAATAATCTAAGATCAAAAAAACTATTTACTCCCCATGCTTGTGTTGCGCCAATATTCTGATTAAAATAAACATGTACTTTATAATTCAAATATTTACATAATATATATAAAACAGTAATATCAGTTAATCTATCACCTATTCCAGCACCTCCAAAATCATATGAAATATTATTACTAGACATTTAAATAATAATTATAATAATAATCCTTAAATCTTTATTTAAGGATTTCTTATAAATGTCCTTAAATTAAAAATTGATATAATATTAATTATTTTAATTAGATTAATAATCTTAATAAAGATGTCATTTGGTTATATTTATATTAGAGATAATATTTGGTATATGCAAAATAATGTGTATAAAGTTGGTATAACTACTTCTATAAAAGATAGAAGCAATACTTATATAACTGGTGAAATATATAGAGGTTTTTATGTTAAAATTTATGAATTGAAAGTTAATCAAAGTCAATTACGTTTAATTGATAATTTAATTACAAATAACTTTAAAAAAGATTATAATATATATTTTGATGGAGGAACAGAATTTTATAATAGAATAATTATAAATATGATTGAGCCATATTTGAATGAACTTAATATTAAATTTAGTTCTAAAACAGAAGATGAATTATCTAGAATAAATAGAGAAAATATTAAAGATATTATTATTAATAATTATTTAAAATTAGTTTCTAAACTTTTAATTTTAAAAAAAGAAAAAGAAAAAATAATATTGAGAGATTATCAAATAACAGCCATTGATTATATTGAAAAAAAATTAATTAAAAATAATAAGATCTATTTATGTTTAGCAACTGGTGCAGGTAAAACACAAATAGCTTTTAATGTATTTTCTAAAATTAAACCATTAAATATTTTAATATTTTCACCTAGAATTGCAATAAAAAATCAAAATGATAAATATTTTAAGATGCTTAATGATATTGATTGTAATATTTATAATTATTGTTATCAATCTTATAGAAATGTATATGATTTAATTATTAATGATGATATCAAAAATATATTTATTTGGTTTGATGAAGCTCATTTTACATTAGATAATTGGATTATAGATATTGATAATGAAATTAAGCAATTTTTTATGAATGATAATAATTATATTAAATATAGATTATTTACAACTGCTAGTCCAAATAAAGAATTTGTTATAAATAAAAAGAAAATTTATGGCGAATTATATGAACCAATCCGATTTAAGGAATTAAAAGATGTAGGATATTTAGCAGATATTAGAGTTGAAATATTTGATAAAGAAATAAATAAAAATAATATAGAATTTAATAATTTAATTTTCAATACTTTTAATAAACCAAATGAAAAAAGAAAACAAGGTTTAAGTTTTCATAATAGCTGTATTAGTGCTTATCAATATTATTTACATCATCTAAAATCATTTAATACAGGTAAAATAGATATTAAACCTTATATTTTAATTAATGAAGAATTTATTAAAAATGAAAAAATAATTAATATTGATGATACTGATATTGATGATCCTTTTGATAGATTTATTAAAAATTATAAAGATATTAAAAAAATTAAAAAAGATTTAGGTTCTGATATTATTTATTATAATAATATTAATGAATTTGAATTAGAAGTTGAGAAAAATCAAAAATCAGTTGGATATGTTGTTGCAAAATATTCAATGGGATATGATAATAAAAATATAGACATAATTTATTTTACTGATTATAAATTATCATCTAAGGATATAATTCAATCAATTGGAAGAGGCACTAGAATTTGCAATGATAAATATTTACGTATAATTTTGCCAACCAATTTTAATAATGAAGTTGAAAAAGAATATAAGAAAATTGAAAATGTCCTTAAATATCTTTTATTAGATATTGAATTAGAATATGATAAAATCAAATGTTATAAATTAGATACGATTAAAAAATTATCATCAATAAAATCGGATGATTATGAAATAGCTGAAATAATTGAAGATACAAATGAAAAATCTAATATAAATACGATGAAACATAATATAATAATTAAAGCTAATCAATGGACTGTTCCAAAAATAATAAATCAATTAAAATTCAATAATATTCATAATATTGAAGATTATAATATTTATAAAAATTTAAATAAAAATATTAATTTGCCAGATATTAATGAGTTATTAGAAATGCAAAATTTTAATTTTAAAGATACTTATATAAATGAAGAAGAATGTCCATATTATTATAATAAATATGAATGTATTGATATTATTAAAACTTATAATGATTATTTCATTATAAATGAAATATATGATGATAATGATAAAATAAAATATTTAAATTCATTTGACAAAAAAATACCAAATTTTAATTTCTGGTATTTTTATGGAGGAAAAAGAAATGATTATTTTATTGATTAATGATTTATTTTTTCTAATTTTTCTAATTTTTCTATTTTTTTAAATAATTCATCAAATCTTATTTGATTATTTCTATTATTTTCATCAATTCTAAATTGATTATTCATATTATTTTCATCAATTCTTAGTTGATTATTTCTATTATTTTCATTAATCATATTTGTTGTAAGATACATATGATATGCTCCGAATGTCATAGAACCAATAGCACCTTTTAATATAATTTTTAAATCATCTAATTTCATCATTAATAATAAAAAATATTATTAAATTCTTAATCATTTTTTTCATTAATAATAATATCTTTGCATAAGGATTGTAATAATTGAATATGTTTAATATCATAATTCATTCTATCATTAATATCATCTAAAATTCTAACTATTTCTTTTTGAACTTCAATTGGAGGAATTGGGATATTAATTGATTTTAAATTTTCACTATTTAATTTTGGATAAGTTGATCCAGTTCTATATTCTTGAAAATTTATAGTATGTAAATAATAATAAATGAATGAAATATTTATCGTATCATTAAATTTAATAACATATACATCTCCACTACAATTAATTTTTCCATATGATAAATATAATGAACCCAATGAACCTGTTCTTGCTGTTAATAGATAAATATCATCAAATAAATAATTATCAACATAATCTATAATACCATTAGCACCATAAAATGGATAATTCCCTTTAATTCTATTATTTGCATTAATATCTTTTCCAGTTTTAATAAAATCGCAAATTTCACCCAAATATTTATATATAATATTACTATATTCTCTTAATTTAATTAAGAGAATATATTCTTGTTCATATTTGATTTGTGAAATTCTAGTTTTCATTGTTTCAATTGATTGTTCTAATTTATCAATTTCTTCAACTTTTTTATTTTGAATTTCAATTGATGGTATTGGTATTTTCATTAAATTAAATTCTTCTACATCTAATTTTTTATTTGCACATCCTAATTGATAATTCTCTTCAATATATTCTTGCTTATTTAATAAATAATAATAAATATATTTAATATTAATTTTATCTATATAATTTTCTTTTATTTTAATATGATATAATAAATTGCTATGAATGCTATTATTTTTATAATATCGGATAGGACATTTACCATTTCCATTAAATGCTTGTGCTATATATAATGCATTTGTATTATAATATTGATATTTTATTTTTCTTGTTTCTTCTGTAATTTCAGCTTTGCTAATAAACATAATATCTCCATTTTCATCATCAACAACTTTTGATGATTGAATAGTTCCTTCAACTAAATCAAACATTTGACCAAATTCAATTAATTCAATATCATGTTTATCTTTATATTTAGAAATAATATTTTCTTGATTTACTTTTAATTTAAAACTATAATTTTTATCTAAATCAGCAATTGCAATTAATTTAACTTCATTACAATTTTTATTAATTTCTAAGAATTCAATATTTTTATGATTATCAATTCCTTTTTGTTTCTTAAAAATTAATATTTTAGTTTTAACACCAGTTGAATTAAATGCGCCTCCACTAACATTAATAACTTTAAGAATTTTACAATTATCTATTAAATATTTTCTAATATTGTAATAACTTTTACTAGATAATTCTGAACCATCAGGCAATACAATGCCACATATTCCATTATCTTCTAACATATAAATAACATGTTGTAAGAATAAGGATGGACCATTATTTGTATTAACTGGATAAACATCTTCAAATTTAATAGATGATGATTTAAAATTATAATCTCTATATTCTTCAAATTTAGATTTTAAATCTTTATAAGTCATTTTTATTCCAAATGGGGGATTTGTTAAAATTAGATTAAATTTTTTATTTTCAAATATATATTTATTATTACTTAATGAACAATTATTTAAAATATTAATTTTTAATGAATTATTATTATTAAATAATATTGATGCTAATGCATATTTAATTGTATCTTTTTCAATTTCACATCCATAAATATTATTCTTATTTATATTAAGAAAAGAAGATGTTCTATTTAAAAGACCACCTGAACCACAACACGGATCATAAAGAGAATAATTATCATCAATTAAAATATAATCTTTAATATTAAATAATAGTAAATTAATTAATTTAAAAGGTGTGAAGAATTGCCCAAGTTCTTTTGAAGAATTACCTTTACCATAAGAATTTGTGAAATATTCATAAATATTACCTCCTGTATCAGCAAATAATTTTATAAATAATTCTGAATTATTAATATCTATCAATTCAGAAATTTTATTAATAATAGTAGTATAATTTTTTGGATAATTTCTCATATTAAATATCATATCATCACTATTAAATACATTTGGTAAAATAGTAATAATAATTTTCATAATATATAATTTAATATCATTATCAATATTAAGACTTTTATTAAATTCTTTAATATCAATTAAATATTTTTCATATTTCTCTAAATTTTCTACTGAAATTTTATTTCTAATTTCAAGTTTAATATCATCATTTTTATAAATAATATTTAATAATCGGAATATAATAATTCTAATAATATCATTACTAGCCTTTAAACCTACAATTGACCCATTTGAATATAAACAATCATGACATGATTTAATGCAATTAAGTAATTTATTTTCAATTTCTTTATATTCATCATTATTTTTCTTATCTTCATCTGATAATGTCCATATGACTTCATTTTTATATTCAATATTTACAATTTCTTCTTTAATAGTTTCATCAGTAGGTTTTATAGCATCTTTATCTATTTTATTAAGACGAGAAATTAATGTTGATTTCGCATAATTTTTTTTAGTTTTAGAATTAAAATATTCAATGCTTTTTTCTTTACACAATTCAATTAATTCATCATCTGATAGTTTTTTATAATCCATAATAATAATGATTATAATGAATATTATTAAATCAATTTTTATTTCTATAATAGCCCAAAAATATATTTAAGGGTTTCTTATGAATGTCCTTAAATATATTTTTAGGTTATGTTAATAATGCAATCATTTATGCGCGATAATTCATCAATATTCTTTATTTTTAATTCTAATGATTTTTTATAAATATCTAAGTATTATCATATTCATCCAATTCATTTTTAACTATTGCGGGTGTAATTTCCTTAAATGTTTTAAATTTAGCATTCATAATAACCATTAAATCATCTTTTTTATTTTTAATTAAATCATTTTTAATAGCATTTAATAATGTTTTCTTATCTTTTTTAATATTTATTATTGAAGGTGTTAATATATATTTATCTGCGCTATGTATTTTAATGTATTTTTTAATATAAATATTAAATAAATATAAATGATTTGAAATATATTTATCAATATTTGAATTTATATAATTAATATCATCATTCTCATTCTCATTATCATTATCATTATCATTAACAATTATTAATAATTTTTTATAATAATAATTATTTATTTCATCTTTTTTATTTATAATTTCTATACCTTTATTATTAATTTCTTCTTCATTTTTATTTATATATTTATGATTAAAATAAAGAATTATTAATATTACTGATATTAATGCTAGTTGTATATTATAATAATTACTATTATTATTATTATTAAGGCGAAAGTTAAAATTTATTATAAAATGAATATATAATGATATTAATATTATATCAATCACAATAATTATTATTGAAATTATGATATATTTATAACTAATATTATAATTATCAATATGATTTAATATTTTAGATATATCTAAAATTTCACAAATTATAGATATTTTATTTATTGCTTCTTTTTATTCTAAAATATCATTATTTTTAATTTTAATTTTACTATATTGAGAATTTATTGTAGATATAATACAAAGACTAGCAATACCAATTAATGCAATACCAGACATAATTATAAATTTAATTATAAAAACAAAAATAATCAATTTTTATATTTAAGGATTTCTTATAAATGTCCTTAAATCAATTTAAATTAATAAAGTACTTTTAATAATATTTTTAATTTCATTTTTAATATCTTTATAAATATTTTTATTGATACTTAAATCTATATCTTTAATTCTTTCTTCTATATTATTTATTTTATTATTATAATATTCTGATAATTCATATGAATTTTTTTTAATCAATTTATTTGATAATTGTTCTATATTTGTATATTTCCATTCTCCGTTTTCTCTTATTAAACATCTATTATTCAAAATATTGAAATTAAAAAAATGATTTTATTTTTCTTATAAATATTAAAAAATAATGTCATCTATTATATTCAATTGCGAGTTTTGTGAATATAAAACAAAAAAGAAATATAATTTTAATAGACATCAAATAACAGTACATCATAAAAATGTAATTAATGAAGAAGAAGAAATTATAGAAATAGAAGAAAATAAAGAAGAAATAGAAGAAGACATTAAAGAAGAAGAAAATAAAGAAGAAGTAGAAGAAAATAAAGAAGAGATTAATAAAAATATAATTAATGAAAATAAAGAATTTATATATTTATTACAAGAAAGAGAATTTATTAAAACAAAAGAACCTATATATAAAATAGGAAAGACAAAACAGGAAAGATTAAAAAGAATAAAATCTTATCCTAATGGTTCGGAATTATTATTTTATATAGTATGTAATAATTGTGATAAAATAGAAAAAATAATAATAAAAGAATTTAAAAATCATTTCATTCATAAAAAAGAATTTGGAAATGAATATTTTATGGGTGATTATAATTCAATGATTGATACAATATATAATATAATTAGATCATCAAAAACAAAAGATATTAAAGATATAATTGAAGATAATAGATGTAGTAAATGTAATAAATTTTATAAAACAAAAAAAGTTTTAATTAATCATGAAAAAAGTTGTAATGGATTAAGTATATTAACTTGTCCTAAATGTATGATAACATTTTCATCAAGATTTTGCAAATCTTCACATATGAAAAGAAATAATTGTAAAGCAAAAAGTATAAATAATAATATAGATGATATAAATGATTTTGGAAATGAAAGAATAGATTATTTAGAAAATTTTCTAAATGAACCAGATATTAAAGATTTACCTATTCATAAAAGATTAATTAAATATATTGAATATAAATATTTTAATGAAGAATTTCCAGAAAATAAAAATATTAAATATAAAAATAATAATTGCTTAATAAAAGAAGATGGTAAATGGAAGCCTAAGCACATAAATAATATGATAATAGATATTATTGAAAAAAATAAATTAATAATATATACAGACGAAGACAATGATGATGATAACGATATAAATGATAATTATATTAAAAATGAATTAAAGGTTCTTATTAAATCATCTAAAAATATTTAAGGACATTAATAAAAACCCTTAAATATATTTTTAGGTTATGTTAACATTCATCAAAATAAATATTATAAATTTCTTCTTCTCCATATTCTTTAATTAATCTAAATATTTTTTTTGGATGTAAAGCTTTTGATATTATTTCTTCTCCTAATTCATGAAAGTTCTTTTTTATTTTTTCATAATCATATGTAAAAATTGATGGATTTAAAGAAAAACTACTCCATTCAATTTTATCCTGATTTTCTTTTAAAAGTTCAATTGCATTCTCATTTCTAGATAATTCATACCAATCAATTTTATCCTGATTTTCTATTAAAAGTTCAATTGCATTTTTATTTTGAGATAAATAATGCCAATTAATTTTATCTTTATTTGCTTTAAGAATTTGAATGGCATTTTTATTTCCTGATAAGAAAATCCAATAAATTTTATCTCGTCCCTCATAATAATTTTCTTTGAGAAGTTCAATTGCATTTTCATTTAATGATAATCCGATCCAATCTATTTTATCAGGATTTGCTTTTAATAATTCAATTGCATTTGGGTTTGATGATAAACTAATCCAATTAATTTTATCAGGATTTGCTTTTAATAATTCAATTGCATTTGGGTTTGATGATAAACTAATCCAATTAATTTTTTCTAGATTATTTATAATAAGTTCAATTGCATTTGGGTTTGATGATATAAATGTCCAATTGATTTTTTCTGGATTATTTCTAAAAAGTTCAATTGCATTAGGATTTTCACATAAAAATGACCAATTAATTTTTCCTGGATTATTTATAAGAAGTTCAATAGCATTTGGATTTTTTGATAATGTACTCCAATTAAGGTTATTAATATTAATCCAATCTCTTAATTTCATAAACATTATAATTAATTATAAATATAAAAATAAATAATCAATTTTTGATATTTAAAGACATTCATAATAAATCTTTATATTAAACAAAAAAAATGCAAAATATTGAGATGGTAAATCCAATTATTATTAGAAGATATCATCATAAGAAGGATATGTCATTTCCTAAATTTATAATATCATTAGTTATGGTTTTAGTATTTGGAACATATTTTATTATTTATGTAGATAATATAAAGTATTTAAAGACATTTATACGAAATCCTTAAATAGTTTTTAAGGATCTTTTATAAATGTCTTTAAATCAATTATTATTGATGTATATTTTTCCAATTGTTCAGTATATACTTCATGTGTTGCATCTGGTATTATAAATAATTTTGTTTTTTTATTTCTATTATATGCAAATTTTATGCCTGATTTAATATCTAGCCATGTATTTTGTCCATAAATGATGAATAATGGTAAATCTGGATTATTTATTTCAATTGGTTTTTTAGGGTAACAAAAATTATCAACAATTGAAAAAAACCCAATATCAGCAGTAGAATTAATATTTAGATAATATAGATAATTAAAAATATTATTTTTATTTTTAAGATGTTTAGAAATTTTACTGCATATATTAATAGTAATTATATACATAATATAATAACTTATTGGTTTAAGTATTTTTAATAAATTAATAAAATTAACTATTGGTATTTTTTGTATTAATGAATAATTGTTTAATCTATTATCTGAAAAACTCCATGGTTCAGCTAATATTAAAGCTTTTACATTATCAGGATATTTATTATAATAATTTGTTGAAACATAACATCCAAATGAATGTGCGCATATTATAATTGATTTTAAATTTAATTTTATTCTCCATGCTTCAATTGCATCGATAAAAATATTTTCAGATAAAATATTATTATCTGTAAATATTGGTTTTGATGATAATCCATAGCCGATTAAATCGATTGCATATATATCATAAATATTATATAATTTTTCATATACACTTATATATGTTGCTAATCCTGATGCAAAACCATGAATTATAACTATTATAGGTTTATTAATAGATTTGATATGAAGTGTATTAATATAATGATCATTATTTAAAAATACTTTATAATTTTTATATGGTATTGTTAATTCATTTAATAATTCATTTTGATAATATTCCAATTTAATTAAATTCATTTATTTATTATTTTTATCTAAGGTTATTTTTAACTATTATTATAACATGGTTGATTATGCAAATATTTCAAAAACAATGTCATATATTTTACGACATTCAAATATAGAAACTGATGATTATGGTTTCATTGATATAAATATATTATTAAATCATTATGATTTAAAGAAATATAAAATAACATTTGAAATAATTAAATATATAGTTAATAATGATAATAAACAAAGATATAAATTATCTGAAAATAATAAATTTATTAGAGCAAATCAGGGACATTCAAATATTAAGATAGTTAAAGTAGGGGAAGAAATTAGTGATGATATTTTATATGCTTATCATGGGACATCAATAAAAAATAGTGAATTAATAATGAATGGTATTGGATTATCAAGTATGAATAGACAGACTATTCATATGGTTGAAGATAAAAAAAATGTTTTATATTATTCTAAAATTATTATAAAAATAGATATTCAAAAAGCTAAATCACTTGGAATAAAATTTATTAAATCAGATAATAATTATATACTATCAAATGATATTATACCCGTAGAATGTTTATCAACCGAATTAAAAAAATAGATTTAAGGAATTCTTATAAATATCTTTAAATAACTTTTTATTATCATTATAAAAAATAGATGGAGAAAGAATTTGGTGAAAAGTTTGGACAAATGATTACATTAGTAATGCTATTAATGAAATGTGCAGCTCAAAATTGTGCAAAAGAAACAAAAAGTGCAGCTATAAATAAAAAATTAGCAGCCAAATATGCACAATTTAAAGTAGAAGAGAATAAAGCAAAAAAATTAAAATTATTAGGAGAAATTAATAAAACAAAAATAATGTATGAATTAAATACATGTGTGATTAAAAATTGCAAAACCCTTGTTAATGATTTACTAAGTAAACTTAAAGAAATTTCAAATATTGTTCCAAAAAATAGTCCTAAATATGAAAGAATGATTTTTGTTATTAATGAAATAGAAACTGTTATTAATACACCAGAATTAACAGAAAAACAATATAACAAACATATTAAAAATATTAATGATATATTAGCTACATTAGATTAAATTACCAAAAAATTATTTTTAGTATTATATAATATTAATTCTATTTCAACAAATATTTAATGGACCTCCATCTTTTATTGTAACTGCTATAATAAAGACATTCATTCCATTCATTTATAGACTTTAATCCAATAATACTGCGAACGAAACTTTGCAAAGAATAAAATTTTTCACCAGTGTTAATAGATGTTATAACTTCACAATAATCACTATCTTTATTATAAGATGCGCAATAATAAATATCATTTTTATAAACAGCCAATAGGCGATGATTTTTATTCTTAATCAATTGTTTTCCAAACATTGTTTATGATGATATTATAATTAAAAAATATCATTTTTTTATTTATTATTCATTTATAATAAACATTTTTATTTTTTTAAACTTTTTTCAATTTTGATAATAACATAAAAACTTTATTAATTTTTACATATTTTTTACGTTCGCTAATATAAATAACTCTTATATATTTCTTTTTTTCATAAATAACAGTAATTTTATTTTCAGTTTTCTTAAATTTATTTGCACCTCCTTTTTTTTGCATCTCTTCTTCTTCTATTTCTTCTTCTTCTTTCATTTCTTCTTCCTCTTTTTCTTCTTCTATTTCTTTTTGTATTTCTTCTTCTATTTCTTTTTCTTCTTCTTGTATTTTTTTTAGCATGTTAAATTTCTTTAACATAATATACGTATATGATGAGTTTTTTTTTCTATAATCACTTTCTTCTTTAATTGTCATATCTTCACTATTTATTTTAATTGACATATCTTCCTTACTTTTTACTTGATTTGTAAGGTAAATAAATTCTGATAACTTATTAAATATATCAGAATTTATTATGGTTATATTGGTTTTATCTACTTTTAGTTGTTTTTGCTTTTTAATTTCTAATGATAATGCTAAATTTTTTTCAAATATATATAAATCAAACTCTGTTTTATTAAATTTTTCTATTCTACATGTATTTTCATTTTTTAATGAAAATGATACATCATTATTATAATTTTTATTTATTATATAATTTTTATCTATTATATAATTTAGAATAGCATAAAATATATTATTATATTCAATATTTTCAATTATTATATTATAATTTTTTTCCATAATTATATTATTATATTTTGCATTATGATATAATAATAAATTAATATTTAAAATTAAATTATTAATTTTTGTAAAGAATAATATTAATTCTTTTCTTTCTTCTTTTCTATCTAATTCGGTTCTTCTATGATATATATATAATTTATATATTATTTGAGGTAAATAAAATTTAAAATTATTATTTATATAATATATTATTTCATCTATTATATCAACATATTTACTCTCTGTGATAATTTTTTTAATTCTGTTAAGCGCCAAAATTAAACTTTTACTAAAATTTGCGGTTATATATTTTGCAATTTCTTCCATATTCTGATGTGTTATATTTGTATAACTTTTATAAGAATATACACATAAATCTAGATGTGATTTAGATTTATACGTTTCTTTTTCTTGTTCTAGTACTATTTCTAGTTCTTTTTTTCGTTTACTTTCTTCTTCTCCTTCTCGTTCTAATTTTTTTTTTCGTATTTGGTCTACTTCTTTTTTTATTATTATTTCTCCTTCTTGTTCTCTTTCTCGTTCTATTGCTCGATATCTTTCTAGTTCTCGATGTATTTCTTCATGTAGAACTCTTTGTCGTTCTTGTTCTATTTCTCGTTCTATTTCTAGTTCTCTTTGTCGTTCTAGATTAGGTGATTCTATTACTGTAACTTGATCTAATATTGATATATATCTATTGTTATCAAATTCTTCAATATATTTATTACATTCTTCTATTAATTCATCAATATTATTAAAATTTAAGTCTTGAAAATATGATATAATAAAATTATTTATAGGACTTAGATTTTCTACACTAACAGCCTCATTATTGAGTATTATACATTCTTTAATTAATTTATTATATATTAATATATCATAAATTAATTTAATTTTTTCCTTGTTTTTAAAAATTTTTTTGATTTCTTTTTTATAGATACTATAACATATTATTTCACTATATTTAACAATATTAGGTAATAGTTCTAATAAACATTCCTGTATTTTAGCTTTATATTGATCATAATTATTTAAAGATATGTAAGTAAATAACGCACTTAATTTTATTATATAAGTTTTTATTTTAATTTTTGTATCTTTACTATTAAATATTTTTTTATAAAAACGTAATAATTTTTTATATTTTGGAATATAATATGAAAAATTATATTCTCCATTATCAGAAATACTATCATCATTACTATTTTCAATTATTGTATGTACCATAGTATCTTTATTACATTGTTTTTGAATAGGTTCTCTATTTTTCTCTTTTAGAATACTTGAAAATTTACTTGAAAATTTACTTGAAAGCTTAGATAACATTTATATTACTATTTCTTAATAATAAAAAAATTATACATAATAATTTTTGTATAAAATCATATTTCATTATTAAGTTAAAAAAATAAAAACATATTAAATATCTAGCATATTTAAAAAAAAATGAATTGGACTTATCATAATGATAATTTCATAAATAGTCCTGAGATGATCACTAAACATCAATTGGCATTTAATTTGAACTCAATTATTGTCAATTATTCTCATAATAAAAATCTGGAAAGATTTTATAGAAAAATTAACAGACATTCAAAAAACATATCTTTCTATATTTCAAATGATATGTTTATTGATTTTAAACTAGATATTAAGCGCGTTTATGATGATATGATTAATGGTGAGTTTGATCAAACTATTATCAATGATTGTATCAGAGACATTCAACTCATTATACTGGGTCTTCTTGAATTTGAATGAGTTAAAATAAGATATATAAGGCAAATTAATTTTTGTCTTTATATCTTTATATCTTTTATAATTTAAAAAATGAATTTATAAAATATTTTTAAATAATATTTAAATGGATTTAAAAATAACAAATCAAAGTATTTATTTACATAATTTTGAAGAAAATGAAAAAAGATTAAAAGAAACAGAAGGAAAATTTATAACTGATTATCAATTTGAAAAAGCAAAAGAAATTTATAAAGATTTTTATGATATTGATTGTGATAAAAAAATATTATCATTAATTGTTGCTGAAACTCAAATGGGAAAAACAGGAATTATACAAGCTTTAACATATGAATTTGTCAAAAATGATAATATTAATCCTTTAAATATATTTATTTTAACTGGTTTATCTTCATGTGAATGGGTAAAACAGACTAAAGAACGATTTATTGATATAATTAGACCTAATATTTTTCATAGAAATACAATTGGAAAATTTGCTGAATCATTAAAAATATTGAAAGATATGATAATATTTTTAGATGAAGTTCATATTGCTACAGAACTTAAAAATGAAATTGGAAGAAACTTTTTAAATAGTGGTTTATTAAATATTGATAATTTAATTGAAAGAAATATTAAGATAATTCAAATATCTGCAACTCCTGATATTGCATTATCCGAATTATATAAATGGGATGAAACAAATTATAATGTTTCTATAATAAAATCACCAGATAATTATATTGGTATTCAAAAATTGCTAGATAATAATCAAATATTTGAATATAAATCTTTAACAGATATAAATAATGTTAAAGAAATTAAACAAACAATTCACATTAAATATGGAAATAATTTTAAATATCATTTATTAAGAGTTCATACAAATGTTTGTGATAGTTATATAACTATGAAGAATATTAATAATGTTTTTGATGATGATGATAAATTTTTAGTTAGAAATTATTTTTTAGATGAAGAAACTGATTCATCTGAAGATTTGAATGATTTATATTTAGATAATAAACCTAATAAACATACTATCATTATTATTAAAGAAAAAATAAGATGTTCATATACAATAAATAAAACTAATATTGGTATTTTATATGAAAGAAAAGCAGAAACTATTCAAAATGAAACAACAATTATTCAAGGTTTTTTAGGTCGTGCATGTGGATATTATGATAATAGTAATAGAAATATAATTATTTATACAAATTTGGATAAAGTTACAGCTTATATATTAAAAATTAAAATGGAACATGAAAAGATATTATATAGAATTAAAAATAATAAAAAAAATATTAATAATAAAGAAATCAATTATAATATTAAAAAATATATTTATGATGAAAAAATAAAAACAAAAGCATATAATATTAAAGTAATTGATGATATACCTGATATTAAAAAAAATTTAATAAAAGGAATTAAACCTAATGTTAAATTTAATGAAGTATATCATAAAGAAGAACTAGATATAATATTAAAATCTAAAAATTATTATGATAATTTTCAGCAATATACTGCTAAACAAAAGTATAAATTAACTTATAATAGTAAAATGAATGGATATGCAAAACTTAAAGAAGCTATTAAAAATAAAACTTATATGGATTATAAAGATTTATATGCTTCAAAATCATCTCAAATCAAATCTATAAGTGAAAATCCAAAATCAATAATTGTAATTGTTAATAGCGCACAAAATGAAATTTATCTTCTTCATTATAATAATTAAGAAATAGTTATTTTTGTATATTTGATAATATATTCCATATATGATTAGATATATATACTGTTGCTAATGTATTTGTCATGGTTATTATAACTAGCTTATTGAAATTCATATTCATTATTATGATATAAAGATAAAAAATAAATCTTTATATCTTTTTAAATTATTTTTGTATTAATATTTATAATAATTAATAAAAATTGATATTATTTATTAATAATAATATTCCCCATGCATTAAGGAACAATAGTTGGTGAATTTTATAATGATTTGAAAGTTTGAGAATGATCAAAGTATGCATACTTAAAAATATGTATATGGGCTAAGAAATTGAAGGTTTAAATACCTGAAATGGAATCGCTGAAACCTAGATGAATAAAATACATTGGCTATTAGTTTCTTTTTGCAATTTTTTGTAATTTTCATATATATATCCATGAATAAATATCAATATTTTCATCATAACTAAGATATTTATTTTTTTTTATTGTCATTTTCAGTGTTAATTCCTATGTCAATGAAGTCATAGAAAATCATTTAAATATAAAGAAATCGTTATAAAATCCTTAAATAAAAAAAATGATTAATTATAACAATCATAATAATCATTACATCAATACGTAAGATAATGACATATGTTTCTTATTATAGTTATATAATGTATTTCTGTCTTTATTTGTCTATAATGATAATTGGTTTTATGTTTGGAATACTTGTTTATCATAATTCAATAGATGATAAAGATAATAAATATGATAAAGGCAATAATGACGAACCAATAATAAAACATTCAACAAATGATGAAATTATTAAAGTTATTAAGACAATGAAAAAAGATTTAATTGTAAATAAAGATAAATATTCTTTTATTGAAATTAATGATATCATAAATATTATTATAGATATTTACATTAAAAATAAATTTGAGTTTAAAAGTGATGATGATATTAATCGTTTTATCGAAAATAAAAGAAAAAATATTATTAAAGATGTTAAAGTAAAATTACTTATCAATTATAAAAATGACCTTATAAATAAAATTATTATGGAAAAAAATTTACTTAATATTACTTTAACTATTAATGATTTGAGAAGTATTAAAGAAAATATTGAAAATCACAAAAAAGAAATTGATAATTTATTTGAATTAGTAAATGAAATAAATATCATTGACATAAGAATTTGTAATGATTGAAAATGAATAAAATTATTTATAAAAAATGAATATTATTATATTTTTTTTGAATAACTATCAGATGTATATATATGAAATTACAACAATTAGGCAAAATATTATTAATGCCCTAAAAATGCAGTTAGATGATAAAAATAAAATTATTGATGATTTAAAAATCAAAAATAAAATTATTGATGATTTAAAAATGCAGTTAGATGATAAAAATAAAATTATTGATGATTTAAAAATCAAAAATAATGAAATAAATAAATGTTCTATATGTCTGGATAATCCAATTTCATATTGTTGTATTCCATGTGGTCATACATATTGCACTGATTGTATTAATAAAACTAATAATTGTTATATTTGTCGTGGTATCATTTCAAACAAACTTAAATTATATTTCTAATTTGAAAAATGATTTAAGGAGATTTTAAAGATTTCTTTAAATCATTTTTTTTATAATATTAAATATAATTAATGATAATACTATATTTATTTATAATATTAAATCAAATAATGCCTATTTTGTCTTTAATCAATATAAATATAGGTGCAACTGGATTACTTATTCCATATACCATTGGTGCATTGGGATATATCAAGCAAAATTTGAATATTTGTAATTATCATTTAACAGGTATTTCAGGTGGTTCTTTTGCATCTGTTATATATCATCTAGAAAATGATATGAGTAATCATGATAAATTATGGGATAAATATATTGGCAATGATAATGTTAATGTTAAAATAAATAAGAATTTAGAAGAATTTCTACAACTTATCAAATATAATATTATAAATAATTATAAAAATGTTAATGTTGATAATATTCCTATTTCAGTTGTCGTATCAAGAATTAATAATTTCAAAATTATTAATGAAAAAATAAATAAATTTAATAATCTAAATGAATTATTAGATATTTGTATTTGTAGTTCATATATTCCATATATTAGTGGTAAAACATTTTCCAAGAATTATAAGAATAATAATTATATCGATGGTGCAATATTTAGAAATTTACATCATTTTGATTGTATTGACAAATGCGAAAGAAGTATTTATATTCATAAAAATATGGCTAATAGAAATTTTGAGTATAAACATCTTTTTTATGTAGATAAAAATATTTCTAGAAAACTATTTAATTATGGCTGGATGGATTGTGAAAATCTTCATAAAAAATGATAATAATTTTATTATCATATTCAATGATGATCTTAATGTCATATTCAATATTATCTTCAATAATTATAATCTATCTCTATAATTTCTATAATATTTTTGATATTTCATTAGTATATTATAATATTCAAATCATTTTCCATAATGTATCTTTCTTTATTTATGAAATTATAAATATTTTCAAAAATGATGATTATAAACATTTGTGTTTATCTGAAAAAATAGTTTCATCAATTTTCGTATCAATTTATATTATCATTTATATTTCTCTTAAATCTACTATTATTTTAATAGATTTAGCTTTATATTCATATTGTAGTCTTTTTATAGTTCTACCAATCAAAACTTTAATATTTATACTAAAAAGAATTAATAAACTTATTAGAGATTTTATATTAAATTGTGACGATGATAATAATGAATATGTGTATATATATGAAAATATTATTACTGATACTTTACATAGTTATATTATAATTGTAATAATTATTATTAATAGTATTATTACAATTATTAGTATTATTTATACTATTAAATCTATATTATCAATTATTATTATTAGAATTACTAGTATTATTTATACTATTAAATCTATATTATCAATTATTATTATTAGAATTACTAATATTATTAATATTAATAAAATAATTCAACAAAATAAAAAATTATTGTATATAAATGAAAATCAAAATAAAATTATAAATGATTTAGAAACATTGCATTATTCTCCAAAATTATTAGAAATTAGAAATAATATTATTAATGAACTTAAAAAAGAATTAGAAGAAAAAAATAAATGCACTATCTGTTTCAATAATACTATCTCTCATTGTTGTAATCCATGTGGTCATACCTATTGCACTGATTGTATTGATAAAACCAATAATTGCTATATTTGCCGTGCTATTATTCGCAATAAGATTAAATTGTTTTTCTGAAATTTATAAAAAAATGATTTAAAGATTTGAATTAAAATTCTTAAATCATTTTTTTGAATATGGTCTATTTATCAATAATATTAATTATTATTATTATTATGATATTATTGATATGTCTTATACAAAATTATTTGTTTATTATTAAAATTATTAGAGTTATAGCATTAACAATAGCAGTTATATTATATATAACTATTTATATTCACTTTTATAATAATATTACTTGTATAAATAAAAACAAAAATTAGTTTTTGTTTTATATATATGAATTCTTTATTATTTTTCGCATTCCAAAGAAGTCTCTAATATCTTTGTTAAGATATCATAAAAGAAATATTCATATAGTATTACAAATGCCATATCAGAATAATTGATTGTTTCTTCATCAATTTCTATAATATAACAATAATATCTTTCATATATATCAATAGCATTTTTAAGAGTTCCTGCATATTTAATAATAATTTTGATATTTGTATCTTCTGATTGTTTAGCTGTAAAATTTCTAATTAAATTTCTAAAATCTATTGTTCCTTTTGTGATACTTTCGTTAATAATAGTATTCTTGAAATTAGTCTCATCAAAATAAGCTATTTCCATTTTTACTTGAATAATAATCTTTTATAAAAAACAAAAATAAATCAGTTTTTATTTTATTTATTTATAATTAATGACAAAAAATATTTTTGCCATTTATAAATCCAAATTCAAATCTTTCAACTCAGGCATTCATCCCATTCTTGATTATATCATACAATTTCTCATACATATAATCATGAATACTAATGTTTTGTTGGTCTTGTCTAACTCTGAATTTAATGCGAAGGCGACGAAATATATATATGTTATAATCATACGAATTAGAATCAATGAAATTTTGGAAATATTCCCTAAATGATTTATCTAAATCAAAATCTGCATCATTGTGATAATCACGTGCAAACTTGTATATAAATTTACTTTCATCAAATGAAAAAGTGGGTGATGTCATAACTATGGACATAATAAAAAAATAATAAATAAATAATCATTTTTAATTATTTTTAAATTTGATTAATACAAATAAATTTGATTATTCCAATGATTTATCCTCCAATTGTTTTTTCAATTCTTCAATCTCTTTATTTTTCTTTTCAATTAAAATTAACATTTCATCATATACAATCTGTCCTTTAATTAATTTCTTTAAATGTTTATCTCTAAACATATTATTGATATCAATATGATTATTATCATTATCATTAATATAATTTTTAATACTATTTTTTAAATATGCTGAATTTTTACTTATGATATTAATTAATCTTTCCTCATTATTTATAATTGTATCGTAATTTGAAAACTTATAAATAAAATAATAAATTGATCTATCTATAATATTTTTATGCGTCATTTTATATAATTTTATAATTTTAATTAAATAATCATTTTTTTTCCATAATAATTCTATTTGATATTGATGTAGATAATTTAATAATTTTATTTACATCTTTAGATGTTATATTATTATTACGAATATGATTTCTAACATTTTCATAAGATTTATTGATATTATTATAAACGATTTTAATATCTTTATGAACTGGTTTTTTATATCTATCATAAACAAATTTGATAAATTCTTCAAATGATGGAAAATTATTATATTTTAAATGATATCTTAAATAATCAGCATAAAAACTCTTTTGTTTATCAAATGAAACTTGGTTAATTTCTTCACTTATTTTTTTCCAATTTTCATTATATACAGGTCTAAATGTTTTTAATGAAATATCCAAATAAATATTTTTTTTAATATCATAATCATTCAATTCATCTTTATTATAAATCTTAATTAAATATTTAGTTTTAACTTCTTTATTGTAAATTTCAATAATTTCTTCTCTCGTTTTATTGTGAAAGTAATATGGAAAATTATCATTTTTATAAACTTCATCATCTTCTTTTAATATAGCAATTGGAATATCATCAATGCTATAATAAAATAATTGTTGAAGTTTCATTCGCAGTTGATAATCATCATTAATATTTGATGAATGTTTTCTCAAATAATTTTTAATTTTTCTATAATCTAAATCTTGATCATTATTGGTATCATTATTATTATCATTATTTTTTGTTTGTTCATTCATTACACCAAAAAAATATTTAATTATATAATTCATTATTATTATTTATGTTTATAACTATTTTTTATATAAATGATTTAAAGACATTCATAAAAAAAACCTTTAAATCCTTTTATTTCTCTAATATTATATAATAATTGCCTTTTTCATAACCAAAAGTATTTATCTTAAATTCTGGTTTTAATCTTATTATTTCTTCCATTAATTCATTATTTGAATAAATATTATAATATCTATAATAAATTTGATTTGTTTTTATTGATTTCCATTGAACTAAATTATTATTTTTTTTAAATTCTAATGTATTTTTATTGGAATTGTCATTCTGTTCTTTTGCCCAAACTTCAATAAAACATTTACCACCAATTTTTAATACTCTGTGCATCTCGTCTAATGTCTTTTTTCTATCTACTTCATTATCCAAATGATGAAAAGAAGCTATTGATAATAAACCATCAAATGTATTATCTTCAAATGGTAAATTTGTCATATTTCCATGAATAACATCTAAATTTTTACTCTTACATATTTTAACTAATTCTATTGAAATATCAATACCTTTCATAATTAAATCATCTCTATAATTCATGTATTTACCGTTACCAGCGCCTATATCTAAAATATATGAATTCTTCTCAAATGTATCTAAATAATTTTTAACACAATTCCAAAGACGTACTCTGGTTTTATCAAATTCATCTGCAATAGTATTATAAAAAGTTTCAATATCCATTCACAATTAATATAATAAATACTGAATTTTTTATATTTATTTAATCATCATCATTTATTAAAAGAATAAAAAATTGATAATTATCAATTAGCATAATTTGTTTATAAATCATGTTTAATAAAATATTTTTAAATACTTTAAACTATACTCTTGTATTTATATTATTTATTTCAAATATAATTATTGGCATTTGTTTTATTTGCATTTTTAGTATTGTTAATATTTCAATATTTTTAATGAATAGTATTAAATTTATATTATCATCAATTATTTTTTAATTAAAAGAACAAAAACCTTCAAAAGAGGATTTTGTTCTTTATATACTATTTTAATCAGACAATATTTTCCACACCATTATCTAATTGCAGGATCTTGAACAACTTAGAATTTAAATCAGTTCTATAAGTGATTATATCATCTTCAATATTTGCAACTTCATCACTAATAATATCCATTGTAATAACTGTAATATCATTTTTAATAAAATTACTCCTCATTGCTGTTATAAGTGCTATTCTTTTCTTATTAGTCAAAGACCGAATGATAGAAAACATAAGAAAATGCTTGCCCTTCGTATAACTATTGCTTTTAATATAGTCATTCAATTTAGAACTGATAACTACAATATCATCTGACGTATCAAAGATATCAGTAATAGTTTCCAATTTGTCTTTTCGCGTAGCACTAATAAAAACAATCAAAATAGCAATAATAACAATTCCAATGATCAACATTTGAATAGATTGTACAAAAATAATATAATATCTTCAAATCATTTTTTTATTATAATTATTATAATTTTATACAAAAATGATTTGAAGATATGACTATACAATTAATTTCATGTAATCTAGAAAAATAATCAAAGATGAATGGATAATAAATAAAGAATTAATTATGATAATTATATAAATTAGTTGATGTTATCTATTTAATGATATCGGATATGATTTATTTAATGATATTTTATTAATACTATCATATTTAATTTTATCTGCTGTATCTGGAATATATATAGTTGATATAGTTGATATTTTTATATTAGTACGATCCTGACAATGGTTAGCACCAACTCCATTTGCGAGATCGTTATGTTGTCCAATTGGTGTATTTTTATAAGTTGCTGTTTTTTCAATAATTTTATCAGTTTCATTTATATAAAATAATTTATTTTTTGATTTAAATAATGAATATAAATATTTGTATTGAACATAATACGGCATTGTTGCAGTATCAATTTTAATATATGGATTAGATAAATAATCACTATCAAATTTACTACAATCATAAAACCAATTATCTTCATAATTACTTATCAGTATATCTAAATTTGATTTAGATATACATGTTATTGTGTTAATTTCTGGTTCTACAAGTATTATATTATCATTTTCATTATTTATATATTCTTCCACTTTTTCAATATCTTCATGATTAATTAAATCAAAATATGAAAATTCATTTATATTATTTTTTAATAATTTATCATACATCTCAATTTTAAATTTAATTTTATCTATAGATTGTGGTTTTGGTAAGTTTAATAATAAATTTAAAATATCCGAAAATGTGCTTTTTTTATCATTAAGTTTATCAGTATTAATATTAAAATTAATATCAAATAATTTATGTTTATCTGTTATTAAATTTAAAAATTTATAATTAGATTTAACTTTATAAATTTGTTTTTTATAATAAAATAATAATACTTGTTTAATATAAGTTTCATTATTTGAAGTTAATAATTCTTTTTTACAAACATCAGTAATAATAAATTTTATAGTATTTTTATCATCAATATTAATTTCAATTTGATATTTATTTAAAATTTGTTCTTTTATAACTTTATCTATATAAGTTTTAATATTTATTGATATATCAAAAATTTTTGTAAATTCAATAAAAGCTTTATTAAATAAATCATATATATATATATTGGAGATATAAACTGATTTATTTTCATACATAAATAGTATAAAATCTAATATTGATAATATTTTATATTTATTACTAGCATTGACACCTGTATTATATTGATTTATATAATTATTATTATAAGAATTTATTAATAATTTTTTTTGATTAACACCTCTTATATCAAGCTTATTTTCTTCTGATGTGCTTATAAATAAATATATACTTAAATTTGCTATTAATTCTTTTATTATTATTGTTTCATCAGCATTATATTCTATAGGACTCATATAACGTAGATAAAGTCCTCTTGATTCTAATAAACCATCTTCATTTTGGTTTAAATTTAAATTTGAAGGTATTGTAAATGTATTTAGTAGTTTATCATCACTAAAAAGATGTTTTGTAATATCATTTATATTTATATTATCTTCATTTGGATTATACCATATACCAAATATTGATAAATTTTTATTAATAAATATATCAATATTTAAATTAAAGCATATATGTAAAAATATTTTTACAGATTTAAATTTATAATTTACTTCTATAATATTTTCATGTAAAGTAGAAAATTTTGACGTAAATTTTAAACTGAATGGTATAAATTCCATATAAATATTATCTAAAAATAATTTTAAATTTATAATATCAATAAATAAGTCTAGCTTATCATTATATTCATTTAAATTTAATTTGTGATAAAGTAATGAATGACCAACTATATATACATTAAACTTTTTTAATAAATCTAAAAATTTATTGAAAGAGTGATAATCTAATTTTAATACTGTATCTTGCAGATGATCTCTATAACTATTATAGAATGTTGTATTAGATGGATATTTATTATATGATGCTCTAATAACACTATTAGATAATGTATAAGATAATCTATTCATTATATATATATATATATATATATATATATATAATTATAAAGCATTAAATAAAATGAGTACTAATATTTAAAAATTAGTTTTGATTTTAAGAAAAATAAGGTTTTTAAGTTATTTTAGCATATTGAACTATATTAAGTGTTCCTAAAATTAGAGATAATAATAATTTTTTAATTCTGAAATAGCTTTTAATTTTTATATAATTTGTTTCTCTAACTTATAATATCATTGTTAATAGTTTTAGTTTCCATATCAAAAATATTTATTATAATTTGATTATCCTCAATTAATCTATTTATCATATCAATAGTTGATTTAATTCTTTTTCAATTTATCAAAGTATTTATTATCGTACTTCTTAAAATATGATTTGATAAATAATCTTTAATTTTAGAATTAATAATATTTACCAATAACAAAATATATTATATTTGAATGTAGTGATTGTTTAGATGATTTTAGAGGACCAGGAATAATTAAACATATGAAGATATTATTGATTTTTATCTAATTATGGATTTGACACATATAGAATAGAAACAAATAAATTAATTAAAGTAAATGATGAATATTGGCATGATATTTATGATGATTTAAAATTTTGGTCAAATTGTTTTTCTCTAAAAAAAAGATGATAATATAATTCATAAATTAATTAATGAACATTTTGATTACATTTATTAATAATATATTTAAAGACATAGCCAAATAATCTTTAAATATTTTCATCAAAATGTAATAATGATATTTTTTCATAATAATTATTAGCTTTTATCACAAATATACATCTTCCTTATTATTATTCATTTATATTTAAAGAAATCTTATTAATCTCCTTAAATAATAAAAATTATTAAATAAGAATTTTTAAATATGTTTAATTTTTGATAATAATATATATTCACTATTTAATTTAACATATTTTTTTTAGAATTTATATAAATATTACGTATATTTTTTATTTTTATTTTTATATTGAAATTCTACTTTATTATTTGTTATCTTATAATCTTTATTGCCACCTGTTATTTCATCAGATACCTTAACATAACAACAAATAATATCAGTATTACTCGTATAACATATATTATCCTCTGTAAAATCTCTTGTTGTTAAATATAATTTAGACTGCACATTTATATCAGTATAAAAACATTTTTTAATGCAAAAATTATTTTTTTCTTTATAATAAACATTTTTCCATTTTTTCTTTAATTTATATCAATTGTTTCAGGTTGGTTATATCTATCAAAGAAAATATTATATTCATTTATTGTTGTTATATTTGCCATTTATTATAATATAATAATTTTTTTATAATTATATTATTTATTTTCATTAATCTCTTTAAAAAAGAATTGATTTAAGGAGATTAATAAGAATTCTTTAAATCTTTTTTATATTTATTTAAGTGTTTCCATAAAATCATTCATATTTTTTGTTCCCATACTTGAATTACAATTTTGGCAAATAGGTCTTAAATTGCTAACAATTGTATCACCTCCATTTGCTTCTGCAATAATATGACCACAATTAAAAGATAATTGTGTAATATCTGTTGATTTACAACATAAACATTTAGCTTTTCCAATATCTTCACCAATATTTGTATTCCATACCAGTTTTTTAATTGTTGATGAAATAGATTTTTTCTTTGTTTTAGGTTTTTTCTCTTTTGTTTCTTTTTCTTTTGTTTCTGGTAATTTTTTAATATTATCTAATGCCATTTTAATTTCATTCATTAAATCTTTTCCATCAATCCATTCATAATCTTTTATTTTTTCAAGAAAATCATTAATATCTGAAAATGACATAAATTTATATTTACGTAAACTTTGATTAAATGTATACATTTGTTTTAATTTTAAATCTTTAAAATTATTATTATAAAATTCTTCATAATATTTATCTTCTTTATCTCCTACTAATTCTAATAGTTTTTTAAAAATTTCAACTTTATTTAATGCTAATTCTCTTAAATGAGGAAACATCATCAAATGAATATTATTAGGATTAATTAATCTATTTTCATAAAATTCAATAGCATTATTAATAGATTTGAAAATTTGATTAGACATTTATATGTATATTATTAAATATTATTAACATCATTTTTTATTTAATATTTAAAGTTTATTCAATTATAATTTATTAACAATGAATTTATTAAAAAATAAAGATTTAATTTTTGATTCTTTAAATTTAGTTAATAAATGTATTAATGCAAAAGAAACTGACGCAGGAGAATTAGCTTTTGATACATTAAAATTACTAGGTAAATCAATTAAATCATCTCAAGAACAAACAACCAAAACTATGTTTTATAATGATAATAATTTTTTTGAGAAAATGAAAAATTCAAAATATACAAAATTTATTAATAAACTTAAAACTTTAAATATTCCAATTGATGAATATAAATTACCTATTATTGTAAATATAGGTAATGAAAGTTCTGGTAAATCTTCTTTAATTAGAAATATCTTAAAATGTGATATTTTTCCAATTGATAAAAATTTATGCACTAAATGTCCAATTAAAATTGAACTTTTTAATTCTGATATTGAAGAATATATCATTACTTTTAAAGATAATACAATCAAATTAACTGATAAAGAAAAAACAAAACTGCATGTATCAGCAATTATGAATAAAATTGATTATATTATTGATCATGAATTATATATCAAAATTTCTAATCAATATGTTATTAATAGTACTTTTTATGATTTACCAGGTATTATTGAATATCCTGCTGATATGAGAGACAAATCTAAAAATATTATTAATAAATATATTAATCAACCAAATACATTAATTATTTGTGTAATACCTGCAAATACTACGAGATTAACAGCAAATCAAGCATTAGGTATGGTAAATGATGCTAATAAAACAAAAGATTGTTTAATTGCTTTAACTATGGTTGATCTATTACATAATGATGATATAGAACTATTTGTAGATAGAATTTTAATGAAAAATAATGAAATTAAAAAATTAAATATTAAAAAGGTTATTGGAGTAATCAGTCATAAAAATAAAGATATTAATGAAAATGTATGGTTTGAAAATAATCTTCTAAATAATATTGATGATAATTCATTAAAAGAAGAAATAAATAAAAATATAACTCTAGAAAATTTATTAATTACTGTTGATGAAATGTTTAATGATTTTATTAATACTAATTGGAAAAATGACGCCATCAATAAAACCAATAACCAAATCATAAAATTAGAAAATGAATTAAATGAACTAGGTAAAGATATAACATTAAAAGAATTATTAGAATTTATTAAAACTAATAGTAATTTTAATATATTATTACAACCTAGATTAGCATTTATATTCGATGGTAGTTCTAATTCTATTCCTGATTATAATTATGATTATAATTATTATAATTATTTAAAATACAATCAAGATATGGAACATATAACAAATAAATATGAAGAATATAAAAATAATATCATAAATAAAATAATTATTAATATTAATAATTTATTTGAAATTAACAATGAATATAAATTAGCCAGATTTGAAAAATTACAAAATTATCTTATTAATGAATATACACAAATTATCAAAAATCATTTTAAACATATTGATATTTGGTTTAAATCATATTTACAAAAATTTAAATATGAATATAATTGTGATGAATTACGTAAATTTCAGAATTATATAATGGATAATTTTTATAGATATATACATACTGATTTATATACTAATGATAATCCACTTAATATTAATGATAAATTATTATCTGAACTATTAATTGAAAAAGATGAATATAAATTAAAAAGAAGTACATTAAATAATTCTATTAAAACTTACAAAAAACATAAATCTTTCTTTGAAAATTTATAATATTGATTTAAATCTTTTTATTTTTGTCAAAATGTAATAATAATGTTGATAATTTATAATTCAAATAATATTTTTGAAATATTCTGGGTATATATCTTGTTAATATAATCGTTAATATATGATTAGTATCAGTATAATTATTTTAAAATAATTATAAAAAATAATATCAATTTTTAATTTAAATTGATTGTTGAGAAAATGGAATATAATATTTAAAATTTTTATTTTTATAATCAATAACAAATCTATTATTTTTAATGAAATTTTTGAAATTAAAATTTATCTTTTTAAAGTTATTTACAATTTTGAAATTATTTAATTCTATACCATTTGAATATTTATTATAATAATTATTTTTAATTGTTCCATCAAACCTATTTATATAAATTGTTGATGCAATATAATTATCATTTCTAAAATTTTTGATATTTTCAGGAAAATATATGCAAATATAAGTTTCATTTATATCATCAATTATTATTGCGTCATTAATAACGATTTTAACATATTTCATTTTTTTATATTTAAAGAAATCTTATTAATCTCTTTAAATCATTTTTTATGGATATTTAAAGATTTCTTATTAATCTCCTTAAATCTTTTTATTTTCGTCAAAATGTAATAATAATGTTGATAATTTATAATTCAAATAATATTTTTGAAATATTCTAGGTATAAATTTTGTTGATATCATAGTTGATATATGATTATTGTTATTATAATTCTTTTTATAATAATTATTAGCTTCCATAAAAGAGTTGAATAATTTATAATTACATGTAATATTTACATGATTTTTATCGCAAATACATAAATATACATCTTCATTTATATCAGTCATATTTATATTTAAAGAGATTAATAATAAATGTTTAAATCATTTTTAATTGATATTAATGATAATTGAATTTATTTGTGATTGTTCATTAATAGCATTTATTTTTATTAATAAATATATTTTATAATCATATATTTTTTTATTAAGTTCTTCTAATTCACATTTAACTAATTCGTGTGTAATTTCTTGAAATGTTTTTAATCTTGCATTCATAATATTTGTTAATTCATTATTTTTCTTTTGAATTAATTTTCTTTCTAATTCAATAATAAATATCTTTTTATCTTTCTTTGCATTTTTCAAATATTTATTATAATTATGCAAATATGAATAATTTGATATATATTCATCTATAACTAAATTTAGATTATTTATATCATCGCTTGTATCTAATAACATCAATAAGTTATCAATATATTTTTTATCAATATCATCTTTTTTATTTCTAATTAAATTTTCTATTTCATTAATATTTAGTATAGCTTTGTTATTATGTTTATTACCTAAATATAATATTAGTAATATTATAATTAATGATATAATCATAATAAATGGTACAATCTGTGATAAATACATTTTTATTTGCAAATTATAAATATCACTTGGATTATATTTTAAACAAATTATTAATAATATAATATTTATTAAAATAATAATTATAGAAGAATATATATGATTATAAGTAATATTATGATGATTATAAATAATACATATTTTTGATAATTCTAATGGTTCGCATATAGAATTAATTTTTATAATTTCTGATTTTAATTCCATTTGTTTATTATTTTTTTTAATAGTATCTTTAATTAAAATATAAGCACTTAATGGAATTAAAATTAAAATCAATAAGATAGACATTTAATTAATTTTAAAAATCAATTAAAAATATCAATTTTTATTTAAATTGATAGTTGAGAAAAAAAGGAATATAAAAATTTAAATTTTTAAAGTTATTTAATATATGCAAATATAAGTTTCATTTATATACCTAAAAATTATCTTTAAATATATATAAAGATATTTAATATAAATAAGATGAAATATAATGATTGTTGATGATTATTTAAATTATCTAGATGAGTATCGTAAGAAGTATGGAGAAAATACAATAATATTAATTCAAGTAGGTTCTTTTTTTGAATTGTATGACATTGATGCCAATTCTAGATATTTATATAAAATTGCTGATATTTGTAATATTCAAATTTCAAGAAAGAATAAATCTATTTTAGAAGTTTCACGTAATAATCCTATTATGTGTGGATTTCCATGTTATGTTATTAATAAATATATTCAATTAATCTTACAAAATAATTATACTATTATTTTAATTGAACAAGTAACTGAACCTCCTGAACCTCAAAGAAAAATAACAGAAATTTTAAGTCCAGCTACTAATATTAATATTAATTCTAAGAAAAGTAATTATATTATGGTTCTATATTATGAAGAAATTGATAATATTCTTATTGTCGGTATTACTGGTGTTGATCTAACAACAGGACGCTCTTTTATCTATGAAAATGCCAGTTCAAAATCAGATCCTCAATATACATTAGATGAAACATATAGATTAATAACTATTTATAATCCATGCGAAATTCTTATTCTTTCTGATAAATTAAATGATAATACAAAAAAATCTATTTTGAATGTTATAAATAATAATTCTCTTATTCATGCAAAATGGGAAGATTATGAATTAAGCTCTAATATTAAAAAAATAGATTATCAAAATAAAATCTTAGAAAAATCTTTTTTAAATAAATCTATGTTATCCATTATTGAATATCTCAATTTAGAAAAATATTCTCTGGGTCGTTTAAGTTTTTGTTGTCTACTCCAATTTGCATATGAACATAACTCAGAAATTATTAAAGAATTACAAATTCCTGAATTGATTGATAATTCTAAAAATTTAGCTATTGAATTTAATAGCGCTCTTCAATTAAATATTATCAGTAATAATAATAATGAAAAACCTTTAATTGATATTCTTAATCGTTGCAAAACTGCTTTTGGTTCTCGTATATATAAAGAAAGATTTCTAAATCCAACAAACAATAAAATTGAATTAATTAAAAGATATAATAATATTGAAAATTATTTAATTGATGAGAAATATAAAGAAATCAATAAATATCTTACAAATATTAATGACTTAGAAAGAATTAAAAAAAAGATTTTTCTTAAAAAAATACAACCATGCGAATGGGGTTCATTTGCATCTTCATTAGAAAATGCTATTGAAGTTTTTAAATTAACTCAACCAGAATTAATTGAAAATGCTAATAAAATTATTTCTAGTTATTCTATTTTAAACTTAGATGAATGTTCAAAATATAATACTAATGATATTAAAACTAATATTTTTAATGATGGTGTTTATAAAGACTTAGATGATTTAAATTTGAAATATAAAAATGCATATGAAAAACTAGTTATTATTTCTAATAGAATTAGTAATATTAACGATTCATTATGTAAAATTGATTATAACGAAAGTGAAGGTTATTTTATTGTAATAACTAAGAAAAGATTTGAAAATGCATCTAAAAAAGAACATATTTATATGAATAAATTTGAGAAAAAACTTTTAAATACCAATAATTCTTATAAATTATCATCATATGATATTACAAATGCATCAAATACTATTAGAAAAGCTCAAAGCGATATTAATTCAATTGTTATTTTAAAATATTATGATTTCTTATTATCATTTTATAAAACTAATAATAATGATATTGATATTGTTATTAAAAATTTAATTGATATTGATATTACATGCTGTAATGCTAAAAATGCATTTGAATTTTGTTATTATAAACCAACAATTGATTTAACAACTGATAATTCTTTTATAAGTGCTGAAAATTTACGTCATCCAATTATTGAAAGAATTATAACTGATGTTGAATATATCGGAAATGATATTGAATTAAATCAAAATGGAATATTATTATATGGAATTAATGCATCTGGTAAAAGTTCATTTATGAAAGCTATTGGTTTATCCATAATTATGGCACAAGCTGGAATGTATGTTCCAGCAGTTAATTATAAATATTATCCTTATAATCATATCATGACAAGAATTTGTGGGAATGATAATATTTATAAAGGTATGAGTAGTTTTGTTGTAGAAATGACAGAATTAAGAAATATTATTCAAAGAGCTGATAAACATAGTTTAATTATAGGTGATGAAATTTGCTCAGGAACTGAGGCTATTTCAGGTATTTGTATAGTTAGCTCGGCTATTAATGAATTATTAAATAAGAAAGTATCATTTATATTTACAAGTCATTTACATGAATTACCATCAATATCATTAATTAAAGATAGAAAAGAATTAAAAATTTATCATATGCATATAGAAATAACTCCCGATAATAAGATTATTTATGAAAGAAAATTGAAAGAAGGTCAAGGATCTAATATTTATGGAATAGAAGTTTGTAAATCATTAGATATGCCATTAAATTTTATGACAAATGCGGAAAAAATAAGAAAAGAAATAATGGGAATTAATAATAAATTAGTAGAAACTAAAACATCTAATTATAATTCAACAATATTTATGGATATTTGTCAAATTTGTAATAAAAATAAAAGTGAAGATACTCATCATATTAATTATCAAACATTTAGTGATGAAAATGGTTTTTTTGAAAATTTTCATAAAAATAAAAAACATAACTTAGTTAATATTTGCAGAGAATGTCATGATAAAGAACATAATGGAAGTATTCATATTGAAGGTTTTAAACAAACAAATGAAGGTATAATTTTAGATGTTAAATATGATATTACAGAAGAAGAAAAAATAAAGATTTATATTAGAAAAGGGAAAAAAGATTGGTATAGTAGAAAAGCTAGAACTCATAAATTTAAAATAACAGGAATTGATGAAATTATAAATATTATTAATAAATATACAAAAAAGAAATGTAAAGATTTACCAGAATATTTAGAAACTTTATTATATGATCCTTCTATTTAATAAAAAAATGTGATTATTTTTATATAGTTGTTATAAATTATGTTTATAACAACTATTCGGATGTTAGAACCTACAACAGCATCTGTTGCTGTTTATTTATTATCAAGAACAACAACATTAAAAAGAAATATTATTCAAAAACGTCCATTTCATTATAAAAGAAAATTTTGCAAATGGATAGTTAAAAATAAACACACAATGATTGAAGTTGGAGTAGATGAAATTGCTGATTTAATATTTGATGTAAGTAATAATATACATATTATGCCAAATCAATCAATAATATTTCTAAGTTATTTTATAATACTTATAATTTTTATATGCTTATAAAATAGATTATGAATTCTTCAAAAATAAAAGGCTATAAAGGAATACAAAATGAACTTATAAACAGAGAAAAAACATGTAATGATATTGTTGTTTATGAATATGAACGTCCTGATAAAAATCCTTATGATTATGAAGATGTTAGTAAATTTAAAAACGAAAATAGTTTTGATGAAAAAAAAAATTGCAAATTATTAATTCCTGATATTTCTTATAATAAAGATAAATATAAAAGATATTATAAAGATATTTATACAGAAAAAAGATGTGATAAATCAAATGGTTTTTGGGTTGGAGAAACTACAAATCGTCATAATACATTTGATAAAGGCAATTGCTGGGTTGATGAAATAGATGCAGAATGCGGTAAATTATTAGAAAGTAATAAATTTTTACGTGAAAAAAATTATAAAAATGGTAGTATAACTAAGAAAAAAATTAAAAAAGCTAAAAAAACCTGTGAAATTAATCCAAAATGTTCTTTTAAACAAATAAATGAATTTACAAGAGATTGCATATCCAAAGAAAAATTAATGGATGTTCATAAAAATGATGAAAAATATATGAAACAATCTTCTAAAATTTCATCAGATTTAGGAACTGAAATTGATATAAACAATTTAGAACAATCCTTATATGATTTTTATAATGGAAAAAATGCACCAGAAACATTAGAATTAATAGGAAAAGGCAATAGATGTGTGCCAAATGGTGATGGAAGTGATAATTCAATTGATGATAATATTAGTGGAAGTGTTAAAATTGAAATAATGCAAAAAGATGATTATTTAACTAAGAATTATAAAAATTACATTACATATATTCAATATCTTATTATTGAATTTGATCCTAAATTTGAAAAAGATACATTATTATTATATTTGGATGATCCTAATGATTTTGATATGTATAAATTAGATTATGATATTTATAAATCTGAATTACGTAAAAAAATAGTATTAGGTAAAAAATATAAAGAAGATAAACGTTATTCGCATATTTATAACTTATTCTATAAATATTTTTCTAAATATTTTACTATATCAAAAAATAAAGAAGAAGTTATTCAATTAAATAAAAATATTTATTATCTTTATTTATGTTATTTTATTATTAATTTAGATCCAAATAATAAAGATGATGAAGCTGTTATATTAAGATTATTAAATAATCAAGGTTCTTTTATAACTTTTAAAATTGATTTTAAGAAAACTTTTACATCTAAATCATATGATATAGCAGAATTACATAATTTATATAGAGGTTATTTCCCCAAATATTTTGATGAAGAATTAAATGATTATTATAATAATCATCTTAAAAATATTTATAATAAATATATTCCTTTAATTATACCTACATTAAATCCAAATGATAAAAATGATGCTATTCAATTATTAAGACATATTCGCCATTCTAATAAATTTGAAGATTTTAGAATTGATTATAATAAATGCATTGAACAAAAAGATTTTGATTTCTTATATTATAATTATTTCCCTGAATATTTTAATTTTCATAATACAGATTTAATAAAAGAACATTATTTATATTTACAAAATATTATTAAAATATCTGATCCTAATATTAAAGAAGAATATAATGATCTTCGTAAATATGTTAAAGATGAAAATACTTTAAATGAGTATAAAAAATATTATAATTTACATAATGAAGATGATAATGCTATGAATAAAATTTATAAAATTTATTTCCCCGATTTTTTTGTTAGCACTAATCAAACAAGTTCTTTTATTATTAGTTCTAATATTAGCAGTAGTTCATCAAAATTATCATCAAGTTCTAAGAATAAAATTAATCAACCACCAACTGTACCACAATCAATTGTTAATAATATCTGTAAACTAATTACTGCAAATAATTTACCTAAAAAAGGTATGTTATTATGGCATTCAACTGGTAGTGGTAAAACATGCACTGCTTCTTCTATTATGGATGGTTTTTGGGGTTCAGGTAAAGATATTATTTATTGTAGTACTATTAATGCTTTATCAAGTAATCCTCCACATGAATTTTATAAATGTGCAATGAACTTATTCCCACGATTTTATAATAAAACATTAGAACAAGTAGGAAAAGAATTTAATTCTAATAATATTCGTTTCTTAACTTTTGCTAAATTAGCTAATAGAATTGTAAATAAATCAATTAATTTAAATAATTGTGTCTTAATTATTGACGAAGTTCATAATTTATTTAGACCTATACCAACTCAACAAAAACAACATTCATTCTTAGAAAAACTTTTATTAAATTCTTCTGATAAATATCCTAAATTAAAAATATTCATTTTAACTGCTACATTAGGTGATAATCCTGATGAAATTATGAAATTATTAAATATTGTCAAAGATAATAATACTCCGCAAATTAAATTTGATGATATTAAAGATCCTGATCTATTTAAGGAAAAAACGAGAGGTTTAATATCTTATTTTGATATGTCTAGTGATACTAGTAAATTCCCTGTTGTTATTGATACAGAACCTCAATATGTTAATATGTCAACTAAGCAATTTGAAAAATATATTGCAGCTTATAAAGAAGTTAAAGATACTGCTAAAAATTATGATAAATTATCTAAGGCAAATTCTTTAAATAAATATTGGGCTGCTGCTCGTCGCTATTCTAATATGCTTTACAATTATGAAAAAGGTTTATCTTTACATGATTTTAGTGCTAAATTAGAAAGATTATTATCTACTGTAACTGATACTAAGTATTCTGACCAAAAACAATACATTTATTCTGCATTTTATGAAAATAGAGGTTATGGTGGTCATGGTATTTTAGCTATTGCAAAAGAACTTGATAAACTAGGCTATGAAAAATTAACACCTCGTGAAGCTGTTAAGATTTTTAATAATCCAACTGAAAGTAATAAGAAAAATAGATATATATTAGCTATTACAACTCAATTAGGTGCTGATAAAGAAAAAGAAATAAGTGAATTACGACAATTATATAATGCTCCTTTTAATAAAAATGGCGAATATGTTAAATTATTCTTAGCTTCACAAACTTATAATGAAGGTCTAGATCTTAAAGCCGTTAGACATATTCATATATTTGAACCATTAATTACATGGGCTAGTGATAAACAAACAATTGGACGTGCTGCTCGCTATTGCTCTCATAGTGATCTAAATAAAAAAGAATGGGATGTAACTATCCACCGTTATATTAGCAATTTACCACAGGTTGTTAATGATCCAGTTGCTAATTCTGCAAATGCTGCAAAAATATCTGAAATAGAAGATAAAATAGCAGAAATTGAATCAAAAACTAATTCAAATAAAGCTTCAATTAAGGAAAATAAAGCTAAAATAGTAACTATTAAAAAACAATTAACTAAGTTAAATAAAAATGCACGTGCAAATAAATCTGAAATTACTTTACTAGAAAATGAAATTGAACAATATAATAATAATCTTCATATAATTAATGAAGAAGATGATAAAAATAAAACTTTAATGAAATCTTTAAAAGCTGCATTAAAATCTATTAATCCAGCTCCCGCAAAAAAAACAGGCAAAGCTACTAAAACAAAAACATTAGATGCAACTGGTGTTGCTAATATAGATGAATATATTTATAAACAATCAATTGAAAAAATGAAGAATATCTTAATATTATATCAATTAATGCAAGAAGTTGCAGTAGATTGCTTAGTATTAAATGATTTCCATAAAAATGGAAATAAAATAATTCAATGTCATAAATTTGATGTCTAAATAAATATTATTACAATTCCAACCATTGATATTATAAAACCAAATAATATTTTTAATGTTATTTTTTCCCTTAAAAATAAGAATGATAATATCATTGTTATTAATGGATAAAATCCTGTTATAATTGTAAATAATGATAATTTAGATGTATGTTTTATAGCATAATGAAATAATATTTGACTTACAAATGAAACAATAAATATATTTATTATAAATAATAATAATATATCTGAACTTATTTTTGTTAATTCCTTAAATATATCTAAGTAATTATGGAACATAAAAGAATAAAATAAACTACATAAGAATAAAATAAATGTTGATAATAATAAATATGTCTCAAATGATATATTATTATGAATAACTAACATTTTATATGTAATTGGTGCTATTGCATAAATTATAGCTAATGATATTGCAATTAATAAAATATTTAATTCGATATTAACTAAGTTCATATCTATTTATTATTTTTAAAAAATATTTCATTTATATAATGATTATATACGATTATATTATTGTTGGTTCAGGTCCTGCTGGTTTAACCTTTGCTACATTAGCTGATAAAAATGATAAAATTATGATTATTGATAAAGATAAAGTTATTGGTGGTTGTCATAAAGTTAACAGACAAAAATATGAAAATGAATATTATTTTACCGAACATGGTCCACGGTTTTATTTTAGTAATTATCTTAATTTTAAAACAATATTATCAAAAATCGGTATTAAATTTTCTGATATTTTTGTCAAATATAATTTAAGTTTTCTAGAAATATTATATCAAACTACAATAAAAGAAAATGTATTTTCAATTAATGAAAATTTTATTATGACTATTGATTTCTTTAAATTACTCGGAAATCCTAATTATGGTACTAATATATCAATGGATGAATATGTAACTATCAATAATTTTAGTGATAAAGCTATTAATTATATTAATAGAACATGTAGATTTATGGATGGAGCAGATCTTAATAATACTTCATTAAATTCTTTTTTTAATGTATTAAATGATACCTTATTATATAACGGATATCAACCTAAAATACCCAATGATGAAGGATTATTTTTAGTATGGCGCAATTATTTGAAAAATATTGATTTTAAAATGAATACTACTATAACAAATATTGATGATACTAATAATATTATTAAAATTAATAGTTCAAATAATACTAGTTTTTATGCTAAAAAATTAATATTAGCTATTCCACCTATAAATTTAAATTCAATTATTGAAAAATCATCAAAAAATATTCAAAATAAATTTAATAATAATTTAAAAGTATATGCAGAAAAAACAGAATATATTAGAAATATTTCAATTATATTTCATTGGAATTTTAAATTAAATTTAGATAAAAAAATTTATGGATTTCATAGTAATACTAATTGGGGAGTTGGTGCAATTGTTTTAAGCGATTATATGAATTTTAAAGAAAAAAATTCAAAAACTGTTATAAGTTGTATTATAACTATTAATGATGTTAAAAGTAAAAATATAAATAAAACAGCAAATGAATGTTCTGATAAAAAAGAATTAATTGATGAGACATATAGACAATTAAATGAAATTTATAATAATTTACCCGTTCCGACATTATCATTCGTTAATAGCTATTATAAAAATGGACAGTGGATTTCAAATGAAACAGCTTTTATTAAAGCTACCAATTATGGATTTTTAAATAATAAAATTACTGATAATATTTATACATTAGGTACTCATAATGGAAATGCAAAATATCATTTTACATCAATTGAAACAGCTGTAAGTAATGCTATACATCTTGTTAATCAATTATATAATAAAAACTATTCTATTAAACGTCCATATACTATCAAATTTGTTATAATAATATTCTTATTAGTTATTATATTCTTGTTGATAATAAATTTATTTATTTTTAATAATTAATACAATGTCTGAAAAAGATGATGAGGTGATTGTTTTAATTGAGGATAATCCTCCTCAACAACAATCACCGATGATTAGAAGTGATTTTGTAAATGTTAATGCTCCATTAACACCCATGTCTCAGGATAATAGATTATTAACTTTATATGAATTTAATGATAAAAGAAATTCAGTCTGTCAAACTGAAATGAGCGAAACTTATAATGATATCAATTATAGAAAAGATAAATTATATAAAACTATAAAAGAAAATAAAAAGAAAATTACAACTTCATTATATATAATATCCGCAAAATATGATTTAATTTATTTTAGATATAATCGTATTTCTTTATTAATTTTGATTATTTCTACTATTACAACATTTATTGAAGCTATTCGTTTAACTTTAATCAATTATCAAAATGATAATGCAGATTCAGAAATGAGTATGGTTATCTCAAAAAGTACTATTTCATTAATTATTAATATGATATCATTATTATTAGGAACATTATTAACAATTTTAAGTTCAATTGTTAAATTTAGAAATTATCGCGAAAATATGGAAAAACTTAAAAATATACATGATACATTATTTAATTATAAGATTTCTTATAATAAACAAAAAGATTTAATAGATTATTTTACTATGTCTAATAGTTTAACTGTTGAATTATTTGATAAACTTGTTGAAAATGTTGAAACAATGAATAAAGAAATTAAAGATGTTAATATCTTTGAAAATATTCGGATTAAAGATATTATTAAATTTAATCGCATTAAAATTAATCATGATATTGAACTTAAAAAAATGACTAATAAAAGAGAATTAGAATTTTTAAAATTAGCAGTTGAGTCAACTAAGAATAAAAATTTATATGAATCACAAAAACATAATCATAACAATAATAATGATGATAATAATCATAATAAAGAAAAAAAATATGCTTGTTTTATTTAATTTGAATAAGCTAAGCCACCCATTCCAGAAAGAATGCGAAGGACGTTATAATTAACTGTATATATGTATATAGTTCCTGAAACAGATGAAGTTACAGATAAAACAGCAGTATCAATGCGAGACATATTTAAAGTTCCAGAAGGCTGATGTTCTTCTGGTTTTATAGCAAATGAATAAACATTAATACCTGAATTAAAATTATTAGGAGTATATTCATGATGTTGATAAGGTTGAACTAATGAGAAATAATTTCCATTACGTTCAGCAAAACGATCATTACCATTTAATTGTATCTTAGCATTTACTACTGGATTTTTAGCTAAAACATATTGATTATCACCATTGCGATCAGTAAAATTATTCCAATAAGGTTTTGATGTAAAAGTAGTAGCAGCAGTAGCACTAACAGGAGTAATTAAAGGATTAGGCTTTATAACCCATATTAATTCTTTGCAAGGATGATTAAAGTTCATGCGAATGCTTTTTGCAGAAGTTGTACTAGCAGAAACAGTATCAGCGCCAGTGAATTGTAATTGTTCAATTAAATATTCATGAGATAATTGAGCAAATCGGCGACGTTCATCAGTATCTAAGAATATATAATCAACCCATAAAGCAGCAGTATCTAAACTAACTTTATCAGAAGTTCCACTAAAATTAACATTAACCATCTGTTGCTGAGCTCCTGTTGATAAAAGAGTACCAGCAGGATCTGTTAATGAAAAAGCTTTATTTGAATAATTTAAACCTTTATCTAACATTTCTGATATATTTTCAAATTCAATATTTATTTTTACTTCGTGATATTGTAAAGCTATTAAAGGTAAAGCTAAACCAACATTGCGACAGAACCAAAATTCAAGAGGAACATAAACTGAATAACTTTCCTGTGCCTGTAATACTATTGAACGATTATATTTATCACCACCAACCATTAATTTATATCCATCGCGTTTTCCTCCTGGTAATGAAAGTTCATTCCAAATATATAACCATTCAGAATAATGTTTATCAATACGTTGACCACCAATTTCAAGTTCAATAGTTTTTAATAATTTAAGACCAAAATAAGGAACAAGAGCTACACAATTATTATTTACATTTGTAGATGAAGATGCAAGTGCATCATTTTTATTAGTTATTGTACCTACAAAATATACACGATTTATTAAATCACCATTGCGGGTTATTTGACAAGTTACGCGGGATCCAAATGAACTATTTCCATTAAAAGTTTGTTCAATCGCTTCTAATGCGAAATTTGTATGTCGGCGATATGCAACTTTAAAAAAAGTAATTTGAGGATTGCCAGTTAAATAAACATCCTGAGCACCATAAGCAACAAGTTGAAGAAGACCACCACCCATTTATGCTATATTCTTTATACTATAATAGGAGAAAAAAAATGTATATAGTTAAATTTAATTTGAATATGCTAAACCACCCATTCCAGAAAGAATGCGAAGGACGTTATAATTAACAGCATATACAAATAATGTATAATCAGAAGAATTGTATCCACTAGCAATAGCAGGTTCAAAAGTTAAATTTAATACAGCTGTATCAATACGAGACATATTTAATGTTCCTGATGGTTGATGTTCTTCTGGTTTTAGGGCAAAAGAATAAACATTAATACCCGCATTTGATGGTATATTTTCGTGATGTTGATAAGGTTGAACTAAATTGAAATATCGTCCAGGACGTTCATAAAAACGATCATTACCATTTAATACTAATTTAGCATTTTTAACAGGATTTGATGGTGAAGCAGTAGTATTAGCAACAAAATTAATATCTGATGACATTAATTTTTGAGTTAAGTCTGAATTTGTAGTAAATTTAGTAGTAACAGCATTTGCACGTGTAGTATAATTAAACCAATTATTTTTATTACTATCTATGCTACCATCATCCTTAGCTATGAACCATACTAATTCTTTGCAAGGATGATTAAAATTAAGTTTAGTTTTAACAGATGTTGATGCTATCGCTTCCTGTCCAGTAAATTGTAATTGTTCAATTAAATATTCATGAGATAATTGAGCAAAACGACGGCGTTCATCAGTATCTAAGTAAATATAATCAACCCATAATGATGAACTAAAAGTATCAGTAGAAGCAGCACCACATTTAGCAGAAGTTTCAAAATTAATATTAATTTTAACTTCATGATATTGAAGAGCTATTAAAGGTAAAGCTAATCCAACATTACGACAAAACCAGAATTCAAGAGGTATATATAAAGCTGCTCCTTTAACAGAAGCACCACCTAGACCACCAACCATTTCATTATATCCATGGCGTTTTGATTTTGGTAAAGATAATTCATTCCAAACATATAACCAATGAGAATAATGTTTATCTATTTTTTGACCACCAATTTCAATTTCAACATAATTTAAAAGACGAAGACCATAATAATTAACATAAGTATCTGTTGCAGAAGTATTAACTTTAACCTGTAAATACATACGATTTATTAAATCACCATTTCGGGAGATTTGGCAAGTTACACGATTACCATATGAAGGTGTTCCATTAAAAGTTTGTTCAATCGCTTCTAATGCGAAATTTGTATGTCGGCGATATGCAACTTTAAAAAAAGTAATTTGAGGATTGCCAGTTAAATAAACATCCTGAGCACCATAAGCAACAAGTTGAAGAAGACCACCACCCATTTATGCTATATTCTTTATACTATAATAGGAGAAAAAAAATGTATATAGTTAAATTTAATTTGAATATGCTAAACCACCCATTCCAGAAAGAATGCGAAGGACGTTATAATTAACAGCATATATATTTAAATTACCACTAACACTAACTACTGTTACTGGCTTAACATCTAAAACAGCTGTATCAATACGAGACATATTTAAAGTTCCTGAGGGTTGATGTTCTTCTGGTTTTAAGGCAAAAGAATAAACATTAATACCTCTATTAAGAGGAATATTTGTATGATGTTGATAAGGTTGAACTAAGTTGAAATAATTTCCATTGCGAACATTAAAACGATCATTTCCATTTAATTGTAATAAGCAAGTTTCAAAAGGATTAACTATTGTTGCTGTGTTTATATCTTTAAATGGAATATAACTATCTAGTAAATATTCATTGACATTACTCGCGGTTAACTTAGCACTAGCAGTAGTTAGATTACTTGTAACAAGGAAATCATTTATTTCACCAGTTTCAACTACTCCTAATCCTAATGGTAATAACTTATCTGCATCTACAGCAGGATTATTAGTAGGAATACCAGTTGTATCAATAGTATAATTATACCATTGACTTGTTAATGATGTTGGTTTAGCAACCCATATTAATTCTTTGCATGGGTGATTAAAATTTAATTTAACACGAGAACCTGATGAATTTAAAGTTTCTTGTCCAGTAAATTGTAATTGTTCAATTAAATATTCATGAGATAATTGAGCAAATTTGCGACGTTCATCAGTATCTAAGTAAATATAATCAACCCATAAATTAGGGCTAGTTAATTTAATATTATCTGTTGAAGGAGCAGAATTAGCACCAGGAACATATAAACAATTAGCAGCAGTTTCAAATTCTATTTTAATTTTAACTTCATGATATTGAAGAGCTATTAAAGGTAAAGCAAGACCAATATTGCGACAAAACCAGAATTCAAGAGGGATAAATAAAGTAGTTATATTATTTGTACCATATACGCCAGAATTTAATGCATCACGATCAGCACCAACCATTGAATCATAAGCATAACGTTTTCCAATAGGAAGAGATAATTCATTCCATATATATAACCAATCAGAATAATGTTTATCTATTTGCTGTCCGCCAATTTCAATAGAAACAGATTTTAATAATCGTAATCCTAAATAATTAACATATGATACGGTAGCATCCTTAGTTGCAGTAGTAGCATTAATGCCAACTTCAAGATAAGTGCGATGTATTAAATCACCATTGCGAGATATTTGACAATAAACAGTATTTCCATAATCAGCTACGCCATTAAAAGTTTGTTGTATAGCTTCCATAGCAAAATTTGTATGTCGGCGATATACAACTTTAAAAAAAGTAATTTGAGGATTGCCAGTTAAATAAACATCCTGAGCACCATAAGCAACAAGTTGAAGAAGACCACCACCCATTTATGCTATATTCTTTATACTATAATAGGAGAAAAAAATATATTGAATAAGATATATAAAAGCATATCCGCATTTTTTATTATATATGTTTAAAGATAAAACATCTAAAAAGAGATTTCAAAATGTTGATATAACACGGGATCTATCAACATTAGATGCTATGCATAATAAGATTATAAATAATTATAGTAAAAAAATAATAGATGATAAAAATTATATTGATAAGATAAATAATTTAGAAATAAATTATAAAAATATTAATGATGAGATAATAAAATATAATATTGATAATTTGAAGAATGATAATTTGAAGAATGATAATATCTATTCAAACTTATGGAATAGTAATATTTTAATTAAAGAAGAATTAAAATTATTGCAAAATGAAATTAATAATATTAATTATTTTGATGAAATTGAATATTATGAAAATACTAGTTCTATTTTATTTAACTATTATGAAATGTTAGAAAAACAATCATCTGTAAATTCTTCATCTAATAATAAATATAAAAATAAATCTATATTAGAATCATTTAATATTACATTACCAAAAGAAGATATTATTAAAGAAGACGACGATGATAAAATAGTTGAAAAAAGTGATTTAGTTGATCAATATTTATCAATAACTAATAAATATTATATTAAAAAAATGGATAATAACTATGATAATATTGAAATATGTCATAAATGTAATATACCATTAATATGTTTGCAACACGATGCAATAATGATTTGCAATAATTGTGGCTATCAAGAATTATTATTAGTAGAACAGAATAGACCAATATTAAAACAAAATACTAAGGATACATCTCATTTTAGTTATAAAAGAATTAATCATTTTAGGGAATGGTGCAATCAAGTTCAAGGAAAAGAAAGTACAGATATACCAAATGATATATTTGAAAAAATATTAAATGAAATTAAAAAAGAAAAAATAATGGATACAAAACGGATAACTTATTCAAAAATGAGAGAAATTTTAAAAAGATTAAGAATAAATAAATATTATGAACATATTAATTATATTATAAATAGAATTAATGGAATTCCTACACCGCAATTTTCAGCAGAATTAGAAGAAAAATTATGTTCAATGTTTAAAGATATTCAAGGACCATTTTTAAAACATTGTCCAAAAGATCGCAAAAATTTCTTATCATATAGTTATGTTTTATATAAATTCTTCCAAATTTTAGGTTTGAATGAATATTTGAAATTTTTTCCACTTTTAAAAAGTAGGGAAAAATTATATGTTCAAGACCAAATATGGAAAAAAATATGTGAAGATCTAAATTATAAAATTATTCCATCTCTCTAAGCACCAAAACCAATAAGGCGGAAACCAGCACCAAGACCAACACCCTGTCGAGCACCTGCAGCTATTGATGGAGCTAGTAAATCGAATAGAGAGAATAAGCATGCAGCAGTTAAGGCAATCATCCAAACTTCACTTAATTGAAGTTTTTGTTCAGGTAAAACATAAGCGGCAATAGCAACAACAACGGCTTCAATTGCATATTTTAATATACGTATTAAAGCTTCCCAAATATCAAAACTATATGTTGGTTGTTGATTCATATTATTATACTATTATAATAATATATTTTTTATTTTTTTTCTGATTATTAATAATAATGATATAGATTAAAGCATTTTATATTAAAATAATAAATTTAATGAAATAGTTATTTATAAAATCAAATATAGAAAATGATATAAGAATTTTTATTTAATATATATATATATTAAATGGGAGAAAACTTAGTATCTACAAAAGAACGAGATTATTTAGATGAAGATAAACCTATTAGAGGTCAAAATTATTGTTTAGTATCTTTTTTAAGTCCTGAGGATATTCTTAAAGAAAAAGAGGTTTATTATTTTTCACGTTTTATTGATAAATTTGGCAAAGATATGAAAACTCTTTTAGATGGAATTGAAACTAAATATCCTGACTCAGCTGAACTTGTTAAAACAATTCGTTCAAATCATGATTATATTTTTAGTGCATCTGATCTAGACTCACAATATAAATTTTTCAAAGATACTAATTCACATGAAATTGAGACTGATTTTCATAAAGAAAATGATTTTAAGACTTCTATGAGAGGTATTAAAATCCGAGGTGTTTTTGATACTATTGATGAAGCTAAGGCGCGTAGTGAATTTATTAAACGCCAGGATAGTAAATTTGATATTTATATTTGCCAGGTTGGCTGCTGGTGTCCATGGTCGCCAAATCCAAATGATCTAACAGATCAGGAATATTCAGAAACTCAATTAAATACTCTTATGAAACAATATAAGCAAAATATGGATTCAAAGGATGAACTTTTTGAACAAAGAAAAGCCGATTTAATGGCTAAATCAAAAGTCTCTAATGTTGCCGATGATCTTGCTGAACAAACAGATCCATGGCTCGCTGCTAAGGAAGGAAAAGAAGAAGTTAAAGAAGAAACTCAGGAAGAAGTTAAGGAAGAAACTCAGGAAGAAGTTAAGGAAGAAACTCAGGAAGAAGTTAAGGAAGAAGTTAAAGAAGAAACATCACATACTCCCAGTGATTAAAAATAAGAGTAAATTATTTTTTTGTATTCATTAAATAAAAATGAAATCAATTGCTATATTTATTTTATTTATTGGTGTAGTTTTGATAATAAAAAGTTATTATGAATCTAAATATTCAAAAATGGAGAACCCAAAAACAATTATTAAATATATTCCTATTAGTCAATATGAAGAAACATTATCTGATAGTGAAAAGTTGGAAGAATTTTATAAAGGAATGTTTGAATTAATTCAACCTAATATGTATGATATAAAAAAAATATAATTTATAATTAATATGACAAAATTATCAATATTTGATATTGGATATATATTAATTGATAATATTAATCTTAAAAATGATAGTAATAAAATTAAATTATTATCAGCTATTAAAAATCATAATAAAGAAATTTCTGATAAAAATGAAGAAATAACTAGAAAAAGAAATATTTATATAAAAGAATATGATATGAAACGTAAAAATAATATTGATAACTATGATAAATTTTTAAGAAAAAAAGAAGAATTATTTAATATATGGAAACAATCTAAAAAAGTTAAAGATTTATATAATTTAATATCATTACAGCAACCTGAATATGAAGAAATTAATGATATTTATACTATTTATGAAAGTATCTAAATATCTCTTGTTAAATTAGAAAAAAAAGTTAATATATCATGTATAAAATTAAATACAAATCCAAACATTCTATATATACTTAAAACAACACTTTCAATAGCTAGATATAAATGATAAGGAAGAGATAAAAGTTGTAAAAATATACTCCATAAATTTGCAACTAATTGTAATATTGGTAAGATAAAATAAATAAAAAATCGCATTAATGATATTTTAAATATAAAGCAATATAACGAAGCAATCAAAAAAAGAGCTAAAAATGTATAAAAAAAACTTCTAGTTTTATACCAAATAAAATAAATTGGATTGAACATTTATTATTATTATTTATATAAAATAGAATAATAAATTAAATGGCGGAACAAGTTTTTAAATTTAATTTTTTTGCGTTTATTATTGCATTTGCTATTGGAATGTTTTATGTATATATTGCAACACCAAAACCTAAAATTATAATAAAATATCCAACACCTTATAATGCTAATAAGATTGTATATAGAAATGATAATGATGTATGTTATAAATATAAAGTAGATGAAATTAAATGTTCAAATAATGTAATTGATCAACCTATAATATAAAAAAATAAACTTTAATTAGATGATAAACACACGTAATTTAATTGATAGATTGTTTTATACAAATTTTGGGCAAATTATGATAAGTGCATTATTTGGATTATCATTAGCGCTAGTTTTTAATAGAGTATGTAAAGAAAATTGTACTATTTATTTTGCACCTAAGCATGATGAAATTAATAATAAAGTTTTTAAATTAGAAGATACATGTTATAAATATACAACTGTAAATGTTCCATGCAATGATAAAGCAATAGAACCATATGACGGATATTCAACAGTATCAAATCAAATGAGTGGTGAAAAAGGTTTAATTGATAAATTATTCGCGTAATTTTTATTATTATATATTTAAATCATATTATTATAATAATGCAACATCAATCACAAAATAATATGATTACTCCAATTGATAAAATACCATTAAAAACGTCTGGTGCTAATATTACAGAAGACATGGCAGATGATCCTATTGTTAAAGATGTTTTAAATGAATTTGAAAAAGAATTATCTTTAAATGAACAGCCAATCAAAAATAATTATCTTATTAATAATAATCAACATCAACAACCTTATTACCCTCAACAACAACAACAGCAACAATCTCAACAACAACAACAACAGCAATATCAACAAAATAATCAACAACAACAATCACTAAAAAAAAATTATATTGATAATGAATTAATAACTAAGGTATTTATTATATGTGTAGTAATAGCTATTATAATAAATCCTGTCATTTATAATACATTTATAAGCAAAATACCTGAAAATATATCAGGTATGTTTGATAGTTATAATTATATAATAAAAATAATATTGATATTTATTTCACTATATGTACTTATGTTTTATAAATTATTATGATAATTAAAATCATTATCAAACGCTGCAAAATGTTTATTATCGGAATTTAATCCTTGAATTCCATAATAATTCTCATCTGTTTTTATTTCTTTTTTATAATTATCTTCATTATAAATATTTGTTTGAGCTGCATGTAATAATTCATTTGATATATAAGGGATTAATTTACAATTTTCATTTTTAATTTCTTTAACATAATGATCAGGAATTTCAGGTTGCATTGAATATGATTTTGGTTTAGCATCATCCTTAAAAAAATTAAAGAATGATGCTAATGGATCAGTATTAGCATTAGTATTAGCATTAGCATTAATATTAGTATTATTAGTATTAACAATATTATTATAAGCACTATTTAATAATGATTGTGGTGAAAATGGTGATGGATCATAAGATACTTCTTGTTTAGTAGGAATTATTTTTTTTTGATAATATTTGAAATAAATAATTAAAAATATTAATCCAATTAAAAATCCAATAATTTCATCAACTAATAAAATAATTAATAATATTATTATTGCTATAAATAATTGATTTGTTTTTGTATTTATAATAATAGGTAGATTAAAATCTACAATTATTACAAATATTAATAATATTATTAATACCGCTCTTATAAAATTTATTATCATCTACTATAAATTATATATAAAAATTAAATATATATTAATTAAATGTTGCAAATAATGACATCTTTAAGTAATAGAGGATATGGTATTACCAAAACACCAGAAAATAGAGAATTAATTTCTAAAATTAAGAGTGAATTATTGATAAGTCCAAAAATCTTTTCAAATTCTTTTACATCAAATGTTAATAAAGAATATCCTATTTATTTGGAAAGTGATAATAAATTATATATTCCTAAATGTTATGGAATTGAAAAATATGGTTATCCAATTGATGATAAATTAGGTTATGGTATTGATTGTCCTTTATTAGATTTTAAAGGAAAATTAAGAGATATTCAGCAAGCACCGATTGATGCGTTCATTGATAATGTAATTACAAAAAAGAAATTAGGTGGAATTATTAGTGTTCCGTGTGGTTTTGGTAAAACAATTATGGCTATTTATGTTGCATGTTATTTTAAAAAGAAAACTTTATTTATTTCTCATAAAGATTTTTTAAATGAACAATTTATAAGTAGTATTAAAACATTTGTACCAAATGCAAGAATTGGCAAAATTAAACAGAGTAAAATTGATGTTGAAAATAAAGATATTGTAATTGCAACATTGCAATCATTAGCTATTAGAGAATATGATTCAAAGATTTTTAATGATTTTGGATTAGTTATTATAGATGAATGTCATCATATTGCATCGGAGGTATTTTCAAGAGCATTTAGAAAAATGAATATTAGAATTACATTAGGATTATCAGCTACTTTAAATAGAAAAGATGGATTAAGGAAAGTTTTTGAATGGTATTTGGGTAAATCTGTTTATAAAATTAAGACGGATATAAATGATTGTGATATGATTGTTAATTTACATAAATATTTTGTACATGATATTGAATATAGTTTTGTTAAAACTATGTATAATGGAACTCCTAATATTGTAGCAATGGTTAATAATATTTGTAATTATAAACCTAGAACTATTTTTATTATTAATTTATTGAAAAATGTATTAAAGAAAGAACCTGAAAGAAAAGTATTAATTTTATCTGAACGTAAAAATCAATTAAAAGATATTGAAGAATTAATTGCAAAAGATGAAATAGCTTCTTATGGGTATTATGTAGGTGGAATGAAAATGGCAGATCTAGATATTTCAGCAACAAAACAAATTATATTAGCTACTTATCAAATGAGCAGTGAAGGTTTAAATATTCCTACTTTAAATACAGTAATATTAGCTAGTCCAATTAGTGATATTCAACAATCAGTTGGCAGAATTTTACGTGAAAAAAAAACAGAAAGAAAATATAAACCATTATGTATTGATATTTTTGATGATTTTTCTTTGTTTAAATTTAAAGGTTATAAGCGAATTAAATATTATAAAAATAATGGATATTTAATTAAAACTTTTATTGATAATGAATTGGTTATTGATCATGACTGTAATGATAAAGATGACGATGGTAATGATGTAGATAATAAAAAAAAGAAATGTGTTTTTATTGAAGATGATTAAATCCAAAAAATTAAATTCTTTGGATTATATATTTTATTTTTGCCTACGAAAAATGAAGTGTCTGGTTGATGTTCATTTTTTCCATTAATTCAAATGATAATGAAACCTGTTCATTATCATCTTCATACATGCAATCACAGTCACAATCTTCGGCAATATATTCATCTGGATTTTGATCATATACAGATAAATAATTATAGTTTACCATAATTTCTTCATCTTCATATACTTGACCGCCGAGAATGTACATATTAGGAATGTATGAATAATTATTCATTAATATATTATCAATTTTATTTATATTTACTTTTATTTATATTCATTTATATTTATTCACTAATAGTTTCAATATTAATTATATTATTTTTAATATCTAAATATTGATATCTATTTTTCCCAAATGATCTAGAAATACCAGTATCACAATACCAAATTTGATTATCTTTTAATTGAATTTTATCATAAGATGTATGACCTAAAAACATATAAATAACTTTTAATTCTTTAAATAAAATAGATGTTTCATTTTTATCATTTTCTTTTCTATTCCATAATAATCCAGATGGACCAATAATAACTGAATCAATAATTTCTTTATCTTCAATATTTATTTTTTCATTTTCTAAATAATTTTTCCATATTTGATTAATATAAAATATATCTTTATTATATTTATTTAAAATATTTAAATGTTGAATATCCAATTTTGCATGACAAAATATTAAATCTCCTATTTTAAAAATAAGAGGTCTTTTTGCTAATATTAAAGCTAATGATCCTTTTGGTTTAAATAGTTGCTGTCTTATTTCACTTTTACTATTTTCAGATACATATGAAAAATCACCAATAACATTCATTAATTCATGATTACCTATTAAAGATATACAATAACCTCCCTTAGCTCTTGCAATTAAATTTAAATTTTCTGTAAAATATATCATTTCATAATCTTTTAATACTTCCCATTCTTCTGTTGATGTTCTATTTAAACTATCTATTTGATCACCTAATTGAACTATTATTGTTTCAGGAGGTTCAGCAATCCATTCTAAATTATTATTAATTATTTTTGCATCTATCAAAATATTTTTAAATCTCCTTATATCACCATGAATATCGCCAATAATAATTAAACGTTTATGTGAGGGTAATTCATTTATATATTCATTATACATTGATGATATATTTAAAATAATATTTTATTTCTATATACAACCTCGCATTATTATTATATATAAAAATAATTACATTAATATTAATAATTATGAATATTTATTCTATTTTTATTAGAATTTTATTTATCATTCCTTTAATATCATCCTTAAATTTCAAGTCGGCTTTTATATTACCTCAAATTGTAAGAGAATGGCATCCAATTGCCATTGAAAAAAATATTGATAAATCTAAACCTTATGTATATAATATTGGTAAATTACCAATGGTATTATGGTACGATAATAATAATCCATTATCAACTATTAATATTTGTAAGCATTTAGGAGCAAGATTAGACAATGGAATTATAAATGATGGATGTTTGCATTGTTCGAATCATTTAACGTCTTATAATGGTTCAGATGCAGTGGGAAATATTATTGAGAAAAATGGATTATTATGGTGGAGTTTTAAAAGTTATACACGAAACCCACCAAAAATATTTAAAGATACAGAGAAATTACATCAAACATTTATAGATATTAATGTTAATTTGATTAATGTTATTTTAGAATTTATTTATAGTAATAATAAAACAAAAATAAGACAAAGAAATAATAAATTCTTTTTTAAAGAAGAATTATTTAATGCTAAACATAAATTTTATTATAAATATCCATATTGTCTTAAAGGATCAATAAATAATAAAATTAATTATTGTATTAATTTTTTACCATTAGAGGAAAATAAAACAAGATTATATATTACTATTGTTGATAATAATGATAATAATACAAAAAAATTTATTAATTATATTTTAAAAAATAAATTAAATAATCTAAAAAATTATGATAATAATAATTATCTTAAATATTTAATTATGCTAAAAGATGATAATTCATATATGAAAAAAATTTATTTATTATTTGATAAATATTCTTTTCCAAATGATTTTACAATTTCTAGTTTTTATAAATATAGACAATTCTATTAAATTATTTATTTTTTTTTCAGATTAATAAAATTGTTAATCAATTTTTCTTTTTTTTAAATTTGATGAGATACATGAATATGATGTTTGCATTATAAATAAATTGATTAAATACAAAAATATTTATATATTATGAGTGGCAATATAATATGAAATATATGAATATAAAATGATATTATAAATAATATTAACAATTAAATTATTTATTTTTCTAGTTTTTTCATCATTATCATCGTTATTATCATATTTATTATCATATTTATTATCATCTTCATTATTTTTTTTCAGATTCATTAAATTGTAAATCATTAATTGTTTTTTTTGTAATTTTAAGTTTTTATATTTAGTATCATAACTAATATTAGATGGTTTAAATCTCATTGGTAAATATGCAGGTTGAATTATAAATGAATTACAACAAACAATAAATAAATTGATTAAATATAATAATCGCATTTTTATTTGTATAATTATTAAATCATTTTTTTAAATTCTTTTGTATTAAATTTTTAAGATTTAATATAAAAATGATAGGAAAATAACAATATTTTTTATTGTGCTACAATGACACCATCTATTAGTTGCTACTATATGCATTACAATCGTCAGCCGTATAATTTTACCTTCATCAAATTTGAAAAGTTTGTTAAAGTCGTATTGAATACTCGGGCAGTTGTTATGACTTTCAAACAATTAGTGGAAAACACCAGACTTTTCAAAATCTACCAGCTCTCCTTGCTATTGACGAATGATACTACGCAAATATTTACATCTGTTGATGAATTCTCAGGTGATGTTATTTATGGTGTTATGACTGTATGGTATTGGAAGTATATCCGACTTTCAGGATTTGAAGAATTTACAGCATTGGAAAAATCTCGCTACAAAAACCCCCTTAAATCACGCGAACCAAAGCGTGAGAGCAGCAGAAAGAAATATAACAAATTTCTGAAGCTGTTCAATAGTGAGGATGTTGTAAATAAGATGAAAGATCCTGATGTTGTAGTTCGTGAATTCTTTGAGAAAGAGAGCGGGGACATTTATGACTATTTCAGGCGATACATTGAGCATGAGAAGAAGATTATGATGTTGTCAGTCATTATGCACAACTACGGGCGCGATGTCTATGGTTGCGTTAAGCAGTTTGTCTGACATTGGGGGGAAGGAGGGAGGAATATATGGCAAAATTAATTTTTTGTCATTTTTTGATTTAAGGGTATTTATAAATAATCTTTAAATATCTTTTTTTTGTTTATTTTAAAAATTGATTATTCAGAAATAAATATTTATTTTAATTTCAATTGTAAATAATACTTGGAAAATATTATTTTTTAAATTAATTTTTGGGGAGAGGGGTCTACTCTGAGTAAAAATTACTCATTAAAATATATAAAAAATGATTATTTAAGAAATAATTATATACCATTTTAATATATGCAAAATAACATTTTTTCATGTGAGTATTGTGATTTTACAACAAAACGAAAATACAATTTACAACGACATCAAATTGCTTTGCATATTTCAGATATCTCAAAAATCCATAAAGAAGAAAAAGCTATCCAAAATGAAGAAAAAGCTATCCAAAATGAAGAAAAAGCTATCCAAAATGAAGAAAAAGCTATCCAAAATGAAGAAAAAGCTATCCAAAATGAAGAAAAAGCTATCCAACCTATGAATGAGTGTTTAAATTGCACTAAATGTAGTAAAATATATAAAACAAAAAAATATTTAATAAATCATGAGAAAAAATGTATAGGTATTAATTCATTAACTTGTCCTAGATGTATGACTTTATTTAGTTCTACAGGAAATAAAAGTAAACATATTAAAACAAATAATTGTAAAGCTAAAAGTATAATTCATTCATCTAATGATAATATAAGTCCAAATATAAATTTTAATGGAAATAATAATATTAATGGAAATAATAATATAATAAATAATAATTATATAAATAATTTTGGATCAGAACGAACTGATTATATTACATATGAAGATATGTATAATATTTTAAGATTAAGTGGCACTAATGTTATACCACGATATATAGAAATGAAGCATTTTAATAAGGACTTTCCAGAAAATCATAATATTAAATATGAAAAAAATAATAATTGTTTAATTAAAAAAAATGGTGAATGGAAAATAACGAATATTGAAAATTTATCAAATAATTTAATAAATAAAAATTCAAATGAAATTAGAAATTATTATAATGATAATAAAACTAAAATAAATAATGCTATTTCAGATATTGATTTAATTGAATTTATATTTAAAAAATTTAATTATTTAGATCTATGTTTAGATAAGAAATTGTATACAAATATTAAAGATGAAATAAAAGAAATTATACGTTCAACAACTATTTAAAGGTTTCTTATTAATCTCTTTAAATCAAAATCCTGCAAGTTTTTTACCTAATTCATTTAAAATCGGATTTTCAATTGGTGTTATTTCTGGAATAACACCGCCATATGTGCGAGGTTGTTTTGGAAATAATTTTATTTTACATGGATAATGATTTGTTGTGCGAATTTCAATTAATGCTTTTTGTTTCTTTTTCAAGTTTATTTGATTAGATAAAGAGCGAGGCATATAACATAAATATATAACTGCTCTAATATTTGGAATTAGTCGTTTTTTATCTGCTTCAATTCCACAATGTATAGTTCTACTATCCCAAAATACAAGAGAACCTTTTGGACATTTAATATTTTTTATAGTACAACTTTTATCATAATAAAATGTTTCTTCTTCTTTTGTCAATTTATACCAATCAGATTTATCTGAAATATTATATTTTTCTTTAAAATCTGAATGATATTTATTGCTTCCTTCCATAAATGATAAAGTTGCATCATAATCATTAATATCTAAACCTGTAATAAAACTTTGAATACATTTAAATCCTTCATTCATATATGATTGATCAGTATGATACCATGTATTTCCTTTATTCCAACCTTTTTTTGTTATTTCTGGTGATAAATTAAAACTTAAAGCATCAAATGAAACTAATAAGTCATTAACATCACATTCCCAAAAATATGCAAATATTTCAACAATTTTTATATTTTGTCTTACATCCCAACATGATTGGGCATGTCCTACACCCCAATTTTGTATTAACATTGAATGTTTTGGATATAATTTATAGAATTCACGCCAGGAATTTATATCATTTCTTTTTATTGGTATTTCCCATTTTTGGGTAATATGTTCAAAGAAATCCCAAATTTTATTAACCATATTAATACATTCATTTTCATCTAATACATGTGGAATTATGGCAACACCATAATTTTCTATTGTTTCTTTTAAAGTTTCTTTTGTACAAACATACTTTTCAAATTCATAATTATTCATATTTGTTTATTATATATTAATAATTAAATCATTTTTTAATATATATTTTAATTTAAAGAGATTAATAAAAATTCCTTAAATAAATCTCCATAATTAGTTATTTTTGCATCTTTATTTAGAAAAATAAAAAAACCAAAAAATTAATTTTTTTGGTTTATATAGAAACAATCAATCACTTAGATGGATAAATGCGAATTGAGAGATGGTTCATATCTTCGCCAAACATCTCAGAAATTTCGCAATATCTGTTATTGAAGACGAATGAAACTATTTCTTTTTTATGACAACCCCAATTATCAGGATATGTCTGAAAATCGCTAAATAATCCGAAATGATTTCCAGTCCAATGGCGTATTTCTTCAATATAATCATCTGGAATCATAATATCGCAATTAGGATGAACATCACTGCAATATTCAATTACTTGATCACATTCTATATCAAATTTAAAATGTGACATGAAAATAAGAATATACTTAATCATTGTCTCGTAATTTAATAATAAAATTACCAAATCATTTTTTAATTTTCATTATATTATTTCAATACATATATCTAAAAAAATGATTTAAAGAGATTAATAAGAATTCTTTAAATATGTTTATAGGTTTTATAGGATTGGCAATAATATTAATAGTACTTATTAGATATGAGATAGGAAAAATAAATAATAAGAAGGTAATAAATATTGTATTATCAAAATTGGATTTCTGTCCTAATCATTATAAGATAATTAGAGAGGATAATAAAATTTATATTAAATGTCATTATTATTCAAATGATTATTCGCATTTATTATTTAATAAATATAATGATAATACTACATCAAATATTATTAAAGAAAATAATGAAGGTTATTATATAAATTTTGAAAAAACTAATAAAAGATTAATAAATTATAATCCAAAAAAAAATATAAATATTATTGTATATGATATTCTTATTGATATAAAATATAAAAATTATAAAATTATTACTTCATATTTTCAGATAATTAATTGTCATATAGATAATGATAATTTATATTCAAAACTTATTAAAAAATTAGAAGATCCATCATATTATATTCAAATTAATAATATTTATGATAATAATCTTAATTTTATTTATAAATATGATGAAGCATTATTTGAACCATTAAACTATAAATTTAATAAATCACATCATTTATATAATCCAAATATGGAATTTTATATTACAATAAAAAATGGTTCTGATCTTATTAATATTTATCCAATTTTATCTGAAATAAACTCTTATAAAAATTCAAATTTGAAATTATCTAAGTATATAAATACTAGACCTCATATAAATAATTCTTCTTATATTATTAATAAAATATCTGGCTCCTTCATTTAAGGAAATTAATAAGAATTCTTTAAATACTTTTAATAAAATAAAGGAAAAAATGTTTTTTTATGCTATATTATTTATATTAGTATTTCAATTATTATTGATAACAATTGTAATTAGATATAAATTGAATAAAATAAATGAAAAAAAATATAATAAATACGGTATTATCAAAATTAGATTTTTATCCAAATCATTATAAAATAATTAAGAAAGATAATAAGATATATATAAAATGTCATTCTTATACATTAGTTCTTATCAATTAACGGAAATTCTAAATCATTTTCATAAAGATAAATACAATACAATTTAATAAAATTACAAGAATGAATAACAATTTTATTAGTTCTAATAACTAAATCATTAATAATAGGCAAAATTGCTTTATCTTTAAGAACATTATTAATATTATTTTTAACAGTTTTCATATAATCAAACTTTTCAAATTCATCATCTTTCTTTTTCTTCTTTTTAGACATAATATATTATTAAACAATCTTTAAATAGTTTTACGCTTAAATAAAAAATGATATAATTATATAAATATTATTAAATAATATGTGTGATTATACATTAAAATATGCTATTGATAATAAAACATTTATTCCTAATATATTTGGTATATATTTAAATTCAGATGGAACTATTTATAAAATATTATCCAATATAGAAGGTAATAATTTTAAAAAAAATTCATTAGGAACATTTGATTTTATATTAAAACAAAATTGTTATTCAATTATAATAATAGAAGATGATTTTTATTCAAATCATATTAATGTTTTAAAAAGATATGATTATATTAATAAATTAATAACAGATAGTGAATTAAATAATATTATTAAAAATAATAATGATTGTTATATATTTTCAATGGAATTTAATAATGATTTAGGATTTAATTCAAAACTATTATATAATCCAAATTAAGTTTATAAAATATCATTATTAACTTTCTCCAATTTTGCTTTTCTATTCATATAAGCATTATGACGCCATTCTTTTAATTTTTCTGGATTTTCTATTTTCATTCGTTCCATATATGTTTTTGCTTTTTCTTTTACTTTTTCACTATTATTTTCATAATACCTTTTATGTCTTTCCGTATTTGTATATGTTTTTAATTTTTCTTCTAATTCAATATTTTTTTTCTTTAATAATTCATTTTCAATCATTAATTTATTAACAATGTCATTCATAATTATGTTATCATTATAATATAAGACGCATAACTTTAAATAATTTTATGACTAAACATAAAAGCGAAGATTATAAATTATCCGCTGTAAAATATTTTTTGGAAAAGAAAGATACACAAGAGAATACTTGTAAAATATTTAAGTGTTCTGTAAGAAGTTTATTAAGATGGACTAAAAGATATGAAGAAGAAAATGAAATTAAAAGACATAATAGAAAACCAATATCGTATAAAATTAAAAAAAAGAACATATTAAGTTTATATTAGAAGAACTTAAAAACAATAAGACTATTATAATAGAAGATTTACTAACTAAATTGAAAAAATAAATATTCTAAATTAAATATCACGAGAAGACATATTAGTAGAATAATTAAATAAAATTATATATCATTAAAAATAACAAAGATTAGACACAAACCAGTTAAGCAATTTGGTAAGGATATTAATATTACACCTTTTTACATTTCAAACGCCGATTTAAAATTATATATGAAAACAATTTAAATAATAATTTATATATTATTATAATATATGAAAGAAGAAATATCAGAATTATATAATTTTAATTATAATTGTCTTTATAATAATATTAAAAATGAAGAAGAAAAAAAAATACAATATAAATATGATTTGACACAAATTATTTCTGAATCAGATAATGATGATTTATATAATATAAAGTTATATGGAATATTTATTATTTTAAATCATAATGAAGACGCTAAACATATTTTTAATTTATTACGAAAAAAAATGCCTACAGAGTTTCACGATGAAACAGATATGTATTATAATGTTAGGTTTTTTTACCAGATTTTATCTTATGACTTTTTACATTTATATCATCCTTGTATTTGCGATATTTATAATGATAATGTTATAAAAACTGAAAATTTAAATAAATTATTAGCATTTCTTGATAATATAAAATACGACATATAAATTTATTAGTTAATTATTTCTAATTCAAACGACACAACATCATATTTTGTTTCATCTTCTTTTCCAAAATAATGTAAATATACATCTAATCCATGCTCCATATTCGGGATACCTGGCAAACAATTTTTTAATCATTTGTCAATCAAATATTCTTCAAATGTTTTATATAAATTAATATTGATTATTTTTGTAAAACAAACTCTTCCTTTGTTAAAATCATTATTCCACCACTTAATAATATCACCTATTTTGTAATTTTTAAATCTGTGTTTATGCAATCTTCCTTCACAAGTTTTAGTCCAAGCGATATAAGAGTAACCCAAGGTTCAGATAAATGCTCTTCTGTGTAAATAGTTGGTATTTCCATTTTAATTTATTATATACTTATATACTTTTATAATAAATTTAATTCAATTTTTTTTATTTATAAACTATATTAAATATAAAAATATATTATTATTATACATAATAATGATAGACGAATTAACATATCAAATTAAATATGATTTATATGAAATGTATCCAGAAACATATGAACCTGTTTATAGAATAAAAGAAAAACTAAATGTATTATGTGGTGCTGATTATAACACAATCGTTTTTTCTTTTGAAAAAATAGGAAATGAAAACCAAATTATAACACGTATGGATAATTCCTTTATAGGATTTTGTAAAGATATTTTGTTGAATTCGTCTTTTGATTATTTTTCAGATTTTAAAAAATCTAGTATTGAAGAAACTACTTTTGAAAATATATGGAAAACAATAAATTGTTATAATCATTGTAAAGATATGAAACAAAACCCATTCCAATTTATAAATCACAAAAATTTTATAGAATTCAAAAATTTGAAATGTATTAATAGTAATAATACAATAAATGATTGTTGTTATCACTATCCTATACCTTCTTTTATAAACAAAAACGATTTTATACGTGGAATAAAAATGGGAAATAGCAATTGTTTTAACTTTATTATTGAATTCAAAGAAGTTTTTTGTGTAATTCAATGTATTGGAAGTTAAAATAATTTACACCTTTTAACATTTACTACGAAGTGAAACGCCGATTTTAAATTGTATAATAAATAAACTACTTAAAAAGAAATGTATATAATAATACAATGGATAATAATAATTTAATTAATGAAATAAATAAATTAAAAGCATTAATAGATGCTTTACAACAACAACTTCAAACACAACAAACTGAAATAAATTCAGTAAAACAAATCGCTTTAAACGCACAAAATAATGTAATAAGTCATTGGCATTATACTAATGGCACAACAACTTATAATACTTATCTTGGTTCTGGTTAATGGATTTTATTTTTACATCTACATTAAAACTACCATATCAGCAATTATTTTTTCATACAACTCTCTATCAATATTTGAGTCAAAATCAATAAATAATATTACATACACATAATAATATAACCAATCAAACTCTTTTTTATCATATAATTTTGTATAATTTTGTATAATCTTTATATTTATTCTCTAATTCATTATTTTCATAGTTTTTTTCAATAAAATCTAAATAAACATCAGCATTATTTATTTTTGGATAATAAACTTTATTTTCTTGTAAAATTGTAATCATAGGATAAAACATTGCACCATCTGTCATTTTTGCTATTGTATATAATATAAATATAATATGTTATATACATTATAAAGAATGATAAATATTTTTTTACAAATAAAAGACACCGATTTTTTCAAGCAGATAGATTAAGTGGTATTGATGAAATGAGTAAAACCTTATTACGACAATCTATTCAATTACAATATGATATCATTAATAATTTTCTAGATGAACCATTATAAATAACAAAAATAATAATAGATTTAAAGACATTCATAAATAACCTTTAAATACTTTCCTGGATGCGAATTCTATCATCAATACGACATGAGTTGAGGATAATTTTCTTAACATCATCATAAGTCAAATTATTATCTTTGATATATTCTCTAACTTTATTATATGATGTTTTAACTTCAATATAAATATTATTTAAATCTTTATGAAGAGCTTTTTTATATTTATTATAGATATATTTAGCAAATTCATTAAATATTGGAAAATGTTGATATTTAATATAAAATTTAATATAATCATTGTATGCTGATATTTGATTATCAACACTAACGAAATTATCATTAACTGCTAATTCTTTCCAATTTGGATTATATACAATTCTGAATGTTTTTAATGAAATTTCAAGAGGATTAATAGTAGAAATAATATATTTTTCTGACCAATCATTTTTAAACTCAATATCATATTTTATTTCTTTATTATACTCTAATTGAATATCACTAGCACTATAATTTGAATTTACTAATGTTGATAAATAAACTAATTCATTATATTTATGAGAATTATAATAATCAGGAAAAGTTTTCATAATTTCATTAATTTCTTTTTCAGTTGCTATTTTATCAACTGGAATATATTCATCATCAGCAATAATATGAGAATTAATCAGACATTTAATTTTTCTTTTAAAAATAACTGGATTTTTCTTAATTTGTGATAACATAGATAATAAAGTTCGTTCAAGATTAATATGTTTAATAATCTCAGGTTTAACTTCATATTTAAATACATTCATAATAATATTTAGAATAACATCAATATTAAAGATATGTTTGCGAAGAATAGTTTTATTAATTTCTGGTCCATTGATAATATAATACATTGCAACATCCATTGGAACAATTGTTCTATTAAAATCAGGCAAACCGCAAAGAGAAATATAAGTTGTAGCTTTTGAAAGTCTATAATTTAAATGATTTGTAATATAATCATAATATTCATTCAAATATTCACATCTATTTTCTACAACAATAATTTGCCATAATATTATATAATAAAGATTAGGATTTCCCATTTTCTTTGAATTTGTAAATAACTTAAATAATCCATGACTGCCAACTTCATTATGTTGTTCATTTGATGTTGTTAATGGAATTGTTCCAATTATATCAGATCGTGTGAATGGGTCTTTTTTACATTTATTAGTTAATTTAATACCAATACAATGTCCTAATCTCTTTGCAATTCTTTTCTTTATGTCTTCATTATTAATGATATTTAGAGGATTTTCAATAAAATTTTTAAAATCTTTATCATTATCAAATAATTTATCTGATGATTTTAAAATGACTAATTGAGGAACATCTAAATCTAACATTACTGGATCCTCAAATTCATAATTAAGTAATTCTTCTTCTGTTGCTTCATCAGGAATAATAGAATTTGATGCTTTCGCATTTACTATCTTTTGATTTAAGGCAAATCCTGAATAGGTTCTATCATCGCAAAGAGATAATAATCTATTAAAAATAGTAATAGGACTATTTTCATTTTGATTAATAAAGATATCTTCCATTTTTTTAATCATGATAATAGCATTTGTATAATTACCATTTTTCAATTCTGATTGGATGGTATTGCCATTAATAGATTTTAGATTTTCATTAGATAATTTAATAAAATCAGTTCTTAATTTTAATAAATGTTGTTTGATATCAGGAAGTCCTGATTTTCCCATATTAGTAATATTAATAATATCATAAATCATATCAAAATTAGTCATTAAATTTTCTAATGTAATATTTTGAAGAATTTTATAATCATCTTTATTAATACTTTTAATTAATTTTGTAATATTTTCAGGATTTGTATAATAAAGTTTTGATGTATTATTTCTCATAAATGCAAGAGGAACGCTAATATCAATATCATCAGAATAAACATAAGATTTAATAATATGACATTCAACATTTTTGATATTAAAATCTTTTAAAATCATTTCAGAAGATTTAACATAATTTGCAGGAACTTCACCATCAGTAATAATAATAATATTATTATCATTAAAATTCTTATTAATAATAGATGATGCAACACATGAAATATTAGTACCACCAAAACCTTTTTTATTTTTGATATATAATAAAAGTTTATTATAAGAAATTTCTTTACTTTCAATATCCCAAATGAAGAACTTAGCCTCTTTATTTAAAGAAACAATTTCATCAACTTTATCCCAATAATTTAAAAAACCTGTTACGGAACCTGAAATATCAATATAAATAATTGTATCACTCATTATTGTTTTTAATAATTGAATAAACTTTTAAACAAAAATCAATTTTTTTTATTTAAAGACATTCACAAATAACCCTTAAATCCTTTTTAAATATATAAAATTGAATATAATATAATAATATAAATCAATAATATGGATCTAACAAAAACAGAACTTTTAGCTAAATGTGCTGAATTAGGATTATCTAAATATAAATCTAAAAATAAATCTGAATTAATTGATTTACTTTCAAATAATCAAAAGAAACATTTAACACCTATTATTAAATGGAGTGGTGGTAAAAGTGATGAAATTAAGATGTTTGAAAAGTATTTCCCAGATAGTTATAATATTTATATAGAACCTTTTATTGGTGGCGGTTCTGTATATTTTTATTTAAATCCTCCAAATGCAGTTATTAATGATATTCATACTGAATTAATTGATTTATATCAAACTATTGGAAATGGTGAAAGTGATAAAATATATGAATTTATGGAAACTAATCCAAATGATGAACTTACTTATTATAAAATTAGAGATGAAATGATTATTAATGATAAATTAGATAGTGCAAAAAGATTTTATTATCAAAGAAAAACATGTTTTAGAGGAATGTTAAGATATAATAAGAATGGTAAATTTAATATACCATTTGGAAGATATAAAACAATTAATTATAATGACCTCAAAAATAAAGATTATGAATTATTATTAAATAGAACAGAAATTTTAAATAAAGATTTTAATTATATATTTGAAAATTATAATGATGAAAATAATTTTATGTTCTTAGATCCACCTTATGATAGTGAATTCACTGATTATGGATATTGTCAATTTGGTAAAAAAGAACAGGAACAACTTGCAGCACTTTTTAAAAATACAAAAATAAAATGTTTGATGATTATTGGTAAAACTAAATTAATTGAAGATTTGTATAAAGATTATATTATTGATGAATATGATAAAAAATATAAATTTAAATTATATGATAATCGTATTGGTGATGAAATTAATATTAAACATCTGATTATTAAGAATTTTTAATTAATTTTCCAATATTTTTGAAATATAAATAATAATCATCTTCATCCCATTTTATATCAATAATATTTAGAAAATCTTCCATATGATTAATTTTTATTCCTTTATTTTCAAATATACGAATATTTGATAATCCAACTTTCAATATTTTTCTATTATAAATACTCCAATTCAAAATACCACTATCTATTTTATATTTTATATATTTTTCTTTTAATGATTTTTTCACCAAATAATAAATACGATATAGATCCTGGCTTAGTATAAGTTAAATTATCTTTTAATAATTTTTCAACCCATAAAATACCATCGTTTTTAACATCTTCAACCATTTACTATTGTTATAAATAAAATTATTATATTCATTTTTTTAATTATCAAATCCAAATAAATCTGGATATTCTTCAAAATATTTAAACATTTTATTAGATTTGATAACATTTATTTTTTCTAAATAATAATTATTAAGTATTTTATTTAATAAATATCTTTTAATAAAATTTTGATTTATTATTATATTTTTAATTCTTCTTAATGTAAAATTATAATTAACTATAATTTGATTTCTATAATTTTCATATGATACATTTATAAATGGTTCAAATTCCTCAAAATCTTTAATATATATTTCTATCTCTGTTATTGTTTCTTTAATTGAAAAGGATTTAAAGATATTCATATATAACTCTTAAATCTTTTTATAAATATAAAAAATGATTATTATAAATATTTATAAAAATTTAGAATGAATATTGAATTGGAAAATAAAGTTATTAAAATTCAAAAAATATTTAGAGGTTATATTGTAAGATTAAAACAATTACCATTAATATTATATATAATTAAAAAATATTTAATATCAAAAGAATTTCAATTTTCAAAATGTAGTGATGATGGTAGAATAAATAGTTGTATAGATGAAGATAAAGTTATTAAATTATTAATTGAAAAATTTTCAAATAAAATTAAAAAACCAAAAATGAGAATGTGGTATGATATATTAATATTTGATTATATATATGGTTGGTTACCTGTTAATATAAAAACTACAACTACATTATCATATGATAATACTGGCAATTTAGCAATGTGTGTATATGCTTATACAAATGAATATTTAGATATTCATAAAAGTAAATCATATGAAAATGGAAAAATGAGTGATATTCTTTATTATAAATTAAAAAATAAAGAATATAATGAAAATAATAAAAAAGATTATTATTTTATAATATTAAATAAAACAAATACAAATGATATTATTGTTAATAGTATTAAAGGATTATCAATATTAACACCAAATATAAATAATTTACCATTTCAAGTTTGTTGGAATAAAAATAGAATATTTAATTATGAAAATATAAATAAAAAAATTAAAATATTTATAGATTGTTTGCAAAAACCTAAACCAAGTTGGAAAGAAACCTTTATGAAAAATATAAGACAATTATAAATATTCAGTTGGAATATAAGAATTTGATATTTGTCTATGACCTATTTTAAATCTTCCTGAAAATATAAAATTTTTTTTAAATATATCACTATTTATATATGATATTATTTTATTTAAATTACATTCTTTTTTTGGTTTAAGCATTATTAAACCACCTCCAAAATAATTAATTTTACCTATAAATGATACATTTAATTTTCTTGTTAAATTATAAATATAAATACAATCTTTATCAATATTATTATTTATAATATTAATATTTCTTGGTGCTCCCCATTCAAACCAATTATTTTCATTAAATTTTTTAATTTTTCTTTTAAGTAATTTATTTTTATTATCAATTAAATATTTATTTAAATTTTCATTATTACTTGGAAATTTTTCAATATAAATATATTTATCAATTTTATCTTCACCATTTAATATATTTATATTTCCAAATTGTTCATTTTTAAAAACTTCATCTTTTCCACTTACAAGACCAACATAAATATCAAAATAATCTTTAAACATAATATTATAATTATTTCTTTCTTCTGAAAAAGTAATTAATCCATCATTATTAATTATATAAAGTAATTTATCATTGTATAATAATTTTTTTTCTATTAAACTATTTTTACAATATCTAAATATTATAATATCAATTGATGCATTATCAAACATTTTTTCATTATTTGGATGAAATATATGTGTAAATGTTCCATTTATCATCATTATATTTAATAATTTAGATGCACAAGTTAATTTAAGAAAATCGGATGGAACAATAAATATTAATTCTCCATTATTATCCAATAAATTATAACATTTTTCAATAAAATCAATATATAAATTACCTTTTTTTGTTCTAATATAAGGAGGATTACCAATAATTGTTTTATAATTTTTAATAATTATCTGTTTCAAAAAATCACCATAAATAATTGTTTCTTTATCTATTTTATCTAATAATTTAATGGTTGTATCTATTTCATACATATCAAATATTATATTAGGTATTTTATCTTTAATATAAATTATTAAATCACCCTGTCCTACAGATGGTTCTAATATATTTGATGGATTATTTAATATAAATTGAAATATTTTTTCTTTCAATTTAATATTAGTTGTAAAATATTGTCCTAATTCTTTAATTGACATATTTAAATATAATATTAAAATCTTTAAGAATATATTAATCAATTTTTAAATATTATAAAAAATGATAATTTTGAATTAATGATAATCATATAAAATCAATAATATGGATATTGAAGATATTGTTATAAAATCAAAATCAACAGAATTAACTATTGAACAAATTGAAATATTAAGAAATGAATTAATTAAAAATAATTTTGATTCAACTTTTAATTTTATTAAAGATATTAAAAAACAATATAAATTTAATTGCAGTAAAATTGATTTAATTAAAATTTACAATAATCTAGGTTATGAAGATTATGAATTAAAAAAAAAATTAATCAAAAAAATTCAAAAATCTCAATCTGGTATTATAAGTGTTACCGTTCTTACTAGTGGAACTCCTGAATATACTAATGCAAATGGTGAAAGAGTTAAAGGAACATTTAGTTGTCTTCATAATTGTTCTTTCTGTCCTAATGAAAAACCATCCGAAGCAAATAATTGGACTCAACAACCTAAAAGCTATTTATATACTGAACCTGCTGTTTTAAGAGCTAATCAAAATGATTTTGATCCTATCAAACAAATGAATTCAAGAATATCGTCTTTAAGTCGCATGGGACATCAAATTGATAAAATTGAATTATTAGTTCTAGGAGGAACATGGAGTGAATATCCAAAAGAATATCAAGAAGAATTTATAACTAAACTTTATTATGCTGCTAATACTTATTATGATGATATTAAAAGAGATATTTTAACCTTAGAAGAAGAAATTTCAAATAATGAAATTGCCAAAATCCATATTATTGGGTTAACATTAGAAATGAGAAGTGATAGTATTTCGTTAAATGAAATTAAAAGATTAAGACGTTTCAATTGCACGAGAGTTCAATTAGGTATTCAACATACTAATAATGAAATTTTAAAAATGAATAATCGTGGCGAATCGGTTGAGAAAACTATCAAAGCTATTAAATTACTTAAAAATAATTGTTATAAAATTGATGGGCATTTGATGCTTAATTTATATGGTGCAACAGTTGAAAAAGATCAAATTATGTTAAATGAAATCTTATATAATCCGGATTTGCAATTAGATCAATTAAAAATTTATCCATGTGCTGTTGTACCATTTACAAAAATAAAAGAATTATATGATACAGGTATTTATAAACCTTATGATGATAAATATTTATATGATTTAATTAAAAATTTTAAAATAAATATTTCAAAACAATTTAGAATTAATAGAATTATTAGAGATATTTCAGGTCATTATATTGAAGGTGGATATTCTCAACAATTTGCAAGTATTCGTCAAGTATTAGAAAAAGATATGAAAGCTAATAATTGGTGTTGTAAATGCATCAGATGTAGAGAAATTAAAGGTAATATTATTGATGAAGAAATTAAATTAGATATTATGGAATATAAAGCAAGTGATGGTAATGAATATTTTATATCATTTGAAACTTCAAAATATTTAATTGGATTTCTTAGATTAAGATTAAATTTTAATTATGATAATGTTTTACCAATTCTAGAAAATACTGCTTTAATTAGAGAACTTCATGTTTATTCTACATTATCAAATGTAGGATCAAAAGATATATATTCATTACAACATAAAGGATTTGGAACAAAATTAATTGAAAAAGCAGAAGAAATTGCACAATCATTTGATTTCAAAAAAATTGCTATAATTGCTGGTACAGGTGTTCGTAATTATTATAAAAAATTTGGATATACATTAGAAGATACATTTATGATCAAACAATTCTAATCTTCATCTGATTTAAAAATTCTTAATTCATATAAATATCCTTTAAAACTATGTTTTTTTAATTTATTTTGAAGATTTTCACCTTTCTTATTAATAAGTGTATCATCCTGCATTTTTTCATCAAAAGTTCTCATATCATATGCATTTCCCAAACATTCTAATATTATTGGATCATCTTTATTTTCATTATAAATAAATTTTGTTGATATATCATATGGATTTTTTAACTCTGAAACTCTATTATTATTATCACTTACTTTATATTTATCAGATATTTGATCATTATTAATAATATCTGTTTTTTTTGTAGTCGTAAAAACTAAATTTTCATTATCAGAACCATTAATTTTAATAACTTCTTCTTTTTCTCTAGCTAAAAAATTCATATGAATAACGTTTTTTGCATCACTTATATTACTAAAAAGTATTTTAGTATTTATTTTTATTTTTTTATATGAAATTTTTGTTTTAAATAATAACATATGTTGATCATAAAAATAAATTGAATAATTATTATTATCTAATCTAAATTCTGGCATATGTACAAAATCATACATTTTATATATTAAATCATTATTATTACCAGATTGATCATATAATGTTACAACACTTGAAGCATTATTATTAAAAAAATTATCATAATACACTTTTTCATCATTAATTATAGTATATAATTTATCAGTATTGAAATCATTATAAAAGTTTGCTGTTTTTTTGCCATTTTTATATTCATTTTCTGTATAAACTTCTTCTCTTGTAGCATTTGTTAATCTTAAAATAGGTCCTTTATAATTTGGATTAATTAATTTTGTTGCATATGCACCTACATTATTTTTTGCATCATAATAACTAGTATATAAATAATTATTAAAATTATTAAATTTAACTCCTAAATTTAAATTTGATGTATTTGCATATTTAAATATTGGTTTTATTAAATCTTTATTAGCAGTAGTAATTTCAATATTATTATTATAATAGTTTATTCTAGAAGAAGCTAAATCTAATATATATTTACCTGTATTATTATCAGTTATCACAGATATATGACATTTATCTGGATATTTAATATTATTTCTAATTGTTTCATCAATTTTATTATAATCTGAATTATAATATAAATTTTCATTAAAATTTAATTCTACTTTTTTTGGTTCAATAATACTATATGTTTTTTCTTTTGGTAATGCATCACCACTAAAATTAATATGAAATATATTATCACTTCTACCAGTTGTTATTTCAGTTCTATCTTTTAATAAATCTTCATATTGATTTTTACCAGTAGTTAAATAAGTTACTGAATTTGAAATATAATTAAGTTTATATTTATATTGATATGGTATTATATTATTAATACTATTAAACATCATTGAAAATATATTTTTATTTTCTGGCATTTTATTATATAAATCATCGTCAGCATTTAAAATTGCTTGTCCTGCATCATTAGTTTCTTTTACAGTTGAAATTTTACCAGTTGTATTATAAATAACACCTGTTGCTCCTAAAATAATTAATACTATGAATAAAATAGCAAGAACTGCTTTAATTATTGCTCCTTTTCCTGCTGATCCAATTGTTGTTATTATAAATTTAATATTTGAAAAAATAAAAGTTATAATATATTTCATCATCGCAAAAAATCCAAATATTATATTTTTTGCACCAGATGCAGTATCTCTTATTTTAGTCCATTGATTAATATCAGATTTATTATTGTTCATAGCTGCAGTCTCTTCTATTTTTTTCTGCTTCATGTATGTGCTTATTGCATTTTGTTTGATACTATTTTGCCTATCAAGATCGCTTTCTGCTCTCGTTAAATTCATTTCAAATGTTTCTTTAAGTTTTTGAATACTATTTGTATCATATTTACTTAATCTTTCTGGTATTGTGGGACCAGCTCTAACTGGATTAGTAAAACCACCTTTTTTTAATGCCTTTCTTTTTCTCATATTTTTCTATTTAATATAAATAAATGAAATTATTAATTATAATTTTATTAATAATTATATTAATTTATGCATATTGTTATTATATATTCCCAAAAGAAATTTCAATATTACAAACAGATTTAGCTAATTTTAATTTTAATTTATTATCATCACGACAACCTATTGTAATATCTGATTTTATTCAGGATCCATCAGAAGTTATAAAAAGCTGGTTTAATTATAATATTATTAATGAAAATGAAAATGAAAATGAAAATGAAAATGAAAATGAAACTAATAATAATGAGAATGATGATTGGAAACATAATAATTATAAATATTTATTTATTAATGCTAATGAAGATACAGAAGTAATCATTTATAAAGCAGAAATAACAAAAATAAATCCAAATCCAGAAGATAATATTATTATAATCAAATTACAAAAAAATCAAAGTTTAATATTACCTTTTAAATGGAAATATTATTCTAATAATATTAATAAATGGGGTATTGATGATTTAATTACTTTTTCTTTTGGGCGGCTTTTTTAACTGGTTTTCCTCCAATTGTTTCACCCTTTAAATCATTTAAATAATCATCTTCAATAAATTTCTTATGGTTATCCCATTCAATTAATAGTTCCTTTAATTCTAACTCCCATATCTTAGTAATTGACATATCTTTAAGATTATCAATTTTTGTTTTAAGTTTTATTACATCTTTTTCTAAGTTTTCTTTTTTCTCTAATGTTAATTGTGAAATAGGCATTCTTAATAAATAATCATAACTATCATCATATTTATAATATTCTAGTTTCTCTAATTGTTCTTCAATATCTTTAATTTTAATATTCATAATAATAATATTTCCACCAATAATATCAATAATAAATTTAATCTTTGCAGAAATTAATTTAAATTCATCTTCCATAATCTCTAATTGTTTTGTTTTTCTCTCATAATATTTATTTAATCTGATTTGAAACCATTCTTTAATAATCATAGTTGTTGTATTATATTTTTTAATGCAACCTTTCTCTGAAAATAGATGCATATTATTTAAACTTAAATTTTTAGTTGATATTAGATTAAATTCTGTTAGAAATTTAGGATCTAATTCATTTCTACATCCATCATTAATCTTTAATATAAATTTAACATTTTTAGCTGTATAATGATTTTCAAATGATTTTAAATATTGATTATTATTTAAAATCAATTCTTCCAAATATTCTTTATAATTTTCTGTCCATGTTCCAATCGGTAATTCTGTTATTTCAATTGTAGTATCATTTACCCATTTATAAATTCCTTTACTATTATAATTACCCTTATCATTTTTATTAATTTCTCCCTTAAACCCTAAATAATAAGGTATTAATTCTTCAATTTCTCTATCATTAATTAAAGTTTCTGTTTTTTCAATATCTTCAATTGTTAAGATTTTACCTATTTCATTATCAATATTTGTAATAATATCTAAGAAAATATTAATAATATCAGAAGGATTATATTGAGCAATATTAGTTGAATAACCAGTACCAATACCAATACCACCATTAACTAAGATCATAGGAATAATAGGAATATAATATTCGGGTTCAATAGATAATCCATCTTCATTTAAATAATTAAGAATTGTATTATCTTCCTCTTTAAAAAGTAATTTTGTTAATTTTGATAATAATGTATAAATATATCTTGGTGATGATGAGTCTTGACCACCACTAATTCTTGATCCCATTTGTCCAATAGGTTGAAGTATATTAATATTATTAGTTCCAACAAATATTTGTGCCATTCCAATAATAGCTTCTTGTAATGAATTTTCACCATGATGATAAGCAGTAACTTCACTTACATTACCTGCCAATTGTGCAACTTTAATTTCATTTGTATATAAATTTCTTTTCAAACATGCAAATAAGATTTTTCTAGTGCTTTCTTTAAGACCATCGCAAATATGTGGAATACTTCTCTCTAAATTTCTATTACTAAAATGAATTAAATCTTTATTAATAAATGTTTCATAAGTTATAGATTTTTCAGTATAATCTAATACATCATATTTATCATATGTTGATAACCATTGTTTTCTATCATCAGCTCTTTTCTTATTAAAAGCTAAATCAATTGAACTATCTGAATTTTCAGTAAAATTATAAGTAATCTGTCTCATTTCTTTAAAATATTCTTTTGCTTCTTGGTCAGTTGATGTACCCAGTCCTTTATAATATTTAATTTTCCATTGTGATTTTCTATCAATCTTATTTATCCAGGTATCATAATCACTCATATTATAGAATGATATGATTTCTTTTGTTGAACTATTTGTCGCTTTAATAATAGGTGTTAGCATTGATGTTAAGAACCCTTCATGTTTGTATAAAGAATTCCATAATGTTTGAAATACATTAAATAATAATCCTTTAATATGACTACCATCATGATCCTGATCAGTCATAATCATAATTTTCCCATAACGCAATGTTTCAATTCCTTTACTATAATCTTTATTTTGTTCTAATCCTAATATTTTTTTAAGATTTGTAATTTCATTATTATCTGTAATTTTTTGTAATGTAATATCTTTAACATTTATAATTTTACCTTTAAGAGGATAAACACCAAATTTATCACGTCCAACAACACTAAGACCAGAAATAGCCATTGTTTTTGCTGAATCTCCCTCTGTTAAAATTAATGTGCATTCTTTACTATCCTTAGTACCTGCTAAATTTGCATCATCTAATTTAGGAACAATGATTTTATTAACTTTCTTCCCATCAGTTTTTACTAATTTCTTTTGTTCAACAACATCAGTTGCACTTAAAGCCATTTCAATAATACCAGATTTATATAATTTTTCATAAAACTTTTCAGATAATTCACACTTAGACCCAAATTTAGTTACTAATGTTGTTAAAGTTTCTTTTGTCTGACTATCAAATGTTGGATTTTCAATTGTTGATTTTACAAATATAAATAAATTTTCTTTAATATGTTGTGGTTTAATTGTCTTTTTCTTCTTTGCTAATGTCATTTCAACCAATTTTTTTGTAATAGCATTTGTAATATATTCAACATGTCGTCCTCCTCTAATAGTATTAATACCATTAACGAAAGACATTTGTTCAAATGTTCCGCTTTTGCTAATAGCAACAGATACTTCCCAACGATCATTAACCATTTCATAAAATCTGGGTTGAATTGTCTTAGTATCTAAGAAAAGATCAGTATATTTTTCAAAATCTTTAATATTAATTTTCTTTTCATTAAAATAAACACTTACTGCTGTATCAGTACATGCAGAAACATCATAAACACGTCGTTTGAATAGATTATAAATATCATCAGTCATATTAGTCAAACCAAATTTTTCATAATCAGGTAAAAATGTTATTTTTGTATAAGATTTTTTTTGACAACTTTTAATATCAGGAACTTCTTTATTAGTTAAATTTTCAGTAAAAACCTGTTTATAAATCTTTTTACGAGTACTATCTACTGTTTCAATTGTAAAAGATTTTGAGAAAATATTAGTTAATTTAATTCCAAGACCATTAACACCGCCTACAACTCTGACTTCATCATCATTATAATTAGATGATGTTAATAATTCTCCAAATATTAATTCTGGAATCCAAAGATCATAATCATTATGTTTAATAATTTCAATTCCCATTCCATCATTAAAAATATCAATAATTCCGGTTGTTTTATCAATAGTAATTTTAATATTCTTAACAACATTTAAATTATCTTTTCGTGTTCTAACCGAATGATCAATTGCATTAACAACAGCTTCATCAAATATTTTAAATAAACCTGGAATAAATGTAATATTTTGTTTAATAACTTTATCTGTATCATCAATAATATAAGTTTCTATTGTATTTGGATCAATTGTTCCAATATACATAGAAGGACGGCTATAAATATGACTTCTAAGTTCATGTTTTTTATATTTTTTATCTACTTCGGTTGCCATTATTATTTATTGTTTGAATTATTTATATGATTTTAAATCATTTTTTTTGATGCAAATTAATAGTAAAATAAATAAAAATTGATTTCTTATTATCTTAAAAGACTTTTATCCAAAATTAAAAGATGGACCAAGTAGCATGTTTTATTAATTATAATAAATTTACTATCATTGGATGTTATGCGTTTTTCCAGCATAATTTATTTGATGAAGAATGTTATTCAGGTGGTTTATATTCAATCGCAAATCATATTTCAAGATGCTTACAGCACTATTTGAAAATTAATTCAAAAGATATTGAAATTTATAATAATTATGAATCACCAGTTGTTTATTTCAAATATGGAATGAAGCAAGGTAATGTCATGGAAGTTAAAGGGCTATGTGGTAATTACTTCTGGTTGGTAAAAATCTTTGACACAGTCAGTTGATTTAAATAACAGTTATATATGTCGAAATTTAATTTTTGGCATTTGTATTAATTTTTATTAATTTAATTAAAAATTGATTTAAAGGATTTAAGAAAATATTTGGGGAAGAGAAAGATATGGACGAAGTTTGCAGTTTCATCAAGTCTGTTTGTGATATTCCGATGCCAAAAATTGGTAATTCGTGTGAATATATTGAATTCAATTATTGGGAGAACAGTAATGATTGGAGTAATGAACAGGAGGCTGCTTATATTTCTTCTGAGTTGCAGAACCATCTAGGTGCTGATGTTGCTAACATTCATTATACACGCTTTGATAATCGCGTTGTTGTAATGTTTACATACAAAGGTTTTGTGGGTGAAGTTTGGGAGACTTATAACTCGAGAGATTATCATTTCTGGGTGGTTTCTATCTGAATGAATATGGTTATAATGTCAAAATTAATTTTTTGGCATTTATAAGTAAATTTAAATAAAAATGATTTTATTTATTTATTAAAAAATTATCTAATAAAGATATGGACGAAGTTTGCATTTTCATTAAATCTGTTTGTGATGCTTCTAATCCTGATGTTTATGATGGATGTCGATATATCAAGTTTAACGAAGATGAAGATTTGAATGCTTTACAGCTTTCTAATTACATTCATACAGAATTGAAAAAAAATCTAGGTGATGACGTTTATGATATTGAAGATAAGATTGTCCGAGATTATTTAACTGTTATGTTCACATACAAAGGTTTTGAATGTGAAATTTGGGAAAAATACAATTTGAAAGGAAATCATTATTGGGCTGTTTCCGTTTGATTTGATTATGATTATAATGCTGAAAAATAAATTTTTGGCATTTTTATAGAAAATATAAATAAAAATGATTATTTGAATATAATTTAACTATTCATATGGATAGAATTTGTGATTTTCTCATAGATTATTATAAAGATAATGGAATTACGGATAAAAAATCATTATTGGGATTTAAATCACCTGTGGAAAATAAGATGACGGAAAAAGAGGTATTGGATTATATTCAGAAAAAATTGAAGACTTATATTAAAACATGTTTGACAGATGTAAACATTAAGAAAACATATGTTCGCTCCTCTATTGAGTTTCTATATAAGGAAAATTTATGTGAAATCTTTCTGTTGAAAACAACAAAAAAAGTCAATCATTGGGTTCTCGTTTATTATTGATATTTTTAAAGAAATTATAAATACAAAAAAATGATATTTTTGTATTTTATCTATTTAATTATCAATGGATCATATAATTGATTATATCAAACGTTATTTTAATTATAGAGAAAATGAATGTATTATGTGTTATTTTATTAATGATGATAGTGATTTTATTGAATTTAAATCAATATCATTATTATTATCTGAATTTAATGACATTTCTTTAAAGTTGAAAAAAGAAAAAAAAATAATTGGAACAAAAGTTATTCCATTTAATTACAAAAATAGAAGTGGTGATATTATGACATACAATGATAAATATATTATAATAACACTTTATCCCAATGTTATTTAAAATACCAAAAAATTAATTTTGGCATTATAACAGACATAAGAAGTTTCACTCCCAAATTCTAATGACTTCATTCATCTCAGACAGCCACTCGGCATATTCTTTGATTAAGAAGAACCGATAATGATTGTCATGGCAATGCTCAAACTCAGGGTCAAGATGTTGATCATAAAAGTCGGAAGCGTCGTCAAAATACATTTCGCAAATGGTGGATGTTGGCATTATAACACAATAATTTCTTTAAATCCTTTAAATCATTTTTTTGTTATATTCTTTAAAATTGATACATAAATATTTAATTTTTTATTAAACTTAATATTTCTTCTGCTATTTCATTAATAGATTTATTATCAACATCAATTGCAACAATATTTAATTTTTCATCTACTGCTATTTTATAAGTTTCTTCATGTAGATTATGAATATTAATAATATGATCAATGGTAATATTCATTTCATTAATTCTTCCTCTATAATTAATTCTTTCTAAACATCGCTTAGGTGATGAACGTAAATATATATATAAATTAGATTTCCATATATTATCAGTTTTATTATACATTTCATTTATAACATTATATTCATCTTCATTAATATTATTATTATTATAATCATTTTTATTGAAAGTATTTCTGATAAAAAATGGACTTCTTTCCATTAATATGATAGATTTATTATCTTTTTCCTGAATCCATGCTCTATCTAACCATACTTTTAATTGAAAATTAAAATAACCTGTTTTTGATAAATAAATATTATCTAGAAATGTTTTCCATTTATCAACAGGTTCTAAATCAATCTGAATATTTTTATATTTATGTAAATAATTTAAAACTGATGTTTTACCACAACCAATATTACCATCAATTGTATAAATAGTCATTATTATTATTTATTTAAATATATCTAAGTTTTTATTTGATTTTATTATTTTATTAATAGATGCAATATTTAATGTAATTCTTGTTGATTTTAATTGATTGAAAAAACAATTAATATGCATATATATTAATTTTAATAATGATTTATTAACGCTATCGGAAGATCTTAGATTATAATATCTTAATATTTCGTGTATTTTAGTCATAAAAATCTTATCAACATGATATTTACTGCTTCCACCTCCACCTATTTGAGGTCTTAAAATACCTGAATTAAAATCAATTGCTAGTATATCGCCACTCGCATTATTTTCACTATACATTCCACTATCATGACCAAAATATTCAGAAGGCATAGAAGTTCCACCTGTCATTTTATGATTACATTTTTCATTTATATATGATTTAACTAATGTTATAGTATGTTTTTTAATAGTATCTGAACTATTAATCATTGTTATAATTGATGCAATTGATACTATATTAAAAATTAAAGTTTCAACATATTTACATAATAATTCATATATATCTTTTGTTTTATCCTTGGATAATGATAATTTATATTTGGCAATAATATCTTTAACAGTAGGTAAAAAATTATTCATATCTTTTCTATAAATTAAGAAGATAAAAAGAAATGAATAACTATATGGATGTTAATTATAGTAATGATATTTGGCTACCTACTTCAATTAGAAATGGTAGAGTAGATATATTAAATAATATTAAAGGTTCGTCAAAAATGGTTAAAGAATCAATATTATCAGAAAATAATGTGAATTCTATTTCACAGAGTTTAACAAATACTCAATTATCTCTCAATTTTTTCTCAAAAGAAAATATTAATAAAATTCAAAACTTAATTAGAAAAACTGTTTATTATAGAAGTAATTACACACATATAATATCAGCTCAAAATGAACAGGAATTATTAATTATAATGAGATCTATGTATTTACAATATGGCAAAAATTTAGATTATGATATTGATAAACAAACAAATGTATTGAATAATATGACAATAGATTGGGCAGTTATAAATATTTTAAGCAATATAGATCAATATATTAGTTATAAAAAAACATGTAGTACTTTACCTATGCCATTAGAACGCGCACAATTATCATCACAAAAAGGCACAAAATCATTAGAAATTACAAAAGCATTTATATAATTAAATAAGTAAAATAAAATCATTTATATAATTAGAAAGTATTTTTATAAATAATGCATGATAAAAAAGTTGAACCTGTATTAACTGATTATGATATTACAATTAATTCAATACATCGCGAAAATATGTTCAAAGGAACTATAACTGTGTGTATTGTTTATGCTATATTTGCATTTATTTTAATTGCGGCTGCATATTTTTCTGATAATATTCGCGATTTATTATTTGATAGATTTCTACCTTTCACATTAATTTATATAATAGGAACAATTATAATAATTTTAATATTTATCTATTATATTGTATCATTTGTACCTAAAAAAATTGATAAAAATAAATTAGATGATAGTATTTCATGTCCTGATTTTTGGAAATTAGAAATATTAGATGATAATGTAATAGAAAATAGTTTTGATACTACTAATTATAATAAAAAATTATTTAAATATCGTTGTGTAATGGATGATAAAGTTTTTAATAAAGGTGCAATCTATAAACAAGATAAAAATACAACTATTCCTGAATTACAATATAAATTAGGAAATAAACCTGCTATTGTAACACCTAATAGTAAAGATGGTGCTAATATATATAATGATACTTATAATAGTGCTGATGCAGGTAGTTTAAGCTTATTTTTAAAGGAAGAGAATGATAAACATTATCATTTATATAAAGATATTAATAAGTATAAAAATAAAAATTTAATTTATACAAATAATAATATTACAAGTACAAATATTCAAAAAGATTTAATTGATGCAGCATTAATAATGAATAATTATGAAAAAAAATCAACTAGTGACACATTGTCATATTATTATCAAGATAAACTAAGTATTGCTACACCTGCACCTATTTCTTCGTCAGCAAATCCTACATTACCATCAACTGGTTTAAAAAATTATTTAAATTCTCCTAATAATTTAACATGGGCAAGTAAATTATCAACAACAGGTAATGATGCTGCTATAGTAAGAGGTGCATCTGCTGATGCTACATATTTTTCAGTAGTGTATGATTGGAGTACTTTTGATCCTATTAAATATAAAGATACACATGGAAAAACTACAACTTATGTTTATGCACTAGATGAAACTATTCCTTCTGGTACTAATATTGCTAAAATTGGAACAATTGAATATGAAAGCGAAGATGGAACTTATATCTTTAAAACTTTAGCAGCTGGTATTGCAATACCATCAACTTTATTTGTATCTAATATAGAGACTCAAAAAAATTATTATTTAGATAAAACTATTATATCAGCTGATTCTGGATTAAATTCAAATCAAAATCCTAATACTGCAAACTTAATTTTTGGTCCTAAGGTTAGATTATATAATAACACAGAAAGACCAATCCAAATTCCAAAAACGAGTGCATTAAATGATCAAATTCCATTAACATGTAGTGCCGTATATCCATCATTCCTAGCATCAAAAGAAGATAGTTATTCTGAAAATAATACATTAAGATGTGCATATTCTGAAATATGTAAAATACCATGGAGCGATTTACATTGTAATAAAATAAATATTCAATAAAAATGATATAAACAATTAATAATCTATTCTTAAATAATGACAAATTATATAAGAGGTGATTTATTATTATACACAAATAAAGGATTAATAAGAATAGATAAAGTATCAAATTCTGATTTAGTTTATACATCCGATAATTATTCAGAAATTGCTGAAATAACTAAACATAATGTTAAAGGTTTTTCTTATTTATTTAAGATAAAAACAATACATAATATTGATAATTATTATATTAGTGGCAATAATAAAATTTATTGCATTCAAAATATTCCTTATGATTTAAAAATGAAAGACTGCCCTAATTTTATTGATGAAAATAAAAGAATATGTAATCCATCATTTATTAATGTTAATGAATTAACTGATTTTGATTATATTGGATATCCTATTATTACTACTAATACTGATAATAATGATAATAATGACGATGATAATAATGATGATGATAAATATAGATTTCAGGGATTAATATTATTAGATCAATATATTTTTAATTTAAATAATAATATTAATAAAAATACAATTGGATTTTTAAATAAATATTTACATAATAATAATATTCCATTTGAAATATATAATAATAATATTTCAACATCAATAAAAATAGATTTGAAAGAAAATCCAATTGTATTAAATCAGGAAGAATTATTAAATTTATCAACTGAAAATACAAAGAAATTGATTAAAGGTTTTATTGAAGTAAATACAGTAATAAATACAACTAATAAGAATTTATTTTATTTTCTAAAAAATTTATTCATGAAAGTTGGAATATTATTGAGTGCTAATTATATCAATAATAATTATGTAATTAAAATTCCGCAATCATTAGAAGAACCTGATAATAATTATTTCATATATAATAATTATATATGGTCTAAGATAAAAAAAATAGGTAAAGCTGATAAATATTTTGGTCAATTATATATAATAAAAATGGAAAAAAATAATAATTATTTAACAGAAGTTGGACTTATTTCATAATAGCTTTAATAGTTGGATAAAAATTATAATTATTCAATTCAAAATCTTCAAAATTTAAATTTTCAATCCATTTTATTTTTTCATCAATTGATAATTTTTCAATATCAATTTCTTTTTTAATATTAATTGTTGGAAATTCATAAGGTTTTCTTTCTAATTGTGTATTTAAAGGTTCTAAATGTTCGTCATAAATATGACAGTCGCAAATACTAATAGCAATTTCTTTTACTTTGAAACCAGAAACTTTTGCAATAATATGAGTTAATAATGCTGTTGATGCAATATTAAAAGGTAATCCTAGAAATAAATCACTAGATCGCATATACATCATACAACTAATTTCATCATTATTTTTAAAAAAATTATATAAAATATGACATGGAGGCAATGCCTGTTCATGTAATTGACATGGGTTCCATGCATTTATAAGAATACGACGACTATTTTCAAGTTCTAATTCTTCTAATAAATATTTTAATTGATCAATTTTGCCATTAAAAGATCGCCATTGATAACCATAAATAGGTCCAAGATATCCTTCTTCATAATTATTAAAACCATTAGCATCTAGATATTCACGCGAAGAATTTCCTTTCCATATATTAACACCTTTTGATTCAAGTTCTTTTGAATTAACAGAACCTCTTAAAAACCATAATAATTCTTCAACAATACCTTTAAAAAACATTTTTTTAGTTGTTAATAATGGAAAATGATTTGAAATGTCAAATTTAAGTAAATGGGCAAAATGTGAATAAGTTATACCATTTCTAGTATTTTTTTTAATTCCTGTTTTTTTTACTAAGGTTAATAATTCTAAATAATTATGTTCATCATTATTCATCTTATATATAAATAAAAAATGAATTTATATTTATATATAAATTTATAATAATATAAATGCAAACTGGAATTATATCATTTGGAGATAGAGTAGCATGGAATATAAAATGTAATAATATTAAAGATATAATATTGAATGAATTATTGAGTTTATATAATGTTAGAATTATTCAGAAACATTATTATAATATAGATGATAATAATATAAAATATATTTCAAAATTACCTCATTTAATTTCATTACGTTCAAATGGTAATAGATATTATATTTATTTTAGTTTATATAATGATACACCAATCATTTATTTTATAGATATGAAAATTCACACTGGATATGAGAAACCAAGAATTATATTAGCTCGTGGTTTATTTGATCCATCATTATTTAAAAATACTTTATTAGATGGTGAAATGATAAAGACAAATGAGAATAAATGGATTTTTATTATAAATGATATTATTGCATATGAGGGAAAGAAATTAGATGATGTAATTTTGCCAGAAAGATTGAAAATAATATATAATATCTTAGATAAAAAATATACACCAGATGATATATGTGATGTATGTTCTTATAAAGTTAAGAATTATTATTATTTATCTAAACAATCAATGAATGAATTAATGAAAATTTCAAAAGAATTAAATTATTCATCACGGGGTATATATTTTTCATCTTATTATTTAAAACATAAACCTAAATTATATAATTTTAATGATAATATTATAGTATCAGTGCAAAAGAAAGTTAAAGATACAACTGAATTTAAGGAATTAGTTAAGGATGAAGCACCAGTTGCAAAAACAGCTTTAATTATACCTCCAACAATAATATCATCATCAAATATTATAACACCTTTAAATAAATCATATACTGATTTATGGATATCAAAAACGGATGACCCAGATATTTATAATATATATGATAATCATAATATTTTAACATCAAATAAGTTAGGTATTGCATTTATAGCTTCATTGCAAGATAGTATTAAAATGCGAAATGTTTTTAAAGATAAAAGTACAACAATAACTATAAAATTTAAATGTAATTATAATGAAAAATTTAAAAAATTCCAGCCTATTGAACAAATTATATAAAAAACTGATTTATTATATATTTATATAATAATATTGAAAAAATAAAATGGATAATTATTATGCTGTTGCACATGGTCATAAAATAGGTATTTATAAAACATGGGATGAATGTAAAAAAAATATTGAGAATATTACAAATCCTATTTATAAGAAATTTGAAACAGAAGAAGAAGCAAAACAATTTATAGATGAAAATATCAATACTATTTATATTTATACAGATGGTGCATGTCATAATAATGGTTCAAAGAATGCAGTTGCAGGCATTGGAGTATATTTATCAAAAGATAGTAAACTTAATATTTCTAGAAAATTGGAAGGATCTAATTTAACAAATAATATAGCAGAATTAATAGCAGCAATAGAAGGTATAAATATCATTAAAAAGATGGATATAAAAAATAAAGTAGTTGTTACTGATTCAGAATATGTTATTAAATGTGCAACTACTTATGGTGATAAATTGGTTATAAATGAATGGATAAATAAAAAAACAAAATTACCACCACCAAATGTAGAATTGGTTAAGAGATTATATGAATTATCAAAGAAATATGATATTAAATTTAAACATATTGCAGCACATACAAATAATAGAGATAAACATTCAATATGTAATTATTATGCTGATAAATTAGCAAATGAATGCATTGAAGATCCAACAGCAGTAAAAAAAGAAAAAGAAACTAAGATTTATTTAAAAGTTGCATATGAACAAAAAGATGATGCAAAAAGCAAAGGTGCAAGATGGGATCCTTCACACAAAAAATGGTATATATTAGATAGTAATTCAAATAAAGATGAATTACTTGATAAATATTCAAAATAGTTATAATTTACTGCAATAAATTGAGATATATTATCATCAAATATCTATCTATTTATTTTTTATAATTATGAATAAATATTAGACCAACAATCCAATATAAAATAATACCCCAAATTGTATCCTTAAATCCATCATAATATGAATAATTTTTATAATAAGTGCAAGATGTGAAACTGTATGTTCCATAAACAGCTAAACCAAATAAAAATCCATATAATAATATAATTAAATATTTATTATAATTTTTATTTTTTTCAATTTCATAAATTGAAAATTTTAAATATAAATATAAAGAAATACTTAAACAAATATATGAAATAATTATTGGAGGAATTTTAAGAAAGAAAGGTTCTTTTTGTATTTTCTTTAAGACAGTTAAATAATAATTAAAATTGGTAGATATCCAAATTCCATCTAAGATAAAGAATAATATCAAAGAAATTATGAAAGATATAATAAAATTCATCTATTATAATAATAGATATAATTAAAAATGAAAGGTGGCAGAGAAATAAGTGAAGGATATAAAGGAAAAACATTTGATTTATATAATCCAGATGATAATGTTGATTTTTATACGAAATTTAAAAAAGATAAACCAGTAAGAATTACATTATATGGATTAAATAAAAAAATAAGAACTGAGAATGAATATGATAATATTTTTAAAAAACTAGAAAATAAGAATAATTTCATTGTAAAGAAATTTAAGAGAGGTAATATATTACTCGGAACAGCTAAATTTAATTTTAGACGAGAATTCAATTCAATAAAAAAATTAGCAGAAATTTATAAGGATAAATTAAGTTATTATACAACATTAACACCTATATTTAAATATAATGATATTGATATTTATGCAATTTCATATGGATATTATTATTTTATATTTCAAGAAAAATGTCATAATACAGTTGATAATGTAAAATTTACACAAAAAGAATTTAATAAATTCATTGAAGATATTTATGAAAGTTTATTAATATTGCAAAAAAATAATTTTTTACATAATGATATTAAAGCCGATAATATTATTTATTGTGATAATCATTATAAAATAATTGATTGGGATATGGGATATATGAAATACATGCCATTTAAATCATTTTCAAAAGGATCAGGTGGAAATTTTATGTTTAATCATCCAATTAAATTTTATAATCTAGGATTAACATTATTTATATTTAAGTTTTTCTTTATATTTTTTAAAACTTATAATAGTAGATCAAATGGTTGGTTATATAAATTAAAAAATTTTAAAATGATTACTGAAAAAAGTATTGAAAGTGCTGCATTATTAATTGAATTAAATAAAACAAAAAATTTAGCTAAATATTATGATATGTATTCATTTGCTGCATTAATATTATGTTTAGCTGAAAAAAATAATTTAAAATATCCAAAAGATTTTATAAATAAACTATTTAAACCTTTTAAAATTACTATTTAGAAAAACTATATAAGAATATACTTATAATTATAAAATAGGAAAAGCATATAAATCCTATAATGTCAAATTTTACAATGTATCAAGAAAAACTTCGCAAACAGCGTGAAAATCCAGAAACATCGCGCGCGGGTCTAAAATGGGAACTAGATGAAGATAATGCTCTCATTAATAAAATTGATGAAAATGTAAATATTGAAGACATTGCTAAACAACTTCAAAGAACATCAGGAAGTATTAAAACACGTCTTATTGTTAAAGCTTTAACTTTAATTGATGAAGACCATTCAATTACTCTGGAACAAGCAGCAGAAAAATATAAAATTACAACACAAGATATTCAGGCATATCAGGCAAATAAAAAGAAACGTCAAATTACTAATTCACTTCGTAATAATCCAGTAAATCTAAATATGATTTATTCGCTACTTATTGAGATCAATAATAAACTAAGTTAATAATTAGGATTTTTATTTATTTTTTTATAAATATTTATGAGAAAATCATAAATATTTATTTATTCATAAACATTATTATAGATCCTAATATTGCTAATAGGATTAAAAATAATGCAATTGAATACATTATAATGAAATAATAATAAATTACATTTTGTTCTTTTGACATTCCACAATCACATTTAATTTCTTTTAATTTATTAATATAAATTAATAATCGCACAATCATAATGAAACCTATAATTGAAACAATTATTGAACTAAATCCAATAATTCCTGATGGTTCATTATAAGATCCATTTATTATGAAAATAAATGCTAATATTATTTGATAAATTATTAAAAATATAAACCATTCTTTAAGATAAAGACCTTCTTCAATATTAGCACATTTACATTTATGAACTTTAATTAACCAATTTAATATAAAAATAGTAACAATTAAACCAAAAACTATTATTGCTAACATAAATCCATATGATAATGATGTATCATTTGATAATCTACTGCTATTTAAAGAACTAGAAGTATTTGTAATAGTTGAAGAGGTTCTAGATTTTGATTTAGATGGCATTTCTATCTTATTTTATATAAGATTTTTATTTAGTACTGATAAATGAAATAATTGAAAATAATAAAGAAGTTAAAATAAAAAATAAAAATATAGAAAATATTACTATATAATAATAATAAATTATATTTTGTTGCACTGACATTCCACAATTACATTTAATTTTTCTTAATTTATGAATATATATCAATAATCGTATAATCATTATAAATTCAATTATCATGATAATTATACTTACAACCATTAATATTTTGGAATTATCATAAGAACCTTGAAATATTAAATAAATTAATATAATTAATATATAAATGATTTTAAATAAATACCATTCTTTAAGATAAAGACCTTCATCAATATTTGCACATTTACATTTATGAACTTTAATTAACCAATAAAATATAAAAAAATTAATACATAAAACTAAAATTATTCTAAATAGATCAAAAGCTTTTGATCTTTCTTTTTTTGTATTATCATTAATATCAAAAAATTTATCTAATTTATTAGAAGACATAATTAATCTATTTATTATAAATAAATAAAAATGCTAATAAGACATTGTTATTAATAATAATATTAAAACTATTATTAATATCAATATCAATAATAACATTATTGATAACATAACGATATACCAATAAAATATAAATTTTTGTTGTTTTGCCATTCCGCAATCACATTTAATCTTTTTTAATTTGTGAATATAAATTAATAATTTAATTATCATTACAATATTTATAATTTGAATAAAAAATTTTATAAATAACAAAATATTAATATCGTCATGACCAATAAAAATTAAATAAAATAAACTTATTATACTTATAATAATAGATATTGTAAACCATATTTTAAGATATTTAGCTTCTGGCATATCAGTACATACACATCTTTGATTTTTATTTAACCAATCTAAAACAATTAATTTAATTATTAAACCTAAAATACTTAAAAAAAATATAAATAAAAATGGACGGTCAATTTTTTTTATATTTAGATTTTTAATAATAGTATTTGAAGGCATATCTATTATTAAAAAATATAATATAAATAATTTTAATTTAAACAAAAAATAATAATCGCAATTACAAAAATATTATTTTTTGCAAATATAAAAGAAAAGGATTTATAGATCAATCACGCGAACACTTGTCTTTGCATGACGATGATATGTGATAATGTCGTCAATACGCATGAAAGATCCAAAGATTATTATCATCTTGGTTGGAGAGGTATAAACAATTTCTGAGAAAGTGATATTGTCCTTGTCGTAGCTAATCTTGAAATTTCCGAGAAGTATCAAACTTTTATTCATTGTTTTCATACGCATTTGCCCATTAACCTTATCACCTAGCTTATTAAAATAATAATAAGTGTTGATGAGAGAGTTTAAGATCTTAATCTCTTTATGTGCAGTTGCATTTGAAACCTTGCTAATAGTACGATAATAATCAGGCATTTCAAAATAGTCCGTATTAATTATAATAATAGTAGCAAATCATTTTTTATGTTGTTTTTTTTATTTTAAAACATTTTTTTATATTGTTTTAAATATAAAAAAGGTAATCCAATAAAAAAGGCAGCAATAATAGATGCTGTAAATATATAAATAATAATAATAAGATCTTTTAATAATGAATTAGAACATTCACATTTAGTTTCATTTAAATATTTCATATATCTATATGTCAAATAAATATTACCTAAACCTAATAAATTTCCTATAATTATTAAAAATACATCGCTTAATGAAAAAAATCCAAAGAATAATAAAATATCTAGGAAAAATATAACATACCAATAAACATGTATTATTTTTTCTAAAATATGCTTAGAACACTCACATTTGTTATAATATAATAACATAATCCATAAAAGATATATACTTCCAACAATAAAATTATAAGCTAGATAGATATTAGCTAAATATTTATGTATCATTATAATCTTTTAATATAAAAAAATTGATTTTATTATTTATTTTAAATAATTTTATGACAATGACTATTGTTTCATATGCAGATATTGAAAGTGTGGTTTATGATTTTAATGGTATTATTTATGGTGGATATATACGAGATACAATGATTAGTAAATATTATTCTGATTGTTATTATGCTAATGGATATAGTAAAAAAGATTTTGATAATATTAAATTTGCAAAATCTTTATCCAAACGCACAATTAAACCAAAAGACATGGATATTTATTTTAAATCAGAAGAAATTGCAAATAGTTTTATTGAAGAGTTATCAACTTATGGAGATATTCTTAAAAAGACTAATACTGATTTTACATATACTGGTATATATTCACTTATTCAACACAAACAAATAATACTTATCTTAGTTGATGGAAATGAACTTAACTTTGATATCTCATATCCTTATAAAAATACTGAGAATGAATGCAAAGATCTTGAACCTCCTTTCAATAATCTTGATATGTTATGTAATGGTTTTGTAATGGATATTAATGGTATTCATTATTCATCTACAACAGGAACATATATGGATATTTTAGATATTCATAATAGAAAAAAAGAAATTGCGAGAATTACATTGGATATTTATGAATGCAAAACAGAACTAACAACGATTGGAGGACTTAAAATTGAAGAACCTTATATTGTTGGTCGCATTATTAAAATGATGAATAGACAATTTGGATGGACAATTATAAACACTCCTTTCAAATTTACTCATAAATGTTTTACGTGTAAGAAATGCAATGAGATTTCGTTTAAAGGTTTCAAATTAGGCAAAAACTCGTATGATAAGGAATGTTTTTATGAGAAATTGTATAATTGTGAATTCAAAAGAGAACTTAATCTCAACATAGATGGTGAAATAATTGCGTTTGTTTGAAGATCTTTTAAATTATAAAGTCAATATTTTTGGCTTTTAAAGATCTTTTAATTTTATATTCAATAGAATTAAGTTTAGTATCAATTAAGTTTATTTTTTCCATAATAATGTTAATTAAAATATTATTATATTTAATCTCTTCGCAAATAAGTTTATTTATATTTGAATAATTAGATATAATTGCTAATTCTTTTGATACATCTAAATAATCTTGATATATTCTAAAAATATCAAATAATAAATAAATGATAATTATAATCATTAAACGTGTATAATAAATATAAGTTATATTAATACTTAAATTATTAGTAATAATGTCATTGATAGATATTAAAGAAATACAATAAATAATTGTTTTAAAATTCATAAATTTTTATTATACTAATATTAGTTTATTAATTAGTTTCTATTTTTTCAATTCTATCTGTTAATTTTTTTATTTTTTGATTTAATTCTTTAATACATTCAACTAATATACCGCACATATTACCATAAGAAATTGTATAATTATTATTAGTATTATAATTAATTACTTCTGGTAATATTTTTAAAACTTCTTGTGCAATTAGTCCTGTTTCTATATTACCTGTATCTGTTCTTGTATATGTATAACCAGAAATTGTTTCAATTTTGCTAAGAGAATTTTCAATTTTATGTATATTAGTTTTTAAATTACAATCAGAAATAGATAATATAGTACCTGACAAAAAAATATTATTTAAAACACTAATATTAGAATTAAATGTTGTATTATAATTAACAATTAAAATATTACTACTATATGTATCAGAATTTTCAATTCCAATACTCATTTTTATTTTATTATTATTAATGTTTCTTTCACAACTTATAATAGGTATTGGTGTTTCATCTGGTGTTTTAACATAAAAATTACCATAAATATTAAATGAAGATTTATTAGCAACATTAGTACCTAGTCCAGATACATAATTAAACCAATTAGGATTAGTCGGTATAGTTCCTGCATAAAATTTAACATTAGCACTTGTATCTTTAAAAATATTAAGAGTATTATCAAATAAAGATATAGAATTACTAGAATAATTATTTTCAATTAAAGAAATATTAGTATCATTATATTTAATTTGAAAATTATTGGATGCAGTCATTCCAATATTATATGAATTGATTGATGATTGTAATTTTATGTAAGGACTTGAATTGATACATGAACTATAAATTAATAAATTTGGATTATTAAATGGGATATCATTTTTAATAGCTAATCCATCATTGATATTAATACAATTAATAGTCATTAAATAATCAGCATAGCGGGTTATATTTGTCCCAAATATTGACTTAGTATTTACTATAAATTTTCCATTAGTTGATGATAATATAGTTAAATTGCTATTAATAGTTGTATTAATATTTATTACATTTGATAGAAAATTATTGGATGAAATTATATAATCTGATTTAATTAATTTTACATTATTGATAGTATCAATATCATTTAAAATACAATTACACATTGAAATATTTTTTGTAAAATTATTATCAATAGTTTTACAATTAATATTATTAATATGTGCATTATTGTCTATATATAATTTATATACATCTGAATAACTTGTTCCAATTCCAACATTACCTGTTTGAGATATATTAAAAATAGTTATATCATTTGTTTTTGCTGTTAAATAATTACATAATTTTGGATAATATTTTCCAGTATAAGTATAAGTATAATTAGTAATATAAATATAAAATATAAATGTTGTTATTTTATTTGATAAAACTGTTTTTTGTATAGATATTTTATTAAATAAAGTTAAATCATTTGTATCTATGGTTGTTATATCAAATTGAAATGGATATATTTTATATGCTAAAATATTATCACTTCGTACAATTTTATCTATAATAACAAAATTATTAGGATATATAATAATAGATGTTATATTATATTCTAGGCTACCTTTACTTATACCATTATTAGCTTCCATATTTTGTGATTTATAAGGTTTTGGTATTCCACCTGAAACAATAGTATTAGTATATAAATCTGGTACAATAGATATTATATTATTGATAATAAAATCATTAGTAATAATTATTTGAAATGTTAGATCAGTTGAAGCATCATTAGGAATATAAGAAATATCAAATATAAAATCTGTAAAATTATTATTATTTTTAAAAATAATATCAATTTGATTATTATTACTTGTATTATCAATTTGATTTATATTTAAGGAAATTAAATCAGAATTTAATCTATCATAATTATTTTGTTTATAGATATTTAATTGATTAGGAAAATAATTAGTTTTGCCAATATTTATAAAACCGTTTGAATTGATAGAAAAACATTTATTACTATCATTAATATTTGTATATTGGATTATATTAGAACTTTCAGGAACAATATTTATATTTAAAGGAATATTTGAATTATAATTACTATCAATTGATAAATAACCTTTATTATTAATTGAAAATACTAAATTAGAATTAGAAGAATTTAAATGTTTGATTTTAAATTCTAGAATATTAGATCCACCAATATTGGATCCATCATTAAAATTACTACTTAAATATTTTATAACTGATATATTTGGTTTTGCAAATAATGGATCACTTATATTTATTTGATTATCAATCATATAATTGAGCCATTCATCATCTGATACAATTCTATAAGGATTATTACTTTCTGGATGTCTAGCAATTAAATTAGTAAATATTATATCATTATCGAGAGATATATTTTGAACAATTTTAGCTGTAAAAATTCGTAAACTTTCAGCAAAAGCCATATTATTGATAACAACTGGTTTTTCATTTGGACTATCAATATAATTTGTGTATAATGTAGAATTTGATGATAAGCGAATATTTGATGTATAAATATCAAGTGTGTTAATATTAACTATATTTTTATAAACTTCAAATACTGGAATTTGATGATTATCAAAATTAATTTTGAATGAATTATTATAATTATTATTTAAATTTAATTCAATATTATTATTAAAAAAAGTTGTATTATTTGATGTATAAATATAATTATCTATATTAAAATTACTATGAAAAAAAGTATCTTTATATAGATGAATAGTATTATTATCTATTGTAAATAAATTACTAGAATTATAAACAGATATTTTATTATTGATATAACCAATTTCATAATTATTTTTAAATCTTATAACTGCGTTATTATTAGTATTTTCATCAACATTTAAAAATAATAAATTAGATGAATTACTACTATTAATATATGAAAAATTATTTGTTTCCTGTAAAATTTGATAAGTTCTAGCACTTTGTTTAAGACCTAATATAATTGCCATTTATAATTATTAAAATTCTAATTATTATATAGAATTTGATTTAATGAGTAGAACAAATAATTTTACAAGTTTTAGAGATATCCTAGATAAAGATAAGATATCTTTAAAACAACAATTATTTTTAGAAAAATATGTTGAAAAATATTATAAAGTAGATGATATTATTGATAGATTACTAATATATCATGGTATTGGAACGGGAAAAACACGAACATCAATTATAATAGCTGAAAAAATAATGAAAATTAATTCAAAAATGAAAGCTATTATAATATTACCTGCGCGCCTAAAAACCAATTATATAGATGAATTGATACCAATTATTTGTGCTAAATATACAAAAGAATTGAAAAGATACAATGATCATAAAATATCAACAAGTGATAAAAAAAAATTATTAAATTTTTTTGATAGTATAATAAGTAAAAAATATTCAATATATTCATATGAACATATTATTAATTTATTTAAAAAATCTTCCAATATAAAAAAAACATTAGAAGAATTAACGAAAAATAAAATTATGATTATTGATGAATTTCATAATTTAATATCAAATGGAATTAAAGAAAATACTATTAATGAAATTAATCTTCGCAATAAATTACCTTTAAAGCCAACTTTAATTCGTGCATTAATAATGAGATATATATCGCGATTTGCTGATAAATCATGTAAAATGTTTTTTTTAACAGCAACACCAGTATTTGATAATTATTTACAATTTATTGAATTAGTTAAATTATTAAATATTAAACCAATTGATGATAAAAATCTCAAATCTTTTAAAAATATTATTCCTTATATCAAAGGTAAAATTAGTTATTATTCATTAGATGATAAAAAAGATTTCCCAGTAGTTGAATATATGCCTGAGAAAATTCCATTATCAAAAGAACAAGATAGAAAGATGTTTAAATATCAAAATGATAATACTTCACAGGATAATGAAACTTTTTTATTAAAGCAACGCCAAGTTGCTATATCTGTTTATGGTTTTGATAAAATTGATTTGGTTTTAAGTGATTTAAAGGAATATGCACCTAAATTAAAAAGATTATTTAATTACTTAGCAAATAAAGCCGATGGAAAACATTTAGTTTATTCAAATTTTATAACTTATTGTCTTCATATAATTAAGAAATACTTAGATAATAATGGATGGATAAATTATGCTGATCCAAATAAATCATCTGATTATAAATCTTATAAAACGTATGTTTTATGGGATGCAACTTTATCTGATTATGATAAGCAAAATATTAAATCAATATTAAATTCTAAGAAAAATATGGATGGTAAAATAATTAAAGTTGTATTAGGTTCGCCTTCTATTAAAGAAGGTATTAGTTTTAAACATATTCAGCATTTTCATCAAATTGATCCAGTTTGGAATATATCAGCAAAACAGCAAATAGAAGGCAGATGTATTCGCTATAAATCACATGATGATATACCATTAAAACATAAATATCTTAAAAGAAAAGTAATTATTCATAATTATATATCAGTTCCGAATAAAGATAGTAAAATAAAAAAGACATGTGATCAAATGATATATGATGATATTATGCCTAAAAAAGAGGTTATAATTAATAAAATATTAAAAATATTACAAAAAATAGCAATTGATTATTATTTATATAAAAAATTATCAACAAGTCCTAAGTCATCTGAAATATCTATATCATCTTCAAATATAATTAAACCAAAAGGAATTAATATTAATGGACTTCGCAATAGATGTCCAGTTGCAAGAAGACCAATTGATGGTAAATGTGCAAAAGATGGATATATAATTAAAATCAATAAACATAATAATGAATGTTGTTATAAAGAACTTAAAAAGAAGGTGAAACAAATAACTACTTTATCTTCAATTATTTCATCAAAAAAAGAAAATTATTTAACTATGAGAATGAATTATTATAGATCTTTTATGAAAGATTTTTCAAAATATAAAATTAATCAATGTAAAACAAGTAATATTAATAATCTTAAAGTAATTGAAAATAGATTACAGAAGTGGGTTGTATTTAAGGCTAATATTAATAAATTGCCAATAACAATAACTTTAACAATTAAAAAAGATACTTTTTTAATGGAAACATTGAAAGAATTGTCTGAATGTGTAATTAAAAATTATTCACCACATTTTCAATTATATTATAGTGATATTATATGTGATGAAGATACTACAAATAAATATTTAAGATTATTGGGAAATGGGGATGGTGATAGATCATTAAATAAAGAATATTATATATCTTTTTTTGAGAATGTATTTTATAATGGTAATTATTATGATTTTATTATAAAAAATAATTTAAATGATAAATTATTTGTAAATGCAATAACACAATGTATTTTATCTATAATATTTTATTATAGTTATTTATCATATTTCAAAGATAAAATTATTAGTTTAGAGGGAATAACAGGAAGAGATTTTATATGTCATAAAATTGAAGCTGGTGGTTATTTTAAATATAATTTATATGGAAAAGATTATTATTTAGAAAATCTAGGATTTGTATTTGTATTAAGTTTTACAAATAAAACATCAAAAGATTATATATTAGATTTGCATAATAAATTTGATATTATAAGTTCATTTATAAAATCAATAAATAACTTTTTATATTATACTAATGAATTATTGCAAAATTCTAAGGATAATTTTATACAAAAATTAATTGCAAATTTAGAAAAATGTAATAATACTAATAAACAATTACCTGATAGATTACATGCAAAGACAATTAATTCTATTTCATCATATTTAATAATTGAAAAAAATCTGGTGGTTTATAAATGTCTCGTTAAAGATATTGGTAATAGTAATGTTATTAATCCAAATAATCCCTTTATTATTTCTGAAACTTATAAATAAAGTTATATAAGGATAATTTATCTTTAATAATTATGTGATAGTTAATAAAGAGTTTTAATTATATTTCAGTTATTTTTTTCATATATATCGGATGTTTGGCCGAGTGGTTTAAGGCGTATCACTTAAGATGATATTGTGCTATGCACAGCGTGGGTTCGAACCCCACAACATCCACCTATTCTTTTAAAGATCCGATATATATATAAAACTTATTTAATAATAATAATCAAAAAAAACAAAATGATTGTTGGAGGTATTCTAATTACTAGTGCATTAATTGCATTTTTTGCTTATTATAAAAAACCATTAAATAAATATAGTCTAAAATATTATAAATTAAAATGGGGTGGAAGAGGAATACCATTTTAAGATTTTTTTTGTTGCATTTTTTTCTAAATTAAAAAATGACTTATAATCAATTAAATTAATCATACTATGAATTCATCAATTAGCGGTAAAAAATATGAATTAAATATTTTTAATATAGTTAAAAATTGTATGTTAAATGATATTAAATTTAATACACAAGATGAGAAAGATTTAGGAGGATGTAATAATAAAAATGATATTGAATGTAATTTTATTATTGAAAAAAATATACCAATTGAAATTAAAAAGTCAAATTCGCCTGATTGGATGCAATGTTCTTTAAAATTTGATTATATAAATAATAAATGGATTGGTAGTTTAAATAATAAAATACCTGAATATTCAAAAAATATATTTGAGAATTTATTAAATAATATTAAATTATTTAATGGTAAAATACCACCTTTTATGCTAAATGATATAACACATGAAGAATGGTTAAAAATTAAGAGAGAAACAGATGATTTTAATGATTTATATATTGATTGTCCAAATGATACTATAAAAAAATTATATTCTGAAAAAGGTTGTAAATATATACAAATTTCAAATAAAGGTTTATATCATTTAGGTAATGATATATGTGATTTTAAAGTACCTGAATTTATTTGTGAACAACAATTAAGAGTAAGAACTAAAATTCATACTAGAAAAAATAATAAAGGTTATTGTAAATTATCTGTTACTATTTCATGTCAACCTAAAAATATAAAAAAAATAGAAAATAGTAAATATAGTTTAGATGATTATAAAAAATTGCCAATAAATTTAATTAAGATTTAGAAATTATTATTATTTCTGATGATTTTTTTGTTTTATTCATAGAATAAGTCCAATCTACATCAATTATTATAAAATCCTTATAAAGATCTTTAATATAATCACAATTATTATATGTGATTATCCAATTTTTTTTTGTTATTATCAATTCAAACAATAATTGATGATTAAAATCTTCATGCATATCTCCATTATTACCATATAATTTTGATTTCTTTTCTAAATAATATGGTGGATCTAAAAATATTATAGTTTTATTTTCATCAGTTTCAGTTTCATTAATAAAATCATAAAAATCTTTATTATAAATATCAATATTTGAAAAATCTAATAATTCTATTTTATGAATTGATGAAGATGTATATCTTTTTTTACTTGCTTCTTGTGAAAAACCACCTGATAATGTTGAACCATTAAATGAACATCTATTTATAATAAAATATTGAATTGCTTGTTGTAAAATATTATCATTTAAAGTCATAATTGTTTTTCTATAATTCATAAAATCTTCTTTTGATATAGTTGTAATTTTTCGCAATTCATCAGATAATTTATTTTTATCAATTTTAATTTGATTCCAGAAATTATATAATGGCGTAAATTTATCATTAACTATTAATTTTAATCCATATTTATTTTGCATATAAAATTCAAATGAACCACCACCAAAAAATGGTGAAATTATTATATCAATATTAGAAAGATCAAAATGATCATTTATTATTTTATCAATAATTTTGCAACCTCTGGTTTTACCACCAGGATATCTAATTGGAGATTTATTATTTATTAAAGTCATAATTATTATTATTAATGGTTAATAATCATTTTTTATATAAAAATAATTATAATAAATATTCAATTATTTTATTTGCTTTTTGTTTTCCAATATTAGGAATTTGCATTAATAATTCAGATGGATTTTCAGACGTTGCTAATGTATTTAATAATATTTTCATTGATGGATAAATATCTTTAATATTCTTAGCAATTTGTTTAGAAATATTTGGAATTTGTGATAATTGTAATAAATAACATGTTTCTTTATCTATATTATCACTCTTTTTAGATTTAATTTTACATATATCAATATATTCAGGTTCTGTTTTTGATGCTTCATTTTGGATAAAATTGTTAGGTTTGTCTATTATTTTTGTTGATAATAATAATAAGAATGTTATTGTATCATTAATATTTTTTGTAAAAAAAACTTTAATATTATCTCTATATGTTGAATTAAAATAAATACTTGTTAATAAATTTTGATTATGTGAATTATTACTTGCTATAATATCAGTACCTTCAATTATATAATTAACATTCTTATAATTTGATAATAATCTTGATTTTTGTTCTTTATATCTACTATCTTTAACAGAACTTAATAAATCATTCATTGTTTTTCTTTCATATACATAAATAATATCATTGAATTCAATATGAATATCACCAATTTCTAATTGTTGTTTAATTATAGTTATTTTATCAGTATATTTATCTAAGTCTCGTTCTATAATATTATTATATAAATTAGTTTCACGACTATCAATAATAATTCTCAACATCAATATTATATATATATTTATATTTATATAATAATAGAATTATCAATGATAAATGAGGTAATGCCAAATGAATGGATATTACCAAATAGAATAGGTTATAATGAAAAGTTATATAAATCATTTAGACCTGAATTTTATTCATCCATTTTAAAAAAACCTAAATGCGAATGTGATGCAAATGTTTGTAATATTAATGAAGATACAGTAAATTTATATCCTCAACAAAGATTTATTAGGGATTATATACAATTTAATAGTCCATATAGAGGTGCGTTATTATATCATGAATTAGGTTCAGGAAAATCAGGTGCATCTATTGCAGCTGCTGAGGGTTATATTGGAAAAAAAAAGATATTTGTTTTAAGTCCTGCATCATTAGCTGTCAATTATGAAAATGAAATTTTAAAAATTAGTTCTATTGGACTTAATTTAAAGAAAGATTGGACACAAATTAAGATTTCTAAGACTAATTTAAAAGCATTAGAAATTTTAGAAACTAAATATGCTATTTCTGCAACTCTTATTAAAAAAGAAGGTATTGTTTGGATACCATTATATGAAAATGATATACCAAATGCTATTATTTTAAAACGAAAACCTGATGATGATGATAAATTAGCAATAGCAACTACTACATCACATATTATTAAAAATAGATATACTTTTATAAGTTATAATGGTCTATCAGCAAAATTAATAAAAAGTTTAGGCAAATCACCATTTGATAATGGCTTCATAATTATTGATGAAGTTCATAATTTTATAAGTAGAGTTGTTAATGGTAGTATTTTAGCTAGAACTATTTATTCTTATTTAATGGCTGCTAAGGATGCTAAAATAATTTTATTATCAGGAACGCCAATGATTAATAATCCATATGAAATAGCAACATTAATTAATTTAATTAGAGGATATATGAGTGTTTATCAAATAACTTATACTAAAACTTCTAAGATATTATCAATTGAAGATTTTATTAATCAAATGAATACTAAGAATTTAAATGATTATATTGATGAATTTACAGTTGATAATGAAAATAAAAGAATATTAATTTCATTATTACCTCATGGATTTAAAAGAAATTCAAATAATGAAATCTATAAATTTGATTGGGGTGTTTCATCAGATGATATGATAACTAATATAATTAATGCATTAAATGAAATGAATGGAATTAAAATGAATATGAAATTTAATATTTATAATTATAATGCTCTTCCAAATATTAAGGAAGATTTTAATAAATTCTTTTTGGATGTTTCAGATGAAGATGATCCAAGTGTTAAAAATGAAGATTTATTTATGAGAAGAATTTTAGGTACTGTAAGTTATTATAGTATTAGTGGAAGTGAATTATTTCCAACTGTTGAACCACCTATAAAAAGAGAATTATATATGACTGATACACAATTTAAAAATTATGTTGAAGCTAGAAATTATGAAATTAAACAAGATTTAAATAAAAAGAAAAAAGGAAAAGGATTATTTGCTGAAAATTCATCTGTTTATCGCGCATTCACTCGTGCTGTTTGTAATTTTAGTTTTCCTGAAAAAATTGAACGTATATATCCAAAAGACATTAAAAAATATTTTAGAATGATGGAAAATATGAGTGATAGCAGTAACGAAGGTGATGATATAAAAGGTGGTGCACCTATTAAAAAGAAAGTTGTTATAATTGATGATGCACCTCCTAAGAAAAAGATAGCACCTAAGGCACCTAAAAAGCCATCACCTATTTTAGATGATAATAATGATATATCACCTCCTAAGAAGAAGAAAACACCTAAGACACCTAAGGCACCTAAAAAACCATCGCCTATTTTAGATGATAATAATGATATATCACCTCCTAAGAAGAAGAAAACACCTAAGACACCAAAAACACCAAAGACACCAAAGGCACCTAAAAAACCATCACCTATTTTGGATGATAATAATGATATATCACCTCCTAAGAAGAAGAAAACACCTAAGACACCTAAGGCACCTAAGACACCAAAGGCATCTAAAAAACCATCACCTATTTTAGATGATAATAATGATATATCACCTCCTAAGAAGAAAGTACCAAAAACACCAAAGACACCTAAGACACCTAAGACACCAAAAAAGCCATCACCTATTTTAGATGATAATAATGATATATCACCTCCTAAGAAGAAAGTACCAAAAACACCAAAGACACCTAAGACACCAAAGGCACCTAAAAAGCCATCACCTATTTTGGATGATAATAATGATATATCACCTCCTAAGAAGAAAGTACCAAAGACACCAAAGACACCTAAGACACCTAAGACACCAAAGAAGCCATCACCTATTTTAGATGATGATAAAGATATATCACCTCCTAAGAAGAAGACATCAGAAAAAAAGAAAGTAATAATAAGAAAAAAGAAAGAGGAAAAGATAATACCAGTTCATAATATTGCGGAAGAATATAACAATCAGATGAAATCAATGATGTATAAATTAATTAAAAGTGATGCATTAGATATTGAAAATTTAAAGAAATTATATAGTCCTAAATTTGCACAAATAATTACTGATGTAAATGAGTCACCAGGATCTGTATTAATATACTCATCATTTAGAACAGTAGAAGGATTGGGTATATTATCAGAAGTATTAAATCGTCAAGGTTTTAAACAAATATCATTAAAGAAAATTGAGAATGAGTATTATTTTACAGATACAGATATATTTAATGAAAAATATGATAATAAAAGATATGTTATTTTTGATCAAGATAAAGATAAAACAAAATTATTAATGAATTTATTTAATAATGATTTTAAGAATATTACGAATGAAATGCGTAAAGCATTACCAGAAGATGCTGATCAATTATATGGAAAATTAGTTAAAATATTTTGCATTACTCAAAGTGGTGCAGAAGGTATTTCTCTTAAAAATGTAAGACGTGTTTTATTAGTAGAACCTTTTTGGAATAACGTACGTATAGAACAAGTTATTGGACGTGCAATTAGATCATGTTCTCATCAAGCTTTGCCCAAGAAAGATAGAACAGTGCAAGTATTTAGTTATATTATGAAATTAACAACAAAACAAATACAAAGTGATTTCAATATAGAAAAGAATGACAAGGGATTATCAACTGATGAACATATATTAGAGACAGCAAATAAGAAAAAAAGAATAATAGATAAATTTTTAAATATGATGAAAAGTGCATCATTTGATTGTGTAATTAATTCTAAACAAAATAAGCCATTAGAAAATACTTTTAAATGTTATGCATGGGCATTAGGAGTTAATAAAAATGATTATTCATATACAACAGATATTAATAATGATTATAAAATAATGAAACATCGCAATTTGCAAGTAGCAAAAAGAGGAAAAGGCAAAGCAATAATGAAGAATAATGTTAAATATATAGAAATGGATGGTAAATATTATGATTATTATAGTTATATAAATGCTGGAATATTAGTTCCAGAAGTTATTTAATGATTAATTATATTATAGAAATAATAATGAGTACATGTATATATAGGCAACATAATTCATGTGCTCTTTGTTATTTTAATGCAAGAAATCATAGCTATTGTACCATTCATTCAAATAATTTTAATGTTATTTATGATATTATTAATGATGCAATTGGTAGAAATGAAATTAATATAAGAGAAATATATAATATCTTTAAATACATTTATAACAATGATAAGATATATACAAAGGAATTTATATTTAAGGCGTGTTTAAAAACATTATATTCAAATCTTTATTATTTAAAGGATGTATATAAGAAATATATTAAATCAGAGGATAGTGGTACTTTAAATAAAGATATAATTAATATAATATTTTTATTAAATTTAAAAACTTATAATATTGAAAAAAATAATTATAAGAAATTTGAAATATTATATAGATTTTTTATTAATAATATTATTAAAAAACATAAATATAATTCAAATATAAAATTAAATAATCATGAGGATCCATTTACATTAGAAAATATAAATGAATTGAATAAAAATGAATTATTTATATATTCAGAAAATAATGAAACTAATTATTTTTTTATAGCAACAGAATTAAAATATTTTATAGATACTAATGGAAGTTGGAATCCATATACAAAACAAGAATTTTCAGAATCAACAATAAAAAATCTTAATTATTTTATTAAAATTTTTAAATTAAATAAAAAAAAATCTTTAAATAAATATGAATGGAATTCAATTCATCAAGCATTTACTGATGTATCTCAAATAATAGAAAAAATAGGTTTTTATAATGATACAAGATGGTTATTAAAATTAACATCAAAACAAATTAAGAATATAATCAAAGCATTTAAATTAGTTTCAAGAGATTATGAAGGTATTGAAGATTTTTTTGTAAATATAACTGATAATAATATTTTCTATGATTTTGCAAGAGAAATTATTAAGTTATTTGAAAATGGCAATGATAGATTTATATTATGTTGTAATTTTATAAAATCAATTGCATTATATAGTGATGATTTTTATAATAATATTCCAGAATGGATGGTAGATATTGAAACACCATCAATAATTTCAATACCAATTAATACGAGATCTTCAATAGTTAATGAAATTAATAATATTAATACTCTTTTTAATTCAGTAGATATAATATATTTCATTAATATAATGAATAATGAATAAAAAAGAAAAAGAAAAACCTGATTTTTTATATACAATGAAAATTAAAACTGCTATTTATGGATTTGTTTTATATTTATTATTATCTACTGAAACTGCGTTTAAAATATTAAATATGATATTTAATAATAGCATTGTATTATTAAATGACAAAAATGAACCGTCAATATTAGCACGATTTATTATGGCTTTTATAATTGCTGTTTGCTTATTTATTTTTTAGCAGCAGCACCTTTGCGACCGCGAGAAGCAGTTGTTTTTGGTTGTTCTTCTTTTGCCTCTTCTGCAACTTCTGCTTCATTATTTTCATCATCACTATTTCCAACTTTAACATCTGATAATTCATTGGCACCATCAAGTTCTTCCTCCTCTTCCTCTTCTTCTTCATCATCATTGCCTGCTTTTTCAGTATCACTATCCTGAATAAATGACATCTTATTATTTTGCTGAGATTGAAATTTACCAGAAATAACTTTCCATGTGCAACCATATTTTCCACCAGCCATCCAAATTCCAGTTAGTTCAATAATTAATTGAGTTTTTCCTCCTTTAAGCTTAGCAATGATATCAACAAAGTTAATATCATTATTATCCATATCAAACGAGTCAAAGTTGAATTTATCATTAACACCATCATAAGGAACTTTAACTCTCAAAGTAGGAGGATATTTTCCCACAACTTTTCCAGTTTTAGGATCCTTATCAGTTTTAATCATAGGTGAAAACAAACGCGCAACGAAAGTCTTATTTCCTTCAAAATCATCCTTAAACCACGGTTCGCGATTTTCAAATGCTTTATCAATGATTTCCTTTTCAATTTCACGCATTTTATCAAGAAAGGTCTGAATTTTAGGATTTTCATCAGCACCTTTGAATGATAGAGTAATATCATATTTCTTATCAGTATTTTTCTTTACTTCTGGTGCTTTATTTTTATCTTCAAATCCCTCACCAATGCCATAGGGCATATGCATAACAGGAGTTTGAATTCTCAATTTTTGCGTTCCATAATTAACATAAATACTTTTTGATCCAGATGCCAATGTTCTAACTTCGGAATATCTAAGTTTTGATACATCAACGCTCTTAGGAAGAATAGGAAAACTCATTTTAATTTATATTTCTTTTTGTGAATAATCTTTAAATAAAAATAATCATTTTTTATTTTTTCCTAACTATATAAAAAAATGATAATATCTTTAAATATCTATATTATCCATAATAATTTATAATGACTACTTCAAATACTAATAATAAACATGATATTCGCAATAAATTCAAAGAATTACTAATTAATGATATTAATTTATCAACAATAGAAGCAAGTGATTTAGAAATAGGTGTATTTAATTCAACAATTGATTATGCCAATTCTTTAAAAATCCCATTATCATGGGCGAGTGATTTATTTACTGATAGTTATATTAATATTGCTAGATCAATTTATTCAAATTTAGATAAAACATCATATATTAAAAATGATTTATTATTGGAAAGATTAAAGAATGGTGAATTTCTACCTCATAAACTTCCATATATGTCATGTGAGGATATGTTTCCAGAAAAATGGAAGACTATTATTGAGAAACAGAAACTCAAATTTAAAGCTGCATATGAAATTAAACAAGTTTCAATGACAGATACAATCAAATGTGGTAAATGTAAAAATAATAAGATATCATATTATGAATTACAGACGAGAAGTGGTGATGAAGCAATCACGCAGTTCTATAATTGTATTATTTGCGGACATAAATGGAAGAATTAAATTATATTATAAGTAATTATTAAATAATGATTAATAAAATAATTAGTATTTTTATTTTGGTTTTAATTTTAGTTTTTATTATTATTTATTTAAAATTTTTAGATAATTATGATATTAATCAGATTTATGTAATTAATCTTAAAAAGAGACCAGAACGATTAGAAAAATTTAAGAAGAATTATAAATTAAAACGTGATGTATCAATAGTAAATGCTATTGATGGTAATAAATTAGATAATATAGATAAATTAGTTGGAAAAGAAGGTAAAAAATCATTAGATAATTTTTATAAACATAAGATAATAAGAAAATATCATTATGAATTATCATCGTATGGTGCAATTGGATGTTATTTATCACATGTAAATATATGGAAAGATATTATTAAGAAAAATAATAAGACAGCTCTTATATTTGAAGATGATGCTAATGTCTCTAATATTAAATATAATGATATAATTAAAAGAGTTAAATTATTGCCAGAAGATTGGGATATTTATTTAATAATAAATCCTGATTTTTGTTATAAACGTATAAAAGTTGAAAATAAACGTAATTTATATAAAGTTAAAAGATTTTTCTTATTACATTCTTATATTATTAATATTAATGCATGTAAAAAAATAATTGAAAATGGAAATTTATTTCCAATAAATCAGCAAATAGATCATCATCTATCAGAATTATCAATGATAAATAAATTGAATATTTATGTTCATAATAAATTATCATATTTTAATACTATAACGCAAAAATCAGATATACAAATAAATACTGCTCCATCTTTATCATATGAAAGATTTGAACTTATATAAACTTTAAATTATATAAAGACTTTAATTAATGGAAGGATTATCAAATTTGGGTGCTACATGTGCTATAAATAGTTTAATACAAATTTTATTTAGATTAAATAGATTTAAGGAGATTATATTAAATTCAGAAGTATCAGAGGGAACATTAACATATGAATTGCGAGATTTATTTAGATGTTTGAATAATAATCAGTCCGTTAGTCCAAATCGTTTTATTAATAATTTTTATATAATTTTCAAAGGAATTTTTAATAAATTTGAGCAGATTGATATATGTGAATTATATTTATTTATAATACAAAAAATACATGAAGAAACATGCAATGAAGTATTAGTTAATAAAGCTTATAATAATATATTTGAAGAATATAGTTATAAAATAGCATGTCATAATAATTTTAAAAATAGTAAAATTTATAATTTATTACAAGGATCTTATATGAATACAATAGAATGTATTGGATGTGGTTATGTAAATAGAAGTTTTGAACCATTTATATATATTGCACTAGATATAAATCAAAATTCATCAATATCAGAATTATTAGCAAATCATTTTACATCTGAAACTAGATTGAAAGATCAATGGAAATGTGATAATTGTAAAAATAATTGCAATTATAATAAAACCTCTATTGTTTGGAAATATCCTGAGGTTTTATTTATTTCTTTAAATAGGTTCAAAGAAATAATAAAAAAGAATTTGGAGATAGTGAATATAAATAAAGAATTAATATTACAAAAATCTTTTAATTTACATGGAATTGGTTTTCATCATGGAATGTTAGAAGGTGGTCATTATAATGCTATTTGCAAAAATGAAAATCATTTCTATTATTATGATGATAATAATGTAGGAATTATAAATGAAATAGAACCTATTTTAAAATCTAACAATTGCTATTTACTTTGTTATCAATCATAAATTCATCAAGTTTTATTAAATGTCTATTGTTATATAATTCTGGAATTTTTTCTCGTATTTTTTCTATTATTTTCATTTTGTCATTTTCATTATCAATATTAATATTAGACATTTTAGCCATTTTTATATAAAAATCAATTGAACTTAATTTTAATGGATCAATACCGTTATAATTCATTTCATATGGATAACAATAAAATGCGATCTTAGACATATCTGGTTTTTCATCATTAAATATTTCATATGGAGGTAATAAAAATGTTAATCTTTTAAAATTTTTAGGATATGATGAAATTTTATAAGAAATTAGTGATGCACATAAATATTTCATTGGTATTGGATCATGAAATACAACTTCATTCATAAAAGATTTTTGATTTAATTTTATTTTTTCAACTGCTTTATCCAAATTCCAAGGATAAAATGTGTTTTCTTCATTAATATGACCATTATAATCATAAATATTAATATGATAATTTCTTTGTTCCAATAATTTTTTAGAAAAAATTAAAATATATTTTGACGGATATAATTCTTCTTTATGTAAATTATTAGTAGTAATTAATGAAAAATATACACCTGGAAATTGATATATATTCATTTCAGATGTTTTTAATTCATCCCATTGTTCATAATTATTATTATTAGTACTATGAACTAAATATAATATATCATCCATTTATAAAAAATGATTATTATTTAATTAAAATAATTTATTGTTAAATATGAATATTAGAAATTTAATTATTTTCTTATTAATAACTTTTATTAATAAAAAAACTGCAAAAATAGTAGATTATAATAATATTTACTATGATGAAAATTATAATGAATTACATATGAATAAAACAGAATATTTTGATTATTTATATAATAAATATTCAGAATTTGATAATACTTATAATAAATATAATTTTATTGAAAATTTGAAATATCATTTTGATATGAAAAATAAAAATAAATATATTGATGATAATGTGAATGATAATGGGAATGATAATGGGAATGATAATGGGAATGATAATGATAATGAGAATGATAATGATAATGATTTTAATTTTGAACATAGTTTAATAGCAACTAATGAAAAAGATTATAAAAATCATAAATTATTATATAATTTAAACAAAAATTATTATGTTAATATTAATAATTTAATGAGTAATTATTATAATAATATGTGCAATTCACATAAAAATTTATGTGGCAATAATGATAATAATTTATATTATTATCCATATTTCAATGCATATAATGTTAATGTATTTAATTATATATTTAATAGAGTATATAAATCTTTCGTAAATTTTGATATTGATGAAATGCTCAATAAAGTTCCTAATATAAATGAAATGACTAAAAATATATTAATTGAAAAAAAGATTTAAGGATAATTTAACAATCTCTTTAAATCTTTTTTTCATTTATTATATTAAATGAGTATAATAAATGATGAATTATTTGAAAGTTATAAGAAATATGATATTCAGATAGAAAAATTGTCAAGTGAAAAAAATAAATTTATAGTTAATTTATTTAATGATTTGTATGTTTATTTAGGTAAAATAGATATAAATAAAAATATTGATATTCTTATTTTTATTATTCATAAATATATAAATGAATTTAACTTAGATTTTAAGTTATTAAAAGAATATATATATAATCATATATTTTTAAATATTACAAGAAATTATTTTAATAAAATTTTAGCTTTATATGAAACAATTCAAGAAAAAGATACAAAATTATTTATTAATAATTATATTATGTATTTTATGTTCAAAATAATAATATTATTATATTCGTATTATCATTATACAAAATATATTTATTTTTATTTTGATGATATTAAAGAAAATGCTAATGAAATTAAAAAAAAAAATAATTATCATTTAAAAAATATAATTTTATTAAGTTTTCAAGATCAAGATCATATATTTGATTTTGAATCAGAAAATCATATAAGTAAATTTAAAATTTCAGATAATGATAAAATATATATTTATGAATCATTAATTAAATTATTTGCATTATATTTTTTTGATATTAAATTAGATAATTCAAAATTAATTATTAATGATATTATTAAAGAAATTGATAATTTTGAACGAAAAACTCCCAATCCAGGCGATATATTATTAAAATTTATTTTTGATTATATTAATATTTTTATGTATATGAAAATAGAGCCAACAGTAGATTATTTTATTAATAATTATATTACTATTCCACAATATTTAGATAATTGCTGGTATATATCAATGTTAACATGTATGACATATAGTGATTTAAGTAAACAATTATTAATAAATAAAATAGGTATTAATAATAATGAAAAAAAAATAAACTTATTATCAGAAACTATTGATAACTCATCAAAAACATTTATTAAAATGATTGATTATTTAATTACAAATATAACAAATGATCATAAAAAATATAGTAATATTGATAATGATTGTGGTTATTTAATTTATTTTAAACATAATTTAATGGAATATATATATCAAAAATACAATGAACTTAAAAATAATAAAGAATTAGATTATTCTCATGATTTTTATGATGGAAAAAACAACTCTTATTATAAAATATTATACGATAATCTTAAAGATATAAATTATTTAGATGATATAAATGAAAAATTAATTATTGCGAAAAAAATAACAGTTTGTATATATATATCGCAATATTTAATATTGAATACATTTTATAATATTTTTAATATTACTACTTTATATTTATATAAATTCAACTCATATTATAAAAGACAAAAAAATATTGAATATAAACAAGAACAAACATTAAAATCACCAGATATAATATTTATAGATATATTAAGTGAAGATATATTACCAAAGAATAATTTAGAATATTTTGATGCTAAATTAATTACAAAACTAGATATAGATACTATTATTTATAATGGTTATAAATATAAATTAGATTATATTATTCATCATAGTGATGATATGCAAACATGTGAAAATTCAGGTCATGTTATATCAGCAATACATTATAATGGTAAACAATATTATTATGATTCTGGATTTTCACAAATAACAATTAAATGTAAAGATGATTATATAAGAACTCCATGTACATTGATTCAACATAATTGGATAAATGATATTAATAGCAAAGAAGAGAAATGTTTATATTCAATTAAAAAATGTTTTTATAAATTACATGATAAAAATTCTCAAGAATTAAATAAAAATATAATTAAAGAAGATAATAAATGTTTTAATAATTTATATAATATAATATGTGCATATATAAAAACAGAAAGATATGAAGAACCCATAAGTTCAAAAACTAGAATTTCAAGAACAAAAAGTATAAGAGAGAGAAATATTGAAGATAAATTAATATCAAGAAGATCAAGAAGCCCTAAAACTCCAAGAACAGGAGGAAGTAATAAATATATATCAACTCATAAAAAAGTTAATATTTTAAATAAAAATAATAAAATAATTGAAAGAACTATTTATATTGATAAAAATAAATATGTAAAATTAAATAAAACTTTTAAACCATTGTCATTATTCAAATACAATAAAAAAAATAATTATTATTATATTTAAGGATAATTTAACAATCTCTTTAAATCTTTTTTTCATTTATTATATTAAATGAGTATAATAAATGATGAATTATTTGAAAGTTATAAGAAATATGACACTTATAAAAACTTAAAAGAAAAAGATAAAATTGATGAATTATCAGAAGAAAATAAAAATAAGTTTATTATTAAAGTATTTAATAATTTTTTCAATTATTTAAGTAGTATTGATATTAATAATAATAATGATATTTTTAAATTTATATTTAATAAATATTTAAATCATAAAGCTTCTGGTAAATCAGATAAAGATTTTGTTGAAATATTAGATAAACTAATTATTAATAATATTACATCTAAATATTTTGGAAAAATTTTAAATCTTTATTATAAAATTAAAAATGTTAATTTAATAATAAATCATTATTGTTTATTTTTTATTTATAAAATAATATTATTATTATTTTCATATCATATTTATATTGAACATTTATTTTATGAATATAATAAAAATAAAAATATTAAATATGATTTAATTAATAATATTAATTATAAACAAATTATAAGTTTATTTAGAATAGAGTTCTTAGATAAAAATGATGACAATAAACATTTAAATATTTTTGCAATTAAGAAAATTGATCTAAATATTAAAAACAACCCAGATTATCAATTAATATTAAAATATATTCAATTATTACAAGATGTTTATAAAGAACCTAAATTAAGTCATTATAAAAAGGAATATATTACTATTCCACAATATATGGGTAATTGTTGGTATATTGCTATGTTAACATGTATTACATATAGTGATTTAAGTAAAAGATTAATATTAACTAAAATTAGCGATGAAGCAAAAAAGAATAAATTAATTTCATCATCTAAATTAAAATCAAATAGAATATTTATTAACACTGTTGATAATATTATTAAAAATATAACTATTAATCATAAAAAATATGGAGATGATATTTATTCAAATTGCAATAATTTAAAATATTTGAAAGAACATGTAATGGATTATATTTATCAAAAATATTATGAACTTAATTCTACTAATAAATTTAAAGCTTCATTAGATACTTTTTATGGAAACAATAATTTTTATTATAAAGCATTAAATTATAAAATAAATACAAATCCTAATCATAAAGAAATTAATAAAAATAAATTATTAACAAATGAAATAGTAAATAAATATGATATTAATGTTGGCGCAAATATAACTTATGCCAATCTTATAATAAATTCTTTATATAATATCTTTAATATTTCTACTTTATATTTATATGATTATATTCACAGTTCTAATTATTTAAGGCAACAAAAAATTGAATATGATAGTGATACAACTTTAAAATCACCTGATATTATTTTTATTCATAAAAAAGATATACATCCATTTGGAAATTTCATATCTTTTGATAAAAATAAAATAACAAAACTTGATAAAGATACAATTTTATATAATAAGTGTAAATATAAATTAGATTTTATTTTACATACAACTGATGATAATAATACTTGTACTGGATGTTCTCATTGTATAGCAGGAATACATTATAATGGCGAACAATATTATCACGATTCAGCATATACTGATATAACCTTAAAATGTGATAGTAAATTAGTTGAAATACCTTGCACATTAATACATCAGAATTGGGTAAATGATATTGATAAAGCAGATACATATTTAAAAAGTAAAAATTATCCTGATATTAAAGATGTATGTTTATTTAATATTCAAAAATGTTTTCATAAGCTAACTGATATAACTTCTCAAAATTTAAATAAAAATATTATTAATGAATATAAAAGATGTTTCAATAATTTATATAATTTAATTTATGGATATGTTAAAATAGATGATAATTCTCCTTTACTTTCTGATAAGAAACAACATGAAACTGAAATAAAACTTAAATCATCAGGTATTAAAGTTAATATTATGAATAATAATAAGATCATAAAAAGAATTATTTATCTTGATAAAAATAAAAATAAATATGTTAAATTAAATAAAAATTATATATTATTATCTAATTTAACTATATATGACAATATTTATCATTTAAATGAACAAAAAGAAGAAAAGAAAGAAAAGAAAGAAAAGAAAGAAAAGAAAGAAAAGAAAGAGAAAGAAGATAAGAAAGAAAAGAAAGATCTTTTTAAATCATCAGGAGTTAAAATAGATATTATAAATAAAAAGAAAGTTATAAAAAGAATTATTTATCTTGATAAAAATAAAAATAAATATATTAAATTAAATAAAGAATATGAATTATTATCTAATCTAAAATATTCTGGCACATTCTATTATAAATAATCTTTTTTGATTTAAGGATAATTTAAAGATCTCTTTAAATCAATTTTAAATTATTAATTATTGTTTCTGAAATATTATTTTTTTTACTGATAATTATTTTATTATCATGATGACATTTATTTTTACATCTTTTTATTTTACTTTTTTCGGTTTTCTCTGAATTATTGCAATAATAACAAGAAATAAGCACATTATCTCTATTATGTGGCAATGTTATATTTATTAAACTAAATGACATCTGATATAAACATTCAGAAAACCAATTTGATGTTAATATCATATCATTGCATATATAACATTTAAATTTCTGTTTTCTTAATAATTCCTTTATATCATTATTAGTTATATTACCTTCTTTTTTAAATTTAAGTTTATCTATATTTTTACATTCATTTAATTTTTTATTTATTACTATATCTAAATTTGGATTTTCACATTTATTACAATTATATATATTTAATGTATCATCATAATAACAACACATTTCACATATTGAATTCATACATTTATAACATTCATGCGTTGCTAATTTAAGATAATTATTAGAATTACATGAAGGACAATGATTATCATCATAAATATCTATATGTGTAGTCTTATTATCATAGAAAAATGTTGCACCTATTTTTATATTATTTTCATTAAACAATTTATAATAATCTGTTTTTACATGAATATGTTTTTTATAAATTAATTCATCTAATCTATTTGTTAAATAACAATTTTCTAGTAATTTCTTAGATATTCCTTTTAATACTATTAAACTCTCATATACTCCATATATTATTTCATTATTTTCTGAATTTAATTGATTACCAAAATAATCATTTATTACTATTTTATCTAATATTGCAAAATAACCATTATTAATATTATCATATAATAAATCAATAGTTTTTATATTCATTATTTTTTAGCAATAAAATAATCCAGTTATATTTTCTGTATAATTATCATTTGCTATTATATCATCTAATGATCCTATTATTGTTATATTACGTACATTCATATCATCGTATTCATACCAAATACCTTTACATTCATATAAACAGGTATAATGCCCATTATTCTTTTCGCCTTGATGAATAATTATTGAATTCAAATATAAATTATTCTGATTTTCTTTTAATTTTAATTTTAATATTGGTATTATTTTTGTTTCTAATTTTTCTTCTAAATATATTCTATTAAATAATATAAATAAAAATGGTGCAGATACATATTCTATCTTTTTTGTAAATTTTTCTATTATTCCATATTTATTCTCTGATTCAAATGTTCTCTCATATTTTGGATAAAAATCCCTTATATATATTTTATCAGTTGCTAATAATTCATCTAATGAAAATAAATCAACAAAATATTTTAATTCTATTCTATCATTTAATTTATATTTTAATACATCAGGTATATCAAATATTATTGCAAAAAATGATAATATATCTGCATAATCATTTTGTGTTTCTGTCCATTCTATTACATCGTATTTTTTATTAACATATTTTTTATAAGATGTATAATATTTTTGCATTAATAATCTAAAATTTCTACATTTATATAAGTCTGAATTCTTTTTTTGTAATGATATTGTATCATATATTTTTATTAATTCTTCTCTTATCTGATTTCCATAATCTAATAATTTTGGACATTTTTCATAATATTTTATTGGTGATCCTAATAATATCTTTTTGATCATATCATTCTTTGTATTAAATAATGAAACCATTAAACTATCAACATAACAACTATTTAAACCATCAAAATTTATATAAATATTATTACAAACTCTATCATATATTTTTTTTAATTCTTCCAATTTATATTTATTCAATGATACATAATATGGATATTGTTTTTTAATCTCATTTATATAATCCTCTTTCGTCATCTTAATTCCTTCTTTCGTCTTCTTAATTCCTTCTTTTGTCTTCTTAATTCCTTCTTTCATCTTCTTAATTCCTTCTTTCGTCTTTACTTCCTTTTTTAAATATTTAATAAAAACTTTTAATTGTTTATATTGACTTTTATCATTATCCTTAACTTGCATTAATTCTTCTTTTAATAATTTAACATTAATAGAATTCTGTTCTAATAGTAATTTATCATTTGATTTAACTATTATCTTATTTTTAATATTTGAACTTCTTATATATATTAAAGTTTTATATCCATTTTTAGCAGTAATATCCCAATCATATTTAATAAATTTACTTTCATTTTCGCTATTAATTGCATAAATATATTTATTTTTTTTATATGTGATACCAGTCATTATACCATTATCATTTTCCAATATACATGAATCTAATTTATATTTTTCATTATTAAAAATTATTTCATTCTTATAATCTGATAAACCTTTTGTTTTTATTTTATAAGTTTTTAAATTTAATATTTTTGCTAATGTTGGCATAAATTTACATATTAATTCAATATTATTTGCGTAAGATGACTTCTCATAAATTCCAGTCCATAAATTAATTATTAAATAGTCAGGATTATTTTCTAAATTTTTTATATTATCTCTATATTTATCATTATTAGGTATATTATATTCAATATAATCTTTATTATAAATTTGATCTTGACATATATTCATATAAAAATCATCTTTATAATAATCTAATATTAAATATGACATACCTAATTTTTCAATAAATTTTGGCAAAAATAAATAATATAAATAATATTTAACAAATTTTTCATTGATATTTAAATAATGCAATATTTCTTTATAATCTACAATTTTTAATTTAAAGTTATTATTTATTTTCATATATAAATCATTATCTAATGATAATTTTTTCTTAGAATTATCACTATATAATATAGATGTTAATATTATATTTAACCAATTATTTTTTTTAAATTTCATTTATTCTAATAATTAATGTCTTTTTAATTTTTCTAAGTCTTTCTGTTTATCTTTAATTTCAAATTTAATATCAACAATTTTATCTTTATATTCCTGTATTTTACTCTTTAATGTATTTATTGCTATTTTTATCTCATTTTTCTTAATTTTATTTTCTCTTAATTCTAATTTTTTTCTTTTTTCATATGAGAATGATGAAGTTTTTATTTTTTCTTGTTTAACATAAATAATTGTTCTAATACCTCTTCCAAAATAATAAACATCCTTTTCATCATTTGAAAAACTATTTATTTCATTTTTACATAATGATTTACTTAATTCTAATTTTTTTCTATAATTTCTAATATCCCAATAATATTCAATATATTCACATGGTAATTCTTTATCCGCATTTAAATAAATTAAATTATATTCATTATCTTTTATTATTCTTGGTTTTGCATTATACATATGTTTAATATCATTATCATCTGTTATACCAGCTATTCCATATCTATATGAATGTCCATAATCAGAATTATCGCCAATATCTTTATAATCATCCAATATTACTGAATCGAGTTTATATTTATAATTATTAAATTCAATCTCCTCTCTTAATTCTTTAAGTCCATCATATTTAATAGATTTATGAGTATCTAAGTTTAATTTATATGCTACATTTTCTGTTGATAAATGAATATTCAAATATTTTATATAAATATTATTATATGTTTCTTTTCCCCATATATTAATACATATATAATTAGGATTAGGATTTGATTTTAAATTACTATATACTTTATCTGCATAATTATCAGAAAAAGGTTCATAAACATCATATTTAATATTATCATTAACTATTTTAAAATTTAAATTATCACGCAAACCAAAATATAAATGACTTTTATAATAATCTAATGATAAATATGATGTATCTATATATTTTAAAAAATTAATAAAAAACATCCATGCATCCCATGAATATTTATAAATATAATCATTTATTTTAGGATCCATTTGTATAGATGTTAATAGCTCTGTTGATGGTTTTAATAATTTAAAATTATGACTATCAATCTTCAAATCTTTATCTTTTATTAATAATTTATTTAATAAGCGCGCAAATGGTTCTCCCCTTTTTGATAATAATCCCTTCTTTTTTAATAATTCACGTGAATATTTACTATATATTATAGCTGTTATTATTGTATTGAACCATAATGTATTTTCATATTGTGGTATTTTTATGAAGTTATCTTTCATAATTTCCTTAAATATATACTATTATTTAAGGAATATTTTTTTTATATCATTCTGATATTTAGAATATATTGATATTGATGCTAATAATCTGTAAAATTGTTTAATATCTATTTCTTCAATATTATATCTTTTATTAAAAATTTTCATAACATCATATATATCACCCATATATTTTTCAATTATATAAACATTCATTACTTTATTATTTTTTTCAAAATAATTAAATATAAAATCTATTATTATCTTACTACTTGGCTGCTTTTGAGATTTAAATTTATCTTTAATTGCATCTAATAATTCATCTTCCTTAAATTTGATATATTTATAAGGTAATGTATTATGTTTATTACATCTTTGATATTCTTTTTGCTGTCTTTTACATTTTAATTGAATATCTTCTAAAATTAATATTTGTTTTTTAAGTTCTGCATTTTCTACTTTCAATAATGAAATTTCTTTATCATCTTTTTTATGACTACTACTTTTAACATCTTTATCTAATTTTGTATGTATATCCTTTAATAATACTAATTGTTCTTTAATATTAGTATCAATTTGATTATGAATTTTATTATTCTTTTCAGTTTGTTTAACTATTACCTCACTATTAAATGAACGTAATAAATCCTGAACCCCTTGTATTATCAATTCAGTATCTTTTTTTGCAAAATTAGATAATTTTTCTTGCATATCAGCTAATAATTGTGAATTATATATATTACCTGATAATTTAGTCTGAATATCTTCCAATAATTGTAATTGTTGATTTAAATTAGAAATTTCTTGTTTTAAAGTTATATTATCTTTGCTTTTACTGCTTTTACTTTTAATTACTTGCTTTTGAAGTTTAGATAATAATTCTTGTTGCATAGCATCTAGTTTTATATTTAAATCATCTATTATTTTTATTTGATCTCTTTTTGATGTTTCTGTAAAAGTTTCTAATTGTTTTTTTAATTCCGCAATTTCAGGTTGCATAGTTCTTGAATTAGCTGATTTTTGTTCTTGAATTTTAGATAATAATAATTGTTGCATTGCATCTATTTTTTTAGTTAAATCATCATTTGGTATCTTTGTTATAGCATCTAATAATTGATTTAATTTCGCATCAGTTGGTTTTAATAAGTCTTCTATTTTTTTTAATTTTGCATCTGTTGGCATTTTTGAAATAACATCTAATATTTGAGCAATTTTTGCATCAGTTGGTACTAATAAATCATTTAGTTTTCCTATTTGTTCAACTTTTGGTAATTTTGCAATAGCATCTAATATTTCATTAATTTTTTTATTATTAGGCAAATCTTTTATTTCTTCTTTTAATAATAATATTGTATTTTTGCGAGATAATAAATTTATTATAAATAAAATATATCTATTTAAATATAAAATAATATTATCATAAAAACTTATAAATAATCTTTCTGGAACATTTTTATTTCCTGATTTTGCTTCTAGTGCCTGAAATTTTCTAATATTATTATTAATTTCATTTTGAATTTCATAAATTTTTTTTATCCAATCTTCAAATGTATTTTTGTTAAATTCTGTATCAGCTGTTTTTAAAATATTAATATATTCTTTCAATAATTTTTTTAACTCATTAAATTCATCTTTCTTTACTGAAAATGTTATAATTTTTTCCATTTCACCAATATCATCTTTATATTCTTCTGCTAATATTCTTTCTAATTTTTTTAGTTTATCATCTTTCTTTTCTATATCTGTTTCTAATTTTGCTAATCGTAAAAATTTAGCTTCTTTATCTTTTTCTTCATCTTGTTTTGCTTTTTGTTCTGCGTTTCTTTTTTTTTCTTCATCATCTCTTTTTTCTTTTGCTTTTCTATCAGCTTCTAGTTGTTCTTTTTCTTGATCAGCTATTTTTTTTAATTTAACATAAACTAATGTATAATTACTTCCTGTATTTAAATTAAATGTTGATATATCTTGTTTTTCAGAAATTTTTATTTTACCTTTAATTAAATCACATGGAAATAATGAATGGATCTTAAATTCATTTTGCGCTAATAATAATTTATTTAATTCAACACAATAATTATTAATATATGCATATTTTTGTTCATCATAAGTTAAAGCAGTTATTAATTGTGGCGAATTTGATTTATCTTCATTATTATTACTAATAATAAATGAATCTAATTTATAATAATAATCATTATAAATAATTATATCATCTATGTTATCAGTTATATTTAAATCTTCTTTCTTTTTATAAGTAGATGATAATCTATATTTATTATCAATACCTTCATTATCATCATCTTGATCCATTTTTAAAATTTCGTCAAATATTTTAGGATAATGAACATTATTCCATTTATTTATTAAAATATAATCTTTTGATTGATTATATAATTTTTTAATATTTCTTTGTTTTACATCTTTTAATTCAAAATAATCTTCTTCAATTTTCTTTTGATTTAATCCAAATAATCCTTTTTCAATTTTTGTTTTTTTTTCATATTTAACTATGTCATATAAACCAATATAATTTTTACCATTATATCTTTCAATTGATATACATGATGAATTAATAAATTCTAAAAATTTTGGTAAAATAAATGCTGATAATTGTTTATTATGATTAAGTAAATATTTATAAAATTGAATATCTATATTTAATGTTCTTATTTTTTCATCTTCATTATCTTGTGTTAAATAATCTAAACTATCATCATTTGAACTAATTAAAGGTTCATTTGAAGAAGCAATTCTTATAATTTCTTCTAAATTTTGTGTAGTATCATTACTAAAATCAAAAATTTCTTTAATTTTATCTAAAATATCTTGGTTATTTGTTATTAAGTCTCTTGAATATTGACTATATAAAATAGCAGCAATAAAATTATTAAACCATGCTAAATTATCTGTTTCAGGTATTTTTAAAGTTAATTGTGAACTACTCATATTAAATATATCTATTAATTATTTTTATTTTATTTTTTGTTGTAATGTTAAAAAAGAAACAGTCCCATGAATTAATAAATTATGATGAAAATCTTTTATTGAACCTTTTTTTGCTTTTAAAAAATAATCCCTCATTTTTATTATCTCTATTTTTCCTAAGACATAACAAATACTTTGTGTTGGATTACATACATATCTATCTAACTCAGTAATTATATCATTTCTTTTATGTGGTAAATATTTAATCATAAAATTAAATGCTTTGTCATAACTCCATCCATAATAATTAATACCTGTATCAATAACTAAACGCAGTTTTCTTAAAATTGCCATATCATTATTTTCATCATCACAAAAAGTTTCAACATAATGTGCAAAACCTTCAATCAAAAGTAAATTATTATAATCATATATTTGATAATTTTCTAATTTATAATAATTCATAAATCTATAATGATATTGATGAAAACATTCATGCATTAATATTGAATATAATGATTTTTTTGTAAGTTCCTTATAATATGATAAATTTATATATACAATATCATCATTTGGATCATAATGAGCAATTGCACTTGTTTTTTCTAATTCTTCTGGTAATTCTTTTATTGTAAATTGATTATCTGGCTTATAATGAAAATATTTATCTATTATATTTTCATATATATATAAAGAAATTTCATCACAATCCTTAAATAAATTTTCTCGTGATGTATAGAAATCGATTTTAATAGTATATTTAAAAGTTGATAAAAGTGATAAACCTAAGTTATGAATTTCTTTGGGTGTTTTTTTAAGTCCTTTTAATGTATTTTTAAGTAATATTTTATATATTTCTTTTCCATTGGGTAAATGACAAATTCCAAAAGTTTTTCTACATTTTTTAAGATAACTTTTATTAATAAAATTATATAATTTCATATTATAACTTTTAATTTGATCCATAAATTTTAAACAAATTGAATATGGTATTGTTATATTTAATTTCAAACCTTCTTTTAATCTTCTTATTATTGTTTTAATTTTTCTATCATATTCAATAAGCACCTGTTTTTGATCTTTAACTAAGTAATTATTTTTATAATCAAAATAAAAATTAGTTATTTTATTATAATAAGAACATATAATGAAATATAAATATATTTTATATTTATAAAAATTTTTAATATAATCTAATTCAAATTTTAATTCTATATCATTTGTTTTCCTATAATTCAAATATAATTTATAAAATTTAATTAAATATTCATCACTTAATTTATCAATTAAAAAATATTTTCTTTTTTTTGTTTTATTAGGTGTATTTTCAATTATATAATCTAAATCTTTTACATAATTTTTATAATTAATATTTGTCATTATCTATTTATTCTTTTATTTAAAAATTTTCTTTAATGTTAAAAATGATACTGTTCCATTTATTAATAATTTATGATGAAAATCTTTTATTGAACCTTTCTTTGCATTTAAAAATTTATCTCGCATTTTTATTATTTGTAATTTACCCATTAAATAACATAATGCATGTGATGGCATACAAACATATCTATCTATCTCATTCATAATATCATTACGTCTATCTGGTAAATAGTTTTCCATATAATTTAAAGCTTTTTGATAAGTCCATCCATAATAATTAATGCCTGTATCAACAACTAAGCGCAGTTTTCTTAAAATTGCATAATCATTATTATCTTCATAATCTTCACAATAAGTTTCCATATAATGCGCGAAACCTTCAATAAAACTATTATTATTATAACCATAAATTTGATAATCTTCCAGTTTATGATATTTCATAAACCTATAATGATATTGATGCAAACATTCATGCATTAATAATGAATATAATGACTGTTTATTACATTCCCGATAATATGATAAATTAATATATACAATATCTTCACTTGGAATATAATAAGCCAATGATGTTGATGACTCCAATTTCTCAGGTACTATTTTTAATGTGAATTTCTTATCTGGCTTATAATGAAAATATTTATCTATTATATGATCATAAATATATAAGGATATCTTTTTACAATCCTTAAATAGTTTTTCCTTAGATGAATAAAAATGATTAGATTGTCTATTTATATTAATATTTTCCATTAAAGATAAACCTAATTTATGGATTTTTTCAGGTGTTTTTTTTAATCCCCCTAATGTATTTTTAAGTAATATTTTATATATCTCTTTTCCATTTGGTAAATGACATAAACCTATTGTTTTTCTACATTTATTTAAATAATTATTTTTTATAAATTTATATAATTTCATATTATAACTTTTAATTTGTTTCATAAATAATTTACATATCATATGTGGAATTGTTATTTTTAATCTTAAACTTTCTTTCAATCTTATAATTATTGTTTCAATATTTTTATCAAAATCTTTTATTCTCTCTTTTTGATATTTACTAGGATATTTGGCTTTATTATCATAATAAAAATTAATAATTTCATTTTCAAAAGAACTAATAATAAAATATAAATATATCTTATATTTATAAAAATTTTTAATATAATCTAATTCAAATTTTAATTCTATATCATTTGTCTTTTTATATTTTAAACTTAATTTATATAATTTTCTTAAATATTCATTACTTAAATAATTGGTTATTTTAGATATTGAATATTTATCTCTATTTCCTAATTCAAAACTTAAACTAGGATCTATTTTAATTAAATCATCAAAATAATTTTTATATCTAGTCATTTCTATAAAGAAATATTATTATAATTATTTATTAATAATAGAATGAGACAAATTATTTCAATAATAGTAATATTAATATTATTATTTTTTTTAACATTATTAATTCAATCAAGTTTTATTAAAGAAACATTTATTTCTGTTAAAGATTTAGATGATATTAAAAATTATAAAGGTAGATTAACACTAGAAAGTTATGATACTATTGATAATCCTATTTCTGATAGTTTAATACCATATAACCCTAAAACAAAAGTTGAATTATCAGAATATGATGTTATTGAATTAACAAAATCTATCTTAGAAAGACCCCCGTCTATACAAGAAATGAAAAGATTTGCATATTATACATCTGATGATCTAAAAGAATATTTATATAATACTCCCGAATATGATAAATTAATAAAAACACAAGATAATCATGTTAATAATGGTATTGAAGGTGCTGTTGCTAAGAAAAATCTTATTAATCGTATAATGATTATATATTCTACCATCACTAAGAAAGAATTACCAATTAAAATGATGACACCTCTAAGAGATTGTTTTATTCATTTACAATTAAATGAATTTTTATTTAGTGCTATGTTAGAGTCATATAATTATGCAAAATTTGAAGTTGATGTATTATCAACTTATGTTTTAACAAAAAAAGTATTATTATTTCTTTTTGAAAAACATTTTAATGTATTAGAATTAAAAATAATAGCACAAGATAAAATTAATGCTGTTAATAATAAAAAAGTTAGTTTTTCAAGTGAACTAGAAAATATTAAAAAAGATATTTTAAGTATTGGCGATTCTAAAATTATTGATAATATTAAAAATTCATTCCCTAATGTTTTTAATGAAATTTTAAATTCAACATTAACTGATGATCCAGGTTCTGAAACTACTAGCACAAAAATAACTACACCAAATAAAACAGATATTGATCTATTAAATGATTATCTTAAAAGTATAGAAAAATATACTAATAATAATCAAAAAGATATTAATAATCAAATAAAAGAATTATTAACTAATACTAATAATACTAATAATACTAATAATAATCAAATAAAAGAATTATTAACTAATACTAATAATAATCAAAAAGAAAAAGAAAAAATAGAGGAAAAATTAACAATCAATACTAATACAAATAATGCTATTAAAAAATTACCTGAAAATTCTGAATTATATGTTAGAGTATATGATCCTGTAAAAAGAAATAATAGTTATATTTTACCAGATGGATATAAAGCTCCAATATGTACTACATTAGGTCAAGATACATTAACACAACCTGTTTTTACTCAGTCAAAATTATTGTTTCAAGGAACTGATTTAAATGATGCTTTTGAAAAATCTCAAATTGGAAGTATAATGCCAAAATTTATCTTTAAAGAATATAAAGATATTAAAATTAATTAATTATTACAATTATATCTCATTACTACATTCATTGTATATAATTCCTGTGTCAATAATTTAAATGCATATGGAATTCGTATTTGAACAATATTTGTTGCATTTTTGCAATGATTACATTTATAAATATTCTTATCTGGATTAACATTTGCAATCATACCACATTCTTTACATATAAATACTCTATAATTATCTGCACAATCGAGCATCTTTTCTTTCAAAAATGATGCTGTACCATGTCCAATGAAGCAATCGCGCTCCATTTCTCCTAATCGCAATCCTCCACCTCGTGCTCTGCCTTCTGAACATTGTCTAGTTAACATTACAATTGGACCATTACTTCCACGAGAATGAATTTTATCTGCAACCATATGTTTTAATCTTTGATAATAAGTTGGTCCAATAAATATTTCCGTTTTAATTTGTTCACCTGTTCTACCATTATACATAATCTCATTTCCATATTTCTCTAAACCTGTTTTTTCTAATAATGTTGCAATATTTTCAACTCCACAACTATTAAATGGAGTTGCATCACCCTCAGCACCTAAATAACAACTAACTTTACCCATAATACATTCCATTAATTGTGCCATTGTCATTCTAGATGGAATAGCATGAGGATTAATAATAATATCAGGTACAATACCATCCTTTGTAAAAGGCATGTCTTGATGTTCATAAATCATTCCAATACTTCCTTTTTGTGCAGATCTTGATGCTACTTTATCACCTACCTCTGGTTTTCTATTTTTTCTAATTCTGATTTTACAGAATTTATATCCATCACTATTTGTTCCAACATAATTATAATCAATATATCCATCGTCATTTGCTTTCATAGCTGTTGAATTATCCTGATAAGTACTTTTGCCATTAAGTTTTCGCGGCATTACTTTACCAACTAATATATCATTTCCATCAATAAATGTATTTTTTGGCACAAAGCCATTATCATCCAATTTTGAATATGAAAATGATGGTTTAATAGTTGTCATCTCAGTTGGATTAATAAATATTTCTTCTTCCCCTGAACTATGATTTTTTGCACATTGATCTCTAAATGCTTTATAATATGTGCTCGTGAATAAACCACGATCCAATGCTGATTTATTAATCATAACACTATCTTCTTGATTAAATCCTGAATGTGTCATAATTGCAACAATTGCATTCACTCCTGATGGTAATTCATTACTATTTGTATATTTTGATAATTTTGTTGATACTATTGGTTTTTGTGGATAATTAATAACATGCGCCATTGTATCTATTCTATTTGTAAAATTACTTGCAAATATTCCTAATGCTTGTTTTCCCATTGCACAATTACTAACTGCAAATCCATCTTTGCCACCAATAAAACTATGATCAGAACTTTCAATTTCTAAATCAGCAATCATATTATTTCTTATGATAAATTTACGATTAAATTGAATAAATAATAAATTACCTTTAAAAGATATAAGATTTGAAAATTCAGCAAATGATTTAACTTCTAAATTTTGCTTATAAGTATATGTTTTATAAAGATCATATTCATTTATTATTGCATATTCTTGTAATAATTGTTTATTATATCTAACACCAATTATTCTATAATATTTAATAATTCCTGTATTTGATGTTTTCCAATCTAATGGAATTTCAAATTCTTCTAAAATCGCATTGACATTAACATTGACATTAGAAGAATTACTTAAATAACCAGCTACAAATTCACGTTTAATTAAATCACTTGATTTTAATAGCCATTCAGGAATTTTACTAATTATAATTGATATAAATAATCTAAATAAAGTATCATTATAAAATCCTAATGTGTGAATATCATTATCAATATCATTTTTATCAATATCACTAATAACAGAACTATTAATATAATAACCAGCTAAACGACTAATAATATTCATATAATAATAATCATTTCTCAATGATTGTAATTTTAAAACTGATAATATTTCATTATTAATATCATTATCGTTATTAATAATAATTATTGTTTCTTTATTAACACCTGAAATATAATTAGGCATTAAATTAATTCCCAATTTAAGTGAATTATCAATTTTATATACTTCAACCCAACCTTTTGAATATGTCATAAATTTATGATCATAAGTTGCTGTAATCTCACGACCACTAATTGTTTCAATTGTATAAACCGTTTTTGATGTTGCTTGATGATAACGATTAACAACTTTTGATTTATTTGTAATATTTGTGATAGGATCAAAGCAAATAACTTCATCACCTATAATAATATCTTTAATCAATTTATAATTTCCATTACTTAATAATACATATTCATTCTCATTTAAACATTGATAACAATTTCTAGGTGATTGATTATGATCACTAAACGGAATATTTACACCTAAAATACCATTCATCAAACTTGCATGAATTTCACAATTAGTATATCGTGGTGGCATAGCATTTCCTTTAATACCTTTTGTCAAATCTAAATAATTAATTGCAATTAATGTATGATTTAATTCATTACTATCTAAATATTCAATAAATCCTTCCTCGTCTTCAACATTATTAGGACATATGAAATCATCAAATGATTTACCTTTAATAAATTCTTTCCATGTTAAATTCTTTTCTCTCAAAATGCGATTTAATCTTAATTCACATTTATTTGTAGTTTTATCAAAATCTACAATCAACAATGGTCTATACATTCTACCAGCATCAGTGCTAATACAAATACATCTCTTTAAAATATTCCAATAAACAGAAGTCATAGGATAAATAATTCCACATCTTTTATAATGTTTCAATTTTGTATATAATTCAACTGGATTATTATGATAACCAATAATATCTCCATTAATTTGAATATAAACATTATTAGCATCTCCTAATGCTTTAAAATATTCAGTAATTTTATCGCGAGCATTTTTAATAATATCAGTCTCAATATGCCACTTTTCCTGATTTTCAATAATATATGAATAACTATCATCATAAATATTTGTTCCTAATTCAACCAATAATTGTCTAATATGAGTACTACTCATAGAAATTGAAATAATTGTACTTAAAGCTAAATTTTTAACTAATCCAACTGATGCGCCTTCTGGTGTTTCTGCTGGACAAATCATATTAAATTGAGAATTATCTAATTTACGCGGTTGAACTAATTTTCCATTTTTTTCCATTGCAGTGCTAATTCTTCTCAAATGTGATAATGTACTTGCATACGACATTCTATTTAGAACTTGCGAAACACCTTGACGAATATTTTGAAAACTTCCAATACTTTTAATTCCCCAATTTCCAGTTGATAATGAATATTTTAACCATGAATCCAATAATGATTGTTTAAAATATCTATGAATATTATTATCATTGATAATATCAGTTGTAGTATTATTATAATTAGCTCTCCATAAATTTAATTCACGTTCAATTAGTCCCTTAATTTCTTTACTCATCTTTCCATAACATTGTCTGAATAGATTACTTAATAGAATTCCTGGACTGTCAATGCGTTTATTCATATATGAATCACGATTATCATAATTATCATAACCTAAATAAATTCTAATCATTTTACGTATCATATAGCCTAAATATAAAGCTTTTCTTCTATAATTCTTACCTACATGAGGTAGAAAATCATTTATTATATTTTCTCTTAAAATTTTGGTTGTATTTTGAGTAGTCTTATTAACACCCGTCATAATTTTAATTAATATTTCTTCTGCCTGTTCTTGTGTATGAACATCAGATGCATCATCACAACATGCCATTAATTGGACAATAATACGTTGATTATCTTTATTATCCATATCATAAACAATATGTTGAATAATTTCTTTATCTGAAATAATTCCTAATGCTCTGAACATAATAAATACTGGTATTTCACTACGAATAAAAGATGTATTTAAACGAATACTACGTCCCATATGATTTAATTTTCCACTCATATTTAAACTAGTCGTTTTAGGTGGCAAATAAATTGAATCATTCATTGATCTAATTTCAGCATATAATCCATCGCTATTATTATTTGGAGCAAATACGAGTGTATCATTTTCATTAATTCTATCTTGCATAATTAAAACTTTTTCATTTCCATTAACAATAAAATAACCACCATAATCATATCTACATTCATTATTATCACTATCTCCAATTGCTGGAACTTGATGTAATATACATGCTGTGGAACGAACCATAATAGGAATTTTGCCAATATAAACATTATTTACATATTTATCAATCTTAACTATAATATTATCTTCATTCAAATACTCAATTACAATATGAACATTTACATATAAAGAACTAGAATAAGTTAAATTATTCATTCGTGCAATATAAGGTGTCATAATTGTTTGAGTACCATCAGGCAATTGATATATAGGTTTAGTTAATGAAGGATTTAAAACATTAATATTAATTTTCTGAATTTTATTATCTATATCAGTTTGTTTAGTTGTAATTTTAATTGGATTAAAACCACTTATAATTTGAGGTAATGTAGTATTAATAAATTTATTATAACTGTCAATTTGATGTTTAACTAATGGACTAATTGAATCGATTGATTTATTATCAGTAAAATATTTGTCTAGAATATCCCAGCAATAAGAGTCAGGTAATTCCATGTTAAATAATAAATGTTAATACGATTATATAAAAATATTCATTTTTTTTTATATATAAAATTATGTAAAGTTTAATAATTAATAAATGTGTGGAATTTGGGCATATATTTCCAAAAATAAAAAAGATTATTATGAATATTTCAAAAAAATATCTCATAGAGGTCCAGATGCTTCTTCATATATTTCTTTAAAAGAAGCTGCTATCGGTTTTCATAGATTATCAATTATTGAAAAATCTTTCAATGGATTGCAACCTTTTTTTGATAATAATCTTATTCTTATTTGCAATGGTGAAATTTATAATTATAAAGAATTAATTGAAAAGTATAATATTACTAATTGTGCAAATGATTGTATGTGTATTTTAGAATTATATAAATTATTATCATTTGATAACTTTATTAAAGTTTTTTCAGAAGAATTAATTGGCGAATTTGCATTTATTATTTTAGAATTTAATAATAAAAATAATACTTTAAGTAAACTTATAAGTGGTAGAGATATATTTGGTGTTAGACCATTATATTTTTCTAAAAATAATGAAAATGAATTAATTTATAGTTCTGAATTAAAAGGTGTTCCATTAGATTTTAAAGATGTTAAAGAATTCCCATGTGGTTCTATCATTGTTTTTAATTTTGATGAAAATGAAAGTCAACATGAAATTAAATATGATATATCTAATGGAATATATGATATTTGTGTAAATAATAATTATGATTTAATAAAAATTAAAGATACTCTTATTGAAGCTGTTAAAATTAGACTAATGGCAGATAATCCAGATGAAATAGGTTTTTATTTATCAGGTGGTCTCGACTCAAGTATTTTATGTTCTATTGCCGCAAAATTAGTATATCCTAAACAAATTAGAACATTTTCAATAGGATTTGAAGGTTCAACTGATTTACCATATGCAAAAAAAGTAGCTACATTTATTAATTCAAAACATAAAGAACTTATTATCACAGAAGAACAGGCATTAAATGTAATTGATAATGTTATTTATGCAACATGTACATATGATATAACAACAATAAGAGCAAGTTGTGGACAATATTTATTAAGTAAATATATTAAAGAATTTACAAATATTAAAATAATTATAAATGGAGATGGTTCAGATGAAGTTTTAGGAGGATATATTTTTAATTATTATGCACCAACAGCTGAAAGTTTTCATAAATCATGTTTAAAATATACTCAAAATATTCATATGTTTGATGGAAGACGTTTAGATAGATCATTAGCATATTTTGGATTAGAGGCGAGAGTTCCATTTTTAGATATTAATTTTGTTAAAACAATTTGGGAAATTCCCGCAAATATGAGAATGCCAGCTTTTAATAATTGTGAAAAATTTTTATTAAGACAAGTATTTAATGATGACACTTATTTACCCGAAGATTGTTTATTCAGGAAAAAAGAAGCATTTAGTGATGGTATTTCAAGTAAAGAAAATTCATGGTTTAGAACTATTAACGCTAAAATAAATATTATTGTTTCAGATAATGAATTTCAAAAAGAGAATGAATATAAATGTCCAACAAAAGAAGCTTATTATTATAAAAAAAAATTTATTGAATATTTTGGTAAGGAAAGATTAAATATTATTCCATATTATTGGCAACCAGATTTTAAAAGTGATAATATTTATATTGATCCTTCTGCAAGACAATTAAAGATTTATTAAAAATAAATAAATATAAAAATAAATATAAATATTATATAATATATGCATAAATTATTATCTTTATCAAATTTTAATGATATTTCAGATGGAAAAACAGTTATTATAAAAGTTGGCGCTGATTGGTGCAATCCATGTAAATTAATTAACCCTTTATATCATCAATTTGCAGATAAAAATAATAATGTAAATATAATATTTACAGAAATAAATACATCAGATGCCGATGAAGAGTTATTAGATTTTATTGATGTAAAATCATTACCAACATTTCTAATCTATAAAAATAAAGAATTAACAAACACTATAATTGGCGCTGATAAATTTATTTTATCCGAATGTATTAATAATTTAGAATTATAGATTTTTTTTTTATATTTAAGAAGTTATTATTTAATAATAAGTAATTAAAATTATGCAAAGTTTGCTTGATTGTAAAAAAGATTATATTGATATTATACTTGATAATATAACTGTTCCAATATGTACATTAATATATGATACATATAAAAGTTGTGCTAATATTCAGGAATTTCAAAATAAAATGGCATATATAAAAAATTGGAATAATCATATTATACATGAAAATTATGTTAATATTATGAAATCATGTAAGAAAAATTATCTTGGTAAATTATTAAATGAAATTATTATTATTAACATCAAATTAAAATCTGAAAATAAAAAAATTAATATGAATAAAATTAAGTTTATTAATCCAGAAGATTTTGTTCATTTATGTTTAATAAATACTGGTATTTATTGTTGGAAAAATGCTTATTTATTTTCACATAAAACTTTAAGAACACCCCAAATTCAATATCATCTTAATATTATTGAAAAAAATATCAGAAAAATTATTAAAATTACTATTAGAGATTGTACTCCTATTGAAGTAATACTTAATAACGATAATAATTCAGATGATTTAAAGAAAAAATATAATCTTGTAAATACTAAGAATGACCTTAAAAATAAAAACAATGAAGATGAAAACGGAGATGAAAGCGAAAGTGGAGATGAAAACGGAGATGAAAGCGAAAGTGGAGATGAAACCGAAGAAGAAGATGATTATGATGAAGAAGATGATGAAACCAAAGAACCTATTAATAATCAAAAAAATAATGAAATCAGCAAAGAAAATAATGAAATTGAAGTGGATGAAGAAGTCGATGAAGAAGATGATGATAATGAAACTGATGATGGAGATGAAGACACAGAAGATGATCAAATTGATAAAAATGAATCAGACTTTAATGAAATCAAAAAAGAACCACTTATTGAAATTAAAGAAGAAATCCAAAAAAAAGATATTATTAAAAATGCAGATAGCGAAATAAAAATCATAGATACGCAAAATTATACTATTCATAGTCATCAAAAAACCCAAAAATCATATGTATCTTCTCAAAGTACTAGTGAAGATGAAGAAATTGATTATAGCAGTGAAGAAATCATTCCTATCAAACAAATAAAATCAAAAAAAGAAATTAAAGCAAAAGAAGCAAAAGAAGCAAAAGAAGCAAAAGAAGCAAAAGAAGCAAAAGAAGCTAAGGAGGCAAAAGAAGCAAAAGAAGCAAAAGAAGCAAAAGAAGCTAAGGAAGCTAAGGAAGCTAAGGAATCTAAGGAGGCAAAAGAAGCTAAGGAAGCTAAGGAAGCAAAAGAAGCTAAGGAAGCTAAGGAAGCTAAGGAAGCTAAGGAAGCTAAGGAAGCAAAAGAAGCCAAAGAAGCTAAGGAAGCTAAGGAAGCTAAGGAAGCCAAAAAAACTAAGGAAGCCAAAAAAAAGAATATAAAAGATAAAGAAACAAAATCTAAGAAAAAAGAAGAGAATAAAAATGCTGAAAACGACGATGAAGATTATGAAGAAGATACTGGTAATAATATAGAAATTACAAAAAAGAAATCATCAAAGTTATTATATACATATGAATCGGATGAATCAGCTGATGATGAAAGTAATTATAATAGCATAAAAACTGTAAAAATAAAAAATACAGCAGCAGAAAATAAGAGATATTATAGTTAAAATTGAGATACTTTTTTTGTATAATAATAAATACATAATTTCATAACAAATCTATTAATAAATGTTTTGTTAATTATATTATTATTTTTATCAAACAATTGAATATTAAGCCTATTAAATTGTGACTCAACAGGATTTAAATAAAAATCACCTTCATTTTCATTAAAGTCATTAAACATAGTTGTATCAGAAATACCAGTAATATCTTTAATTTTGCATTTATCAATCATAATTGAGTCAAAATAATTTAAAGAGTTTTGTTTTTTTGTATTAGGATCAATTATAAAACTTCTAACTCTATCATAATTATTTAAATTAACATAAATATGATCTAAATTATTTGTGTCGCTAGGTGGGACTAATTGAGTTTTTGGAAATGAAACAGCATCATATAAAATTTTAATTTTATATACATCTTTTAAGGGGTCATTAAATTTAATATAAAAATCAAAGTTATTTGTATTATTATTAGTATAAAATACATTTGATGAATCAATGAGAACAATTTTATAATCACTTGTATTATTATTAGCCATTAATATTATATAATATTTAAAAAAATTAAGAAATACTACAACATTTATTTTTTTTTATAGAAAATGCTTCTTGTTTATTATTTTCTATTTGATTTGTTTTTGTTGCTGGAATATTATCATCATATATATTTAATATAGTAAAACGTTTATTACTATTATCAAATACAAATGAAGATGAAGATGAAGTAATCATATTTCATTATAATATTATCTTATTTTTTTTATAATCTTATCTTTAAATTAAAAAATGATTATATAAATAAATAAGTTTATTAATAACACATATGAATACTTTTATTGATTTATATAATCATTTAATTACATTAGATGGTGCAGATTTTAAATTATTTTTAACTTCTGATCAATGGAGTGGAAAAGATAAATTAGAATCTGTTTTTCGTTTATTTGCATATTTAAGTTTAATTGAATATTTTAATGATTATAAAATTTGTGATGGTAATTATACTAATAATACTATAACTGAAAATAATAATCTTAAAAAATTATTTGAAAAACAATTAAAAGATAAGGGTGATAAATCAGATTTAACTTTAATAAAAGATAAAATAATTATTGCATCTACATCTAAAAATTTATCTAATTATCATATTAATGACTTAGATATTCGTGATATTTTACATATTTATGAAACTAAATATAAATCTAATGATTTTTCATTAAAATTATGTATAGTCATTAGAAATAAAGATGATATTTATAAATTATGTAAAAATGCTGATCATACTAGTTCAGATTTAGTTTCAATTATTACAAATAAATCAACAATTATTATTGATTATAATGATTTATTTAATATTTTTAAAACATTTATTTATAATTTTAAAAATATTAATATTAATGAACTTATAAAAATAAATAAATCTAAAATTATTCTAAAATATCATCAAATTGTTAGTATTTATAAAACTAATAAAATTTTACAATCTTATAATGATTGTTTATGGTGTCATATTGCTAGAAGTGGTAAATCTTATATTATTGCTGGTTATATTTTAGAAGATTGTATTAATAAAAGAGATAGTCATAATTATTTAATTATAACAACTGCACCAAAAGAAACTATTAATCAATATAAAGAAATATTTGCAAATTATTATGATTTTAGTGATTTTAATATTATAAATCAAGATACAATTAAAAAACCTAAAATAACTAAGAAAAATATAATAATATGTTCTAAACAATTTTTACAATCTAAGGATGATAAAAAAACAAAAAAAATTAAATGGCTATCTGATTTAAATATTGATATCCGTTTTATTGATGAAAGTCATAATGGTGGGACAACTGAAATTGCTAAGTCAACATTTGATATGTATGGTTCAACTGCTAAGAATATTTATATAACTGCAACTTATTTGAAACCTTTATACAATTATAATATATCATCAAATCAACAAATATTATTTAATGCTTATCATATTCATTTATTAAAAAATATTGATATTATTGATAATTATAATAAAATTGTTGAACTTTTTGATGAAGAAAAAATTATTGATTTATATAATTTAATTGATATTAAAAATTATTATAATAAATTACCTGAATTACATTATATTACTGAAAGTTTTACAAAAGATGCAAAAGAATTAATCTTAGATATAGACGCTGGTTATTCTATACCATCTGTTTTAATGCTTAAACATAATAGCAAAGTTATTTTGAATGAATTTAAAAATGAAGATGAAGTTGAAAAATTAATTAAATCTATATTTGGAAATTCTAAAATTAATGATATAATCTCTATTACTGATAATAAATCATTATTAAGAAGATGTGAAATAATTGCTAAAAATCCTCAATATAATTCTAGATGGTTTTCAAAAGATGATCCATTAATTATATTATGTTTCTTACCATGCAATTGTGAAAATATGCCAATAGATATATTATCAGAAACATTGAAAACTTTTATTGAAAACAAAAAACTATTAGATGATTATGAAATTGTATGTATAAATTCTAAAAATGAAAATAAAGATTATAATCCAATTGATATTATTGATGCTACGAGAAATAAAGCATTCAATAATAATAAAAAAGGCGTCTTAGTATTTACTGGAAAGAAATGTTCATTAGGTATTACTATTAAAAAATGTGATATAGTTATTTTAATGACTAATATTTCATCATATGATACAATATTTCAAATGATGTATCGTTGTATGACAGAGGATAAAAATAAAAAATGCGGCTTTGTAATTGATTTAAATTTGAAAAGAAGTATTGATATTATTACTAATTATGGATTAAATATATGTTCAAATAAATCTTCAAAAGAAGCAATTAAATATATACTTGAACAAAAAATTATTAATTTTAATATTGATTTATGGTATGATAAAATATTTGGGATAAAAGAAGTAAATTTTAATGATATTCTTGATAAAATTTATTTATTATTTAATTCTCAATCTAATAATTCTATTAATAAAATTTTAGATAATATTGATTATAAATTATCTATCTTTACAAAAGCTGATCAATCCTTAATTAAACAACTATTTAGAATAAATACTGCAAAATTAGCAAAAACTACTATTTATAATAATGATGATGATATAAATGATGGAATTGAAAGATTTAAAGTTCCAAATGATAATGATAATGACAATGACAATGACAATGATAATGATAATGATAATGACAATGACAATGACAATGATAATGGCAATGACAATGATAATGGCAATGACAATGATAATGGCAATGACAATGATAATGATAATGATATAGATTATTTTAATGAGATAATAAAGAAATTTATTCCTCTTATTTGCTTAATTACAGTTTCTAATGAAGATTTAATAACATTTAATGAGATTATTCATTATATAAATGAAAATGAATATTTGAGAAGTATTATAGAAGAAACTATAAATACATGGTGTAATAAGAAAAATAAAGATACATTATTATTATTTAATAGATTATATGATAGTTATTTTAAATTTGATAAAAAATTTAATTTAATAATTTTAGAAATTAAAGAAATATTCAAATTAAATTTATATAATAAAAATGAATTATCAAAATCTATTGATAAATATCTTGTACCTCATATTAATGAGAAAAAACAAAATGCAGAAGTTTCAACTCCTTTAAGATTAAGAAAGGAAATGATTGATAAAATTCCTTCTGATTTCTGGATTACTCCTAAAAAAGTATTTGAACCTTGTTCGGGTAAAGGAGGATTTCTTATTGATATTATTGATAAATTTATGAATGGTCTTAAAGAAGTTATTAAAGATGATGATGAAAGATATAGAATAATAGTTGAAGAATGTTTATATTATAGTGATATAAATAAACAAAATATATTTATAGCAAAATTATTATTAGATCCATATAATAAATATAATCTAAATTCAAATGAAGGTGATACATTAAAATTAGATATAAAAGAAAAATGGGATTTAGAAGAATTTGATTTGGTTATTGGTAATCCACCTTATAATGAAGATCCTGATAATTCAAATGATCCTCATATGAAACCTATATATCAAAAATGGATATATAAATTTAGAGATTTAAGTAAATTATTATTATTTATAACTCCGTCAAAATGGTTTACATCACAGGATATATTATTAGTTGAATTTAGAAATTATATGAAAATATCTAATATTGAATATATAATACATTATCCAAATGATGATGTATTTAATAATGTTAAAATTAAAGGAGGTGTATCTCATTATTTAATTAATAAGAATTACAAAAATAAACCATTATTTAATAATATTGAAATAGATATTAATAAATTTGATATTATATTAGAACCTATTTATTATGACTTAATATCAATTATTGAAAAAAAATTAGATAATAATTTATCTTCTTTATATTGTTCTCAGGGAACTTATTTAAATAGTAAAACAGAAAAACAATTAACAGATAATAGTAATGAAATTAAATGCTATGTTTCTAAAAATAAAGGGTTAATTAAATATATATCAAAAGATTTAATTACAAAAGATTATAATTATTGGAAAGTTATAACACCAGCTGCTGCTTATAAAGGTTCTAGTGGATTTTCTGATATATATATATTATCTAATAAAGAAATTCATAGTCGTTCATATATATCATTTAAAATTAATAATAAAGATGAAGCGACATATCTTTATAGTTATATGAAATGTAAATTAGTACATGTATTACTTAGTATGCGAAAACAAACTCATAATTTATGCAATACTGATATATTTAAATGGATACCATTAATACCATTAGATAGAATATGGACTAATGAAGAATTATATAAATATTTAGAATTAGATACAAATACTATTAAATTTATCAATTCATTATCATTAGAAGGAACTTATAAACAATAAAATAAATTTATTATAATTTAGAAATAATATCAGAATGAAGATATTTAATAATTGCTTCCCATCTATAATTAGTTAAAATATGTTGTCTTCCTCTATATGCATGTTTATTCATTAATTCTGGATTACTAAAATATTTCCAAAAAGCTTCTGCAACATCATGTGGATCGCATATTTCAGCAACACCACCAATTCCATTATTTTTACAATCTAAATAAATATTTAATTTTGGTTTTATTACTAATGCTATATTATCATTGAAAAATTCCCTCATTCCACCAACATATGATGTTATTTGTGCTTTACCTATTGCTAAACCCTCAAAACCACATAAACCAAAACCTTCTCCATCAGCAGTATTTAATCCAACATCACATGCATTATATAAAATATTAATATCACGATCTGATAAATTTTGAGGTGATTTTACAGATATAATTGTAGTTTTTGCATATTCAAATGGTACATTTCTAAATTTAATCTCATTCTCAAATACATCCATTAAATCCCAAAAACCATCCATCATTGTTCCAACAACTAATTTAATTGGTCTTCCTGTAAATTTATTAATTTTACAATCATTTTTATTTATTGTTTTTGTAATATTAACATTATAATGTCTTTCTACAAATTCAGCCCATGCTATAATAGTTGTATCCCATCTTTTTCTTGGCTGATTTCTATTTAAATTTAATACCATAAAATCATTTTCATTATAATCATAATAAATACGTGCTATTGTTTGATCAATTGGATAATATAAATTATGATCAAATCCATGAGGTAATACATACACTGGCATATCTTTTCTAATACCTAATTTATATGCAATATCTTTCCAATATGGTGTAAATGCAATTATAGCATCATAATAAGTATTTAAGATAGTAATATAATCTTTCTTTTGATATGTATAAACTTGATCCATATATGATATTAATTTGAAATTATGTTTTTCATTTCCACATTCATTTATAATAGTTGCTGTTATTGCTGATGTAATTATTGAATCATTAAAAATTATAATAATATCTTGTGGATATTTTTTAATATAATCTCCAATTTCTTTTTCACCAAATCCATTTCTTTTTGGTTCTTCATTTTCATAAGCATCATATATTTTTACTGTTGGATGAATATCACATCTTAATACTTTTTGAACATCTGTGCATGTATTGAAATTTTGAAATCCATAAATAGTTAATTCTATATCTTCGTAATTTCCCAAATATTTTGTTATATAATACATTACACGACTATATCCATTACTCTGATGAATATGAGTTCCTGCCCATAAAATTCTTTTTTTACCATTTTTTGATGGATACCACCAATTATTTTTATTTTTATCTTCAATTATAACTTCTTTTTTATCTTCAATTATAACTTCTTTTTTATCTTCCTTTTTATCTGCAATTATAACTTCTTTTTTTGAATTATTATTTAATATGAATTCATCTATATTATTTATTTGTAATAAATTTTCCATTTTGTCAAATAAAATTTATATAAGTAATATTAAAAAACCTTTAAATCAAAATATTCTTATAATATGGTTCTAATACTTGCTCCATTAATGATAATGGATTAATTTTATCATTATTTAAAATAACTTTTAATAGTTGTTCAGAAAATCCTGAAATTATTGATGTATTTTCATAATTCATATCAATTGGAAAATTATTATATTTACTACTTAAATTCCAATAAATTAATTCAGGAATATCTAAACCACTATTTTTAAATTTACTTATAAAAATATCATGTGTATTTTTACTATTCATTAATATTTCTGTTTCATCATTATCATATCCATTAACACCATTTGCTGTATCAAATTGCATATCAGTTAAACAAATAATTTTTTTATAATAAAAAGTTGGATCTAATAATGAAGATGCAATTATTAAATCTGCAACTTTTAAGAAATTAGTATTTAAACCAAAAGGAGCAGTTGAAATACTTTTAATTTTATCTTTCAATGTTTCCCCTTCTATATTAATAAATGTAGGATTTCTTGAAAATGTCATAACTTTATTATGCAAATATCCAGAATTTAATTCAGATATTAATAATCCTAATGCAATTGATACATAAATTGGTTTAACAGATGTTGAACAATCAAACATAGACCCTGATACATCAACAATTGGAATAATACCATTAAATTCTTCTTTATCTCTATATATATCAACAAATGCTTTCCATTCTAATTCTAATGTTTCATCAACAGTTGATAAATCTGAATCATAATATTTTTTAATAATTTCATGAGGTAATAATCCAGATATTTTTAATTTAATTTTATTATTAGCAACATCATTTAAAAATTCCGTATATTTTTCATTATCATTTTTTATAAAACTTTTTTTATATATACTTAAAGCTTTTGCAGGTACTTTTGAATAATCAATAAGTTCCCAATCTTTATTGCATAATTTACTTTCAATAATATCTAATTTCTTTCGGAGTGGTATTATATATTCTTTTCTATATTTTTCCTGATAATTTTTAATATCAGGAAAAATATGTCTTGCAATTTTAATTACTTTTTTATGACCTGGACTAATTACCCATTTAGCACATAAAGAAATATTTTCATTATTTTCTAATAATTCTTTATCTTTTTTAAGTTGATCTGCAAATAATTTATATTCATAATTATGAATTTTAGTTTTTGTAATAATATAATTTACATCATTCCAACATCCATATTCATTTATATAAATTAAAATATGTTTTTTATATATTTCATTATGATAATGTTTCAACCATAATAAACAAAAATTACTTATTTCTTTCTCCTTTTTTCCTTTCAATCTATCTCTTGAATTAAAAATAATTGCTAATGTCTTAATCTTTGATAATTCCCATGATTTATCTAAGTAATTAATTAAATCAGTTTTATTTATTCCCCTAACTAATTGTGTAAATAAATCTAAATTAGCATTACTAGTTGTATTTAATATAATTTCATTCATTTGAATAATTATTACTATTTATTTTTATATAAAGATAAGTTAATTATATAAAAATAGGATAATGTGAATAAATTATATTTAGAAAATAATTTATTTATATTATTCTCTGTATTTATGCTAACAGCAAATAAATGATTTAAAGATTAATTTAACGAAAGGAGCATAATGTTATTATCTTGTATAAGATAAATACAGCAATTATATTAATAATAATAATTAAATATTTATTTTTATTATTTTCTCTATGTTAATAATAGGTAAAATAGGACAACATTCCCATAAATGATTTTTTAAAAATGTTTGAATTTTATATTCAATTGGATATAAATATTTTAACTCTGATGATATATCAGTCATATATTTTTGCATTGATTTATCAATTAAATCAATACTATGAATAGGTAATATTAATAATAACTGAATTTTTGGTTGTAAATATGTACCATTTAAGCGTATAGGTTGAATTATATTAACTTTTAAATAATTACTGATATCTTTAACAGTTGGTGGATAATTATATGGATAATACCATGTATAATCTAAATCAAATTTTTTATAATAATTATAAGTCCAATAAATTCCTTTGATATAATTATTACTTGCATTTGAAATATACGCACTATCAGAATTAATATTAATATCAAATAATTTTTTATAATAATAATATCTCCATTTCTTACTATTATTATAAATATCAAATAAAACTGGATCTTTATTTTTAATTGCATATTCCTGACTTTTTAATGTGAAATCTCTTGGTTTTTTTTCTATTTCTTTATTGACTATATCAATAATTTCTGCATCTTCATTTTCCGATATTAAATTAAATATTTCTGTTAATGTATTTTGATTGATTTTATTATTTTCAACCAATGATCCATTAGTTCTAATTGCTATCTCAGTAATATTAATTAATTTATCTAATCCCCCTGATTTAATATTTAAATTTAATATATGAGGTATAAAATCATTTCCTAATATTGAACACATTACGCAATAACTTTCAATCAAATCAGTAGTATTTTCAATATGCCATTTTGGTTCTAATTCACTAATTATTGCCAATTTTAAATTATCAATATTAACATAAGTTATTTGATCTTTATTTTCTCTCATTAAATATATATTCTTTTTTCCAGATATTAATGATAATATTATTAAATCTGCATCTAATCCATTAATAATTATTGGTTCTTCACATTCACTATCAAATTTAATCTCATTAATTATTTTAAATATTTTATGTTCTCCTTCACCTTCCTCATTACTACCGCTAAAAATATATTTATCGCTATTATTTTTGATAATAAAATTATCTAATTTATTCATAAAATTAGTTCCAGGTGAAATAGCATTTGTATCCCATTTTGAAACTATTTTATCAATTGTATTCTTATAAAAAGTTAAATATCGTCTTTTTCTTTGTTGAATAATTTTAGCAAACGGTGCAACACCATCAATACAAATAATTAATTTATTTGGTTTATATAAATCATTATAATTATTTATTTTTTTCCATAAATTAATTATTAATTGTTCTTCATTTGTTTCTTTTGCTGCTTCTGGATGAATAATTCCATTAAAATCAATTGCATAAATATTGATTTTTTTTGGTAATTCTCTTACAATAATATTATGATATTTTTTTGTAAGATAATAAAAATAATAAGGTATTCCCATTTTTTTATAATTATTTATATAATTTTATTTTTATATTAAATCATTTTTTTATTCTTTCTTTTCTTATAGAATAAGAAAAAAATAATGGGTTTTTATGATGCTTTCTTTGGGTCCGATCAATCCCAATATACTGCTTATGCCATAGTTGCTGCTATTATTGCTATATGTATAACTATTTTATTAACTGCTACTGATATACCTGTTAGCAATCGTGTATTAATTGTATTTTTTGTTATAATAACATTAATCCCTTCTGTATTTTTAACATTATTTGAATTAACTTGCATTGTTACTGGCGGTACTGAACCCAATAAATGGTGGTGCTACGCTTTCGCATGGATATTAGCTATTTTTATAATAATATATTGCATATTCATAATTATTATATCATTAATATCTTTATTTACTTATAATAATGCCATTGATAATCTTAAAGAAACAGAAAATAAATCACGTTTATCCCCAGAAGTTTCAAATAATTATGCTAAACAAATAATAGATACTGATGAAAAGCACGTTGAAAAATTTAATGATATGGAAAATGAACTCCGATTACTTCAACAGCAGAATGATAATAAAGAGGAACAATCATTTGATCCTGCTTCAATGATGTCTTCTATTACAAATCAAATTATGCCTGGTGTAAATGAAGGATTTGAAATTGATCCAACTGCTTCACCTTCATCTGAATCATTTACTCAAAATACTAAAACTGTTCATGAAGAATATAATACTAGAAGAAACAGTAAAATTCAATTAGGAAATGGACCAAAACCAGAACCAGAAGCACAAGTATCTGAATTTACTAATTTTGGAAGTATAAATTTAAATGGAGATTTTGAAGATAATCGTTATTTTTCATATGATGAATTAAAAAATACTAATTAATTATTTAAGAAAATATTAATTATTAATAATTAATGGAAAATAGATAATATATGAAAATATTAAATAATGATAGATTTAATTTTAAACCTCATTTATGTAGAAATTGCGGTTTAACTGGACATATTTATAAAAATTGTCCACATCCAATAATGAGTTTCGGTGTTATTTGTTATAAAATTGAAGATAATGAAACTAAATTTTTAATGATACAACGAAAAGATAGTTTATCTTTTATGGAATTTATTAGAGGAAAATATGATATAATTAATTTAGATTATATTAAACAATTATTATTAAATATGACTATTAATGAACGTGAAATGATTATTTCAACATCATTTGAAGAAATTTGGAATTATTTATGGTATCAAAATGATAATTGTAATAATAAAAATAATAAAGAATTTTATGAATCAAAAGCAAAATTTAATACCTTAAATGATACAAATTTTTTAAGAAATTATATATTATCTATTAAATCTATATTCAATGAACAAGAATGGGGTTTCCCCAAAGGTAGAAGGAAGATAAAAGAAAGTGATTTAGATTGTGCTGTCCGTGAATTTTATGAAGAAACCAGAATTATTAATAATGATATTGAAGTTATTAATGATATTTTACCATTTGAAGAGATATTTTTTGGAACAAATGGTATTATGTATAAACATGTCTATTTTGTTGCTAAGTTAAAAAATAATAATATTAATATTAAAATTGATAATAATTGTCTAGAACAAGTAAGAGAAATTAGAGCTATTAAATGGTATACATTTAATGAAGTTTTATCACATATTAAATGTTATAACACAGAAAGAATATCTTTATTTAAATATGCAAGTAATAAAATTAAAGATTTTGAAAAAAAAATTTAATTATTTTTCTTTTCATTTCATCAATTAGAAATGCCAGTAAAAAAAAATAAATCATCATCAGATATATCTACTGATAATTCGGATATATCATCAATTAAATCACCAAAAATAGTTAAGAATAATAAGAAAAAATCATTAATGCAAATTTGCCAGGAATGGTATCAAAATAAATTAAATGATCCCTTAAATCCAATTAATCCAGAAACTGGATATGCAGTGAAGCAAAATGGACCTAAATACAGAGTATTGGATAAATTATGTAAAACAGTAAAAATAATTATTAATGAAAATAATAATCCTATTATTAATAAAAAAACTGTTTTAAAAGAACCATTAACTCTCGAATTATGTGAAAAATGGATGAAAGATAAATTTAAAAATCCCGTATCTAATTATCAAATTAGAGAAACTGCCGCAATTTATAAAGAATTAGCTGCTGAATGTCCCAATATTATTGCTAATGCCAATAAAACTCAAATTAAGAAACCTGAAATTAAGAAACCTGATATAAAGAAACCTGAAATTAAGAAACCTGAAATTAAGAAACCTGAAATTAGATATGATAATTCTAGATTTAATGAAGATACTGTTTATTATCCAAGCATAGAAGATCCAGATTTTGCTGATAAATTAATGTCATTAAAAGAAATTAATGTTCATACTATAAATAAATATGATGATATTATGAATATTTCAGATTTTGAAAAAAAAGCAAATGAATTATGCAAAGGATTTGATAAAAGTTTTTTCCAATATTTAATGGGTCATTATTTATCTTATCGCATGCCTTATAAAAGTATTTTAATATATTATTCTGTCGGTGTTGGTAAAACATGCACTGCTATTACTATTGCTGAAAACTTCTTAATTTCTCATAATACTTATGATGAACCTAAAATATGGGTTATTATGCCACAAGCCGTTGAAGATGGTTTTAAACAACAAATATTTAAAAAAACAGATTATAAAACTATTGCTAATCAATGTACAGGCAATCTTTATGTTAAATTAGCTCAAATAACTGAAAAAATGAGTGATATTGAAGTTGATAAAAGAATTAAAAAATTAATTAAATCAAGATATCATATTTTTACTTATGAAGGTTTTGCAACATTTTATGAAAATAATTATACATCAAAAGGTCTCGTAGCATCAGATAAAATAATTATTGTTGATGAAGCTCATAATATTCGTCAAGGAAATAGTGAAGAAGTCAAGAGAGTGTATAGTACACTTATTGATGTTGCAAAAACTGGAATAAATAATAAATTAGTTTTATTATCAGCAACACCTATGTATAATGAACCTTCTGATATTTTTGATCTATTAGAATTATTATTATTAAATGATAAAAGAACTGATTATAAAATTCCTAAACATATCTTTAATGAAAATAATGAATTATATGAAGATGCAAAGAAATTTTTAATATCTGTTTCATCTATTTATATATCATATTTACGTGGCAAAAATCCATTCAATTTTGCATTTAAATTATCACCAAAATTAAGTAATATTCCTATCTTAGATAAAACAATACCTTTAACAGAAAATGGCAATCCAATTGAAAATATTGATAATAATTGGATTGAAAAAGTTAAGGATGGTATAGTTATATCTAAATTAGGGGAAAAACAATTGAAATATTTAGCTGATAAGAAAATAGTTGATGTTAATATTCAAAATAATTTTAAAGGTCTTCAACCTATGAATATTGTTTATGAAAATAATACTGGTAGTAAAGGTTTTTATACTATGTTTAGAAAAAATGATGATATTAATGTTGATACTTATACAGTTTCATATAATCCTAATTTTAAAAATGCATTAATGCCAGATGATAAACATTTAGGATTATATTCAGGAAAAATATTAAATATTTTAAATATAATTGCAAAAACAAAAGGTATCACTATTATTTATTCTAGATATCTTCATTCTGGTATAATACCTGCTGCAATTGCATTAGAACATTTTGGATATTCTAGATATGGAACTGATAATATATTAGAAAATCCTACAATAGCTAAGAATTCTCCAAAATATGATGGAATTAAAAATCCAAGTTATTGTATTTTAACTAGTGATAATAATAATAAAATTATGGGTGGTACAACTATTAGCAAATTAATTAATATTATTAATCATCCTAATAATATTAATGGTGAACAAATTAAAGTTATTTTTATGTCTCCTGTTGCAGGAGAAGGTTTAAATATATATAATGTTAGAGAAATACATTTATTAGAAGGATGGTATCATTTTAATCGTATTGATCAAATTATTGGCAGAGGTATTCGCAATTGTAGTCATAAAAACTTACCAATTGAATATAGAAATGTAACTGTCTTTATGCATTGTGCTATTGAAAATTATAAAAAAGAAACAGCTGATGTCCATGCTTATCGCATATCATCAAGAAAATTATATCAATCTTTTATAGTTGATGATATAATAAGAAATAATTCTATTGATTGTAGATTATTTAAAAATATTAATTATTTTCCAAAATCAATGTTCAAATTAGGTACTATAAATATTACATCTTCTCAAAATATTAATATTGATTATGAATTAGGCGATGATCCTATTTATGAACCAAAATGCAGCATTAAACCTTATAATATTGATGATAGAGGATTTAGAGAAGATACATATAAACATCTTTCTTTAAATACGCAAATGAAATTGAAAAATATATTATTAGATTATATTCATAATGAAAACTTTTTTATTAATTATATTGATATTAATAATTTTTTTCCAAATATTGATAATGATATCTTAATGTATACAATAAGTTTAAGTATTTATCCTAATATTATTATTGATGGTTATATTATAATACCTCATGAAGATGGTTTACATATTGTTAAAGTTGTTAATGATATACCACTAAAAATAGCATTGGTTAAAAATGATATTGATAAAGTTGAAATTAAATTATCTGATAGTGATATAAAATTATATAAGGACTTTGAAAAAATAAAGGAGCAACCTTTAAATAAAGCTATAATATCATTATATTCATCATTAGATAATATAAGTTTTGATTTTATAATTAAAAAGATATTATCATCACCAAATAAACTTTCAGAAATTGATAGTTTTATTGCTACATGTTTATATCGTGAAGGGGTATTAATTGCAAATAAAGAAATACCTCAAATTGGTATTAATGATAAATTTATAGGTTTTATTAATATTTTTAATGATGATTTTGAACCATTATTATTTAATAATGGAAATTATAAAGCTTTAACACCTAAACAATTAGAAATATTAAAATCAAATAGAAAACATATTATTGTTCCTGATATGAAAAAAGAAAAACTTCATTGGGGCTTATTTGTTCCTATTTATAGTGATAAAGAAAAGAAAAATAAAAAAAATACATTTAAGCTTTTTACCCCTGGGGAAACACACGGGAAAAAAACAGGTATTGTTTGCACTTCATTACATAAACCTCAACATAGAACAATAATAACTGCCTTAAATATGCCAGATGGTAAATTTACAAAAGATAATTATTGTTTAAATATTGCAGCTGAATTATATAGAATTAATCGTATTTCCCTTAATCCAGAATGGAAACCGTTAATTACTAATATATAAATTTTGCTGTCTATATATTGATTTAATCTTATTATTTGGAAATGGTTCTTCTGTATTATAATTATAATTAAAAATAATTTTACCTTCATTATCAATTAATTGAATTTTTGGTTCTTGTTTTCTAGAATAAAAACCATTCATTTTAAGATTATTTATAAAATCTTTAAATTCTTCTTCTGATATTAATCTATTACAATAAAATTCTAATGTTTTATTAATGAAATTAACATCTGATTTTGAATGAAAATTATCTTCATATAAAATAGCAATCTTAGTTATATAATCAATATTATCAGGTTTATTTTCCAAATTATTATAAGTAATACGACTTATTTTTTTATTATTAATTGTTAAATCTTTCTGAGAAGTGCAATTAATTCTAATTTTATAATTTGACATCCATAATTTATTTTAATAAATAAAGCTTTAAATAAAATTTAAATTAATCAAAGGATTTAAAGATTTATTTATTTAATTAAATAAATAATGGATACTGTAATTTGGGATGCCACTATTGGTAAATATGGTGGATTTAACTATAAAATTGAAAATGATAAAATAACAATAGAAGAAATTAAATTAGAAAATATTGGAGAAATTACAAAATGTAGACCAACTGTTATTTATTCCCATATTAATAATTGTATTGGAGTTAATAATACAACTATTGATTTAAGTCCTGAAATTCCAAAGGGATCTAAGTATGGATGGGATAATGATAATTTATGTTGGGTTTATTATATTAATACCGATGTTTATCCTAGTTATTATGCAAAAAAAATTGAATCTGTTTAAATATTAATATTTATCTAGCTTATATATATAAATTAATTAATACATATATTATTAAACCTATCCATGCAACATTACTAAAATAACACCATGTTTTATATTTATAATAATATGATAATGTTATTACTCCATATATAAATACTATTTTAGATTTTTTCTTTGATAATGGATATAAATAAAAAAGCAAATTAATATTATAAAATAAAGATTTTTATTTAAAATTCATATTTATCATTTATATATAAATAAATTGATGATATTATTAAATATATCCATATTAAATTACTAAAATAGCACCACATTGTTCCCCAAGTTTTATATTTATAATAATAATAAAATGAAATTAATAAAGCGATTGCTATAAATATAAATAATGTTTTATTTTCATTTTTGCTTAATGGATATAAATATAAAATAAATATAAATATTAATAATATTGGTGGTAAATCTGCCCAATGCCATAATAAATGACCGTTTTTGCCAACTGTAATTTTAATTTTAGTATTAGCATAACTACGTATTATTTTGCTAATTATAAATATTATAAATATTAATACTATTGCAATTATTCTCTCTTTTCCTTTTAAAAAAGCATAATTAAATAATAATAATTGAAATAATATTATTATAGGTCCTAATATGCTAAAATTATTAATTATTTTTATATTATTAATATTTTTCCAAATAAAATATTCATATAATTGCATAACTGATATAGATAATGCAATTATAGGTATAAAAATTGAAAATCTATTAAAACTTATAACAATACAAAAAGATATAAATGCAAATATAAATGTATTTAAAGAAACTTCTGCATTCCAACACATTATATAATAAATAAAAATAAAAATAAAAATAAAAATAAAAATAAAAAATGCCAAAAATAAATATTTTTGACACTTATAAAGCTTATAATCTTTTTACATATCAATGTTGTCAAATTCTTCCTTTAACTTCATCAATATTTCCCTTCTAAACATCAAATTGATTTTATAATTTGCTCGCGAAATCCTGAAATATTCTTTACGTTGCTCTGGATCAATATATAAGAAAACATTTGTGCTTAGATCTTCTTTAATCCTTACACGATTTTTTTCTGTATCTTTTCCATTGCGCAACTTCATTTTTTAAAGCCTAAATTTTAAATTAAATATAATCTCATTTTTATTTATTATTTAATAAAAATAATACAAAAATAATATTATTGCGATTGCGATTGAGATCGTGATCTTTTTCTTAATTTATGTGTATTTATTTCCTTTATATCATCTATATTTAAACATTCAGATATATCTAAATTTGTTTTAATACAATTATCAGTTAAAATATTAAATTTTAATTTTTTACTTTTTACTTCATATATCATATTTTTAACTATTTTTTTAAATTTATCTGTACTTATAATATTTTGATATAAATCAAAAAATGTTTTATAATATACTTCGTCTGCTTCAGTATGTCCTTCACGTGTATAAATATGTAATTTGCGTTTCATAAATTTAGATAAACGAGGTTTCAAAAAATTTATTTTCATAACTTCAGCATTTTCTCTACTAAATACTCTAAAACCAAGTTTATAATATATAGAATGTGTTGTCATTGCACCATCACTAACATCATCTAATTGTATTTTAGTTAAATGATAAGCTCCTGGAAATCTTTTAATTATATTATATAAACATAATAATAATAATCCATAACCATATCCTTTATTTCTTTCATTTATATCATTTATATTTAACATTAATATTTCTGCAGTATTGTCATTACATACATAATCTATACTTCCAAAATCTTTATAAGATCCATTTGATTGTATTCTTTGTATAGTTATTGAATGCAATAAAAACATAATATTAATAATATTGATAATTTCATTTTTTATATATATATATATATATATAAAAAAATGAAATCTATTTTATAATTATATTATAAATATGGATAAAATAATGTATACTTTGCCTGATAATCATATTTCCAATGAAACTTTATGGACTTATAAAGATAATATTGAAATATTCAATAAATATAATCAGCAAGTAATTCATTCAATCAAAAAACCAGAAATGAAACTGGAACCAAAACCAGAAATAAAAGTAGAACCAGAAATAAAATTAAAATCGGAACCAGAAATAAAAGTAGAACCAGAAATAAAAAAACAAAAATTATCAAAACAGAAAACAGAAAGTCCTGTTGATTTAATTTTAAGATTAACATTAGTTGATAAAATAATGAAACAAGATATTAAAAATAAATTAATTGAATTTATATCAGCTCCCGAATTTTCAAAAGTTTTCGGAATGAAAAAAACAAGTGAAATTATGACTGCTATTTCAAAAGAAAGTTGGAACCAATCAATATCTTTATTTATATCATTTCTATTAGATAAAAATATTATTTATAAAGATAAATCATATATTTATAATAAAGAAAAAGTAATATCACAACCATCAATAATTATTTCTTAATAATTATTTTTTTGTTTTTCTTATTTTTTTTAGCACCACCTGCAAATCCAATACCCCCTTCTACATTTGATATGGCATTATCAACTTTATTATATAATAATCGTCCTATGTCTTCATCACTTACTATACCTGCAGCAGCTGTATAATCAGGCAAATCAATTAAAAAGAAACATGTATGAGACTGTGGTAAATGTGTTGGAGATAATACTGCATTTATTTGAATCTTATATTCCTCTGTTTCTTTATAAAATGATGATCCTGACCAAAATTTAAGCAATTTATCAATAAATTTAAAGAACGCTTCTTTTTCATTTGGATTTTGATTTGTTAAAATATGTTTGATAAATAATTCTGTTAATTTCTCATAATTAGGCTTTATAGTATCTGGTAGCGTTCTTATTTTTCTACTCATTGTGTTTCCAAAATTTCTTATTAATTTATTAACTATTTCATCAGTCATTGCAGGAGTTACTAAATAAGAATTTATAGAATTTATTGGTAATTTAGTAAAATAAGTTTTAATAACAGCAGGTATTCCTTTACTTAAACGTTTATGCATGTATTCTGATTTATCTACATATGCTGATATATCTTCTGCTGTTATACCTTGTGGCATATCAATAATTTTTCTATTTATTGTTTTAGTCATCATAAATTTGGAAATTAATATTAAATATTCTTCAATATTTTCTTTATTTAATTCTTTATCTTCATCTTCAGGTACTAAATCATAATAATCATTAAAACCAATACATGTATATTCAATAGTATCCGGATCAGCCATAAGATTTAATATAGATGTTGTAAATTCTGGAAAATCATTTAACATAAAATAAACATAATCATATTTATCTAAATTATCAGATGATATATTATTAAAATTTGCTAATATATATGATGATAAATTATGTTGAATTCCGCAATCATTAACTAATATAAATGATAATAATAAACCTAAAAATTTATAAAATTTTTTTATATATAATGGGTCGGTTGAAACATCAAATCCACATCTACTATTAACAACTATATAACGAAATTCTTCATCTGGTACATAAAATGGATTTAAATAATATTTCTTTGTTCCTTCTCTTGTTATAAATATTTTCTTTTCAAATAATTCTGCTGTTAGTGCTGTTATAAAATCTCGTCTTAATCCTCCCGCATCAATTCCCGCTTGTCTTATTTTTCTATATTTTTGATGTATTGGAGTTGCAGGATCATCATTAGTTTTCTCTAATGTATAATTGATAACATAATATTTTCCTAAATCATTGAATTTTATATCAGAATGATATACATATCTTGCAAATAATGACGCAATTGAATTGCCAACATAATTTTCAATTGAATCTACTCGCGGCGTTGGTTCATCACTATTAAATTGTGTCTTAAATTTTAATTTAAAGTCATTTAAAACTAATTGTTTATGAGCATTTATTTTAAAATCTTTACTATATAAAATATATTTATCCTTTAATTTATTTAATAATGAATCAGGTGTACTTTTATACATATCATTAGCTGTATCTATAAATGTTCTTGTATAATTAACTTCAGCTTCCGTATTAATATCAAACATATCATCAATATTTGCTATTGTAGCTACAATAGGTGTTCTAGTTGCTGGCATTGCTGGTCTAGAAGGTCTAGAAGGTCTTGCTGCTGCTCTTGCATCTCTTTGCGCTTGTCTTGCTTGTCTTGCAGCTTGTCTTGCAGCTTGTCTTGCTGCTCTATCAGCTGCTATTCTTGCTTCTCTTGCTGCTATTCTATCTCGTCTTTCTTGTTCTCTTTGTCGTATTGCATCTTGTCTTAATTCTATTGCGGCGCGTCTGGTTCTTTGATTATAAGCAATTAATGTACTGTTTATATCAGCCCTTGAAATAGAAGCTCTTACTCGCCCTTCTAAAATACTGTTAATATTTATAGGTGCTTTTACTAATTCATATGTTAATGGATGTAAAAGACTTCTTCTACTAGCTGAAATTGCATTATATACAATGCTTAATTGAGGTGTTTGTTGAATATTATATTCATTAATTATAATTTCTGTTGAACGACCTCTGCTAACTTCAGATAATGAATTTATAATGTCAATATATAAAGTTTGTTGAACTGTAAGTAATAATCTTAATTCTTCATAATTACTTGATAAAGTACTCATAATATAAGTGAAATTTGCTATACCATCATACATATTTAATATAATTTTTTCGTATGCTGTTCTTTGATCATCTATATTTAAATCCTGAATATTATATAATTTTATTATTAATAATAAAAATATTTTACATAAAGTTATAGCAGCTTGTAATATAACTAGTGTATATAATCTTATATTTTCAAATTGATCATCTTCAAAATGACGTGTTATAGTTTGACGTGTTATTATGTTTAAATCATCACGTCTTCTACGTAATTTAGTAATAGTTTCATTAATTGCTCTAATAACTCCATCTTGTGAAGGATCAATAGTAGCTAATACATCTCTTAAATGAGATATTAAATTATTAACAGTAATTTTTTCATTATTTATAGAATTCATTAATTCATTAATTAATGTATTTTTAATTTCTGCTTTATGAGTAACTAATGCAAATTGTATATTTATTTGCTCAAGAAAATTAATAATTTGAGAATAATAATCAATATCATATCTATATGGAAATGAATCAATATCAACGCCTGCATCTGAAGTAACAGGAATATTATCAATTATATTTTGGCAAATTTGATTAAATTTATCAATTGTTGGTATGCCATATGATAATTCTAATTTTCTAAAATAATAATTTTCAGTTATACTATTTCTAGCAAAATATAACATTTGATCAATATTTAAATATGCATATATATCTTGACTCAGATCATATAAAGAACTTACATTTACATCCATTATTTGTCTAGCTTCAATAATTTGTCTTCTTCTTGCAGGAGTAATTCGTCGCGTTGTTCCACGACCTCTACCAGATGCTGCTGGTGGTCGTATAATATTATTAGCTGCATTTCTTATTCTCTGAATTTCGTCTGCTAATTCTTGTGAAATTCTTGTCATTTGCGCAGAAGCTATAGAAGAACGTGCAGCATCAGTCATATCTGCAATAACATCATGTGGTCCTGTACGAGAAAATGAAAGGGAAGCTCTTCTATCTCCTTCTCTAAGACGTCTTTGAGCTTCTTGAAGTCGATATGAAGCGCTTTGGCGTGCTTGTACTTCTGCTGCTGCTGCTCTGTTTGGTGCAGTTCGAGCTCTAGTTCTCATAGCAATTGGTTCATTATCTCCCATAGATATTTATCTCTATTTATAAGAAATTAAAAAAATAAAAAAAAGATTATATAATATATTCGTCATGAGTTAAATAACTTTCAATATTTGCTGTTAATTGTTGTTTTTGAAATTTTTTTTTTAATAAATAAAACTTCATACTTGATGATATTTTTTGTTTATTTATAATTATTTTATTAAGATCTATGTTTAAATTATCAATAGTATTGTCATCTGATTTATCTTTACTATTAATACTATCATTTAACATATTACATATAACTTCATATTTATTAATCTCATTATGTGATTTAATACAAAAATTAATATAATTATCTATTTTATTAATTGTATCAATATCTAACCAACTTAAATTAATAAAAATACCATTATTATTTTTACTATAATTATTATTGTTTTTATAAATGATTTTAAAAATTTCTTCTACTTCATTTTGACTTAAATTTGCAATTCTTGTTTTAATATTCTTGCATATTTCTTGTCTGTCCAGATTTTCCATAAATATAAAAAAATGATTATATCTTTATATAAAGATTTCTTTTATATCAATTATTGACAATATGAATGAAACTGAAGATGACATTTGGAATATAATGGATGATTTAAAAGAAGAAGAATATATTAAAGAAAATGGAGTAAGAGAAACAGGTATTGTATGTTCGTGTGGTTGTTCTGATTTTATTGTAGAAGATGCCATGCAAATTTGCAGTAAATGTAGTTCTATATGTAGTAAAGTTATTGATAATACTGCTGAATGGCGTTATTATGGAAATGATAGTAAAAGTGATGATCCATCACGTTGTGGATTGCCAACCAATTCATTATTGCCAAAATCATCATTAGGATCTATGATTGGAGGTAATAAATATGGTAATAATTATGATATTAGAAGAATTAGGAAATTTATTGCATGGAATTCAATGCCATATAATGAACGAACTTTATGGCTAGTATTTGATATTTTAACAAGTAATTCTTTAAGTAATGGAATACCTCAAAAAGTTGTAGATGATGCTAAGGTATTATATAAAAATGCATCTGAAAAGAAGATATCCAGAGGAGATAATAAGGAAGGATTAATTGCGTCATGTATTTATCATTCATGTTTATTGAATAATATTCCAAGAAGTTCAAAAGAAATTGCTAAGATGTTTGATATTAATCCTGTAATTTTAAATAAAGGGAATACTAGATTTCAAACATTATTGCAAATAAATGTTATTAGTTCATCACCAATTGATTTCATTTCTCGTTATTGTTGTCAATTAAGTATGAAATTAACAGATATTGAAAATTGTAAGAAATTAATTGCTTTCTTAGAGGAAAATGAAATAATGAGTGATAATTCTCCAACATCAAGTTGTGCGGCAATTTTATATTATTATTCTGAAAAAAATAGTTTAGGATATACTAAGAAACAATTTGCAGATATTTGCAATGTTAGTGAGGTTACAGTTATTAAGGGATTTAAGACTATTTCAAAATATGATAAATTCATTAATAAAAATTTTCAATAAGTATTAAAGAAGATATAATAATTAATATATAATTATGTATAATAAAGAATTATTTGATTTTATATGCAACGGAAATATTGAAAAAAGTTTATATAATACATGTATTTTTTTAATTGAAAATTCTAGAATAGAAATATTAGAAGATACTCTTATTTATACATGTTCATATATTGGAACTTTTATTACTATTTATAATATTTCTAAATTTAATGATGTTATTGACTCAACTATTTCTATTATTAATAGTGATAATATTGATGTAGTTAAATATTTAATTTTAATAACTAAGATGTGTATTTTATGTGATATTCATATTAAAAATCCAACAACAAAATCAGGAACAATACCAATACCTCAATTACGTCAAAAAGTTTATAATGTTTTTGATAATAATATTAATTTAAATACTGCTGGTTTATCTAAGTTTGAAATAATTATTCCACCCAGAGATAGTGATATATATGCATTAACATTAAAAATAATTACATCATTTATTCAATTATTAAAAATACTTGAAAATGTAAATTGTGATAATACAGATGAAATTTATTCTATTTCTATTTTATTTCGCGACTCATTTGATTACATTATTAGGAAAAAATATGTAATACAAACTAAATTTTGTTTAAATGAACATGATCCTATTTATTTTTTATGGGGATTTATTCATTGTTTATTTTTTGAACCATTTATTTTAAATTATTATAAATTATTTATTCATAATAATATATTAAATAATAAAACTTTAAAAAATCAGAGAATTGGATTAATTCATGGATGTGCTATTGCTATTATTTATAGTTATAAAAAAGATATTTCTTCATCTTGGAATAGTAGTGAAAAACTTATTTTACATAAAATTAATGATATTGCAATGAATTTATTTAAACAAATTAAAAAAGAAGTAGTTATTAAAAATAAACCAGAAGAAAAATCTGATAAAGAAGAAAAAGAAAAATCAAAAATTGATGGATTAAATTATTTATATGATTATGTACCTAAAATATCAACTGCTAATATTTATGAACCATCTACTGAAATATTTCAGGATGAATATAGAACTATCATAAAATAAATTTATTGTTTTATGATTGCCCCTGTTTTATTATTATTTATTTTTATAAATTTATAATCTATATTAATAGATTTAAAAAATTCATCAACTGCTCGTCGTTGTCCATCCCAATGATAATAATCATCAAAAATAATAACTCCACCTACTACAACATTATTATATAATTTTTCTATTTCAACTTTACTTGATTCATACCAATCTGTATCTAATTGTAAAATTGCTATTTTTTCAGGAATATTTTCCTTAATTTGTAATGTTTCTATTGTATTTCCTACAATAAAATGTAATTTGTCTTGTGGATATCCAGTTGAATATAAGTTAGATTTTACTTTTTCAATATGTGTATAACACCAATTATTTATATTACTAGTTATTATTTGCTCTTTCCAATTTTCATAAACTTCTTCACTATTTTGAGTATCTAATACTGTATCTTTACATGTATAATCATATTTAGAAGGTTCAACTAATCCTGCAAATGTATCATATAAATAAATATCTCGTGTAGGTATATTATTTTCTATCATTAATTTAATCCATATATATTATTGTAATCCTTCATGTACTCCACATTCAACAAATGCACCTTCTATTTTATTAATAAATACATAATTTAATAATTCTATTTCATTTATTTCACTCATTATGAACTTAATTTATTTAAATAACTTATTTTTTATATAGTATTTGATAAAATTTAATTACTAATATTTAAAGAAATTATAAAGAAATGCCTGAATTTATTATTGATTATTATAAATCAATGAGAAAAAATAAAGATTTAAATTATGATGATATAAATATCTTTAATGAAGAAATTACAGATAATATTTAAGGATTATTAAATGAAAGCTTTAAATAAAAAATATGATTATTTATTTTTATTTTTTTATTTTAAATATGAATGAATTATGTGAAATTATTAATAATAATATTAATTTACATTATGATATCTGTTTTTATATTAAACAATCAGGAGAAGATATTATCAGTTATAATTCTGAGGATCCATATGATACAATTGATTATATATATAATAAATTAACTGAAAAAATATTCAAATATAATTATGATATTATTATTGATTATTATAATTATAAAATTATATTTTTATATAATGACAGAAAATGCATAATAACTAAAAAAACTTTAAATAATAATTGTTTGTATTGGATTTTATATATAGATTTAATATAGAATTAATGATTAAATTACCACATATTTTTATAATTGATTTTAATCTTATCTCATGTTATACTGATTATCTAAGTAAAGAAATTGAATTAATCAATTAATTTTTTTTTACAACCAAATTGACATATATGAATGGGTTTGAAAAAAGTTTAAAATGTCCTAATTATAAATATTATTATGATAAAATTAATCAAAATGTTTTAAAGTTTTTGTGAAAATAATGAAATACCAGTTCATAATAACATAGTTCAATTAGACAAAAAATATAAATTATCTGATAATTTTTATAATATTAATGAATTTGAAAAAATTAAAAATAATAGTTAAATTTAAAAGATGATTAATAAATTACCCTATATTTTTATTTTAGATATTGATAATACTATAATTGGTAATGTTGATAATTGCATTAATGAATCAATTATTTTACAATATATTTTTAAATATTGTAAAATGAATAATATAGTTGCAAATTGTGATAAAAATTTAGATATTATTGATGAATTAAATGAAGGATTGTTAAGACCATATTTTATTGATTTTATTAATTTTATAAAATCTAAATATAAAAATATTGAAATTTATTTATATACTAGATCTTCATATGATTGGATTAATAATAGTGGATTTATAGATAATATTGAAAAAATAGTTAAAATTAAATTTAATAAACCATATTTTACAAAAGAAGATACATTAAACAAACAAAAATTATTAGGTAATATATATGATGTTATAATTGATAAATTAATAAAAAAATATCCATTATTAAAACTAGATAAAAATAAAAAAAAAGTTTTTGATTCGCAATTAGTTTTTATTGATAATATTCCTAATAATTTAAACGATTATCTAGATAAACAAATTGTATGTCCTGAATATAACTATTATCCTTATTATAATATTAAAGAAAAAATTATTAAGAAATATAATATAAATCCAGAAATATTTGATAATAATGAAATATTGAAAGTTTTTGAAAATGAAAATATTCCTATTTATAATAAAAATGGTTCCATTTATCAAAAAGATATAGAATTTTATCATATAAATGAAATATTAAACATAAAAAAATCACAAATTCTTAGTAATAGCACTTTAAATGATACTTTCTTTAAAGATCTAATTACTATCTTAGATAAAAATAAAACTATACGAAAATTTGATAATATTCCTGCTATCAATAAAGAATTAATTGATTTAAAGGGTTCAATAATAAATCCTTAAATAGATTTTTTACCACCTTTTTTACTTCTTTTACTTGACAAATTAGCTGATAATTTTTTATCTGATATAAGTAATTTTTTATTAAAAATAGTTGATAAATTTTTAGTAGTAATTGATGATATAATAGAAAAATCTTCTGGTACTTCATTTATTTTTATTTTTTTTAATATTATTGTATTTGTTATTTCACTTCCCTCTTGACAATAATTTTCATTTCGATTAATTTCACTACTATTTAAATTTTCTCCATTTTCATTAAATACTAAAAAATTATAATGTGATATTGTTTCTTTTATATTATCTGTCTTCTCAATAAAATAAAATTTGTCTGTGCTATTTAATAATGCATAAATATATTTATATGATATATATCTACTTCCGCATATAAAATTTAATTTTATATATAAATCATCATAATATATATCATTAATAATACGATCTAAATTATATAATGTAATACAATTAATTAACCATATATTATTATCATGCATAATAAGTTTTTCAAGAGAGCGTTTAGATATTCCAATTACTTTTTTTGCTATAACTAAAAAAATATTATCATTTTCATTATCATCTTCATGATCATATATAAAATCAATAATATTTTTTTTTGTAATTAAATCATTTGCATCTATTATATCTGTAAATTCATAGCTGTTTTCGATTAAATGATCAATTAATTCATTATATGAATTAAAAATTCCTAGTTTTTCTGTTTCTTCTAACGAAAATAAAATTTCTGGTAAATGCCTGTCATTAATTGTTTGAATAAATTTATATTTTGAATATCCTGTATATATATTATTTTCATAATAAAATAATAATAATAATTTTATAAATCTTATTATATTTTCATCAACAAATTCTTCATTATTTATAAATTTTATTTCATTATCTTTAATATGTAAAAATATTTTATATTTATATAATAATTTATTTATATATATCTTTGTTATAAGTGAATTAATTTTTGTTTTATTTCCTCCATCAAATGATGTTAATAAAGCATATGAGTGACATAATTTATTATATGTATAATCATCAGCGATATCTATAAGTAATGCAAACCATATTATTGGATAAATATAAATATTTATAGATGATTTAATTATAAAATATTTACTATTTAATTCATCATAATCTATATAATATGGTATATAATTTATTATTTCTAGAATAACATCTTTATATTTTGCATTGCAACTATTACTAGCACATCTTTTTTTTCTAGAAACATGTGATGGCGTTAAAAGAGAAAAAGAAGTTTCTACATGTTCTATTTTAGTAATTATATCTGATTTTAAAGTATAATAAAATTTATCATTTAATATATTTATTTTATCAATTATATTTCCATCATTAACTACATATATATTTAATCGTTTATTACTACTATTAGAACTATAATTTATAACATATATACTATCTGGATTACTTAAATTAATATTAGAAGTTGTCATCAAATTTAATCCTACATGTTCAAATAAAGTATTTGAACTTTCATCCGCATTATATGTTTTAGATAATTTAGCTATTAGTAATAAAAAATCTACTAAGTAATAATAATGTATATATATATCAATAGTTTCTGAATTTATATTACTAACACATTCACCACTGAATATTACATCAAAAGCTATTAATAATTCTTTGGTATAATTGTTTAAGGATTTTTGTTTTTCTTTACTTAAATTATCAAAATTAGAATAAATAAAATATTTAATAAATTTTTTTTGAATATTAATTTTAACAGATGTTTCATTTCTTGTAAATAAACTACTAATCATCTTTATTATACTATAATAAAAAAAATGATTTCATAATGATAATTATTTTTTATTAATGCCTAAGCAACCAAATCATCTTAAATTAAAAAATATATTACAATTGGCTAAATATAATCATAAAAAAGAAATTATTAAACAATCATCAAATATTAAAGATGCTCATATTTATTGTAAAGTTAATCAATTATCAGGTCAAATTTCAGGACCTCTAATAGAATATTATATTAAAAATACTTATAATATGATTAAAAATAATTCATCGTTATGTATTGGAGATCTTAAATATAAAAATAAAAATATTGAAATAAAAATATCAACTGGTGGTAAAGAAAATAATAAATTTAATTATGTTCAGTTAAGAATTAATCATAATTGTGATTATATTTTAACGGCTTATTATCTTTCTATTAAAAATTTAAAAAATAATGGTGAATTATTCATTTTTAGATTAAATAAATATAATATGAAAAATATTATTCTTAAATATGGCAGTTATGCACATGGAACTATCCAAAAATTAGGCATTATTAATAAAAAAGACTTAAATGATCCTAAAAATGATAAAGAATATGCTATAAGACCCAAATATGGAGATGATTGTTGGAATGAATTATTAAAATATAAAATTGATAATATATAACAATAACTTATTATTTTTATACTTAGTATTATTGAATTTATTGATATAAATGATAATAAATATTTACCAAATAATTATAAAGATTTATTAAAATTTTCATTATTATCATAAAATAAAATGAAAATTCATGTTATTATATTAGGTGAAACAAGAGCACATGACTTCTATAAATATCTCTATGATACCTAAAAAGAGATTTAAAGATAACTTTAAAATCTCCTTAAATAATAATGAATTATAACAATGAGTTATTTAATTTATTATCAAGTGAATATAATTCTAAATTAGATATTATAAAATCTAATACAAAAAATATTGAAATTCAAAAGTTGCATTTGATTATTACTGAATTGCGCGAAAAAAGAAATAATGAATTATATAAAGTTATAAATAATCCCGATATTCAATTAAAAAATAATAATAATTCTATATGGAGCAAAATTGATAAATATAATGAATATGAAGGAATTTTATCCGCCGTTCTAGATTTATTAAAATCTATTTAAAGAGATTTCAAAGTTATCTTTAAATCAATATTTAAATACTTTTAATGATATTTAGGTTATTATTTTGATTAAATTGATAATTATAATCAATTTTAAATCCTTCATCTTTTAATTCAGCATTATAACGTTTCTTATTATTATCAACTGTCATTATTATATTACTTATATTTTCATATTTTGCATATTTACATAAATATGAAAATATTATCTTTTTTATAACTTTATATTCATTAGTATCTAATACTTTTTCTATTTTATAATTATATAATTTATAATCATTATTTTTAAATTTTGCATCATCTATTATTAATTGCTTAATTTTAATTTTATTCTCATTTAATTCAATATCAACATTAAATTTATGTCTATTTATTATTAAATTATTATCCAATATAACTTTATTTTTCTCGTAATATTCATTCTGATTATTATGATAGTAATCATTATTTATTGATAAATTATTGATTTTAATATAATTCAATTGATTATTTACTGAGAAATCAATATTAAAAACTTTTAATTTAGAATTCCAACATTGAATTAAATGATAATTTTTTTTTCTATAATCAAATTTTATATATTTCAGCAAATAAATATTATTTTTTAAGAGTTGAATTGACATATTGATATTATAATAGTAAATATTTATATATCATTTTTTTATTAGTAATCCTAAAAAAAAATGATTTCATTTTTTACTTTTAAAAATAATATGGATTTCTATATCAGTATTGCTGTTGGCATATCACAAGCTTTTATATTTAGCCCAATTGATAAAGCCATTTATAATAGCATTATCAATAATTCAAAGCTTTTTAAGCGTGAAAATTGGATTAAACCATTTGCTGGCGCATCCAATAGCATTTATACTCGCATTATCACAAGTGGATTATATTTCTATTTAATTGATCATACAAAAGATTTAAATGTCTATCAATCCGCATTGGCAGTAAGTGCTACAACTTCAATTATCCTAAATCCATTGAATGTTGTAAGATATAAATCATATTATCATAATATTTCAACTTATGATGCTATGATTTATATTTATAGAAAACATGGATTAAGATTTTGCTCTATTGGGATTGAAACATTGATTATGCGTGATTTCGTTTTTAATCTTATTTATCTTTCAAACAAAAAAGATAATAATGATTTCTTTCATAATTGCAGTGTTATTTGTGCAGCCAGTATCATCTCTTCGCCATTTCATTATTATAGAAATATGAAATATCATGAAAATGAGAAATATCTTAATATTACTCAAACATTTCTTAGTAATTTTAAGAATTCAAATAAGAAGATTTCATATATCATCAAACAATTTGCTATTGGTCATGGTACAATCAGAACTGTTGCAGGGTTATATACTGGTCAAGTTATGTATTCAACTCTGAAACAGATCGCTCATTGAAAAAGAAATGATTATATTAACAAAATTAATTTTTTGTTATTGAAAATGATTTAAGATTAATTTGATTATATATTATAAAATCTTTTTATTGGAAAAAATGGCAGATACATTAGATGATATTATTAAGACTGTATATGAAAAATGTGAAGATGGAAATTATCCAAATACTCTCATTAATATCTTAAAACAAAAACATTATTGGCCTGTTATTAAAGTTAAGAAATTCAAAAATAATAATAGTCTTTGTCTCTTACATAACTCTTATAAAAGAGATGATGTTTCTGAATTTCAAGATTTATATGATAAATGTAGAAGTATTGTTTTAGATTTCTCTAAAAGTATTGGAAATAATGTTGTTATTTCTATAAGTAATAGCATCCCTATTCGTTCAAATATTGCCAATTATACTTCAAATATTTATGAAGAAACTGATGTTTGCTATACTGCTCTGGATGGTACTGTTGTAACTGTTTATTATCATAATGGTATTTGGCATTTTGGAAGTTCTAGTTGTCCTGATATCAATTCTTCTAAATTTTCTAATAAAGATAAAACACATGGTTATATGTTAGATGAGATTTTATATGATATGTATAAAAATCATGTGAATGTTAGTGATCCTAATATTTCTAATATTCTTAGAAATCTTTTTACATCAAATTTAAGTCCATTATATTCATATGATTTTGTTATTATTCATTCTGATAATATTCATGTTATTGATTATACTAATATGATGTGTGAAAATTATCGTCATCTTTTTCATATTAATACAAAAAATAGAATTACTTTAATTGAAGAAAATATTGATAATCATCCATTAGCTTATTTAGGCGTTAAATATCCTATTAAATTTTCTTCACCACAGGAAGCAATTTCTTATATTACTACAAATACTAATAATAATTATGGTATTATTATTAAGAAAAATAATAAACTTTATAAAATCAGTGATGATACTATCTTACATAAAGAAGAAGTGAATGCATTCAATTATAATAAATGGTATAATATTTTGTATGTTTATATGCTTCAAAAGCCAAATTATAATATTAATGAATTTATTGCAGAATTTTATAAAGATAATTCTGATATTCCCAGTGATACTTTTAATACAATTGATTTAATTTTTAATATTATCAAAGAAATTATTTATAATTTATATATTTCAACAACTAATTATTATCCTAAATATAATCGTTTTAAAGTTGATTTGAATATGGATAAAACTTTAAATCCACTTCTAAGATTTCATTTAGCACAATTGAGACATCAACAAACAACAATTTATAAGAAAAAAATAATTAATCAAAATAATGTTTTAAATTATTTATGTCATTCTAATAATATTAAAAATATTCAAAAATTAATTAATCATTTTGCAACTAATCATTCATATAATTTAACTCCTGATATTATTGGTTTTTTTGCAACTTTATCAAATCTTCTTGAAAATAACCCATCTGTTCAGGAAACTAAATGTCTTTGAAATAGTATTTTCTTCAAATTCTAATAATGATTTCTTATGATCATCAATTCTCCAACTTTCATATAAATTATATTTAGATTTATATAAATCATTTTTACTATCATTTTCAAAATCTTTCTTTATTTTTTCATAAGTTTCTGAAAATAATTCAGTATCTTCCAATTCTAAATCAAATTCTTTTGCTTTTTTAATTAAGAATTCTAAATTTACTAAGAATTCTGTAATTAATTTTTGGGTATTCTCTATAAATACATCAATTTTCTTATTATAATATTTCTCATCCTTATATTGTTTAATTATTGCCCATACTGGAACACTATAATCTTCAAAATCCTTTCTCCCTTCTATTATTCCTGTCTTTGATTTTGATAATGCCAATTCTACACTTGAACCATCCATAAATGTTGCAAAGAATAATCCACCCTTTTGCAAATTATCACTTACATTTTTTAAAAATTGTTCTAATTTTGTCTCATTCTCAAAGAAATAATGAATAGCAAACATACACGATATAGCATTGAATTTATCTTTCCCTTTTCCTGCTAATGCTCTCTCATATATATCTAAATTTTGCTGTCTCTTTACTGGGTTCATTACCATCTTTAATAATTCCTTACTTTCAGGATCAATCGCTGCTTCTCCTGTTTTTATATTTAATGTACAATCACCAACTGCAAATGCCATATCTAATAATGAAAAATTCTTCCCAGTCTTATTATTGTAATTTAATTGTTTTCTATGTTCTCTCATCAATCTTGAATATGATCCTTTTGATGAATAAATATTACTTTTAACTAAGTCTATTCCTAATACAAATGTATATCTTGAATATTTCCAATTATTTAAATCACCAGCCTGACCACATGCCATTTCTAATAAAGTCCCTCTAACTTCCTGATTTCTATTAGGCGGTTTAAATAATTCTGGTCTATTATATAAATGACTTTTAATTAACATATGCAATAAAAGCATCCCATTTGAAATCTTATTAAATGGTACATTTCTCTCATAATAAATGTCATCAGTTTCTAAAACATTATCTGTTTCAACCAGTTCATCTGATTTATCACTCTTAGCTTCCTCAATATTTCCAATAATCATTGATGCTGATATCATATTATGAATTGTATCCCATGTATCTAATGCTACTTGTACTGAATTGGCTGTTTTATCAAATATACCTTTATTAAATATACGCGTTTTATCAGTTCTTACTCTTATTGGTATCCATCGTTTTTCAATTAAATCATATCTAAATTCAACAATTGTATTATTATCTATCTTATCATTATTTTCCGCTCTTACTTCTCCTTTTGTATTAACTTCTATAAAAGCAAATTCACTATCATTAATATAATACTTATTTGGAACAAATAATTTAAAGATATCTTTCTCAGTTGTTTCTAAGAAATTTGTTAATTTATCAATATTCGTATATTTATATCTAATATTTAATACATTCTTAATATTATAATCATTTAACATATTTTTATCAGATACATATAAACCATATTTACGATATTTTAATCCATCCTTCTTAATATCACCTATGAATTTTATCAAAAAATCAATTGTATTCTGTTCAGGTGGTTTCCATTTAAAGACACTATTCCATGTCATATCAGTCTTTATATCAACTGGCATTGTTGGATAATAAGAATATACTGCTAATTTAGCAGGTGTAAATATCAAACCATCAATTTCATATGGTAATTTCTTATGATTTGTTAAAATATTCTTATTTTCCTTATAAATATCTTTACTATAATTATGCACTTTAACCATAAAATCAATTGTGCTTTTTTTAACATCCAATAATTTATTAAGTTTTAGCATTTCATTATATCGGCATTTATGTTTATCATCCATTAATGGTAATGATGTTAATTTCTCTCCATTTAAATAATAAATATCAAATGCAGCATATAAATGTCTCTTTACTCCATCAATTCTCTTATTACAATGAACATATTCACCATCTATTAAAGAATTGAATGCCTCCTTCTTTGCTTTTATTCCAGTTCCTTCAACTCGCTTTGAACTATCAATAGTATATACATCTCCTTTTCCATTAATATATAATAATAATCGCTCTCCATCAGTTTTCTCAGTTACTGTATAACCGCGTAAAATACTAACTACACCATAATTATCAGGATTTTCTAAATTAATCTTTTTTAATGCTACTGGTTTTGGCGTTAATAAATAAACAGTATCATCTGATTTTCTTTGAGTTGCTATTGCTACTAATAAACGATATTCTTCTAATATAGATACTTGTTGTTTTTTTGTTAGAACTACTTTTGATAAAAATAAAGCTTGAATTGTTTTTATTATATTAACTAAAATATTATCCATATTTTTTATTTTTAATTCAAATTCATAATAAATCTGATTTGTATTATTAATTCTTGATTTCTTCATTGTAGTAAAAGTTGTAATACTATCCTTAATTATTCTCCCAATAACTTCTACGCCTTTATCTATCTCAAATGTAAATTCTTTGATTAATTTAAATCTTTTTAAATTATCATCCCATTTATCAGGTTCTGTTATTGTATCATCATTATTATAAACATTCATATTCATATTAATATCAAATAAATCATTAACCTTTTCCTCTATTAATAATTCCTTCTTAATCCATTTATGATCTGTTGCTTTATAATTATTACTATTGCAATATAATAAAATATATTTTAATTTATTTATTATTAATGTAATATTATCCGCATTCGTTATTTCTAAATATTCATCTTTTATTGTTTCCTTATATCCTCCTGATTTAAATGTATTCATAAAATTATTAAATTCTGTTTCACTCCATGAACCATTGTCGTTATGTATATGAATAATAAAATCATCAGATGTACCTTTAATTGCCTTTTTAATATTATCAATTGAAGCAAATATTGGTTCATCCTGTGATATTTCCATGGTTTTAATCTATTTAATATATATAAATAAATCAATTTTTTATATAAATAAAAAACTGAAATATTTATATAAATATAAATTAAATAATGACAACTGAATTATTTATACCGATCAAATTTAGAACAACTATCATATTAACTCCCTCTGAAATTACTAAGGATTTTGAAACAACTATTTTAACAAAACTTAAATCAAATTATGAAAATATATGTTCTAAGTATGGTTATATTAAAAAAGATACTATCAAAATTATTAAACGTTCTGTGGGTCAATTAAAAAAAGAACATTTTAATGCTAATATTTATTTTGATATCATTTGTATCGCAGAAATTTGTAATCCTGCACAAGGCTCTATTATTAAATGTAAAGTTAAAGCTAAGAATTCATTAGGTGTTCTGGCAGAAGGTTATTATGATAATATTCCTATTTTACAAATTATTATTCCTAAAATTTCTGCTGGTATTCAATCTGAAATTAATATTGATACTATTGCTATTGATGATGATATTAAAATTGAAGTTTGTGGCAAAAAATTTGCATTATTTGATAAACATATCTCTATTATCGGTAGAGCTATTAAAAGTAAACCTGAATTTATAAAAAATGCTATTATTAATGATACTGGTGATGATGATGATAATGATACTACTGAAAATCCAGATGAAATAGAAGAAATTTATAATGAAAGTGAAAAAGATGAAGAAGAAGAAGATGATGATATTGAAGAAATTAAAAAGCCAAAAAAAGGCGGTGCCGATGATGATACTGCTTCTTCTGCATCAGCAAGTGAATTAGATGAAGATGTAATTGAAGATATGGATGATATGGATGATAATATTGATGAAATTGAAGCAGAAGATGAATATGATTAATATAATTAATAATCTTCAAAATTTCTTATTAAAATATTTTGAGATTTTTGAAGATTACTTATATCAATTATTGTATCATTTTCATATGCATTAATTATAAATGATTTTAATTCAATCAAATCATTTAATGATATCTTTTTTTTTAATAAAATATCATTAAATTTATTATCAATATCTATCAAAAAACTCGGCATTATGATATTTAATTGAAGATTTTTATCTTATTTTTTTTATTCATTTTTTTTGAATTTTACAATTAATAATTATCAAAAAAAAATGATTATAAACATTTATAATTAATTATTATTTATAATGAAAAGCAATAAAATTCCATGTACTAATGTTTCTACTGAAAGTTATACTGGCAAAGAACAATCACCTAAAAGATTTGGTTTATCTGCGGAAGGTTTTGATATTAATTTTGAAAAAGAAGGTTTTGATAATCAAATATGGTCTGTTCAAATTAAAAATGGGCGCAAAGTTTGGGCTAAAAAATGCAATATCTCTAAAATTACTCATGAAATACCATTGTTAACTTCAATTAAACTTTCTAATGATACTGATGATACATCTAGTGAACCATCAAAAGATGATAATGAAACTACAACTTCAACTGAAATAGAACCTAAAATTGAAGCAAAGGTTGAAAAAAAAAGAACTGATTATAATATCTTTATTAAATATTATAATGATAAATTAAAAGCTGAAAATAAAGATAATACTCCCCATAAAATTCTATTTCAAGCTACAACTCTCGAATGGGCTAGATTAAAGAAAAATCCAGAAGAACTTAAAATATTAATGGAAAATATTAAAAATAAATAATCTATTTTTAATATAAATATAAATTAGAATATGTTAGAACATAAGATTACAAAAGAAGACGGTACTGAAATAAAATGGTCTACTGGAAGAAATAATAATCCTTTTTGTCTATTATATAATGATGATAAGCAAAAATTTAAATTTACACCTACCGAAGATCTTAATTGTGAATTATTTATGATCGGTGGTGGTGGTGCTGGTGGTTATTTTTTTGGTGGTGGTGGTGGTGCTGGTGCTGCTTATATTAATAATAATTATACATTTAAGAAAAATAAAACTTATACTTTTGAAGTTGGTACTGGTGGTATGTGTGATATTGCCGATATTAATAAACTTTTTAAATCTGGATTAAATCTGAATATTTATAATAATACTACTATTAATTTAACTAATGTTAATTTTGCATATGATGATTATTCATCATTAGGTATTGAAAATTCTGGTATGATGCAATCATTTAATGTTAATAATATTTCTATACCAGCATCTATTTTTCATAAAAATACTACATATATATGGGATGGTTATATTAAAACAGATAAAACAGGCTATTATAATATTACTATAAATTCTAAATTGAAAACTATGATTTGGGTTGATAAATTTGTTTTTAATAATGCTAATGCTCTTATTGAAGGTAATAACTTAAATGATGTTAAAATTGTTCAATTAGAAAGTAATAGATATTATAATATTAAAATTATTGCTTATAATGAATTTAATGTAAGTAATAATTTTAGTGTATCTGTTGAAGGTTGCCAATTGTTTAATTTTGATAAAACAGAAGAAAAATATATTTATATAGCCGCTTCTGACTCTGCTTTAACTTATCGCAATGATGATAATACAATTGAAACTATACGTTGCAAAGGTGGCGGAAATGGTGGTTGTGGATTTTATAATAAAAATGCAAATCTCGATGGTGGTTGTGGTGGTGGTAGTGGTATTAATAAAATGAAAGGAACTTCTATTGTTGGTCCTATTTATAATGGAACTGATGGTGCTGTTGGTGATTATTGTGGTGGTGGTGGTGGTATTATTTCAGCTGGTGTTAATAATATTGGCGGTAATGGTAAAATAATTAATTGGTTTAATGAAACTTTAATTTTTGGTGCTGGTGGTAATGCTGCAAATCTTAAAGAAACCCGTAATTTAGGTTATGGTTGCGGTGGAAATGGTGGTGAATGTTGCTATTATTCCAAATTGTTAATTAATAATAATGGCAATAATGGCTGCATTTTAATTAATGTTAAATCATCTGGTAATATTCCCTCAACAATCCCACCAGTAATTGAAGGTTTTGCAAATAAAGATACTATTATGCTTTCTGATAACTCAATTGCATCAAAATTAATAAAACAATCTTTTGCTATTTCTAAATATACTGATTATCTAAAAATAAATGGTGCTACACCTGCAACACCGTCAAGATCAGATTTTTTCAGTCAAACACTAGGTGATATGCCATATATTACTTTAACTACTGATTTCCATGATGATGGTGTAGGAATTAATAATAAATGTAATTATAAACAATTTGATAAACTTTTTAATCAAACATTTATTTATGATATGTTAGTTATAAGTAAATTATATGCTATAATTTATCGTTTATATTGGTATGAATTTAATGTTAAATATAATGGTGATATTACTAAATGGAAAATATTTTGCGATAATGCACGTATTAACTTTACAAATCTATCTAATGTCAATGCAACTAAAATAGATGGTTATGATATATATATTAATAATTTATTTGATATTACTAACTTAAAATTATCAAATAATGCAGCTAGCTCTAGCTCTGGAGGAGGTTTTAATTTAATTGAATATAATAAATATTTATATGTGAATGCAGGTGCTACTGGTACAGGAATGAAACAAGATATAATTACAGCATATGAATCAAAATCTATAATATCAGCAACAGAAATTAATAATGTAAAAGTTCCACTATATCATAATTTATCAGATGGAACTGCATTAAACTATTTAAAAGAATTTAATGATTATGAAATTACTAATAAAATGTACTATAATATTAACTTAGGAAATTTTAATAGTGGTACAATCACTGTTGGTACTACTAATCCAGATTTTGCAGATAAAAATACAATTTGTGCTGTAAATGCATATTTTTCTAGATCAGTACTAGGTTCTACAACTATAAATATTCTTACCAATAATTATGTTGAAAGATCAATATTGACAACATATTATAATAGTATTAATACTAATTCATCATATAATGATAAAAGTAAATATTTACAACAACGTGTTTATATATATTTAGAAGCATTAAACACAATTTTTAATACTGATAGCACTATTATCTTATCAACTTTAAAATATCATATGCATTATTACAATTTAGTTGTATATAATGCATCTATTCAATATGGATTAGTTAATATTCAAAATAATAGAGTTTCCAGAACACAAGCAGATATATCTATATCTAGTGACCCATATAAATTATGTTATCCTACTTCTGCTGCTATAGATAGTGATTATAAAGCTAATGTTTTAAGTGGTGCAAGAGTTTCTGGAACAATAGATCTACAAGTAGTAGATTTAAGTTCTCCTGCTACAATTTTTATTACAGGAGTAAAAGGTGTTATTGATCCAACTACTGGTGCAATTACTTCAATAATTGCAACTGATGCTCAAAAAACTGGTAATTTTGGTGTTGATGGTGGTAAAATAAGTGCAATTAAAAGTAGTACTTCTTTTGATATAGGTACAATAACACAAGCCTTAACCAGTAGTGCTCTTACTACTAATAATAGTTATATAATAACTAGTGCGAATCCAGATAACACTGGTTTTATATCTGATACATGTCCTGTATCTAATGAAGCAGGTGTAAAAGGTAATTTTTCTTCCATTGCAGTTGCTGACGCAAATACAGCTACTAATACTACTAATATTAATAGCGATATTACAAATATTACTAATAATATTAATGCAATAAGTGATTTATTAAAAAGCCCAAATGCTTTTACAAAATTTAGTAATAATATTACTACAACAGCAACTGAAAATACTAATACATCTCAAAATTTTTATAAAAATCAACTTGATTTAAATGAAACGATTAATGAATATAATAGTGAGTTAGAAAATTTTAATAATATTTCATATTATTATAAAATTATAATAGCTTTTGCAATTATAATATTCATTTTAATTATATTTATATTTGGATCAAATATTATAGATAAAAACTCTAAAATATCTATTTATGTTATTATTGTAATTATGATAATAATAGCTATTGTTGTTTATAATCAAAAATCAGATATTAAAGAAAATTTTACAATTATACAATCAAAAAGTTCAGCCGCTACATCAAATGATTATACTGCTAATATTACTTCTACAAGCATAAATAACTATAAAGTTGCTATGGCTAAATATATTACTAATTTAACATTATCTTTGTCTAATAATAATATTGCTAATAATTTAGGATCATCTTTAAATTATATTAAAAAAATATCTGTTATTAAAAATGAAAAAGCTGAAATATATAAAGTTAAAAAAATAAATTTAATGAATGCTATTGAAATTTTAAAGAAAAATTCTAGCTTTTATTATTATATTATTATATTAATTGCAATTGGCATTATTATTTTAACAGTTGGATTAATATTATTTTTAATAAGTCCAGCTATGATAATACAAATTATTGTATTATGTTTTATTGCATTTATAATTCTAGTTTATTATATTTCTTATAATATTCATAAATCAACGCGATTAGCTGAAAATAAAAATTATTGGTCTAATTATAATCCATCTTCAACTACTTTAAGTAATTTAAATATCGTATAGTTTAATTAAAAAACTTTAAAAAAATAATTACTTATTTATTTTTTTTATTATAAATACATAAATAATATCAGATAGAAAAATATAAACCAATAACTAATGATTGAATAATTAAATTCATATTCTTTAATTAGATATGAATATTCTATTTTTTATATTATGTTTAATTATTATTTATATTATTGTTTATTTATTGATATATTCTAGTGTTAAAAAAATTAAATTTCCCATAAATTCTAATGATCATTTTAATTCTAATAATCATAAAAGTGGTTCATGCGATGTTAAAAGTTGTGGCGCATTAGATCCTGTTAGTGATCCAAAATATAATATGCAACAAATAGTTAAACAATCAATATTATTAGAAGAGCATTTAACAAATAAAAATAAAAGATGCAGAGATTGTATAACTAAACATTTTCAACATATTATTGGATTAGCAGAAGAAGCACAAATGTTAGCAACAACTAAGAGCAATAATTATCCATTATTAAATGAAAGTGTAAGTATTTATAATGATCTATTTAATGAATGGTTTAAAAATAGAAATGATGAATCAAAAATATTAGAAATTAGCGATAAATTACGTATTCATCGCAAAAAATTAATAGCAATATACTTTTTTGATGATAATTATGATATAAATAATTTTTCTAAATCATCAATGGGTTAAAAGAAACTGCATGATCCACCGCCAAATAGTCCCTTAGGAGCTTTCTTGGCAGCTTTACTCTTGGGAGTTTTGGCAGTCTTAGGTGTTTTGGTTTTGGAAGCTTTGGTTTTGGGAGCAGATAATTGCTTAATTATATCTTCAACAGTTATTTTTTTAGCAGCTTTGGGAGCCTTAGCAGCCTTGGGAGCCTTAGCAGCCTTAGCAGCCTTGGGAGCTTTGGGAGCCTTAGCAGCCTTTGGAGCCTTAGCAGCTTTGGGCTTACGCGCCTTAACAGGCTTATCACCATTTTCAGCGCGACGTTTAGCAGCACGTTTAGCAGCATTAAATTCCTTGGCTAATTCAGCATTCATAGCAGCATAATTAGCATGTAATTCAGCTGGTTTAACAGATATGGTGAAATTGAATGATACATTTACAGTCTTTCCATTAGCAGTTCGGGGTATAACAATAGGACGATCAGCACGAAGACGAGTAGCAGTATAAGCATAATACTTTTGGGCATTTTGTCTATCAATGCGATGTAATACTATGTTTACTTCTGAAACTGGATTTTTCTTTGTATATTTTTGAGCTAATGTGCGATTAACACCAACTTCTCTGCCATTTTTAGTAGTGGCAGCTTGCTTACGTGGCTTGGCAACACCAGATTCAACATCAATATGTCTAAATACAGCAGTAGCAGCTTTTTTAGCCGCATTATAAGCGGAAGTAGAAATAAATCGTCCTCCTGAAAAACTACCAATACTGGCTTTTTCAACAGTGAAAGAACGTTCATTTTTATCCTTAGCACCACCAGCAAAAAAATCAGTTCCTTTAACATCATATTCATCTTCAGCTTCTGATTCTGATTCACCATCACCACCACCATTATTTTTATAATCATTAAAATAGTCATTGTGTCCCATTAAATCTGCCATATAACTTATATTTATATCTATATATATATAATATTTATTTTTTATAAAAGTCAATTATTTTTTTATTAATAAAGAATGAATTTTTTTCTATGTTAATAATTCTAATATTTTTAATATTGGTTGCGCGAGATAAAGCAGTATATGTTTGTCCTGATACAAATATATCATTCCCCAAATCTAATTCTAAACAATCAATTGATGATCCTTGTGATTTATGAATAGAAATAGCATAAGCTAATTTTAGAGGCATAAATGAAATATAATTTTTTTTATTTTTATTTAAATCAGTATAATAATTTATATGATGAATATTATTATTAATATCTTTGATAATTACGCATTTATCCAATAAGCCAATAACTATACCTCTTGTTCCATTAACCAGATGATTTTCAACACTCAAATTTCTAATTACCATTATTTGTGCGTTTAAAGTTAGACATACATTAAATGTATCAATATTATCAACTTTATAATTTGCTAATGCTTTATAAGTTGTAGTACTACCATCATTAATTTTAACTAATTTTTCAAATTCATTATTATTAATTTTATCAACATTTGCATTTACTGGAAATAACCTTGTTGGTTTAATATCACCTAAAAATTTAGTTTTATTTAAAGATTTTAAAATTTCAAATTTTTCATCACTAATTTTTCCAATTCTTAATTCTTCCAAAATTTCCTGTAAAACTAAATCATCTTTTTGTCTTATTAAATCTGTTAAAATAATAGTATGTAAATTTAACGCATCCCAAACAACAGAAGTAAAACAATAATTTCCTTTTATTGGTGGCAATTGATGAAAATCTCCTACTAATATAACCTGGATACCTCCAAATGGTAATAAATTTGATTTAATCATTTTTAATAATTCATTAATCAATTCTAGCAATTCATTACTCATCATAGATATCTCATCAATTATTAATGTATTTAAGGACTTTAATGATTTCAATTTAGGAATATATTTTTTAGATAGATCATTATAAATATCTTTTAAAGATTTATCAATACCTAATGATAGAAATGAATGTAATGTTTGACCATTAATTAAACAGGCAGCACAACCACTTAGAGCTGTTAATCCATAATTTTTATTATTATGTTCTAAATATTCTACAATTTTTTTTATAGTAAATGATTTACCAGTTCCAGCAGATCCTGATAAAAATAAATTTTCACCATTTTTAACAACATTAAAAGCTTCTAATTGTTTTTCATTCATTTTTATATAATATAATCTAATTAAGATATTATCATTTTTTATTTGTCGTAAATGTCCCGCCAACTTTATATAAATCTTATTATAATTGTAAAAATCTTTATATAAATAAAAAATGATAAAAATAAATATATAATTTAATTATTATGTCTTCTATCATAGTTTCAAAAAGTTATCCTGTAATTTTAATTGATAATAGTTATTATATATTTAATAGATATTTCGCAACCGTAAGATGGTTTAATCAACGTCAGGAAGAATTTGAATTGAATCATGAAAAGATAATTGAAAATAAGGAATTTATTATAGCATTTATTAAACATTTTGAAGCAGATATTAAAAAATTAACAAAAAAATTTAAGACAATTAAATCAAATATAATATTTTGCATTGATTGTCCCAGAGCTGAAATTTGGAGAAATCAATTTTATGATAAATATAAACAATCAAGAATTAAAAAAGATAATTTTAATAGTGATATATTTAATTTATTTGAAAATTATTTAATTGCTAATAAATTTCAAATATGTAATTATAATAATTTAGAAGCTGATGATATAGTATTTTTAATGCAAAAACAGTTAAATAATATTAAAGACATAAAAATTATAATTATAACAAATGATGGTGATTATTTACAGATGTATTCAAATAATGTTAAAATATTTAATATGCAATTAAAAGATTTATCATTAAAAATTAATTACAATCCAGCAACTGAACTTTTATTAAAAATAATAATTGGTGATAAAAGTGATAATATTCCTAAAATTCAAGCAGGAATGCGGAAAGATAATGCATTAAAGATTGCATTAATGTCTGATGATGATAGAATAAAATATTTAACATCACATAATATTATAGATAATTATAATTTAAATAAAAAATTAATTGATTTAAATGAAATACCTGAAATTATTGTTAAAAATTTTTATGAATATTATAATATAAGTATTCAATAATGAGTGATCCATTAACAGAACCAATAATTATATTACATAAAATTTTTATTTGTGCATTAATTTATTATGTAGGATATAAATTATATTATATATTTGCTGCTTATTTATGGTTATTTGGTTTTGGATTTTTAAATTTTTTTGCATCTATACCAATTATATCACCAATATTATTTTGGATATTTTATATACTTTCCAGAATTAGTAAATATATATTATTACTTTCATTAGTTATATTATTTTGGATTTTTATTTTTTGGATGTTAATTATAATATTTGTTCCATTTGTTATTGTTTTTCCAATTCCAATATTTCCATTTATATTTATTTTACCACTCAAATCATTAATGTTATTATTAATACCACCATTTAAAACTTTAACTGATTTAGGAACATTACCAACAACTTATAAAATAGTATCGCGTTTATCTAGTGGTGAAATATTTTATAATTTTATAAATTATTTCTTATATCCAACAGGAAGTGATATATCAAGTTATTTATATTATAATGCTAATCAAATTGTTGAAGAAGCTGGTTATGATTTAGCAGATTATTATAAACCACCACCAGCAGAATATATTGATGATGAATTTAAAAACAAAAGTGATGATTATTCAGGTAAAACAAGAGAAATGAAAGATTTAGAAACAAATGATGATCAAAAAGATATTGATACTTATAATGAATATAAAAATGATCCTAGTATCAGTGCAGGAATGAAAAAAATAGAAGAAGAAACAAATATATGTGTTAGTGTAGGACAAAAATTTAAACCATATAATTCATCATATTCAGAAGATCTTCAAACAGATGCTGAAAATTCATTTTCCCCTTATAATGAATGTTATATTAAAGCTATAAAATCTTATTTAAAAACAAGTATAAGATAAAATGGATTTTATTGATATGTTAGTTTATTTTGTAGTTTTTTTTAATATTTGTATATTTTTTTGGTTAGCAAATTTATTAATAATATCACCTTTTATATATATATGTTATGGAAGTAATAATTTTGGAATAATTGGAGAAACTGAATATGGCGTGATGACATTTGTATCAGATACATTTCCATCATATACATTAACTATTTATTATGTAATAACAATATTTTTCCTGATAATGTATTTTATTTATTTATTTATTATTTTTGTAATTCCCGAAACAGGTTTTGCAACATTATTTATTCCTGTTAGAGAATTATTATTATCAATACCACCAATGCCTGCATTAATAAATAAAGGTATTTTTAATCTTTATTCTAGTATATTTGCTGTTTTAGGTTTTACAGGTGATCCAAGTTTATCAAAATTTTCAAGAGAATATTTCTATTTTTCAAAAGATGGAACATATGAGCTAATATCTTTATTTAATCCTCATTTAGATATGGAAAAAGTAGATACAGTTATTGAAAATATGAATAATAATAATAAAGAATCTGAAATTAAAAATCTTAAAAAAGATGTTAAAGTTTGTATTGATGGTAATTCAGATTTTACTACTCCTGATATAAATTATACTGGTATCCTTAAAAATAATATTAATAATGTTAAAAATAGCGTTAAATGTAATCTTAAATCTATAACCCCTTATATCCAAACAGAGGAAACATAATTTAATATTTAAATGCTGATTATATTTATAGAAAGATGTATAAATCAATTCTTAATAGTTTAAATGAAGTTTTATCAAAAAAAATATCTAGTTTTGAATTATTATTAAATGTATCTTTTGTTCTTATAATTGGTCTTATTATATTTATATTTTATTGGCATAATATTAACTGGAAAATTGCAAAAATTAATAGATGTAAAATTAATTTAAGTAGTGAAGGAAGTATTTATAATTTATATGCTTCTTATGATCAAACTAAACTTTATAAAGTTAGATATGATAATAGTACTAAGCATAATGTTTCAATTGATTGTGCATGTCCATCTGGTAATATTCCAAATAAATTTATAATACCCGCATATAATGCAGAGACACAAAAAACAGATTTAATTAATAAATATTGTAGTTGTGATAAATATTATGATACAACTGTAAAAAATAAAATTAATTATGCAGGTGATAATTTCTTAGTTGATTTTTATTCAACTAAATATGATAATACAATGTCTGAAATGAAAGCTGCTAATAAAAATGATAGTCCAAATTTTCCTAGTGCTTAATACATAAAACTTTTATTTATAGCAATAGTTAATTCAGCAATTGTTTCTGGATTTATTTTTGGATATATAATATTAAATTCTATAATCATATTTCCTTTTTGTGTTGTATTTTGAATTGGTAAGCCTCTACCTTTTAATATATATTGTTTTGATGGATTAATTATTCCAAATTGATTACTATTTATTTTTATATTTTCATTAAAATATTCAATTGTTATAATTTTACCTAAGATACTTTCTGATAATGTTAATGTATGTTTATAATGTAAATCATTGCCATGTTTTGTAAATAATGAATGAGGTGTTAATTTAAATTCTAAAATTAAGTTTCCAGGAATATGTGATGATGTCATTGGTTGTTCTCCTAATCCCTCAAAAATTGTATTTGTATTATCAAATCCTTTTGGCATATTTAATTGGGCTAAATGTTCAGTATCATACATTCCTAGACCTTTACATTCACCGCAATCTGTATTTTTCTTATTTATAATTTTTTGTCCATTACATTTATTACATACTGATTGAAATATTTGGGTCATTGGACCCATTTGAATAATTTGTTGTATAAAACCAGAACCATTGCAACCATTACAAGTTATAAAACATTTTTTACAATATTTTTTAATATTAAATTTTAATTGTTTATCAATACCATTATAAATATCTTCAAGTGTTATATTAAAAGATTTAGTTGTATTATTACATTGCTGCTGCTGATTGCGTCCTCTATGGTCATTAAATCCAAACATATCATGACCAGCAAATGGATTGTGTCCTCCACGTCTAGATCCAAATAAATGCTGAAATAATTCATCCATATTAGGTTCATGATGTTGTGCACCACCTCCATCATTATTATAATTATCATCACCTAACATATCGTATTTTTGACGTGATTCAGGATTTGATAAAACAGAATATGCATTTGATATTTCTTTAAATTTAACTTCTGCTTCTTTATTATCTTTATTTTTATCAGGATGATATTGAAATGCTAATTTTTTATAAGATTTTTTAATATCATCAATTGATGCATTTTGACTAACTTCTAATAAATCATAAAATTTCATAATTATTTATTTAATATTTATTATAATATTTATAATATTTATATATATAATAACACAATGAATTTAAGAGATTATAGATTATTAGGATTAGCAGTTATTGATTATGTTGTTACTCTTATTTTCGTTTTAATTTTACATTCATATATGTGGTTTAATGCTAATATTAGCAAAAATACAAAAAGAACTTATTTGCAATATTTTGCATCATTAATTTATATTTATATAGCTATTTTAGGATTAGCAACAATTTTGCATTTCTTTTTTGGTGTTAAATCTGTATTTTCAAATTATTTAGGATTTAATGATTAAATTTGAATTTATATAAATCTAAAATTAAATAAAATTGATTTATTGTTATTATTATTTTTATTACAAATGTCATCATTTGAAGTTTCATGTGTTTTGAAAGGATGCAATTCAAAATTTATTGATAGAATTGTAATGTTATCTATTAACGGTAATGATATTAGCAGCTTTATTATTGATAAAGCTTTTGAAATTGTCAATTCGTATGATGAAAATGAATGTATTGAAATCATAACTATTTATGGAAACATTCAAAATACTTATCTCAAACTAAGGTCTAATACTGAAATTGAAAAAATTGGATTTTATAGACAGATTGCATTATTTTATGTTAAAAAGATAATAGAAAGCAAAATTATTGCAGAGTTTGACAAATATATCTTTAAGAAAGAAGTAGCAGCTGGAAGATGTAATTCAACATGTTCAATCTGTCTTGAAAATATTAAGACAGATATTCAATATACGAGATGTAATCATGCTTTTCACAGGACTTGCATGACTAAGTGGGGTAAAAATACATGTCCAATGTGTCGCACCAATATCTGAGATCATCAGATTTTATAATGTTAAAAAAATGTTTTTGGCATTTAATAATAAAAAATTAATTTGTTTTTATTTATTTATAATTTTTTATAAAAATGATTATTTGATTAATAAGATTTAATCATAAGATTTAATTCTTAGAGGATGGATATTGAAATATCTCCTTCATGTATTTTGAAAGGTTGTGATGCTAAATTTGTCAATAGTCTAGTTATGAGAGCTTTTAAAGGCGAAAATGTGAAACCCGACATTAAAAATAAAGCAACAGAAATTGTAAATTCATATCAGATCAAAGATTGCATAAAGGTTGTTACAACTCACGGCGATTTACATGATGTTTATATTACACTTCAATCAAATCCTGAATTATTGGCATCTGTTTCAGCACATAAGCTTAAATTTCACAGATATGCAGCATTCATCTATGTTGAGAAAATTATTGATACAAAAGTTAAAGTTAAACTCAATGCTCTTAAACTTAAAAAAAGAATTGGGTCTCGCGAATGTGATATGACATGTTCAATATGTCTTGGAGAAATTGAACCAAATGATGCCCAAATCACACGATGTAATCATGCTTTTCATCGTGATTGCATTAGGCAATGGGGGAGAAATAACTGTCCGATGTGTCGCGGCGATATCTGATTAGATAAATATTTCTTATATATGTCAAAATTAATTTTTTGGCATTTTTATATTCATAAAATTAATTTGTTTTTATTTATAAATATAATTAAATAAAAATGATTTATTATTTAATAAATAAAATCATAGGATTAGTTTCTTATTGATGTCATCATCACGAGATGCTACATGTATTTTGAAAGGATGCGATGCTAAGTTTATTAATGGACTTGCTTATCGTTCATATCATGGAGAAGACATTCGTAATGATGTGGTTGCTAAGGCATTGACTATTGTGAATTCGTATGACATGAAGGAGTGCAATAAGATTATCTTAAATCATGGGGATTTTCATGATGCTTATGTCAGATATCAGTCTATCCCAGGAATGAACATTGATCATTCAAATAAACTGAAATTTCACAGACAGTTTGCATTTGTCTATATCAGACAGATCATTAATATGAAAATTAAGGTTAAGGTTGATGCTCGTAAGTTGAAAAAGAAAATTGCGAGTGAGAAGACTGAGATTAATTGTTCAATCTGTCTTGAGAACATTGAAAGAGATGCGGAATTTACTAAGTGCAATCATGCTTTTCATAGAGCATGCATGACAAAATGGGGAAAGAACATTTGCCCGTTGTGTCGCTGTGCTGCTAAGTAAAATTCAGATTTATAAATGTCAAATTAATTTTTGGCATTTTGTTAAAAAATGATTATTATTATTTTAAATAATATAATTAATAAAATGAATGATGATTTAATGAATTTTACAAAATGTGATATTTTTACACCAGATAATATATCTAAAATTATGATTTCAAAATTATATAATTATGGAAGTTTATTAGAACCATCAGTTGGAACAGGAAATTTATTAAAATTTATAAATACTAAGTATTATAGTTCTATTGATGTATATGAAATAAAAGATGAATATTTAAGACAAATAGAAGATCCATTAATAAATAAATATAATGAAGATTTTATTAAAAAATCAATTGATATTAAATATGATAATATAATTATGAACCCGCCATATATTAAAATGCAAGATTTATCATATGAATATCGCAAATATATTAAAGATACTTTTGATATATTAAAATCTGGATTAATTGATATTTATTATGCTTTTATAATTAAATGTTTAATGTTATTAAATGATGATGGGATCATGGTTGCTATAATACCAAATACATATTTATATAATAAATCAGCATTAAATTTAAGAAAATATTTATTTAATAATACATATATAAAAGAAATTATTGATTTTAAGGATAAAAAAGTATTTGAAGATATTTCAGTATATTGTTGTATTACAATTTTCACAAAAACAAAGAAAGATAAATTGATATATAATGATATGAATATTAACTATTCTGATATTATTAAAAATTATTCATTATTTAATTTAGATACATCATTATATAAATTAAAAGATATATGTACAATTAGAAATGGAATTGCTACATTAAGAGACAAAATATATATTCATAATAATAAATTATTTGATGAAAATTGTTGGAAAGAAATAACTTCTGGTGCTGTAAATAAATTTATTATTTATCCATATGATAATGGTAAAATAATTGATGAAGAACGTTTTAAATTAGAAAATCCATTAACATATAATTATTTATTAAAAAATAAGGAAGAATTATCTAAGCGTGATAAAGGGAATAAAACATATTCAATTTGGTATGCATATGGTAGAACACAATCTATAAAATATAATGATAAATTATCTATATATTTGCCATGTTTTATTGATCCTGCAAATATAAAAAAAAATATTTATATTGCTAAAAATATTTTACATTATTCATGTTTATGTATAGAACCAAATGTAGATGTAGAAGTTAATACTATTATTAAACTTATAATTGATAATATTGATTTTATAAGTCGTAATAGTACTAAGAGATCAGCTGGATGGATAAATATTAGTAGTCGTATATTATATGAAATACCATTAAATTAAATCCTTTGTTATATCATATAAACTTCTAAATCTAGTTTTATTACTAAAATTTAATAGAATAGGAGATTTTGTGAATTTTTCATTAATTGTATTTATATGCTTAACATCAATTATATAATTAATTGAATCATATACAATTTTTTTATTTTTTAATATTTCATAAATAGATATATCATCATATGTAATAGTTTCAAATTTTGTAATAATACCATTATTATCTAAGTATGGAGTTTTACTCATAAAAATATTAATTGGTATTAAAATAATATCTGGATTTGCCCACAATAAATGCATTAATTCACCTGTTAAATTTTCCCATGAATTATTTTTATTTTGTTTATAATTACTTTTTATAATTTTAACAGGAAATATTATATAAGGTAAATTATTTTTAAGTACTACAATATCACATTTTTTAAATCCAGAAGAATTTAAAGATTTAACTTTATATTCTAATTCAATTTTATATTCATCACTAATAAATATTTTTTTTAATTCATCACTAATAAAATTATGAAAATAATTTATATTTTTATTACTTCTTGCGCCATATTTTAAATATAAATCATAAACTATATTCATTTGTTGAATAAATATTTTACTATTACACACATTTATCAATAAATCCATATTATAAATGTATTATTTTTAACTAATTATCAATTTTTATTTAAAAAAAAATGATATAAAGATTTGAAATTAATCCTTATATTCAAATGATTTCTAATCATTCGCTAAATGTATTAGCTGAAAATATATTTATAGATAAAATTAAAAATAAAAAAATTTCTATTAATAAAATTCATAAATATTGGAAAGATGCAAGAGCAGATGCTAAATATATTATTAAAACAAAAATAATATTGGATAAGATCAATAAAGTTATCAATAACTTTAATAATATGATTATATCATTAATATTGGTATATTTATTATTATATATAATTATTATATTATTTATGTTTTATTATGATATTATTAAATATTAATTATATTATAAAATGCAATTATTAAAAAAATACTTAAATCTTTGTAAGGAAGATACTATTTATTTATTTTTTGGTTTAATATTTGGATCAGCAGGTTCATATTATACTGTATATTGTAATGAATATTTGAGTATTATGCTTAATGGTGATAAATCAGTTTTTAATATTTATGTTATATATTCAATTTTGACTATTATATTTACTGCATTAAGATGTGGTATTTTTACCTATACGCAAAATAAATTTCATAATACTCTAACAAAAATAATTTATAATAAGATGTTATATCAGAAAAATGAATATTATGAAACAACGCCTATAAGTTCTCTTCTAGATATTTGTAATAATGATATTAGAATTGTTTCTGATATCATAACTTTAAATATAAATGTGTATAGTAGAAATATTACTAGTATAATATTTACTTTATATATATTATCAAATATTTCATATAAATTATCAATATTTTTATCATTCTTTTTATTATTTTACTGTGGAATAATTAATTATTCAAATAAATTTTATAATGATAAAATGCTAATTTTTAATGAAATTAAGAAAAAAATAAATGCACACATTCATGAAACAATTTCGCATATTTCAGTAATAAAAAGTTTTGCAAATGAAAATAGAGTATCTATTAAAATTAATAAATTTTGTGAAGATTTAACAAAATACTATTGGTTTGAAATTTTATATCATAGTATAAATACAATTTCAATTTTTAATATTGATATTTTAATCAATATATTTATTATTTTATTTTCAAATTATTTAAATATTAATGCAGTTTCTTTTTTAGTTCATAAACAAAAATTATTAGAAAATTTTAAATATATTATTGAATTTAATAATGATTATATTAAATGTAATAAATCTTTAAAAAATATTTTTTATATTTTAGATAATGAATATCATAATAAAGGTGTTTTCATCCCATCATCTAATGATATAAAAGGCAATATTGTGTTTAGAAATATATATTTTAATTATGTAAAATCTCCTGATCATTTAATTCTCAATAATTTTAATTTTGAAATTAAAGAAGGTAGTAAAATAGGAATTGTTGGACCTTCTGGATGTGGTAAAAGTACTATTGCTAAATTATTAATGTGTATTGTTAAACAACAGAAAGGCACTATTTATATTGATAATATAAATTTTAATGTTTATGATAATAAATGGATTAGAAATAAAATAGGATATGTATCTCAGGATAATATTTTATTTGCAGATACTATCTTAAATAATATAACTTATGGCTTAGATAATTATGATATGGATGATGTTATAAATATAGCAAAAATAGCAAATGCACATGAATTCATATCAAAATTGCCAGATGGTTATAATACTATTTTTGATGCTACTGAATTGAGTTCTCTTTCAGGCGGGCAAAAACAGCGAATAGCAATAGCAAGAGCTCTAATGAGAAAACCCAAAATATTGATATTTGATGAAGCGACATCAGCATTAGATCCTTATTGTGAAGAAATAGTACAGAATACTATTAATGAATGTTTTAGTAGTATAAATAAAAAATCAACAATTATTGTTATAGCTCATAGAAAATCTGCATTAAATTTTGTTAATAATATTTATAAAATAAATGCAAATGGTTCAATAATGGAAGAAATAACAATGAGTTAATATAACTATTATAATATTATTATATTTATAATAATGGGAAATAATTCATCAACAAGACAATATACTTATCATCAATATTATAATGCTATTAAAAATGATAAATCATTTGATTTTTCTAAAATTAATTATTCATTATTAAATCCTTATGAAGTTTTAGAAGTTTCCAAATCTTTTACATGGGATGAATTGAAAGAAGCTTATAAACATACTGCATTATTAACACATCCAGATAAATCAGGTGGAAATAAAATAGTTTTTAATTTTGTTACTGAATGTTTTAAAGTTTTAGCAGAAGAATATAAAGCAAGAAATGCAAATAAAACTTTTATGGAATTAAAACAACAAGTTAAAAGTTATTATTCTAATGATGTAGAAGATGAAAAAATACCAGCACCAATTACTGGTGATAATTTTAATGAAAAATTTAATAAAACTTTTGATATGTGTAAATTAGAAGATGATGAAAATGATTTTGGTTATGGTGATATAATGAGTGAAAGTTCTAAAATAAGAGAAGACTTTTCACAAGAAAATTTATTTGAAAAAAAGAAATTTGATAATACTTCTTTTAATAAAATTTTTACTAAGCATACACCCGCACCTCCAAAAGAAATAATTAAATATAAAGAACCAGAACCAATGGTATTAGCAAAAACTATGAATTATACAGAAATAGGAGGAAAAAGACCAGATGATTATAGTAGTAGTGCTGAAAAAAGTGGCAAAAATAATTTAATTTATTCTGATTATAAAATAGCATATTCAAATACACGTTTGGTTGATGATGAAACATTATCAAAAACTTTAAAAGATTTTAAAAATGTTGAAGAATATGAAAAATATAGAAATAGTAAAGTTAAAAAAGGATTATCAGATAAAGAAAAACTTTATTTTGAAAATAAAAAAATAAAAGAAGAACATGAAGAATATTTAAGATTAGAAAGAATAAAACAAAATGATATTAAAATAAAAATAAATAATGAAAAAGCATCAAGATTATTTCTAAAATAATTTTTGTTTTTTCATTATAATTAATAATAATCGTCATCTGTAATTTTATACTTATTATCTCTATGTGCTAACATTTTTTTAGTTTTCTGTGATACAGAAACATTATAAATATTTTTACTACTTTTTTTGATTAAATTATTATTATCATCTAATTCCATATTTATCATTTTAGTCTTAGAAAATTCAAACATATTATACTTAATATTATTATTATGAAAATAGCCAGACTTAAACTTACGATACATTCTTTTTATTTATGAAAATAATTTTTAAAAATATAAATCATTTTTTTTTAATAATATTCAAAATCGCTATCATTACTATCTTCTGTAAATAGTAATTTCTTCTTTTTTTTTGATAAAGTACCTGAATGGCTATTTACAGGACTTGATGAATATTTCAATGAATTTATACTATCATCGGATGATCGCGTAGCTAGTTTAGAAGCATCTATTGATGATTTTTCTATTGATACCCTTTTATTAATATCTAACATTAATTAAAAATATTCTATTATATATTATATAGAAATTATTATAAAAAAAGAACAAAAATATTTTTGTTCTTATACCACGAGAATAAATATTTATTGAAGAAGACTTTTATAATATTCAATCTTATCAGAAATAGCAATTAATTTTGCCTGATATTCCTTCAATTTAATATTATAATACTCTAATTTCTTTGTATTATGTTCGCGACTTGTTTCTTCTTCTTCGTCGTCCGCATCATTTTCGTGATTAACAACTTCCACCTTTGTTTTTGGTTCTGCTTTTGGTTCTGCTTTCGGAGTTGTTTTTGGTTCTGCTTTTGGTTCTGCTTTCGGAGTTGCTTTTACAGTGGCTGCTTTTGCTGGCATCCTTTTTGAATGGGATAAGTATTTTATATTAAAAATAATATCATTTTTATTTATAATTACTTATAAAATGAACAAAAAGAATTGACTAAGTTGCTTGAATTGGTGCAACTACTTCAAATGATTGTTTATATTCATGCCATAAAGTTCTTACTCTTTTCATTCTTTCTTGTGGAGACATTTCAATTTCTGAATTCTTTAAATTTCTATATGTAATTTTATAAAATTCCTGATATCTAAGTTTTTTAACAGTTTCGAGAGATTTTGGTAAATTTAATGTTATATTATTAATAATATTAGCTTGACTATCAATTAAATCTTTATGTTTCTTAATTTCTTTATTTTTATTTATAATAATATTTTTTAATCTATTTATTTCAATATCATTATCATAAATAATATCTTTATTTTTCCAAATTTCTCTATTTTGTTTATATTCATTAATAGTAAAATAACTTACAATAATATCTTGATCAATTACTTTCCATTTTTTAAAATTTTCTTTTTTGCAAAATGGACATGCATAAATAATATCTGATTCAAAGAATTCATTATAATTTCGTTCAATCATTTTAACATAGCAATTATCACAAACACCATTATTACAAATATTACAACTATTATTTTTATTTATAATATCATCTAAACATATAGCACATTCACATCCTTCATTATTCATATTTAATAACAATTTATATTATGCATAAAAATTTTAAATCATTTTTTATTTTTGCTTTAATATTTATTTTTTATAAATAAAATTGATACTTAAATTTTATATAAATAATTATCCAATTTAAATGGAGTCTCTGTCATCGTTGAGAAAACTAACTTCATATAACATCTTTGTACAAATACAGAGTTCTATATTGAAAAAGGAAGGAGTTGTTTTCAAAGGTAAAGGAAGTAATTTTATATTTATTGCCGGTTTATGGAATATTTATAAAAATAAAGACCCTATTTTGATTGAGTCATTTTCTGATGATATCATCAAACGAATGGATTTTGAGATTATCAAAAAAAGATGGAAAAAGGCTAAACAAGAATTTTCAGTAATGGACAAATCCCAGAAACATTTAAATGATTTCAGGAGTGGTAAAATTGCCGGTGTTCTCGTTTAGTTATGGTTGATGGGGTTATTATGAGCAAATTAATTTTTGTTCATTATCATATAAATTTGTGATATTTTATTTATAAATTAAAAAAATAATGAAATTATAATTTTATATATATAATTATCCAATTAAAAAAGGAGTTTCTGATTTATCATGTGTGATGCATACTGGAAGTTTTTTAGAGAAATAGATCAAGATCTTAAAGATAAAAAAGTTAAATTTGATGAACCATTTGCAAAGGTTAGATTTATTGCTGAATTATGGAAAAAAGTAAAAAAGGCTGCCAAAGCTATAAAAGATGCAAAAAAAATAGCCGACGCTGCGGAAGATGCGGAAGATATGGAAGATATGGATGAAAGAGCCAAAGATATGAATGAAAGAGACAAAGCCGCGGAAGAAAAGATCAAAGCCGCAGAAGAAAGAGCAAAAGTTGCAGAAGAAAGAGCCAAAGCCGCAGAAGAAAGAGCAAAAGTTGCAGAAGAAAAGATCAAAGTAGCAGAAGAATTTGCTCAGGCAAAAGATAGAGCATGGGAAGATACTAAACGATTTGGTGATGATAAAATGAAAGCTTTCGTAAAGTAAATTTCATAATTGGATATATGAACAAAATTTAATTTTTGTTCATTTCAGACTTTAATCTTTCAATTTATTTTTTCAAGATAATTAAATTATCAAATTCTTTAATTTTTTCATAGTTCTTTGTTTAATGTTCAATTATGGATTTTAATGAATAATCATTATTATTAAAGAAAAAGAAATATAAAATATTTTATATATTTTTTTCAGATTTCATAAAAAGTTTATTAAATTTAATAGTAAATAATTGCCTAATTGCTGTAATTTCATTTGTTTTATAAATTATAATTTCTTTCAAATCATTCAGTTCTTTTGAGTTATTGCTAATAATATCATTTAATTCTGCAATTTCTTTGTAATTATTATTAATTATTTCATTTAATTCTTTTTTTTTATCATTAATTATTTTATTTAAATATTTACTTTCAATTGTTTTTATATTTATTGTATCATCTAAAATTTTATTAATATTTGATAATTGTTTTATTTTCTTATTTTTATCTGATATTATTACAATAGCTATTATTATAATTATCAAAGTAATAATCATTTGATAATATAAAAAAATAATGACTGTATCATTTTTTTATATTATAGAATTATATTCAGAATTATAATGAAAATCATTTATAATAATATTTTTTAATCTTTGATAATTATTTATATTATTAATATAAATAATTGCATATATCATTATAGAAATAATAAGAATAATACTTAATATAGAAATAATAACACTAATATAATTAATCATTGATTTTTCAATAATAAAAATCAAAATCATTTTTTTATGAATTTTTGCATTTCATTATCTTTAATTTCTAATGCTTCAATAAATTGATTAAATCCTTTATTATTTTGCTGACAATTATAAAATAACATAAAAATAATAATAAATACAACAATAATTATAACAATCATTTTATTAGATTTTAATAATTTAAATAAATCATTTTTTATTTAAAGGTTTGTTTGGGACCTCCTTAAATAAAATTTGAATATCTTATTTATTAATTAATTGTGTAATATGATTATCAAGATTTTTATTTATATATTCAAGTTTTTTATTTATATGTTCAATATTTTTATTTGTGTTTTTTAGATCTTTAATAGTTTCTTTAAGTTCCTTATTATCTACTTCAAGATCTTCAATAGTTTCTTTAAGTTCCTTATTATCTACTTCAAGATCTTTAATAGTTTCTTTAAGTTCCTTATTATCTACTTCAAGATCTTTAATAGTTTCTTTAAGTTCCTTATTATATACTTCAAGATCTTCAATATTTGTTTTTATTATTTTATTATATATTAAATATGTTGCTGTTATTATAATAATCATAGTTATTTCAAAATTTAATTGATAATTATATATATATCTGCAAATAATATACATCATTATTATAAATTCAAACATAACTTTTTTTTATCAATAAAATACAAAAATCAATTTTTATTCATTAGTTCTTTAATTTTATTTTCTAGATTTTTATTTTTATTATAAAATTCTATATTCCTATTTTCAAGTTCAATAATTAATTTTTCCTGTTTTCTAGTTCTATTTATCAATTCTTCAACTTCTATATTCAAATATGTAAAATATAATCCTATTATAAGCATTACAATCATAAAAATAAATATTATCATTAGAATATATAAAAAAATAATTATAATAAAATAATCAATTTTTATATATATCTGAAAAAATGATTTAAAAGATTGTTTAAGAACTCCTTAAATCATTTTTTCAGATATAAAGGATAATAAATACTATTATGAATACAATAATATCTACTAATGCAAAATCAATAATCATATTTAGTTTTTGTAATTATTTTTATAAGAAAAAATTTAATCATTTTTTATACTATTTGCTTTTAAATCTTTTAAATCTTTCAATATTATATCCAATGTTTTTTGAATATTACTAAGAATATTTTCATCAACAGTATTATCTATTTTCTTAATCTCTATATTATTTAGATAAGATATATTTTGCATAAATAACAAAAAAACAGCAATTGCTAATATAATATCAAACATTTTTATAATAATCATTTTATTTTTTTATCATTATATCATTTATATAATTATTTTTTATAAATGACAAAAAATTAATTTTGCCAATATAAATCAACACCTGCAACTTATTTAATGATACTTGAACCAATTGTTTGGTTCAGTATAGAAAACAATGCAACAGATGCTAACTGATTGATAATCACAGAGCACATATTCATACACATCATACCACAAACATAATAATCAGATATAATCTTCATATTTACATCTTGCGAATTGATTGAAATTATCTCATCAATCAGCAAAGATATATTGCCATTATAATATTCAGAATTGGATAATAATTCAACCTTGAAATTTTCGGCAAATGTTGTAATGTTAGTATGTTTAGAAAGTAGCTCATCAATCATGGGAAACAACTTAACGAAAAGTGAAATGAATGCTAACTGCTGATACATGACCTCAACATCAGAATATAAATCATCAATAGGACCTAGATATGTTTCATATAGGGTCATTGCAACAGATACGCCACCCGAGTATTCAAAGATAATCTTCTTATTCTCTTCAATAGTATTGCTTGAAACAATATCATCTAGGGTGCAATCTAGCAAATCTACCACATCAGAATAACAGTCTGGATGAGAGGTGAATTCAGCAATAAAATCATTAACAAACGTTTGTGCGTTCATCATTGGGACAATTAGTGAAAACTGTAAATAAATATATTAAATAAACCTATCATTTTTTTATTATTAATAGTAATTATTAATACAAAAATAATTAATTATTACTATTAATAATTATATCAATATCATTCATTTCTTCAATTATTTTAAAATATCTATTTGCTTCATTTATTTTATTTAAAATAATTGTTCTTTTCAATTCAATATTATTATTAACATTGCATTCATTTTCATATTTGTCATATAACTTATTTTTTATTAATCTCAATATTTCTTTTCGTTTTAAATCTCTGAATATCTTAATATTTTTAATAATTCTATGCGGAAAATAATCATCTAAATATAAATTAATAATTTCATCTATTTTTTCATTTATTTCATCAATTGAATAAATATTAAAATTATTAACAATATCTAATATTTTTTTTTCAATATTATTATAAATATTATAATTGATCGGTATTACCATATATTTTTCTTTCTTCTTATTTTTAACATAATTCATAATAAAAATAGAAACAATAATAAAACCAATAATTAACATTATAATTATTATTCATATTAATAATTATCATTTTTTTTAAAAAAAATGACTAATATTTTTAATATATGCAATTTAAAAATTACTATCAATTATGTTTAATTGCTCATTATGTAGCTATAAAAGTAATAAAAAATATAATTTAATACGTCATGAATTATCAAATCATAAAAAAAGAAAAATCATATAATTAGTAATGATAATTTAAATATTAAATGTGATGAAATCAAAAGACAATATAAAGAACAAATTAAAAAAACAAAAATAATTATTTACAATTTAAGAGATTTAATGAAAGACTAAGAAAATATATAAGGATTATTTAATAATCTCTTTAAATCAATTCATCTAAGATTATTAATAATCTTATTTTACTATCTTTCGAACTTGAATAAAAATATTAATTTATTTTTTATATATTTTAGCATTCCAAATTTCTTTGCCTACTTTTGCTGAATAATAATAAACAAATGAAATTAATCCGAAAGCACCAATTAAAGAAATATTATTTTTATTAATCATTATATATTATAAATGATTATATTTGTAATCTCTTTTTTAACTACTTTAAGTTTATTAAGTTGTTTTATGTATTATAATAGTGTTAAAGATATGTATGAAAATAATGATATTAATGAATTTTTACTTACATCTGTTGTTGATGATAATGATAATGATAATGATACCTATTAATTTAAGAACCTAAGATAAAAATAATACTATTATTGTTAAAATTGATGATAATAATTAATCATTTTGAAAAATTGGATATAATATTATTTATAAAATCATTGAAAATTAAATATAATATTATTTATTTGAATAAAGATAATTCAATTACTTTTAGAAAAAAATAATGATATTTGTTTTAATAATTATTCTAATATTAGTGCATGCCCTCAATGTAATTTTCAATATTGCGACAATTGCATAATGAAAATAAAAAATAATAAAAAAATTATTTGTATTGTTTGCAAATATTCAATCTTATAATAAAAAGATTTAAGGAAATGTTTAAGAAATCCTTAAATCAATATTAAATTTGTATATTTTTGTTTGTAAAATAGGTAAATTAGAATTAAGTAATGTTATATCACTCCATTCATTTATAACTATTCATGGAAAAAATATCATAAACTTTATCAAATGATGTATTTGTTTTTTTAACAATTGGAATTGTGTTTAGATAAATTGCTTCATAAAACAATGCGTATCAATACCTAATCCATATGGTGCTACAATATAATCATATAATTTATGTACTGGAATTTTACCGTAAATTGAAGTCATTATTAATAAAATAAATAAAATTAAATATATCATAAACAAATGATTTATCTTTCAAATAATTATGATAAAAATTGTCATGTACTGGTTTAATTAAAAAATGATTTTAAGATTTATTTATATAATTATGAATTATGATTGACGATCATATTAATGAATTTATATCAAAATTTGTTCTTTGTATTCTCTTAACACAATCTGGAAAAACATTTACAGCAATTGAAAAGATTATTACTGAAATTGATCAAGATATTGATTTAGGCAGAAGTATTCATATTGTATTTTCCATGAATACTTTATTTAATAATAAACAATTTGCTAAACGTCTGCAAAGTATTGAAGATACTTATGGAAAAGGGTCAATCTGTATATTTTCATCTAAATATGATGGAAAATATAAACATATCAAAAATAGATTAGAATTGCAAGGTCTTTGTGCAGATGAAACAACATGTCCACGTGTTGTTGTTATGTGTAGTAATAAAAAAAGATATGATGATGGTGAAGATTTTCTTAAAGTTATTGATAAAAATATAATAAATATTTGTAGAGTATTTGCTTATTATGACGAATTACATAAATATATTAATGATAAGCTTAGAGAGCAAATAGAAACAATTCATGATTTAGATATTGTTAAAGGTATTACTGCATTAACAGCATCTCCTGATAGAATTTTTCAAAAAAAAGAAGGATTTTGGAATAAAATAAAATTAATTCAATTAGATGATTTTTCATATTCAAATTATGTTGGTTTTAAAGATATGAATTTTAATTGTATTGATGATTTCTTTACATTACCTTATAAAAGACCACATCCATTTGATTATGATGAGAAGGATAAGCAAACAATAGAATTTATAAATTATGTTTTACAAAAATATCCAAAAATTTTAGCTAATAATACAAGATCATTTATTCCAGCACATATACGCAGAACGGGACATAATACAGTTAGAAATCTTATATTTGATATTAATGGTAATGCAGTAGTTATCGTTATTAATGGTAATGAAAAAACTCTTCAATATAAAAATAGTAATGGAGATATTATATCAATAGAATTAATCTCTCAAAATGAAGAATTATGTGAAACAATTTCTAAAATTATATTAAATAATAATTTACAAAATCGCGCAATTGTTATTACTGGTTTATTATGTATAGGAATGGGTCAAACATTAACTCATAAATCAACTGGTTCATTTACATCGTGTATAATAAGTCATTTAGATCTTCCAAATGATGAACTCTATCAATTATTTGGAAGAATTACAGGAAGAATGAAAGATTGGGATGATAAATATAAACAAACCACTATATATTGTCCTTCTATTATAAAAAATAGATGTAATGTTATGGAAGAATGTGCTATAAAAATGGCATGTGATCATAATGGAGAAATCATAAGTCAAGAAGATTATAGAGAACCTATGCTTAAAATGGGTAAAATTGGCAAAGATGCTATTGAAAATATTAGAATTTCCAAAGAAAAGAAAGAAACAAAAATAAAAATAGAAGATACAGACAAAAATATTATGTTATTTGATACACAAGTAGAAGCAATTAGATTTGGGAAGGAATTTATTAATTATAATTTTAATCAAAGATTTACATCAATTGCACCAAAAGAATTGCAAACTAATGGTAAAAATCCATCATGTGATGAATTATTTAAACGTATGTGGGGACTTAATAAAAAACATCCTGCAAGAATGATACCAACATTAGAAAATAAATGGTGTGTATATTGGAGACCATCTTTACTTAAATAAAGTATTTAAATGATAATAATTTTGGTTTAAAAATAGATTTAAGGAGATGTTTAAGAAACCCTTAAATCTATGTTTAGTTAATATTAATTACATTATAAAATCCTTCTTCTATTGTTGGTTTAATATATTTTTTTCTAAATACATAATATGTTATTTTAGGAATAACTTTATCTCGCTTATTATTTCTAAACATTGCTGTTGCAATATCTGTTTCAACATTTATACATCTTATAGGTATATTTTTACTATTTGCAAAATCAATATATTCTTTTCTTTTTTCAATAGATGGATTTGTTGCATCAAATATTATTGAATAATTAGCTTTAATATATTTTTCTGATTCTTTAATCATTGCCTTACTATTTTTGAATATATCACCATTTATTACTTTATATCGTTTAGGATCAAATGTATTTGCTATTGTCGTTTTTCCACTTCCTGGATATCCAACTAATACTACAATCTCTTGTTTATCATATTGTTTTATAACTATTTCTTTTTCAGTTGTAATAGAAAATAAATCATCTGGTGAATATATTTTTTTTATATTTATATTTTCTGCAAATTTTTTATCACTATCTGACCAGTCTCCTTGTCTTCCTAATGCATCACCTACAAAAAATGATTTTTTCATATCTATTTTTTTTGTTTTTATTATCAAATCAAACATTGTTCTATTTGGTTTTTTATCAATATCTTCATATCCAACTGATATTAATGATGGTATTTTTAATGACGATAAAACATTAGTAATTTGTTGTAATTTCATGTCAGTATTTTTTGTTTGATTTGATATAATAACAATACAATAACCTTTATCATAATATTTTTCCAAAATCTCTGGCACTTTTTCTGTTATCCATCTCCAATCATCCAATGATTTTGAAAAAGTACCATTAGATAATGGTTTTACTAATGTCCAATCATAATCAAACATCGCCATCTTTCCTCTTAAACGAAATTTACCAATTTTTACTATACACGGAGGCATTTAATAAATAATTCTTTATAATTATATATTATCTTATTTTTATAATAAAGAAAGACGTATAATTCCCACTGGAATTGCAATAATTATTATCGTCAATATTATAAAATTACATAGTAAATCAATATATTCTAATATCATTAGTTTTATAATTATTAATTTAAAAAACAAAAATCATTTTTTAAAAACATTTTAACATCTTATTATTTGTATAAATAATAGAAATATAAACGTCATAATAACTACATATGCAATACTAAGTATAATTATTATTATCATTATAAAAATATTTATAGACATTTATAATTTTTTTAAATATTATCAGTATCAATTTTTATTTAAGGATTTTGTAATATTCTCCTTAAATCAATTATTATTATAATGACAATCATATAAATAATGTTTTTGATATATAATCTATTATTGTTCATCCACAAAATACCAATTAATAATATTATTAATGATATTATATCAATGTTTAAATTATCCATTTTGAATAAATAATTTTATTAATATAAATCATTTTTTTAATAGCTATCCAAAATTAAAATGACAAAAATTTTAATTAATGTCATCCTACTCCATCATTATACATACCCAGAACCATCATAACTCAGTTTTTGCAAACACTGAATATAGATAATATCAATCTTACTTTTAAGATTAGCAAATACAATCAGATAAATATGATTTATGCTAACTTCGTAATAGTTAGTATAAAATTGAAATGTCTGTTGAATGCTTACTTTAATCAGCAAATTGAGGATATGAAATATGATGTTATAGACAGCAAGGGAAATATGGAATGATCCAGATCGCATAGAAGAACTCATAAATCGACAGGTGATGTTTATCTCAAATACATAAATTTTTACTTATATCTTCTAGTCATTTTTTTTCTATTTTCTTTAAAATTAATACAAAAGTATTTTTATTAGATTTTCAAGTAAATTATCAATGTATATAGGTAATATTTTATATATTACTTCATCTATTATATTATCTATGATTAACATCTAATTTTTTAATTTAAATTTAATTATCATTTTTTTATATTTAAAAATTAGTATTTATAATTAAATATTTATTAATGAAAATTCGTATTTATGTTTTATGTTATAGTGATGATACTTATATAAATGCTATGCATTTATACGGTAATAAAGATTGGGCAAAAGTTGTTTATATCAAATCTACTGTTTTATTTGAAAGTATTATGTATGATAGTTGGTTAGAGGAAAATTATGATGATTGGAAGGATTTTGATTATGTCGGAACCATTTCATGGAAAGCATCAATGAAAATTAAAATGCCTGATATTGATAAATTATCTGTATTTTTAGATAATAATAAAAATAATTATGATGTTGCTGCGTTTTATTTTATTGATATGAATATGATTGATAGAACTACTTATTATCATCCTAAATTTAGAACATTATGGATTAAAATTTTAACTAAGTTAGGTTATTCAATTGATCAAATTTTAAATGATAAAATTAAAGGATTTTATTGTAATTATTGGATTACTAGTCCTAAATTAATGCTCGATTATATTAAGTTTTTCAAAAAAGTTAAAAATGTTATTAATGATTATCAAGATATTCAAGAAGATCTTTGGAGCAACTCCAATTTTCAATCAACTACTTTATTAACTCCTGAACAATGTATGCAAAAATTTGGAATTCCACATTATCCATATCATCCTTTTATTTATGAAAGAATACCATGTATTTATTTTGAATATACAGCTAAAATTTTAATTACTGCAAAATTTCCAGAATTATATTAGATATGAATATTTTTATTTATTTTAGCACTTACATTATTTTTGCAGGATTTTTATATTATTTTAATTTAATCAAGTATAATCCTTTTTTATGGTTAGTATTTGCATTATTTGTTTCTATTTGTATTAGTATTTATTCTATAAATGATAATAATTTTTATACAATAATTAAATATTTATTATTTAATAGTCCTAAATTATTATTAGTTTTAATAATTGATAAAAATAATTTATTCAATGGATTTATATTTTATTCATCATTGTTTTTTATTTATTTAATTTTAATTGATTATAACTTATATGATATTTATTATAATAAAACTATGCTTAAAGTTATTAATAATGAATATTAAGTATTTAATGAATATACAGACCAAGCTAAATAATTAGCAAATATTAACCAAATTATATATGGTATTAATAACAGTACTGATATCATATTTCCATAACTATAAAATAATATCATAACTATTATTGCTGTTATTAAAACCAATAATGTTATAATTGCACTTTCTAATAATCGTTTATATATGAATATTAATGGGGTATATGCATAATTTAATATTAAATGTATTATTGGTATTATCCAATATCCGACTGATCTATCCTTTAAGGCTAAATAATATGATATACCTATCAATATATATAATATAGACCATGCTATGCCAAAAACATATGATGGTGGTGTTAATTTTGGTTTATTTAATTTGAAATACCATTCATCAGGTTTTGATAAGCTTCCTACAATAAAACCAATTATTAATGGAATTATTATTATTAATAATTTAATACTTAAAAAATTATTAATCTCTTTCATTTATTATTTATACATAATATATATTTTTATTAAATTCATTTAAAGACATGAAGAAATTCTTTAAATAACTTTTATAAATAATCCACTAATTTTCATTAATTCATCCAATTCTAATGGTGATAATAGCATTTTTTGATTATTTATATCAATCAACATCAATTTTGTTAAATCTTTTTCTTTAAATATTATTAATTCTTTTTCTATTTTACATACAAATAACTATAATATTTATAATTATGTAAATCATTTATTTTATTTTTAATCTCATATATTCTATTCATATCATAATGTATTGTTGTATAAATATATTTACTTAATTTTGTAAATATTCACGCGATATTTCTCTTTTTGTTATTAAATATTTGATTATACATTTATTTATTATTATTATCGTTATTATAATCTTATAAATCCAAATATTCCCAATAATATTAATGATGTTATTATCAATTTATATGACATTGCAAAAATAAATATTCATATCAAAATCATTTTTTTGATGGTATAAACATAAATAATTAGTATTATTAAAAAATGCTTAAAGATTATTTTGAATACCTCTTAAATATATTTTATGATTTTATTGATAGTATTGATTATAATGATATTAGATAACCCTAGAAAATGATTTAAGGATATATTAAAATTATCCTTAAATCATTTTTCAGGCTATCCATAATGTTTTATAATTAGATTTGCAGATATTGCTTTACTACCTCCCCCAAATGGTGTTATTGTTAAAGCTGACGCACTTCCACTACAATTATTTATACTTAAAATTGAATTAGGTGTAGTTGTTAATACTAAACAATTACCTATTACTTGTGTTGTTCCTGTTGCTCTACCTACAACTGTATAATCTAATTCTATTCCATTAACAACTATAACTAATTGTGCCGCTTCATTTATACTAACCTGAAATATAATCTCATATAAACCAACTAATGATAAATTAAATGTTGATGATGATATTCTTGTTATGATTATATTATTATTTGGACCATCCTGATTAAAATTTATTGCCGCGCCAATTGCAATTGTTGATGTATTATTAGGCGGCATTAAACTATAAAAATTAGATATATTCATTATCCCTGGTATTCCTTGAATTCCTGGTATTCCTTGAATTCCTGGTATTCCTGGTATTCCTGGTATTCCTTGAATTCCTGGTATTCCTTTCTTACCTCTTTTACCTCTTTTACATATAATAGGTTCATTATGACATGAACAATGAGAACATATTGAAGAACCTGAACATGATGAAGAATAGTTATTATAATTCATTAATTATAACAAACATTATTTAAAGAGATTTCAAAGTTATCCTTAAATGATTTCTTTGGCTATTGTTAAATATTTTGCTAATCGTCCCTTTTCCATTTTATCTATCAATTTAACTTGCATTGCCATTGCATATATCTTTTTTAATATTTCTCTTTTTTCATTTATAAAATTCCAATATAATGCATCCCATATTTCATACCAATCCTCTTTTTTATAATCACTCATCTTTTTTATGTAATTTGATGATGATATATATGGTCTTGTCATCATACTTATATTTATTATTGAATATTGCGACATTCCATATACATTTGGTACCATAACCCATTCATATGAGTCAATAAAACATATCATAAACCAATCATATAATTCTTTCGGATTTATTTCCAATAATAATCCAATATTTCCCATTATCATTAATCTCTCTATATGATGCAAATAACCATATTTACTAACTTTTGCTATCATATCATCTATTATTCGCATATTTGTCCCTTCATTATTATACCATGATCTTGGCAATTTCTTTTTATGATTTAATCTATTCATTTTTATCATCTCATTTCCATGATATTCATATATAAAACGAGTATAACTGCGCCATCCAATCAATTGTCTTATAAATGCCTCTACTGATATTAATAATTTATTATCTGAATTATAATATTTTATTACTTCGTCTATTACTATATTAGGTGTTATTAATCCTATGTTTAATAATGGTGATAAAATTGAATGTGATCCAAATATAACTTTCTTTGATATACCATCCTGATTTTTCCCAAATGTTTCTAATCTCTTTTTTATAAAAGTTTTTAAATGTGTTCTAGCTTCCTCATGTGTTATCGGATAATATATATATTCAACTATTCCAAAATTATTCATAAAATTCTTTTTTATATAATCTTTCGCTTCTTCTATATATTTATTTGAATATGTTATTATCTTATCCTCCTTATAATTCTTATCATATGGATTTCTATTTTCTTTATCAAAACTCCATTTACCTCCAATAGGTTGTTCCCTGTTTTCTATTAGAATTTCCAATCGTTTTCTCTGCCATTTATAAAAATTATCATGATAATAATTTTTCTTATTTGTATTCTTATTTCTATATTCTTCCAAATCTGATCTAGTTTCTAAAAATAATGGAGTATCATATATTACTATTTTAAGTGATAATTTCATATATTTTTCAATTACTAGTTTATCTATCGGATCATACATAAAAATATTCTTATTCTTAAATTCATTACTATCTATTTTATCAAATTCAATATAAATAACTTTTGAATTATATTTTATTTTTAATTTATCATAATAATATTTCATTGATGATCTATGTAATATTAATTTTTGTTTATGAAATTTCTTTGATGTAAAATAAAATGGTTCTTCTATTAAATAAATTTTATCCATTTTATTCAATTTATCATTAAATTCAAATAATTGTGTAGGCAATATAATAAATATATTCATTATAATTATTATGGAGAATAAAGATAACGAAACGCAAATACATGAAATATTATTAAAAATTTCAAAATTAGAAAATAAATATTTAGAAATGAAAAAAGAAATGAAAGAAATGAAGGAACGATTTACTAAAATTGAAAAAACAAAAGTTATTTTTTAATTATTTTTATTTAATTGGTTTTTATAAAAATTAATTGTACTATTTAATCCATCCTCTAAATTAATTTTTCTATTCCATCCCAATAATCTAATCTTATCATCTGATATATAATATCTCTTATCATTAAAATCACGATCATTTATAAATGTTATATAATCTTCATAATTATCACTATTTGTAATTAATTTAATTAATTTTTTTGATAAATTTAATATAGATATTTCCTCCCCTAATCCAATATTATAGATTTCTCCTATTTTCCCCTCATTCATTATCAATTCTAAACATTGAATTAAATCATCAATATGCAAAAATGATCTAACACATGAACCATCTCCCTGAATTGTACATTTCTCTTTTTTTAATAATTGAATTATAAATCTAGGTATAACCTTATCTATATATTGTTTATTTCCATAAATATTATTACTTCTTATTATTATTATTGGAATATTAAACGATTTATAATATGCTACACATAACATTTCCGCAGCAGCTTTTGTTGCTGCATATGGATTTGTTGGACATAATATGCTATTCTCATCCTTCTTTATATCATCGTTTAACATTGACTCACCATAAACTTCATCTGTACTCATATGAATAAATTTAATTATTTTTCCATATATTCTACAACATTCTAATAATATATGTGTACCATAAATATTATCATTTGTATAATCTAATGAATTATTAAAACTATATTCAACATGCGATTGAGCTGCAAAATGCAGTACGCAATCTATATTATTATCCTTCAAATATGATAATAAAAATTCCTTATTTTGCAAAGTATTCATTGTTGTCTTAAAATTAGATGCATTATCAATCTCTTCTACATTTTTAACCGATGCACAATATAATAAACAATCATAATTATAAAAATTAATATCTTTATATTTATTTACCAAATATACTAAAAAATTAGATGCTATAAATCCATAACCACCTGTAATTAATACATTCTTAATCATATTTATATAATTATATTTATCTTTTTTTAAATGCTTTTACTTAAATTATAAACTACTATTATCTTTATTATTTTTATTTCATATATTTATATATAGAAAATGATAAAACTTTTTATTATAATAGGTATAATTATTTTATTATTAGCATTGGTATTATATTTAATATATAGTGATTATAATATTGAAAAATTTACAACATTAGATCCTGCTGATCAAATTGAACAAGATGTTATTGATCGTCAAGCAGAAAGAGACAGACAAGATAACGCAGCAACAGCAGCAATTGCTGCTTTAAATAATAATGCCTCTGAAAATATAGAACCATCATCAACCCAATCACCAGAAACAACAATAATAACAGCAACAACAACAGCAACAACAACAACAGCAGCAACCCAAAAACCAACTAATAATATTGTTGAGTTTTTAGCTGTAATTTCAGCATATGAACCATGGGGCATTTATTATGCAGGTAATTTTTCTGATAATAAATTAGCTGATTTATTAGGTCGTGAAAATAGAAATGCAATTGCCACTGGAACTATAAATATTGATATTGCTTCTGGTCATGGAGCAAACGGAAATATTAAATCTATATCTGGATCTACTTCAACTTTTATTGAATGGCCTTCTAATAGTATTCCTGAAAAATATACAATTTGTTCTATTTCTCGTTATACTGGTACTGATAATAATAAAAGAATTTTAACTGCTAGAAATGCAACATCCACTAATGATTGGATACATGGACATAAAGGAGGTAAAAGAGGCGTTGTCTATTATTCTGAATATAAAACTAATAGTTCTCCTGACTTCAATTTAACTGGAAATAATACTGATTGGGTTGTTACCTGTGCTAAAAATGATATTATTATTCCTACAAATATATATATTAATGGTGCTCCTTCTGGTATTAAAGGTGGAGGACAAGGTGGATTAAGATTATCCATAAATAAAATTGATGATAATAGTATTATTAATGAACAATCTGATTTTGCATTGAGTTATATAATTATATGGGATACTATTTTAACTGATACTGCTCTTAAAATTGTTTCTACTGCATTAATGAATTATTTAAATACAGGCGAAGATTTATTATTTCATACTAATTCTTTATCCATAGATGATAAATATAAAGTTCTTAATACTAAAACTGATTTTATTAGAGATGAAAATATTGAAATAGTAAAAAGATATAATTTACCTAGTGGAGATGCTACTAAAAATAATGTAAATGCAACTATTGATCCAATTGCTACAACTGATGATGAAAAATTATATAAATTATATACTCAATTAGCTAATAGGGAAAATTATCTGAAAGCTAATGAAATTGGTAAAATTATTCCCACCGAAAATGTTATAAATATGAATTTACAATCACAATCAACAGACACTACATGCACTGATATTGGAACTAAAATGCCTGAACCAACTGAGCGATCTTTCACTGAAACATATGATATTATTAATGTTAATGCCGCAAATACTGATCAAAGACCTTATATTTGGTGTGAAAAATGTAATGTTAATAATACTAACGATAATAGCATAAGTACAGCTATGTGTAAAGCATATAATACATGTAAAATTAATTATGCTAATAATAATAAAGTTGATAATAAATCAACTTTCACAACTATTGGTGAAATTGACAGAAAAATATATGATAATTGTGTTAATGCTTTTAAAAATTTTCCTAAGTACTTACAGGCAAATTCTGATATTTCTGAAATTAAATAAATATTTATTAAAAAAAACTATTTTTTAAAAATAAGTATGAATATTAATTATACACTCACTGATATTGTCCAAACAGATTTTTTAACTGGCTATCGCGCATATGACGTATGTCATAATAAAAGTGATGTTCTTAAAATAAGATCTATTAATGATCCTAGTTTTGATGTAATTTCTCATAGTAATATTTTTTATAATGAAGAAAGTGTTAATGGGCAAAAAATACCATATATTTATGGTGATATAAATAGTTTTATTAATTTCCCTGATATTATTAAATATACTAATTATACTATTTGTAGTATCACAAAATATATTGGTAGTGATGTTAATAAAAAAAAAAATATTTTATCTATTAAAAATATTAATGATAAAATAACTGCTGTTGGTCATCAAAATAATTGGGCTGGAATTATTGATTATAATAATAATTCTACATCACTTATTCAAAAAAGTAATATTAATTATAATGATGATTGGCTTGTTTCTTGTATGTCATATGATACAACCACTGATAATTTAATTAATGGTGAAATAATTTTTGGATCTAAAAAAGACCCTAATGGTATTAATATTACTAAGTATAGTGATATTAAAGCTATCATTGGAAAATTATATATTAATGATGTTAATAATGAAGGTGGTTTAAATAGTAGTTGGGCATTATCTCATTTATTAGTTTGGGGTACAAATTTACCATCAGATAAATTAAGAATTGTTTTTAAGTCTTTTATTGATTATCTTTCATATCCTGCTAGAAATGATATTGTTTTATATAATTATATTTATCCTCGCACTCTTCCTACATGTACTGAAAAATTTTCTGTTAATTCTATGCCTACTATTAATATTTCTACTCCCTTATGGGCAGGATATTATGCTGGTAATTATAATAGCCAAACAAATGAATTACCTGATTTTAATGGCAATCCATTTAGAAATATTAAATCTACTATGATGAAAAATATAAAATTTAATAATAAGTCATCAATACCTTTTATTTCTGGTGGTAAAGATAGTTATATTATTTTTCCTGAAAATTCTATAAATTCTAATTTTACTATTTGTGCTATTTCTAGATATATAGCAACTAATGAGGCTGATAATAATATGATTTTACAATCAATTGATAATGTTGATAATAATCTTTTCTATCATGGACATTATAAAAATAAAAAAGGCGTTATTTCTTATAATAATTATGAATTTTCAAAAGGATATCCAACAAATTCACCTGTTAATTCATGGGTAGTATCATGTGCAAAAAATGGCAATTCTACTAACCCATCTGAAAATGTATTAATTAATAATGTTAGTTGTGGTTTATTACTTGATCCAGAATATATTCAAACTCCACGAAAAAATTCTACTTTAACTATCAATTATAATAATATTACCAATAATTCATATAATAGTCCATGGGCTCTTTCATATCTTCTCATCTGGGATACACATTTATCTGATATTGAGTTAAAGAGTGTTTCCAGTTCCTTAAATAATTTTATAAGTAAAGGTGAAACAATATCATTTTTAAATACTACATCTCAAATACAATCTACTTCTGGTTCTAGATCTGGTTCTACTTCTCAACCTTCTTCTAACCCTTCTTCTTTTCAATCTTCTATATATGATAACTTAAATTTAAGTGAAATTCAAAAACTTATGCTTAGATCTAATAATTAAATTATTTTTTTATAATAGATTATAATGTCTTCTATGAATGATGATTTAATTAAAGCTTATAAAAATACACGAAAATTAATTGAAAAAAATCCTGATGATAGAGAACAAATTATTAATGAATATATTGATTTAGTTGATAAAATTAATAATTATTATAACCCTCAAAATAATCAAAATAATCATAATAAAGAACTTTCTAAAATGTTAAAAAATCCATTAGAAATATCTATTTTTAATAATTTTCAAAAATATAATGGCAATCCTAATAATAATATTATTAATCCTCTTTTAAATAATCCTGATTTTAATAATACATCACAAAAAGATAGTATTACACAACTAGCAAATCTAAGTTCATATTGGGGAAAATAATAATATGAAAAAAATAAATAATAAAAATAGATCAAACAATATAATGAATAATTATTTGAGACAAAGTTTTGATATTACAGAAAAAACTATTCAAAAAAGTCCCGAAAATGAAAATGAAATTATAACTAAATATAATAATTATATTATTAATTCTAAATCAAATCAATATTCAGGTAATAAACCTATGGTTCGCTCTTCCACTTATTCTGATAGTGAATTACCTATTGATATTAATATTCATAATAACTTTCAACAGTATAATAATACTCCTGAATTTATAGAAGCTGATATTAATTATCCTAATAAGCAACGCTATAATTATGATAATTATGATATGATCCCTGAATATAAATATCAACCAAATAATTATTATCCAATGAATGATGCTATTGCTCCTATTTCATTTTCTTATAATTCTGATGCTACTGCTGCACCTGTTGTTCCTGTTTCTATTGCTACGGTTGCACCTATCGTTCCTGTTGCTCCTGCTACGGTTGCACCTATCGTTCCTGTTTCTATTGCTACCGCTGCACCTATTGTTCCTGCTACTGTTGCACCTGTTGTTCCTGCTACTGTTGCATCTGTTGTTCCTGCTACTGTTGCACCTGTTGTTCCTGCTACTGCTGCACCTGTTGTTCCTGCTACTGTTGCACCTGTTGCTCCTGCTACTGCTGTACCTACTAATAATGCTTCAATTCAAACATTTCAAAATTATTTTAAAGATTTACGTGGTGGATTTAAAGATTATTATGCATTTAATAATTAATACAATGGAAAACTTTAATGATACTAATACACCTCTTTTCAGTTTTAATGGAATAAATGGAATGGCGAGAGTTGTTGATATTACAGACGGTGATACAATTAAAGCTATTATTAATTTTAAAAATGATTATTATAAAATTATTGTTAGATTAAATGATATTGATACATGTGAAACTAAAAGTAAATGTGAAGAAAATAAAAATCTAGGTATTGAAGCTAAAAAAAGATTATATAATCTTATTACAAATAAAAATATTGATAATAATGATAAAAAATTAATTAAACATGAACTTAATAATAATTGTTATTTAATTTATCTTAAATGTTATGATTTTGATAAATATGGAAGAGTGCTAGGTGATATTTATCAAAATGAAAATGATGATATTAGCTTCTCATCAATACTTATTAAAGAAAAATTAGCTTATATTTATGGTGGTAAAACTAAACTAACAGAAAAAGAACAAATTGAATTATTAAAATAAAGAATTAAATTTATTTTTTTACTATATTTAATCTTATATTACATAATAATAGATATTATAATGAAATTAACAGTAATTATTGCAGAAATAATTGGAACTTTTATTTTCTTTTCAGGTCTTCTAGCTATTGCTGCTTTTGGTCCTATTGCTGGTGGTATTGGATTAGTAGCAGGTATTTATTTAAGTGCTAAGGCTTCTGGTGGTCATTTAAATCCTGCGTTTAGTATTATTATGGCTGTTAGAGGTGATATTAGTGCCGTTTCTGCTATTGTTTATATTGCATCTCAAATAATTGGTGGATTACTTGCTCTTCTCGTTAATTCTTATCTATTAACCTAAAATTATTTTTGTTTTATTTTTATACTAAAATAATTAAAATTTGATTAAAGTTTTTATAGTAATTATTACATACGTAAAAGGATGGCTACCAGAAATTGCAATTTCTCATGCACATGCAATCGTGATGAATGCGATCGTAAGCATTATATTGAAAACCCAGAAGATCGTGCAACGGTCAAAGACATCTATGATGATAACTTTGATCGCAAAATTCATAATGAAACTGATCCTGATGGTGTGCGCAATGTTCCCTGCTTCTTTGGACCGCTTTGCAGCAAATCCGAATGCAATTTCAAACATTATTGCTCATTTGATTTCAGGCGTGAAATTATGAACAAGGAATGGCGCAAAATCTCTCGCAGGGACAATAAGGACAAACTTCTAAGCGAAATGAAGGAGAAGTACAGCATCAGCGATGACGACATTGAGAAGATGGCAAAGTTGTAGATAAGTCCTAAGGTTCTTATAAATGTCAAAATTAAGTTTTTGGCATTTTTATTTTTGTTTTTGTTTTTATTTTTGTTTTTATTTTTGTTTTATTTTTATACTAAAATAATTAAAATTTGATTAAAGTTTTTATAGTAATTATTACATACGTAAAAGGATGGCTACTAAAAATTGCAATTTCTCATGCACATGCAACCGTGATGAATGCGATCGTAAGCATTATATTGAAGATACAGAAGATCGTGCAACGGTCAAAGATATCTTTGATAAAAACTTTGATCGCAAAAATCATAATGAAACTGATCCTGATGGCGTTCGCAATACTCCATGTTTCTTTGGACCGCTTTGCGGAAAAGCTGAATGCAATTATAAGCATTATTGCTCCTTTGATTTCAGGCGTGAAATTATGAACAAGGAATGGCGCAAGATCTCTCGCAGGGACAATAAGGACAAACTTCTAAGCGAAATGAAGGAGAAGTACAGCATCAGCGATGACGACATTGAGAAAATGGCAAAGTTGTAGGTAAGTCCTAAGTTTCTTATAAATGTCAAAATTAAGTTTTTGGCATTTTTGATATAAATATAATTTCATATATATGAGATAATAATCTTAATATAATAATGAAAATATACACAAAAAAAGGTGATAATGGTTTTACATCTCTTTATGATTGTTCCAGAATTTCTAAATCATCTGATTTAATTGATCTTATTGGAGACTTAGATGAATTAAATAGTTTTATTGGTCTCATTAATAGTAATGAAATCCTTCCAGATATCCAAATCTGGATTTTTGATTTGAGTACTATTATTGCTAATCCTAAACATAAATATCTATTTGATGATGATATGGCTATTATTACTATTATTGAATCAGAAATTGATAGATTAACTGCTTTATTGCCCAAATTAGTTAATTTCATTCTTCCTTCTGGTAATGTTCATGTAGCTCGTGCTGTTTCTAGAAGATGTGAACGCAAATTAGTTGCTATTATTGAAAAATATAGTCATATTCCTAAAAATTGTCTTATTTTCCTTAATAGATTAAGTGATTATCTATTCACATTAGCTAGATTTGATAATATGAATAAAGAAATTATTTATAGAAAAAGTTCTATCTTAACCATTGCTGCTGACGATTCAGATTAATTTATTCCCTTCTTTTTGTTCTTTAAATCAGTTTTTGATTTAATTTATTTTATATTTATTTTATATTTATTTTATATTTTAATTTTATTTCATTATTTAGATTTTAATTATTTTTAATAAGTTTTGAAATCTATTTTAAAATAGATTTTTATAAAAAAAAGATAATTGGCTATTTGCTGCTCGTGCGGGCGGCTGCCTGCAAAAAAAGATAATTGGTTGTTTTCTGCTCGTGCGGGCAGCTGCCTGCAAAAAAGATAATTAGCTATTTGCTGCAAATGATTATCGTACTGGACAAGCTCCACCAGCACATTCAGATGTTAGTTCATTATCTGATTGGGCTTTAATATTTCCAGATGTAATTGGAATTACCTTTTTAATCAATTCTTCATATTGTTCTTTTGTAATTTCTTCAAATGGTGCCTGTTTAAATCCATGTTCATTATGCAATAGAAAACTACACGATTTAACATTAGTTGAATAATTATCAGATAACCATTGTTTAATATTATCCAATTCTTCTAATCTATAATAAACAGTTACTGATACTGCATTATCACTCCAATTTGTTTGCAATTCTTTGACAACATTCAATTGATCAATTGCTGTCATATCTTTGGCTAATACTGTCCCTTCTGGATATCTACATGGAAATTCAATGATTTGTGTATTTTTATCGTCAGTACCATCAAAATTTCTCTGATATTCTATAAAGAAATTATTCTTTTTTGCTAAGTTAATTAATTGCGTATTTGATGATGCAATTCTAATTCTTCTAATGAAATATTGATAAATACCTGGATGAGCTCCACTACATACACCTGATAATAATGATAATGTTCCTGATGGTTTAATTGTTGTTAGTTTTACTGATGTATCAACACCAATTTTATTTGAATAATATCTATCATAATCTCTCAAATATTCATATAGATCTGATAACCATGATTTCTGTTCTTTTGAACTTTGAAGATATCCTGTAATTCCAATTCCCATTCTCATATTCTTATGAACAATCTTCTCAGTCTCCTCCTGATGACATTTTAATAATAATGAATGTTTACAAATTCTATATAAAATTGTCGCAATCTCCTTCAATTCATCATAACTCTCAATATTACATAAATATATTTCTGATAAACAACATGTTTCATAATTAGCTAATGATTGTTCTGCACATGGATTAAATCCCTCTACCAATGGATCGGGATATTTTTCACCATCCTTAATTCTTCCAATTTTTCGTGATAAATCAATATTAATTAATCCATATGGTTCTCCATTACCTTTATAACCCTCCCAAAATTCTTCTGGTAATTTATTAGTATCACTACACACAACTGAATTATTACTCATACATCTCCAATTTGGAATATTTCCCATATCCCATCGTTTAGCATTCAAATATTCAATATCATCATAATCACCTAGACAAATTAATGCTGAATTATGAGTTAAATAGCCATTACAGAAAAACTCATGAACCTCCTCAACCTCAATATCATAAGTTTCATGATCATTTAAATATTTCATTTCAATAATATCTGCCGTTGAACATACTGTATTATTAATCTGAATAATATTTGTAATCTTTTCACTATTAATTTTAACTGAACTATCTAAATATTGCGTCTCGCTAATTAATTTCAATGATTGATTATCATTAATAATCAAATTTGTCTTATTTTTCTTACATTCTAATCCACATGAATATAATAGATTATTTAAATCATTGATATAATTCTCACTTGATGAATTAATTGTGATGACATCTTCATATTTACTATGAAATCCATCAATAACACCTGCAATATATGCAAAGCGATTATTTAATGTTGTCTCATTAATAAAATAAGGAATTGTATTTGACTTAATGTGATTATTAATATAATTAATGAAATTTAATGCTATAATATCAATTGAATAAATATTATTAATCTTATCAATTGTTGTTGTTAAACTAATAGTATCACCAAATCTTTTAATAATCTTACTAATCTTTTTAAGTTGTTTATAATCCTTACATGTAATTTTTAATGCTGGTTTTGTATGAATAGCACCTGAAACTAAATAACCAAAAAACCACGCAATCTCTTCTGTTAATTTAGGTACTGTTAAACGATCTCTACGTGATGTATATTCAATTGATGGTAAAGCAATATTATCAGAACCTTTAATCGGTTCTCTTGTTAAAATTAATGTATTATTATTTTTAAGATTTCCAGCCTCCATCCAAACATAATCATTCCCATTTAATACAGCCATTTTATGATTTTTAGTGCAGGTGAAAGTTCCTTTTGTTGTTGTAATTGTAAATACTGGCTGAATTCCTTGCGAAAAACGATTTGCTACTTTTTTATATCCATATGTTGTTAATACTTCATCTCCAACAATAATATCCTCAATATTAATTAATCCATTTTTTGTATGAACTTTTGAACCTTTTGGCAAACATCTTCTTACATTCCCAGCTACAACAATTGATGCAATAATATTAATAATATCTAAACAATCTACTCCTGTAAGTTTAGCTCCCCGTCTTTTATTCAAAATTCCCTGAATATTTTTAATCCCTTTTACTAAGTCTTCTGGTCCTGATGCAACTCCACCAAAACCTTTAATTTTTGTTCCAGCACTTCTAATTAGAACTGTTGAATAAGAAAATGACTTACCTTTATAAAAATAAGCCTCAAAAATCTTCTCAAATAATGATCCCCATCCCTCTCTACTATCAGGAACAATGAAATCTGCATCATTTGTATCTAGTCGAGTAATTATGATTTCTTCGTTTAATACTGGCGGTAGTTTATTTACATTTTCACGTTGAATACTAAAACCAACACCTGTGCCTAACATAAGAACATCAAAAATCCAAAGAAATGGCTTAATTGGTTCATCGATTTTAACAAATGCACAATTTTGCAAACTCATAATACCTAATTTTGATACATTTTTAGTTCCTAGCTGCCATAAGAAACGCCCTGCAACTGAACATTTCAAACTCATTAGATATTTATAAGCTTGTTTTAATTCATTATTTGTAAAATTAACATGAAGCTGACTTTGACAACCATCTAAAATTCTAATAATAGTATCTCTAAATTCTTCGGTTGTCTCATCATCGTTATTATCATCATTCTCATGTAATCTTCTCGCATATGTTCTTTTATAAGTAATATAACCTAACATACCCCATGGAGTAATTACATCATCTGGAATTTTAGATAAATAACTTGATTCAGTTCTTGTTTTCGTCTTATTATCTCTATAATGAATATAATGTTTTGCTGTTTCATAATATTTATAAATCATTAAAGTATTCTCAACTAAGTCTTGAATATCTTCAATCTTATAAAATTTCTCATTTTTCTTCATTAACTCTTCATTAATATAAGTCAAAATATCACTCATATTATTACATGTTGTATTTGTATTACCAAATGCAATATTTAAAACTTTTTCAATTTTATTGATATCAAATAATTCTGTTGTATTATCTCTTTTAATAATGGTCTTTGATGTCATTTTTATTATATTCTTATTAATAATATATATATCTCATATTTTTATATCTAATTTATTTATGACTATTTATAAATTCTGGTTTTTCAGGTAATATATAATCATTTTCAGTAAAATCTCTTAATTGTTTTCTGTATTGTTTATATTATTCCAAATATACTGAACGTTATCCAAAGTTATAATAAAGTCTGGTATATTTGGCATTATATAATTATTTTTAGTAAAATCTCTTAATTGTTTTCTGTATTGTTTAACTATTTCTAATTGTTCTTGTGTTATAGGAAAATCAGGTAATAAATATTTATCTGTTTTCTCTAAAAATAAATTTCTTTCATTTTTTAAAGATTTTAAAAAATGTTCTATTAATCTTGCTCTTTGTTCAATAGGTGCATCATTAAAAAAATTATACCATGTTAAACTAAATTTAAAATCTTTATATGATTCCATATATTAATTATATCTAATATAAAATAATATTTTAATACCATGTCTCAGTAATATATATTTTAGTACCTGCTGTCATATTTCCATACCATCCTTTGGTTCCTCCATTTGGTACATCTGATGTAAAATACCACCATTGGTCTTGTATTGAACCAGATTTAAATATTAATCCTGGTGCATGAGATGCATTTGTTTGAATATTAGTGCTTGAAAACTCACCATATTTCTCATATACTATAACTTTTACAATTAAATTACTATATCCTTTATAATATATATTATGACTACTATTACTAACTCCATTTGAAACTATAACATATGTAACGATTAATGGTTGTCTATGACCTTTATACAATAAATCACCATTAGCGGTTAAATTTCTAACCGTATAATCATTTCCTGAATTTAAAGAATTTGCTATTGTTGCTGATGATGCATTCCCTGATAAAGTACCTGAAAATGATGTTGCAGTGCATGTTCCATTAATAGTTGCACCACTATTTGCATATAATATATTTGCTGCAAAATTAAAATAGTTATCGTCGTTTCGATTATATAATCTACAATAATCATTTTGATTTGTTAATCTCCAATAAGTACTAAATAATGGTCCGTTTATAGTTAAATAACCACTTATAGATTTATCACCCGCTGATAAACTTCCAGCACTACCGCTACAATTTCCATTAACATTTCCTGTTAAAGGACCTGAAAAAAGTGTTGCAGTGCATGTTCCATGAACTTCAAAACCAGTTGAACTTGTTGTTGTTTTTATTTTCGAATTACCTATACTATGATAAATTTTTGCACTTTCGCTTGCTGTTGTTATAGAAATATTTGGTTGTGTTGCTGATGTTTGCCATATTGTATTTGGATCGTTGCCCGCAATTCTTAATTTATTTAAAAATGAATAATATGTAGTATTATTATCACCTCCAACATCAAAAATACCATAACTATTAAACGGTCCATTATTTCCAACACAAACACGACCACCAGTACCCTGTAAAATTAAATCTTGATTGTTTCCTGTTCCTTGTTTTATTGTTTGTATACTTGCACTAGTAGTTGAAGTAGGTGGACTTATTAATAATTGAAAATTTCCAGGTGATTGTACATTATCACTATTCGCAGTTATTGTATTTATATCTCCAATAATAACTGCATGAGAATATATTGTTCCTCTACAATCTAATTTTATATCTGGTATTATTGAAGTTGTTCCAATTGCTAAATTACCTGAAATATTTGTATTTCCATTTACATCTAACATGTAATTTGTATTTGGATTTGTTGTTCCTATTCCTAAATTATTTTTTGTATATACTTCTACGCGTCCTGTATATAATTCAGATACTTCTGTTGCTGTTAATACTTTACCATAAATTCTAAAATCATCTAAGTACATCGTATTAAATGTTGTTACTGATGAACCAACTCCTTTACCTATATAATATACTTTGTTTGATGATGGTATTAATTTTGTTGGTAAACTTGGAATTGTACATAATGCCCCATTTATATATATGCTCCATGTCCCTGATGATGTTATTGTCCATGTAATTTGTCTCCATGAACCATCAAAATAATTTTGTATTATAAGTGGTGTTATTGCAGATGTAACGATACTTGTTCCAGCAATATCAAATTTTAAATCATTTGTTGCTGGATTTTTATAAATAGTTATATATGATGATCCATTTATACTTGATGTCCCAAAATCAAAAATTCGCGCATTATCACCAGATGGAGTTGTTAATTTTATCCAAAATGTGAATGATATTCCCGTTGATATATTTATTGCATTTAAATCTATTGTACTAGGAATTGTTAAAAACTTTGCTGATGCATTTAAAAACGCACTTCCATCACCATGAATATAATTTCCAACTCCTGTATCTATTGCAACAGGAGTAGCTGAATTTATTAAATTTCCATTATTTAAACTTCCACTATCTAATAATAATCCACTACTATTATCAAATTTATACCAGATCAATGGATTTATTATATTTAAAGAACTATCTTTTAATATTGGATATGTATATGTTGTTATTGCTGTTGGTAATGTATTTATTGATATTGAACCATTTGTAAATGTTATATTGTTAGTTCCTGAATTAAAATAAACTTCATTTTCATAGTTAAATCGCACATATTTATTAGTTAAATTAACAGATGATGTAGTTGATGTATAAGTTATTATATTTGATGTATTATTATAAATTAATCTATTGTCAGGTAATAAAGTTAAAGCTTTTGAATATGAATTACTTATATCATCTTTACCAAATATTTGCAATTCTTGAAAATTTAATTGTATTGCATTTGTATCTGATGTTGATGCACCTACTAATTTATTTATTACCCATCCTATATATAAATATGGTATATCAAATATTGAAGGTAGTATATCTTCAAAATATCCTAATGCATAATTATTAACAGTTAAATTTGTTTGAGTATTAGATGCTTCTGTTATTTCAGTAAAATTTATACCATCGTTAGAACCATAACATTTCCAACTTCCAGGTGCTTTATTAGTATTAGTTACTGAAATTGTATCATTTCTATTATAAAATCTAAATCGTGTTAAAACTATTTTATAAGGAAATTTAACAATAATCCAATCCCCTAAATAATCAGATTTTATACAGCCAGTTTTAGCATTAATATATATACCTGATGAATAATTAGGAGTAGCCCAATGAGCACCTATAGCACCAATTGAAGTATCAAATTTAAATAACTCATTTTTATATTGAGAAGCAGTAGTACTTGAAGAAGAATAGATTGTATAAGTTCCATGATTATTTAATATCAATTCTTGTTTATAAATTGTTGTTGGTAAAAGTCCAAATAATTCATTACCTACATTTGATGAATAAGTAGTTTCAGTTGTTGCAATATCATATATTCTAGGTGGGAATTGTTTTTCAGTTGTATTATAAATAATTTGATTAAAATTATCATTATTAACATAAGTTGTATTTGGTAATCCAAAAAACTGTATTTCTTGTATTGATGCTTGTCCGTCAGTTCCTGTAAGATTAGTAAAAATAGTTCTATAATAATTATAACTTGTATAATTAACAATATTATTACTTGAATAGGTTGATGTTATTCCCATTTGTTGTGATAATAAATTCCAATTATTACCATTGCTTGAAGCAGCTAATATAAACCCTGAAATATTACCATTTATATCAACTCTATTTACAGCAAAACCTTTATCATAATATAATTGAACCCATTCACCTCTAATATTAGATGTACCATTAATAATTGTTGTTAAAGGTGATGCAGCATTATAATCAAAAGGAGCTGTTGTTCTATATACTGATGCTGTTGATACCCATGATGTTGATGTTGAATAATTAAAACAATTATATGCATTTGCACCTGATGATGATGAAGCAGTATATAAACCATTATTTTTATATGAAGATAATGAAAATGTTGCATTATCAGAACCCATAGCAGTGGGTGGATATTGAATTTGAATTGTATTATCTAAATTTAATGAAATTATATTATTAGTATCTGTACTAATAGGATTATTATATTTAAAAGTTGTTAATAAAATATTTGAGATATTGGAAGCATAATTACTTGTATTAACTGCTGTTCCACTTGTAAAATTTGAAGAATATGATAAATTTGCATTTATTAACTCTCTTAAATTATTAGATGTTCCTAATGTAAAATTAGAATTGTTTGCTCCTGTTCCACTTGTAAAATTAGAAGAAGATGATAAATTTGTATTTATTAACTGTCTTAAAGTATTTGATGTTCCTAATGTAAAATTAGAATTGTTTTCAATTATTATATTTGATGTTCCTCTTGTAAAATTAGAATTGTTTTCAATTATTATATTTGATGTTCCTCTTGTAAAATTAGAATTGTTTTCAATTATTATATTTGATGTTCCTCTTGTAAAATTAGAATTGTTTTCTCCTGTTCCTCTTGTAAAATTAGAATTGTTTTCTCCTGTTCCTCTTGTAAAATTAGAAGAAGATGATAAATTTGTATTTATTAACTCTCTTAAAGTATTAGATGTTCCTAATGTAAAATTAGAATTGTTTTCAATTATTATATTTGATGTTCCTCTTGTAAAATTAGAATTGTTTGCTCCTGTTCCTCTTGTAAAATTAGAATTGTTTTCAATTATTATATTTGATGTTCCTCTTGTA